TTAATATCACCAGGAATAGTTAAATTACCATCTGTGTCAAACTCCCAAACTTGATTAGTTTCACTAGGTGTAGTAATTTGTATATTACCATTAGTAGTAGTACGCACATTGTGATCGTCTGTGCCCAAGAAGATACTGGTCACTTCTAAATTGCCTGTGGTCAAGTGTAGGTGGTGCTCACCTTCATATGTAGGTGCGCTACTGTTAATCAGTACTGATTCAGCACCTGTATTATCAGGGTCGTAGTTATTGTCTTCAGGTGACACCCGCACAGTAAATTCATAGTTCTCACTGATTAGTTCATAACCAAAGGAGCCATCACCGAACTCATCTAATACAACTGTGCCCGACTCTGGATTTGCGAGTCCAATACCCTCTGGATAGATCCACCAGTAAAGTGTTTGATCGGCATTGGCCACTGACTCTACATACACATTGTTCAAACTGCTTGCGGACTGTATAATGTTATTGAGGGTTACCGTAATACCGTTTTCTGTATTTGAATAGTTTCCGCCGCCCTTGATCACCAACTTCTGGCTGGCCACTGCTGGCGTTGCTGGTGTAAGTTGAATAGTTGGATTGCTGGTAACGAACCCTTCGGTGATTGTACCGCCAGCAGGTAATGTTAAAGTACCAGTATTGCCCAGGCTAACTGAATACTCACCGTTGACCAAACTGTCGTTGCCATCAGGTGCGTTATATAATGTACCTATTAAGAATCCGCTGACTTCTGTGGTCAGTGTCACTGTGCTGGTGGTGATGTTTTCAGCATTGTCTGTGTTAGCTTTACCAGCGTTGACCACTGTGATATCGCTGGCTGAGTCATCTAAATTGCCTGTGAATGAAGCGGCTGTAAGAGCCCAATTGCCTATTGAGAACAGAGTACCGTTGGTGTCAATCTGTACCACTGTGGCTGTTGGATCCTCGTCGTTTTCAAAGGTACCAAAGCCGCCGCCCAGTAGCACATAATCAGGACTCACAGCAATATTACTGCCGCCAGCATTCTCAAAGAAAATACTACCGGTGAATGTCCAACTGGCGGTATTTTCAATTAGTCGTTGCCATATCACTGATCCAGTAGTGTTGTACTTGGCCACCACCCAAGTGACATCGTTAGTGTCAGGGGTGGATGTTACACCGGTCAAGTATAGGTTGTTGTCAGGTCCTACTACCACGCTGGTGGCAAAGTCAACACAGTCGCCCACTATTCGTCTGCTCCACTGCTTAACACCCGAACTGTTGAACTTGACTAGATTCATTGCTACACCAATTACAGTATCATGATTGCCACACACATAGATGTTGCCATCCGCATCAATGTCAGCATCTGCTCCGCGGCAGCCCTCATTGTCGTCAAACTGCACGGCCTTTTGCCACTGTATTGCTCCTGCGCTATTGTACTTGACAATCAGCATACGGTTGTCAGTATCGTTAGCGGCCGTAGTTTCAACCTTGACTACCATATCGTCTGTGCCGTCTGCTCCGCCAATTGTGGAACCTAACACTGTGCCGAGGACATCGTCTACTTCTCTGCCGCCCACAGTATCAACAATGTTGGTAAATGTAGGGATGCCAGCCGCAAAAGTAAAATCTGCTGTGACTCCATTAAAGTTTATCGAGCCGCCCACGGTCCAGTTTAGATTGCCTTCTAAGTCAGCATACAAATTGTCAGCCGCATTCTGTACTCCAAATGTATCTGTATAACCAATAGTCACTACTTCACCAGTTGGTCCAACTGCCATACCATAGGCTTCATCGTCGCCCTGCCCGTCTAGACTTCTTGACCATATCACTGTGCCGTCTGCGGCATCTACCTTGGTAGTGGCAACATAGTTATCTGTGCCGTTGCTGGCATATCCCACCATAACCGGGTCACCGTCTGAGGCCACATCCACTACCGAACTTTGACTACTGAATCCAAAGTCGTAGATCTTGCTCCATATGACGCTGCCATCAGTGCTGTCAATTTTGGTCAAGGTAGCGTTGACTTGTCCACCCTCGGCCTCTGTCTCGCCTGCCACATATATCGAGTCACTGTCGTTGTCCACTGCCAGCCCCCAACCGTCTGTGTTAAATTCATCGTCAAATCTTGCTGTCCATATCTTGGCGCCTGTGGTGGTGTACTTGCCCACGGAATAATAAGTAGCATTATTATCATCGTTGAAGTGTGAGAACAAGGCAATCACATTGCCCGCGTCATCGTATTCCACACTGATTGCTATTACTACAATGTCAGTTGGAGCACCGTTTTGAGTTTCAAATGTCTGTACCCAAACATTACTATTACCTGCGCCACCGCCCAAAACTGAGTTACCTTCACTGTCTAAGATGTCACCACCTGGAGGTAATGTTAGATTTCCATCCTCACCAAACTGCCATCTTCGCAGTGTTGAGTCACTTAGGTTGATGTCAATGTTGATGTTGCCTTCACTAAGGATATCGCCGGGGACAGTTAAATTACCATCTTTACCAAAACTCCAAAGATTTGTCGCATCTGTACCAATCTGTACACCCACGTTGGTCAAAGTTGAATCATAGGGTAACTTGACATAGTTAAAGTCATCACCAAAGAATAGATCTACAGTGGTAGGGTCATCACGCATGATGTGGAAATGACTTGATTGGGTAGGAACACATTGTTCAGGAGTATTACCAAACAATACTGTTCCACGGTCGGTGGTCAATGCGATACCTTGGGTACTGTCACTGCCTCCGATCTGTTGTCCACCAGGTAATGTTAAATTACCATTATCTAAAAATGTCCAACTTGCTTGATTGCCTATGCCAATTTGGACTCCGTATGTATCGTCTTCGTTTTCAATTGGTGTAAGGTTAAAATAGTTTTGTTCAGTGTTGGTGTTGCGTACTAGTAACTGCCCAAACTCTCCAAAGAATACTGTCCAGTTATTGTTGATTAACCTATCAGAGTATGCTGAAGTTTGAACACTGGCGTCTGCGAATGTGATAGAATTAACATCAAGGTCAGTGTCTGGTGGTGGTTGAACTAGAGGAGCCGCATCAACCCACTGATCGCTGTACTTGATATAGAGTCTGCCTTCTAGTGTGTTGAACCATAAGGTGCCATTGGCTGCTGTGGGTGCTGTGTCCTGGCGGACCACTGTGCTACTACTGCCACTACCTAGCACACTGGCACCGTTGCTGTCCAAGATGTCTCCGCCTGCTGGTAGTGTTAGATTGCCATCGAGGCCAAATTGCCAAATAGATTGGTTTGCTGTGCCGTAACTTGTGCCGATTTCAACATACAAATTATCGTTTATCTGTATATATTGCTGACCGTCTTGGCTGGAAACACCGCCAGTACCGTTGCCGGGTGTTACAAACCAACTGTCGTTGTTGATGCCACCCGGGCCACCTGGATAATTTGATATTAGGCCACCAGTTGGTAATTCTAAATTGCCATCCGTGCCAAAGGTCCAACCGTGAGCAGTAGGAGTAGGACCACTGTAGGTATATATTTGAATATCTTTGTCAACAGCACCGCCTATGATAAATGCATCTGTTCCGTCAGCGGTGGCAATTGTGGTGCCTTGTGGGAATGTTAATGCACCACTGTTGTTAAATGTCCAAGTATGAGCATCTGTACTGTATTTTGTGGCAATAGTAGCGCCATCGTTGTCAACCCATACCCATGAATCTTCATCAGCACCTTGCGGGCCTGCTGTGATACCAGCATAGTTGCCTGCTACGGTTTTTAGTGTAGCACCGTTGATAATGCTTTGATCTGGCAATACTACAACACCACCATTGGTGACTTCCAGTACATACAGGTTGTTGAGTCCCTGGTTAGGATTTTCATTGTACAGTTTGCTGGTGGTAATCTTTCCATCATCTAATGAGTCAGTAAAGCCTAGGCCAAAGTCTGTGATAGATAATCCGCCACCACCTAGTACACTAGCACCACTGCTGTCTACAATATCGCCGCCTGGGGGTAGTCGTAGTCTTGTGGTGTCATCAACGAATTCAAATTTAAAATCGCCACCGCCACTAATTTCAATATGAGCACCAGCGTTGTCAACCCATACATAGTTGTTGTTGCTTTCTATCTGTGCGAACTCACTGCCAACGACATTGGCCTCAGAAGATTCTAATCTAATGTTTTCCGTTGAAGTAATGTTGACATCGAGCCCATCACCGTAGATAGTGAGTTCGTCATCGTCAGTGTCAATTTCGATGCGAGATTCTCTATAATATCTAAACTCGATACTAGTTACCGTAGTAGGATTTTCGGGAGGTGCCGCATTGATATACAATGTAACATTGCCGGGGCTTCCTGTGCTACCGTCGAATGCAATAAATTCTCCACCGTTGACGGAAATTGTAATATTGACAGCACCAGCCAAACCATCGTCGGCAAAGGTTGCGAGATCACTAGCACTAGTAAATGCTATTTCTCCTGTGCCGCCTGTGCCAGTCCACACCGCTGAGGCCCAGCCGCCCGCAAATGTTTCGGACTGTTGATCGCCTCGTGCTCGCATTGTTGCTAGGCCATTGTTTGGATCTAGTCTAAAGTAGGCTCGAAGGGCATCGTCGTCGTCTTTGGATTCGAGTTGGAAGACTGCTCCTGGGTCCGCAATAATCTTGTTATTTTCAAATGTAATATCACCAGTGTTGGCATTGCCGCCTGGTTCACCACGTTCGCCAGTTTCACCTTTTTCACCTTGAAGTCCAGGTGCTCCATCATTGCCTGCTGGTCCTTGTGGTCCTTCTGCTCCATCAGCGCCTGCATTGCCTTGTGGTCCCTGTGGCCCAGTTGGACCTGCAGGTCCTTGTGGTCCAGTTGCCCCTGTGGGTCCAGTTGCCCCTGTAGGTCCTGCTGGTCCCGTAGCGCCTTGTGCGCCAGTAGCGCCAGTAGCGCCAGTTGGTCCAGCAACCCCTTGTGGTCCTGTATTGCCAGTATCGCCTTTTTCCCCTTGTGCGCCTGTAGCGCCAGTAGCGCCTTGTGCGCCTGTGGGTCCCGTAGGTCCTGCTGGGCCAGTATCGCCAGTATCGCCTTTTGCACCAGCTGCTCCAGTGGCTCCCGTAGCACCCTGTGGTCCTGTAGCCCCCGTAGGTCCCTGTGGTCCTGTATCTCCTTGATCGCCTTGTGGACCCACAATAGGTCCTACATTATTCCATTCAGCATCTATCAAGTTCCAAAACCACAGACTACCGTCTGCATTAGTTTGTCGAGTTTGTTCTAAAATAAATGTTCTATTATAATGACTGACTTGTCCAGGGTTGTTGAAATCTCTTAGTTTTAAAACTCCGTCAGTTGGAACAGATATTGTGATTGATTCGCCTTGATACGGAACATATAGTTGTTGACTTGTTGCAATGTCTGGAGTTGTCCCATCTAATGTATAAAGTAAATATTGTCCTAGTGGATCAGTATCGCCTTGTCCGACATTTATTAATTTAAATGCGATTACATTTGCATCTAAAGTCGGAGTCCATACAGGTGTATCCGCGTATCCAATCCAATCAAATAAATGTGGGGCTGATTGGATTACTGGAGTAAGACCATCACCTGTGGTAACAATCCAACCGTGTCCGGCAAAGTCTGCTGGGTTTACTGGTGCCGCAGGTAAATCTGCTATTGTTGCCTTGGTACCTTGTAGTGTTACTGAAACACCTTGTGCGCCAGTATCGCCTTTTGCTCCCGCAACTCCTTGTGCGCCAGCAGGCCCTGTAGAGCCTTGTGGTCCGGTATCGCCTTGTGGTCCGGTCGACCCGGCAGCTCCAGCAGCACCACTTGGTCCCGTAGGTCCCGTAGGTCCTTCTGGTCCTGTAAGTCCGGTATCGCCTTTTGCGCCTGTGGTGCCTTGACTTCCCGTAGCACCTGTAGGTCCCGCTGGTCCCGTGGTTCCCTGTGCGCCAGTAGCACCTGTGGCGCCTGTAGGCCCTGCAACTCCTTGTGGTCCTGTGGGTCCTGCTGGTCCAGTAGCACCTTGAATACCCTGCGGTCCTTGTGGCCCTGCTTCGCCACCGCCTGAAAACAACTGCCCGTCAACATATAAATCGCCGTCATCGGTGACTGTTAAGGCAGCGTTAATTCTTAATGGAACATTGTTGATGTATATGGTGTTGTTGCTGACATACAGACTCTTCCACATTTGAGTAGGACTACCAATGTTTCCACCTAAGTTTGTGCTGGGTAATATGTCCCCACCCACAGTCAAGTTGCTGGTTATGGTAGTTGCTTGATCGATAGTGATTGCTGAACTATCAGTAGTGCTCATCACACTGCCCGTAAACTCAAATGCTCCCAGGTTTAAAGCACCAACGTCTAGCCCTAGTGCAGTGTATAATTCTGTGAAGTTAGCATTGATCTTTTGAAAGGCGGCCCGTAAACTGTCTCCGCGATTGTCGTTAGGTGATGTTCCTACATTGATTGGTTGTTTAGCCATTGTTGTTCATTCCACTAAGTTTGCGTATGCGTTCTAATTCGGAGTCATCGCCCTGCTTGCTCATAAAGCTCACGATTCGCGAGCCAGCTCTAGCAGGCGAATAAAGAGGGGTACGTCCAGTTTGATTATATCCATAGTTGTATATTTATCGGTTAAATAACATTACTATGATTAACAAAGCGCCCTTTAACACCCTACTTAAAGACATGAAAGACACGGGCAGATACCGTGTGTTCAACGATATTATACGTGAAGCAGGCAAGTTTCCCAACGCCATGTGGTACGGTCCTTACAATATCAAGAACATTGTGAACTGGTGTTCAAACGATTATCTAGGCATGGGTCAGCATAAAGTGGTTCTAGATGCCATGCATACTGCGCTAGACCACACAGGAAGTGGTAGCGGAGGCACTCGCAACATAGGCGGTACCAGCCACTATCACGTGGCGCTAGAACACGAGCTGGCCCTGCTACACAACAAGGCCAAGGCCCTGTTATTTTCATCAGCCTATGTGGCCAACGAATGGACCTTGATTGCTCTGGCCAAGATCATTCCCAACATACATTTTGTTTCAGACAGCGAGAATCACAACAGCCTAGTGATAGGCATGCGTCATAGTCGAGCAGCAAAAAGCATTTTCGAACACAACAATCTAGCTGATCTAGAAGACAAGTTAACCAGTATACAACTCACAGGCAATGTGCCCTGTATTGTGTTTGAGTCAGTCTACTCAATGGATGGCGATGTAGGGCATATCAAAGAGATCTGTGACCTAGCTGATAAGTACGGTGCCATTACATATATCGACGAAGTACATGCGGTAGGACTCTATGGTCCCCACGGTGGTGGGAAAGTTGAAGAGCTTGGGCTACAATCCCGTATTGACATAGTCAATGGTACATTAGGGAAAGCCTATGGAGTCCAAGGTGGCTATATAGCTGCCGATGCTGAGATCGTCGATGCCATCCGTTCAGTAGCTGCTGGCTTTATCTTTACCACATCAATGAGTCCTGTGAGTTGTGCAGGTGCATTGGCTGCTGTAAAGTATCTCAAAGACCATAATGAACTACGCGAGCAACATCAAGAACGTGCCCGTAAACTAAAGTATAGATTGATCAAAGCAGGTATACCTGTCATGGAATGCTCAACCACGCACATCGTACCTGTGTTAGTGGGAGAAGCCAAAAAGTGCAAGGCCATGAGTGATGCGCTGTTAAATGATCACAACATCTATGTGCAGCCAATTAATCATCCTACGGTTGCAGTAGGAACAGAACGATTACGTTTTGCTCCAACGCCATTCCACGATGACGGCATGATTGAAGATCTAGTTATGTCTCTCAAAGACGTTTTTAATAGAACCTACTAGTCTTTAGATACTGGCAGTATTCTTTAATGCCCTGCCAGGGTTCGTAGAATAAATCAACATCGACTCCCGCAAGCGCCAGCTTGCTAGTATCAGCTTTGGTATCCAGTTGATACTGTGCTTTGAGATCATCGGGCATGGGGATAGAGCATTTGACACCTGTACCACATTCATTGATCACAATGTTGGCAATACTGTCAAAGTCCACACTGGCTCCTGTGCCTAGATCATAGATGCCGGGTGTGTAGTTTTTCACAAAGTGATAGATGGTACTGGCCACATCCTCTACCCATATGAAGTCTCTACGATAGTTCATGCTGTTTTCAAATATGTTGATCTTGCCGTCTGTTTGTATTTGATTGTACCAATGCATTATGGTACTGGCCATACGACCCTTGTGATACTCGTTGGGTCCGTAGACGTTGAACAATCTCAATACCACTCCTGTAATCTCTTGTTCACTGACCTGTTTGCTGAAAGCATATTGATTGAGTGGTCCTGTACCATTGCCATAGACTGCGGCTGAACTGGTAAAGATAAAAGGGATGGCATGTTCCAAACAAAAGGCATTCCACATACGAGTTGACAGCACATTACTTTTATAGATAGATGGCCAGTTGCGTTCCAGTGTGCTAGAGTTGGCGCCAATGTGAATCACTGCGTCAATGTCTTTGGGATTGAATGTGGTCTTTTCAAATGTAGAGTGCGGATGTATGCTTTTGAACCGCTTGCCCACAAGATTGCGATACTGCGTTTCATTTAGCAGATCATCAAACAAGACAACATCAGAGATACCCTGCTTGTTAAGATAGCCCAACATCACGCTGCCAATAAAGCCGCCGGCACCTGTTAATACAATCATAGTATTTCTTCCATCGTAGGAGCATAACATCCAACATGCTGAACTGTGATAGCGGCAGCTTGGTTGGCAAAGTCCATGGCTCTTTTTATATCTTTGGTATGTAGGTAGTTGTAGACAAGTGCGGCAAGAAAGGTATCTCCTGCGCCTGTAACATCTACAACTTCTACTCTTGGTGCTTTAGAACTATACTTGTGATGAACAGCATCCGCACCTTTGGCACCACGTGTAACAATTAACCCACTGCACTCGCTTTTGATTTTACTGTATTCCAATTCATTGATCTTTACCCATGCACCTTGCATACGTTCTAGATCTATTTTCTTAGTATCGATAAAGATAGGAATACTCAGTGCGATCAGTTCTTCTATAAGTTCGTAGCTAACTGTTCCTTTATTGTAATCACTGACTACAACAGCATCATAAACATTGGGAATATCTGTTTCGAATGTCAACGGATCAGATACAATGTCATTGTCAATACGCACAATCTGTTGTTGACTACGTTGATCGATTAATCTAGTCTTTGTACTTGTTTCGCCGAAAAGATAGTTTACTTCACAGCCCAATGCCTCTAGATTGTTAAACACATTACCTGCCATACCATCACTTTCTTCTGCATATGTAGGCACAAATACAGGCACAGGTGCTTCTGGGCTTAGCCTATCAATAGTCCCGTACTGGTAAATGTCTTTACAGTTATCGCCTATGAGCAATATCTTGAATTTTGTTTGTGGTTGAGTAGTTGCCAAGTCTGTCATAAAATTTTATCTCTTTGCAGTATTCTGCACCTATAATAGGCTTACCACGATAGTCGCTACCTTTAACCATAACATCGGGTTCGAAGTCTTTGATCAATTTAATTAACTCTTCATCGGAATCAAATGTTTCTACACGATCTACTGACTTTAGAGCAAACAACAAACTACAACGTTCGTATTCGTTGTTGATCGGTCTATCATTGCCTTTCAATTGTTTTATTCTACGATCACTATCTGCTAAAACTAACACGTAGCTATTGGGCAAACTTCTAGCATAATCTAACAGTCTCAAATGCCCTAAATGTATAATGTCAAAGGTTCCATTAACTACAACCCGTGTCATGCAAGCGACTCCACAAACTGTGCTAGGTTGTCAAATATAATTGTGCGCTGTTTGATCTTTCTATAGGTAAATTTTTGTAATTCTTTTTCAGTTTCTAAGCCATAGCCAGTCCTTACCAACACTGGTCGAGCACCTATATTCATGGCTGCTTTAAGATCTTTCATCTTGTCGCCTACATAGTAGCCGCCTTTGAATTTGATATCCTTAACGTCAGCTTCACATTTTTTAAACATGCCCACATTGGGTTTGGCAAACGGATCTTCTCTACGACTGCTGGCACTGTAGTAGATGCCGTCAATTGAAAAGCAGCCTGCTTCGCCTAACAGTTTCAGCATGTGCTCATGCACAGTGTCCACATCTTGTTGGGTGTAAAGACCTTTTTCAATGCCACCTTGATCAGTGATCACTGTGATCTTATAGCCTTTACGCCTGAGTTCAGCTATAGCGTCAATACTGCCTGGAATGGGGTCAAAGTCCTCAACCTTGAAGCAGTAGGTGCCTAGGTCTCGGTTGATTACTCCATCACGATCAAGCCCTACCACACATTTTGTGCGGAACTCTCCACCTACCCAAGATATCTTAGGTTGGTTGTTCTTCGGTTGGTTTAACGGCTGCAACTTGACTGTCTCCTGGAATGATTCTGTAATTGTCTTCTACTGAGTCTGCTGTGCTGACTTCAAATACCATTGAGTTGGGTTTGAGTGCAATCAACTGATGCGGCATCATTGGCGGATTGCGCCACGTGTCACCTTCTTTGAGAATTTGTTCTTTGTAGGTGGCAGTGGTAGTGTCGCACCAGATTAACTTGAACTCGCCTGCGTTTACAAACCAAGTTTCATCTTTTTCTTTGTGAAAGTGCATACTAAACTTGGCACCTACCTTTTCAAATACTAAGATTTTGCCTGCGTACTTGTCATTGGTGGCCCATATAATTTCGTAGCCCCACCCTTTGTCTTGTTTACCTTGTAGTTGTGTCATTATCTTTTCTCAATGATTTTGTCAATGAGTCCATATTCTAGTGCTTCTTCTGCTGACATAAACGTATCACGATCCATGTCACGTTCAAACTCAGCATAGGTCTTACCTTTGGTATTGTGCTTGACGTACAGTTTGGTCAAGATGTCTTTCATCTTGGTGATTTCTTTGTATTGAATTTCAATGTCGCTCTGCATGCCACGAGCACCGCCGCTGGGCTGATGAATCATGTGGCGGGCATAGGGCAACATATAACGCTTGCCTGCCGTACCTGCTTGTGCTAGGAATGAACCCATTGAACAGGCCTGTCCCATAACATAGGTAGCCACATCACATTTGATAAACTGCATGGTATCGTAGATGCTCATACCGCTTGTGATAACACCACCGGGACTGTTAATGAACAGTGAAATCTCTTTGTCTGGATTTTCTGATTCCAAAAATAACAATTGTGCCACAATAGTATTTGCCATCATATCTTCTACAGGGCCGTTCAACATAATAATACGTTCTTTGAGCAAGCGGCTGTAGATGTCATAGGCCCGTTCCCCTTTGGAAGTTGACTCAATGACCATTGGTACTAAATTCATCGTAAATCCTTTTAATTAATAAGAAATCTAAGTATAGCAGCTAACCCTGTCTAGGTCAACTTCAATCTTAGTTATCTAAAAAAACATTGACTAATTATAGTTTTGATTGTACACTAGTTGTTCTTTGATTAAATACACGTATTATGACCACCTTAGTACTTAACGCAGACATGCAGCCATTAAGCCTATTACCCCTCAGCACCATAGACTGGCAGGAAGCCATTCGTTACATTGTGTTGGACAAGGTTAAGGTTTTGGAATGGCACGAAGATTGGATCGTGCGATCTGCACGTTGGGAAACTCGCGTGCCTGCTGTGATCATGTTGAATTCTTATCAAAAACCCAAACACACTATGAGGCTGAGCAAACGCAATATATTTCTGCGTGACGCCTATGCCTGTCAATACTGTGGAATAGAAGTGGCGGAATCTTTGGCCACTTTGGATCATGTGCTGCCTGTGAGCAAGGGCGGCAAGACCACTTGGGAAAACTCAACCACTGCCTGCAAGAGCTGCAACTACAAGAAGGCGGCACATGTGGGCAAGATGAAACCAAAAGTCACACCCTACAAGCCTACATTTTGGGACCTTGTGGCCAAACGTAGGGTCCGAGGGTATCATCTACAGCATCCTAGCTGGGCAGATTATTTAGGTTGATTTATTTTTCCTAGTGTAGTACACTAGGTAAATACTCTTGCGAACATTACAATACAGTACGGTATTGTTGACGCATTGCGAAAATTGATATAAAGGAGAAATATTATGCCGCAACTTATTACAGCAACCATCACCCCCCAAGAGTTTCAAACTCTATTCGGATTTCCAGAACCCAGCGGACTTTTTAACGATGCCCAATTTCGTTTAGTGATAAACAAGTTTGGACGTTGCTACTGGCTATTGGCCTGGGATAATCTGCAAGGTCCTAGATTTAGTGGAGTCAATGTTTACTATCAGGGCAACAATTCTAGACTAATAAGATCCATCTATCCAACAGCACGTCGCATCATTGACGTGGGTGCTAACATTGGTAATAACACCATTGCCTACGCAGAATGGGCCGATGATGTGGAATCATTTGAGCCCACTCCTACCACATTGACCATGCTCAAAGCAAATATTGCCATTGCTCAGCAGAGCAATCTGCATGGTATCTATTGGCAAGGTAATGTATGGAATGGTGCAATCCATCGAGATCCTAACCAAGCTGTAGGTTGGTTTGTCTGGAAGGGGATTCCTCAGAGTATGAACATAGCTGGTAACATCACGGTTCACGAAGTGGCACTTACTAATAGAAATATTGGTACTATTGGCATTCAGGATCATCCAGAACACGGGGGTCACAACTTTGCTGTCTACAACGACAAACAGATTAAAAAGTCTCAACACGTGGTCAATGTTCCTGCAAGAACCATAGACAGCTACAAATTTGATGACGTTGATGTTATCAAGATTGATGTGGAAGGCAGCGAGCTATTTGTGATAGAAGGCGCTGACGAAACTATCAAGAGATGCAGGCCTAGTGTGCAGGTTGAGATTGTTCCAAAGCAATGTGCTCAATACGGATATCAACCTCAGGATCTATATGACTATTTTGCCAAATTGGATTATGTCTGTGTCTGCGCTGTGAGAAGACCAGCTAATGCGGAGCAGAAGGCTCTAGGTTTACATTTTGGTAAGGACATTGGTATGACACATCAACAGATTCCAAAGTACATGGATAGACTGTTTGTGCCACGTGAGGTGCATGATGCCACAGTTGCACTAGGTAACTATGGTGCAATAAAGCAGGCAGATAATCAATTTGAATCTCTGTTTGATTTTGGTTAATTGATTGGTTGACAAATAACCCTAGCTGTATTATACTATAGCTAGGGTTTAATTTTTACACACAGAAAGGCAATCAAATGGCGACAGCAAACACATTCAATCCTGTAGAGAAAGAACATCACTTCCGTAGTTTCGGTACTTGGCTAAGTGACGTAACCAAAGTTATTCCTACAGACAAATCAACTATCAAACGTCGACTACAAGATTTCAGTGAGGCAGAACTTGATGCACATATGGATAAGCACAAGGTTTTAGCTGAGTTACCGATCAATAAAGAAAACGAAAATCTTCAACGAGTTGTTGAAGAAGTCCTTACACACTATAAATCAACAGGAGTCCTTGACGGAATACTGTTACCGTTCGAGGAACGTAAGAGTCGATTAAAGGGCGTAGAAAAACTTCCTATTCGAGACATTTGGTTGAACTACGGTGAAGACGGACAAGGGGGACAACGTAATCCTAAACCCCGTCACATTCTACAAATGTTGCGTCGATGGGACGTAGATGGTCTTACCTGCGGCAATGCTCGAATCGATCCTACAGATAATCGAGTGTTTGTTAACGAAGGACAACAACGTAGCATTGCAGGTTGTATTGTAAGTCGAACAGAATTCGCATACGAAGTATTACCTAGCTCAGACGATATCGACGATCTTCGTCAGTTCAAACGTGAGAATCAAGGCAAGCTTCGTGCTACTGAAGTAGAACTTGCACTTAGCGATGCATTGGTTGTTAAGAAAAGTCTTGAAGATTATTGTATTAAAAAGAAAATCGACATCACTGAAATCAGTTATGCAGAAGTTTGTAAACAGATGCAACTCAGCAAAAGTGATGACGAGTTTGTTAACTTTAAAATTTTCAATGAGCTCAGTCTAAAGAGAAACTTCCGTATGGTCAATGACGAGAACAAGGAAGAAAAGAATCTCAAAGGAGCTTGTTCTAATATCAGTCAGCTCAAAGCAATCTTTGAAACCACAGCATACAGCGACGATGTTCTGACTCTTGCTCTTGATTGGTATGAATACATTTGGCCGTTGAAGAGATTAGAAACTGCTGATCTAATTGGGTTAGTTGAAACAATTTATTTTAATAAGGATTGGATCTTTGAAAAGGATTTTGACAAAGACCTGTTCCAGGTTAAATTAATGAATGCTTTGCGTGAACAATGGCCTAACAAGACCAGTGGCAAGGGTTCTACTCCTGCTTGGCGCCAGATTCAAGATGAGATGAGTGAACAGTTTCCGTATAAGACCAAGGAGGATAAAGAAAAGAATGTTAAGTTCTATTCTGTAGACTCTACACGTATCGCAAAACATATGTGGATCGCTCAAGGGTTTTATTCTGTTCTTAGCCAGCGTCTGCCAAAGGAATATGCGATGCAATTAATACAACCTCATTCCGTTGAAACTAAATTGTTATTTCCGTTAACAATGCCTGTGATTAAAAATGCTTAAACACACAGAGCTAATCAATCAACTGATTCGACAGCGTCAGCTTCAAACTGGCGCTGTGTTTGATCGAAAGACCTATTGGTGTGCAGCTAGTTACAGAAAGGTTGCAGAAACCAGCGACCTACGTTACGACTATGCCTATTCTATTATGAAGAAGTGGTCAGGCGGCACTTCTGAGCAATGGGTCGAAAAGATGCCTGTCAGCTTTAGAGGTTATTTGTTAGATTACGGTCGAGGTGCAAACAAAATGATTAATCAATATAGAGATCTTGATCCAGAGATCATCTACGAATATGATTACTTTCATACTGTTAATGCAGATCATATACTGCCAAAAAGTTACGGCGGACAATGGACGTTTGAAAATTGTATTATTCGTCCGAAAGTAGCAAACATCATACGTCAAAACTTCAACGACGAAACCCTTAAAGAAGCCCTACTAATTACTGCAGATAGTTACAATATTTCTCTTGACATGTCAACCACTTGATGTTACAATATTAGCATTGTAACAGATTAGAAACAGACTTATGATTGATCTCTCAAACCTACCATCAGTAACCTTTGACCTAGGTAAGTGTCTGCATGCCAGTGAAATCAAGGGCATGATGAAAAAACTTGGCGTCAAGTACTATTGCTATGCTTTTATCTATAACAGCACCGTGATGAAATATGGACAAAGTGCCGACAATGATTGGATTCGTGGCAGTTTTGGTGAAAGAATATACAGGCAAGCGTTTCAAATTCCAGGATGGCCTACCAGGCCCAGTGTGAAGAGTGCTGGCTGCGATATGCTTGATGTGATAAAGAACTTTCCAGGTATCAATAAAAATAATGTGTGTATCAAGATTTGGGACATGACCAATTATCCACTCGCGGTACAAGATGATCCTAGACACGAAGTCACACAACTTGAAGACCAATTTTTGGATGCACACATCAAACAATATGGATCGTTGCCCTTGGGCAACCTGCGAGATGAAAGCCACATTAGACGTAAATCAAGAGTCACCGATCAGCATTTCAATTCAATTTTCGACAGCGAATAACAAATGACTTGACAAAGTCGAGAAATCACTGTATAATATATATTTACACACAGGAGCCGACCGTGAGAACACAGCCCGAAACAGTGATTCAACAACTTGAAGCTGACAACAGCCGTTTAAGCAAAGAACAGATTCTAGATATGGCAGCTAAAGAAGGACTCACAGAGTTCTTTGAAGGCTTGCGTATGGCACTAGATGGCTTATATACGTTTGGCGTCAAGCAAGTACCTATCAAAGAACAAGACGAAGGACAGGGTCTCAGTTGGGACAACTTCCTTGAACTAGCAGACAGTCTTTACCGTAGACGTCTTACAGGCCATGCAGCCAAAGATGCCATTGAGTTGGCAATGAATGTTGCCACCAAAGCACAATGGAACGATTGGTACCGTCGCATTCTTATTAAGGACATGCGAGCAGGCTTTAGCGAAAAGACTGTGAACAAGGTACTAAAGATACATGAAGGCATTGCTCCTGTTCCTGTATTCGAAGTTATGTTGGCGCACGATGGTGCCAATCACGATAAGAAAATTACAGGCAAGAAACTACTCGAACCCAAATTAGACGGAGTTCGTGCTATCACTGTAGTTGACTTTGAAAGTCGTACTGCCACAATGTACACACGCAATGGCAAAGTTCTAGATAACTTTGGACACATAACAGCCTATCTAGAAAAACACATGGATGAGATTGGTCGTTCATATGTGTTAGACGGCGAAGTTGTCAGCAATTCATTCCAGGATCTCATGAAACAGGTCCATCGTAAATCAGATGTGCAGGCACAAGATGCACGTCTATGTTTGTTCGATGTTGTTCCACTTGTGGAGTTCAAAGCTGGCAAGAGTGTGATGGGACAGCGTCGACGTTCTAAGTTCCTCAAAGAGAATTTTAACAATCTGTTTGGTGATAGTGGGTGTATTGAAATCATTCCGCAGATTGAAGTTAACCTAGATGAGTTTCTGGGTGAGATCGAATACAAGGACTACAACAAGAAAATGGTTGCCGAAGGCTTCGAAGGCATTATGATCAAAGACCCAGAGGCAAAATATGAATGTAAGAGATCTGTTTCGTGGCTCAAACAAAAGCCTTTCATTGAAGTTTCACTCACGGTCCGAGAAGTGGAAGAAGGTACTGGACGAAATGTTGGGCGTCTTGGTGCATTTGTCTGCGAGGGTGTGGACGACGGTAAGTCGATTGCTGTCAATGTTGGCAGTGGTTTTAGTGATAGTGATCGTGGTTCTTATTGGGCGGAACGTGATACAGTGGTGGGGCAGGTAGTTGAAGTACGTGCCGATGCTGTCACACAGAATCAGGACGGTACATATAGTCTGCGCTTTCCTCGCTTCCTACGATTCCGTGGATTTATTGCAGGGGAGAAGATCTAATGAAAGAGATTCTAGAATTTATTAGTTGGCAATGGCGCAAATGGGAAATCTGGCAAAAAGGCTACATTATTGGTGCTTTCTTTCTAGGTGCTGGTGTTGTTGCACCTAGGCCCTATGACATCTATCTATTTGCTATTCCTATGATTATACTGTTCCTTTGGTGCAGTAAATGGATGGTATGGGATCAGCTCAAAGACAGTTGGACCAAATACAAAACAGAAAAACAAGAACTCTTTACCACAATCAAGGACAGCCACAAATGAATATCAAATTTTACTCAGATGATCCTGCGGTTGTAGAGTTTTTTCCTGTACAGCCGGCCAACAAGGTAGTACCAGAATGGTACAGAGATCTAGATCTCTGGAAGAAGAATCAGTTTCCCGGTAAAGGGATGCCTACCATAAAACACTGCATGCCTGTGCAAGACATGATTATGTCTGGATATATTATTTTCAACACCTATGAACTAATTTTACATCCAGAGAAAAAAGGCAGGCATGAAGATTTCAAAGTCAGTGTGCCACATGTACCTTATATAGGCGGACATAATCATGAGCAGTGTCCTGTAGCTTTAGAAGGCACCTCCAAACAGTATTTCAAAATTGCTCAACCGTGGCTGATTCGAACTCCACCTGGATACAGTTGTTTGATTGTACAACCGTTTTATCAGTTTGAAGAACGCTTTCAATTGTTCCCGGCCATTGTTGATACAGACACACATGACTTGTCTACCGAGCTTCCCGGATATCTTACCAGCGACAAAGAAGTTAAAATCAACCCCGGCGATCCGCTGGTACAGGTGATTCCTTTCAAACGAGATTCATGGGAAATGAGCTGTGAATTCCAAGCAAAAAAACGCAGTAAGCTAGAATTTTTCTTGGGTGGTGCGTACCGTAAGATATTTCACAACAAGAAAGAGTTTAAATAATGAGCTATGATTTCACAGAGTTAAACAAGATAGTGTCTACCTGGGTTCAAGATGATGCCATAACAAGATACAACTTTCACGAACCCAAGTCCAACAACATTGTGTGTAATGTAGGCGCAACAGAAATGTTGAGAGTGGCTGAAGATGGATTTTATGTTCGCGGTGTTCGAGTAGAAGCCGACGATCGAGAAGCGGCCACAGTTTATGAAGCCTTCAAAGAGTTCCTAGTGTGGGGCAGATTGAGCAGAGAATGAAAACCGATCCCAACAAATTTTGGACAGTGCTCAAAGGTGCAGAACACTACTGCCATAAACTAGCCGAAGAGATGCAGGCCGTGCATGGTAGACAGCAGAAGTTTCATCGTAAGGTAGATCAATCAATTTATTTTATTATGGAGAATTTTGCAGATCAAGAAGTAGTCAACTGCATGCATACTTGGTTAAAGATATATGGCCTGCCTATAGATCCAAATCGATTGGCATCATATGATGACTTTCATGCCAAATACGGTGTAGGACTAATACTTGGCGACAATGATAGTTTGTTAAAAAATATAAAACCCTATTGACTTTTTTCTAATAAGACTGTATAATATACATATAGCAACAAAGAAAGGCTGATATGAGTGGTTGGAATACAATTCAAAGAATCAAACGCATTGAAGAAGCTATAGACAAACTTGGCTTCAAGTTCAGCAAGAGCAAACACAGCGATTGGACAGAGGATCACGGTGCTCTCAGTCTTGTACCAAAGGATCACGATGCATTACCAATTTATAATCGTGATGCTGAACTGTTCGTGGGCAGTCTTGAACGACTAGAAGATTGGTTGGCAGGAGTACGCTGGGCACGTGATTACGATGCAATGTTGCGTGTCAGCGATGATGTTAAACGTGCTCGTAAAGAGCAAGACGTGCGTAATAGAAGTCTATTAACAAAAATTAAGGAATCAAAATGATCACAATGAAAGAATGGATGGAACTGGTCGACTACAAGATTACTGAAGGTAGTGATTACACGTGGTCCTGTTATGGCCCTAATGCCTATACATTAGACTCATGGAACGGTGTTCACGGCGCAGGTGGATACAGTTTTAGCATTGTGTTTAGTACCAAAAGCCAAAAGGTCTATGAAGTCAGCATGTGCGATTACACCAATGACCGTGCTTATCGCATGATCAATCCTAAAAATGTTGAAAAACATCACAAGGAAGCCCAGCATAGAAGTGTGCTTGAAAATCAAGCATGGGATGATGTCGACTATGTAGATCTTGATGTTGTTGATGACTTCATTCAAAAGGCTCTGGCTATCAAGGCCGGTGAACCCTATGATACTCGAGTGTTGGTACCTATAGACTTCACAGAAGAAGAACTCCTAACCTATATGAAGATAGCACATGAACGTGACATCACATTCAATCAATTGATTGAAGACGCTCTTCGAGAAGCTATTGCCAAGCATACACCAGAGCTCAATGCTTGGCCCTTTGATAACGAGGAAGAGTCGATTAAATAATCGATGAAACTGTTAGTTGTCTTGTTATTGCTGATCAACACAGCCTGGGCTCGTAATGAGCCCAGTGTGCTTTTGTATGATAACACCACAAACACAGTTTTGCTTGCAGAGCATACACAACAGGTAAGGCCTATGGCCAGTATTACCAAGGTAATGACGGCCATGACCTATCTAGACCTAGGACAGGATCTAGAAGCCAAGATAGAAATATATCGAGGTGTTAGTGGTGTACTGTTAAAGAAACAGCATTATACCCGTAGAGAGCTATTGATCGCCATGTTGGTTCGCTCAGACAACTCTGCTGCCGAAACACTGGCCCGTGATCATCCCAATGGTAGACATGCCTTTATGACTGCCATGAATGCCAAGGCACAACAGTTGGGCATGGCCTACAGCCATTTCGATGATCCCAGTGGCCTTAGCCAAAAGAATGTGGGCACAGTCTTGGACATCATGCACATGCTCAAGGCTGCAACTACTATAGACTTTATTCGTCAGACTAGTATTATTCAAAAGACTGAAATTGCTGTCAAGGATCGCAAGAAGCCTGTTAAGATTATCATTCAGAATACCAATATAGGCCTGCTGGAAGAGTTTAATACCATTGTACTCAGCAAGACAGGGCTAACTAACCCTGCAGGATGGTGTGTGAGTCTAGTGTTGGAAGAACGTCATAGGCAGTTCATATTGGTTGTGCTGGGTGCTCCCAGCAAGGATGCTAGAAAGAAAATAGTGGAACGTGTGGTGTTTTCAAATCTTCGTGAGTTGAATTGATTTAGTGGCCAGTATGTCAAAGCTGTTTCTGCATATGTCTAACTTGCAAGTTCTAGGGTGGGTGGGCCAAACTATGTTATGCTCTTTGATATTGCCCATGAATCCGCCTTGTCTACAGTGCCCTCTATAGACTCTGCCCCAAGCATCTACCACTATCTGTTCCATGCCAGCCCAGCAGTCATAGTCTTTGAACACATTACTGCCCTCTAACACCATGGTCTGATAGTCAGTGTATTCAATCTTGTTACCTTGTGTGATCTTGATGTCACCGTGCTGTCTTTTCAATTCCATGGTCTGGTTGGTGGTATAGCGTTGTGGGGTGGTATTGAACACAGGGTCTTCAAACAACATGCGTTTGTTCATGCGTATCTGTGGCCATTTGGTGTATATGCGATCATACAACTGCTGGCTGCTGGCCCACGTGTCTTTGAGCATGTTTAGGTTCACAGTCACAGCCACCCCTGCGTCCACTGCCGCAGCCACAGCCAATAAAAAGTGCGCACTGGTAGTATGCTCAGGGTGATGCTCAATCAACACACTGTGGGTCACAGCCATGTATTCATGCCAAAGATCAATGCTCACATTGGCATTGGTTCTAAACTGTGTTTCGCATCCTTGACCATGAGCGTGGGCCAACAGCTCTAGAAAGTCAGTCCATTCTGTTACTTCACCCCCTGTAAACTCTATGCTGGCAGTTTTGCCTTGATTGGTAGCATAGGCCACTGTGCTGTCTATGAACTGTTTGCAGTCGTTGAGATAGGGTAGATCAATGTTGCCCTTGCGTATAATTTCATTGCAATAGCTGCAGGCCCATGTGCAGTGATTCATCAACCACCAATTTACATAAAATTTACTCCCAGCCCTCGTGCTTTGAACCAGCCTTACACCATCCATGAATCCACAGCCTGTTGCCCGCATAGACTGCAACTGCTGCTCCATAGCTGTTCTGCATCTAGATCAAACAGCCAATTGGGATCGGGCCGCTTCACACACAGCCAACTGCTGCGGTGGCTCCAGGGTTCTTGACCCTCTATCTCAGCATCTAGTTGTCCTGCATCCCAACTGGCATGGCCTATCATGATACGGAATCTATTGGGCCATACCCCCTTGCTGAGATGATGGAACATTTCTTCATGGCTGGTAATGCTCCATTGATCATTGATACGCATGGTGTTGTTCACTGACCAATCACTGTCATGCAACATCCACACAGTGCTGAGGCTCACTGGGCCACCCCAATACAGAGGGTGATCTATTTTAAACTTCAGCCCCAGGGGCTCCACTATGGTGTTGAGGGTGTGTTCTGTGGGCCTGTTCATGCACAGGGCATAGGCCCCACGTGAGTTGTAATGTGTGAGAAACATCACAGATTGGTTAAATCTTGGATCTGGCATGCTCGGGGGTGCAATCAATAGATCCCCGGTCTTGACTTCGACCATGTGTTAACTCCAGTCTGGTAAGGGGCCGCCGTACTTCTTGCCCTTGATCTTTTTGCCTTTTACAGTGGTGCGCTCGTTGCCAATCTTGTGGCTTTTATCACCGTGTCGACCACGATAGCCCTGGCTCTTGCATGATGCCAATTGACTGGCACCCAAAGCGTTGTTGGGTTTGCCGCTGGTACATAATGCTCTCGATGCAGGCTCCTCATCTAGGTCTGAGTCTAGGGCTTCATCTAGGTCACCCTCGATGACATCATCTGTTGATGCCCCTGAACCGTTGAACATGAGATCGTCATTGATGGGAAAGTCTAGATCCATAAAGCGTTCTGGCAGTTGACTACTTGAAATGATGTAGTCCAGTTCCTCTTGAGTGGGGTGTACCTTGAGTAGTACCTTGGCAGCTTCGTCGTGTGCTTCGGCATTTTCCCACACATTGATGTCATAGTGGTTCTTGTACAATTCAGCTACCGCTTGCATGACCTTGTGATAGTCTGTGGTGAATATGTTTTCAGTGAGGATTTCGTTGATACGCATATGATTATCTCAGTTGGGCCACAGCATACACAGCCATGACCAGTGCGGTTTTTAGTTCTAGGTCTTGACATTCTCTATCCAGGGTGTCCATACGGGCCACATCTCTGCAGAGTTCTTGATATTCCTCGGCTGTGATCTGATTGGTGTTTACTGCCTGGGTGAGCTCAAGCACATAACGAGCCCTAGCTGAAATGGCTAGGTCTTGATGTTCTGTTAGCGTTCTTAGCGTTTCAATTGACATTAGAATCTTCCTAGAATTACACCAGCAGCCCTAGCTGCCTGTTCTTGCATGGCTCGTTTCTTTAGATCACAATAGACCCTGCTGGCATCCTGTTTCTCTGTACGAGTCACAAACTCACCCACTGTGGCCTGCATGGGCTTGATCACACGTATAACATCTTGATTGCGTATGCCCGCTGATTCTGAATAGAGTTCAAACCAACGTAGTTCACGCTGTATGGTTAGAGCCTGGGGGTGTTGTGCTCGCGCACAATCAAGTGAGTCCACTGCCATGCGTACATCCACAATCTTGGCTGACTGATTGACGTCGTTAAAACTGGGTATCCAGCTGATAACGGAAGCACAACCCGATAGCATGACTAGAGATAAAATTGCAAAGAGTTTGTTCATGTTAATATTTACCAATCACTGTTCAAAGTACTGTTTGTGTAGATATTCAGCAAAATTTGCAGTTGAGTCATAGATAGTGTAGATAAGTTGACAGTATGTATTTGGTGGTATCACCTTTGGGTTCCAGGCCTGCGTGTGGGTGTGTCCATAAAGGTGGAAATAAGACCACACGACCCTCTTGAGCTTGAACAGTGTATGAGTCCCGTGCAAAATGAGTGCCTGCATCTGAGTCATTGAGATAGAGCAAAAAGCTGAGAAAACGGCTGCTGCTGGCACGATTGGCCACATCCACGTGTGTGCGAAATTGATCACCTGAGTGGGGTCTATAGCATTTGATTCGCATGCCTTCCATGCTGTAATCTTGGGGCAAAAATGATATGCCCTGCCAAGTACCCCATGTTTGACCATACTGTTCTGCCAAGACCCGCAGACGCAGAGCCAGAGGTTCCAAGACTTCGGGCCATACAGTATCCTGTTCTGCTCGAAGCCTGTGCAAGGGATTACGACTGGTCATGTTATCGGGTGCTGTCAAAGCCAATTCTGTCAGTGAGACCCACTCACTGTCTCGACGTGTGTGCTGAGCATAACATGCTTCAAACAAGGTGCATAAACGAGCACAGTGATCAGCGGATAACACATGATCAATGACTCTGACGTAGTTGTGATCGTGAACAATTTGCATGAGATATTTATAGTGCTATTTGGACACAGTGATAATTCATGGCAGCTCGAAGAGCTGCGGAGCAGCGCAAAATTTGCAAGGTTATCTAGAACCATAAATACTCACATGCAGATCGAACCCATAACAACCACAGCCATAGCCACCACCCAAAGTGTGCAGAACAATCGCATTGAAACTGTGCGTAGACAGTATGTGGATAATGGTGGCCGTGTGGAAGTTAGAGAAACTTACTATTACTACATGATATACGATTCCAAGGCCAAGATTCAAGAACCTGCAGCCAACACCGTAGATCTACGTGTATAGATCCTTTTGATACTGGCGCCGTAATTGGGGGAACGCTAGTACCAGAATGGAAGCATACTCGCGATCAATGTAGTAGTCATATTGCCCTCCATTCAGATAGCTCACTGAACCACCATGTCGTTGTACTAGTTCCCAAATGGCCTCGGGATCGTAATCAATAAAATAGGGCAACTGATAACAGAATATGTCGGGTTCTGAAATGGCATCTGTATACTGCATGTTACAGTAGACTCAATAGGCAAGCAGTCTTTTCATCGCAGTCAACTATGACTATATAATGATCCAGTAGATCGTCATAGAGTAGATGTATAATACGTGCTATGTTGTATCTGGCTAATACATAGTCATGACACTGCTCCAATTGAGTTAGAGAGTAATCAAAGGTGTATAACATACCAAATGGTTACCAGTGTAATAGCTGCTATGAGTGAGTATAGTTTATGATCCATAGAGTATTTAACTGTGTGTAACAGATTGGGTAAAGGCCCCGCTGCTGGATATCAAGTCGTGTATACGTATATGCGTATGTATAAGTGTGTAGAGTGGCTAGGGTCAAGAAGCCTGCGGCAGCTCTAGAGAATTATAGAATGAACAGTAAATGCAAAAAAGTGTGATTTACTGATCGGTTGGTGGGGGTGATCATGCATATAGGCCCCGCTGTGTGGGGTATGGTTATCTAATGTGTGTGATAAAGTGCAATAAAGTGTTGAATTGTGTGAATTTTTTGCATGCCTCATAAGCCATAGACCTGGCCGTGCTCAAACTCTTGTAAATTGCAGCCAAACCCTACTCAAACGACTCATCTACAGTAGTTTTCACTGTCTAGAATAGGTGCTGCCAGTATTTATCCACTCTAGAATCACGGTGATCTGCTGCAACCAATCCCTGTACAGTGCCAACCGTAGACCCACAATAGGCCCCGCTGCTGGATTGTGCGTATACAGTGTATATGTATACGTATATGCCTACACTTAAATATAGTATGCATGAAGTCCCAGAAGGCGTACTACTGTTATATACAGCTAACTCTAGACCCTACACTATTAGACTATACTCGACTACGGTACGGGAGTTCCAACCTGATCCCCTATTGCATCCAAAACCTCGGGCTTTTCAGCCATTGGCCCCGCTGCTCAATGAGCCATTTCAGGTTGACAAGAACGTGTAACGATCATATAATATATACATGCTGAAGAAAAGACTGCTATCTAGAAGCAGAGATCCTGTGCAACTATCAAACGCAACTATTATGACACTACCAGATGAAAGATACCGTGCTGTAGTACAGACCCGAAGGTTCCTATTGGATCTTTGCAATAGAGAACATACACCTAGAGTACCTAAACTGGTCCGAGACACGGCCCGAAGCATGCTGCGTCACTATCCATCAGACTGGGACATGCAGCGAGCAGCAGCATCATGCCCTGAGGTATTCGCAGAAAAAATGGAAGATCTGCACCGTTTCGTAGCAGCAGGCGCACTGGCTGCGGATCCAGAAGATTCAGAACTCCTAAGGGGCTATAAAGAATCATAAGATTATCGGGCCTCTAGCTCATGTTGGTTAGAGCAGCGGACTCATAATCCGTTGGTGCCGTGTTCGACTCACGGGGGGCCCACCAAACATTAATAGTACAGCAGCAGTCCTTAGCTCAGTTGGATAGAGCAACAGCCTTCTAAGCTGTAGGCCACTGGTTCGAATCCAGTAGGACTGGCCAACAACGTTGCAGCAGCATCGAGACTGAGGACCGTGGTGAAATAGGTAGACACAAGAGACTTAAAATCTCTCGCAGCAATGCATACCGGTTCGATTCCGGTCGGTCCTACCATCTACAGCAGCAGAATCCTGAATGCTGCGCAGCGTACACCAGCCCTACAGCAGCAGCCAGCAGCTAATGAGAGTGCCGCGACACAGCCCAAAGTGTGGCATTTTGGCTACAGTTTGGATATCCACATCACACTGTGAATATCCTGTGGGTAACCTTAAAGGAGATCATCTAGAACGAGAAACCCTACGCAGTCTAGTGTCTTTTTATTTTGGTTGACGAAACAGCCAAAATGCAGTATAATAGACACATGACACAGACAAACACCATTCGTAAAAAGCGCACCGACCGCAATCATATCATATATGAGTTGCGTGTTGCTGGGGGCAACTACATAGGAGTCACAGCCAAGACTGAGACCACTATTAATAAGTCAGTTTTGGCACGTGCCGCTAAACACTTCTATCGTGCTAAGAAAGAAGCTAAGGATTGGGCCTTGTGTCATGCCCTGCGCACTCTCAGCGACAAGAGCGAGATAGAAGTATACGTACACGAAGTGGTTCGTGGCAAGGCTCAGGCCCACAAGCGCGAAGTTGAACTACGCCGTGCTATTAACCCTACACTGAATACGGATGTTCGTGGGGACTAGTTGACTGATTGGGCTAATGGCGCTATAATAGACACATACACACACAAAGGAGCGAAAGATGACATTCACACAAGCTATGGTATACATTAGCCAACGCAAAGAAGCTGATGGCTCAGGACTGTTAGAGACTCTGCAGTACATGCAGGACAACCTGGATGAATTTGAGCCTGTTGAACAGCAGGCCTTCCGAGTTGTAATGAACGACTTCCGTAAACTGTTAACACCCGCTTAAGGAGCACAAGATGAAAGCATTAGAGAAATTTTTGAAAGACAAGAACCACTGGAACTCATTCTTCAAGGGTCCCCAGTACAGTCTTAACAGTGCCGCAGACCGTCAGGCTGTAGCAGACATGATTGATGCGGCCTTAAGCCCAGAGAACTTGACATGCGATGGTGAACTGCCTAGAGCAGAGGTCAACCGTCGCTACAAAGAGTTGATGACAGCGGCTCGTCAGCTGAAAAAGTACGACCCTACAGTTACATTCTACGAATACGAAACGGAGATCTAAATGAGACACTACGACGAATTGGCTGTATACGAGCGCAACGGCTTTGATATTATTGTGGATAAATCATATGAAGACCTGGACCCCAAAGACTGTTTTGATGACACCCAGTTTGATATCGCAGAGATCAACCACAACATCGAACACGGGAATCTTGACTGGTTCATGCTGCGTGTCCGAGTTATGGTTGAGAACATCGAACTCAGTTCACAGTTCTTGGGCGGATGCTTATACGAAGACGCCCGCGAAGTCCTTACTGACGGGACTGCCGAAGACCTCATTGCTGAAGCGTTGGTAGAAGCCAAACGGGATGTCTACCGCTTATACAAGAAGTTCCAGGACATCAGCTGGGAACTTGATGCAGAAGGAGTTGCAGCATGATCACAGCTGAACAACTGACTACGCTGACAACGTTTACAGCGGCAGCATTGACCAAGGCCCTAGACAATGAGGACTACCAATTCACGGGCCGCAAGTTCCTAGGGATCACAAATGGGGGCGAGTTCTGTTACATGTGTACCTTTCCTGTAAAGGGCGGCACGGACAGCACCAAGGTGTTCTTGAAGTTTGACCCTACAGTGGGTAGGGTTATTGCCACACTAGGTTGACGGGTTGAGCGAAAGCTGCTATAATAGACACTTAACTTAACAATATTGGAGCGATACAATGGCAACACGAAGCACAATTGCATTAGAATATGCAGACGGTACAGTTGAGCAGGTATACTGCCACTGGGACGGCTATTTGGCACACAACGGTCAGATGCTGCAAGAGCACTATTCAAACCCTTTCATCTTGCGTGACTTGATTGACTTGGGTGACATCAGCTCACTTAGGCCCACAGTAGGTACCAAGCATGCCTTTAGCCGACTTGAAGTTCCAATGGACGGCGAGGCCTACGACAAACTCTACGGCGACATGACTACGTTCTACGGACGTGATCGTGGCGAGACAGGTACGAGTGCCAAGAAGTTCGCTAGCTATGAGGACTATCTGTTGAACCACCAGTATGAGGAATACGAGTACATCCTGCGCTCAGTACACGGTCAAGCTGTTTGGTTTGTAGCAGATCACAGCGAAGACTTCAAGCCCTTGATGCAGGCATTGGTTGAAGAAGCAGCATGTGTGGCTTAAATGCCACAGCACAACTAGGGGTTGACGAAACCCCTAGAGTGCGCTATAATAGACACATACACTAACACACAGGAGCGAAAAATGGCTACACTAGTTGAGATTACAGAAGGTGCTTACGGTGCCCGTAAGAATTTGATCACCCCAGGCATCCGCTTGCAAATGGTCAAGGACTTTGACGGCGAGGCAATTACTTGCCTTGCAGGCGATGAGATTGAAGGTGGTCGCAACCCCTACAAGAAGATCCGCGTCAAGGTCTCTGGCATTAATGCATACCGCGTGGTCGCGCACATTGACGAGGCTCCTGTAGGAGAGAACAGTTTGGTACAGCTCAAGGTGGCTGACTCGGCTGTAGCACATATCACAGATGACGAGCTGATCGAAAAGACTCGTGCTCGCTTCCAAGTACTTACAGACATGACTAAGGCTGTGAAAGCAGGCGATGTACGTGCTATGATTGTGACAGGTCCCCCAGGTGTAGGCAAATCGTTTGGTGTTGAAGAAGTGTTGACTAAGGACGACTTGTTCAATACCTTAGGCGAGCGCAAGCCACGCTACGAGATTGTCAAAGGTGCTATGAGTGCCATTGGCTTGTATTCTAAGCTCTACGAGTTCTCAAGTGAGAAGAATGTTATTGTGTTTGATGACTGCGACTCAGTGTTGCTGGACGACTTGAGCCTGAACATTCTTAAGGCGGCTTTGGACAGTTCTAAGAAGCGTACTATCAGCTGGAACACTGACAGCCGTATCCTGCGAAGCGAAGGCATCCCAGATCGCTTCGAGTTCAAGGCTGGTGCGATCTTTATCACCAACATCAAGTTTGAGAATGTACGCTCTAAGAAGCTACAGGATCACCTTGCCGCTCTTGAGAGCCGTTGCCACTACATTGATCTGCAGATGGATACAGATCGTGAGAAGGTCCTGCGTATCAAGCAGATCGTTGCAGACGGCATGCTGGACGAATACGAGCTGAGCGATGTGGCCAAGATTGATGTTGTGGACTTTGTGTCTAACAACCGTGCTAAACTACGCGAGCTGAGCCTGCGTACGGTGTTGAAGGTTGCACAATTGCGCAAGGCGTTTGCTGACAACTGGGAAGCAATGGCAGAGGTCACTGTTATGAAGCGAGGTGTTGCGTGAGCGATATTGCAGGGTGCCAGTACATAGGTCCGGAGCAGAAGGAGTCTCCGTTCACTATGTGCGGATGCAAGAGCTTGTGGCCTGGCAAGGTCTATTGCGAAGATCATGTATGGCTAGTCTACAATCGTGGGTCTAGCGTAGGAAACAAACGCAAGAACAAAGAGATTGAGAAAGAGCTGGCCGAAGTTAAACGTCTACAAGAGATAGCGGAGTATGAAAATGAATAAAATCATGTTGGTGGTAGGATTTGCTGTGTTGATTGTAGCATTGGTTCTGTTGGGCCCTTGGCTGGTAATTTGGGCAATGAACATCCTGTTCCCTGTATTAGCTATTCCTTACACTTGGCAGACTTGGCTAGCTGTTCTGATAATGAGTGCTTTCTTCCAAACCAAAGTGTCTGTGAAGAAGTGATTTGGCGAAATTGACCATTGCTCTTGATCATGGATGTCTGTATACTTGTATGACGCTGTTAGGAAACAGCCACAACAAAGGAAACTTAAAATGAAGAGATTCAATCCAAAAACCAAGACTTTCAAAGTCTTCACAGCACTTTACAATGGTAAAGCACTTACTCCAGCACAGGCCAAGCATGACCTAGGTGTTGGCAACCTGGCAGCAGAAGCCAGCCGCATTCGTCAAGCAGGCTACGCTGTTTATACCAACAGCCGTACAGCAGGCAACGGTGTTCAGGTAACTGAATATGTGATGGGCAAGCCATCACGTGAGATCGTTGCTCTAGGCTACAAAGCTCAAGCAATGGGCATCACTCTTTAATTAGGGTTTCAAATAGACAAGCCGATTCGCTCCCGGGGCGTCTTTTGAGGGTGTTGTAGAAATACAACACCTTTTTTCTTTGACCGGCACTCCAGTTGGTTGACACTTTGGGCGACTGATGCTATAATAGATATATACTGAAACAACGGAGCGAACAATGTTTACAGCAGATCAAGTTTGGGGATTGGCGGTAGCAGCAGATCGTATCAACGGAGGCTACTTCAAAGAAGATGTCTACGTGCTGGAGAACGACTGCCAGAAGCGAGTCACCCAGGCCAACAAGCTAATGGTCAAGCAATGGCTCCGCGAGGGTGCATTCACCGAAGCCACAGCAGAGGACGTTGAGAAGGGTCGTGCGGTTCGCAACTACTTCAATGGCTTCTTGCTGAAACAGATCTCGGGCAAGATCAACGACTTCGAACAGCAGGCACTCCGCATTGCACAGATGGATGAGTTCACTGGCCGTAACATGTTGGAGTTTGCCATCGTAAGCTGCTTGCCTGGTGTGATGCTGCGCGATCAAATCCGTAACGAGTTGGCTCGCGAAGTCCGTGCTTCTACTCAATTGCAGGGCGCTGTGGGTGACAAGATCCAGGGCGAGATCGAGGTGGTCAAGTGCTACTACAGCAAAGACTATGACAAGTTCAGGGTTACTGCTAAACTGGTTGACAGTTTCGTGGATTTCTGGTATAATAGTAACTTAGAAGCAGGGCAGAAGTTAACTATCAAAGCAAAGATTAAAAGTGTTCGTAGCGATAATACAACACAATTAAACTTCGTAAAAAGAGCTTGACAACTGAGCTGTTCGGTGTTATACTATTAACACTGAGAAAGCAACTTTAACTGAGAAAGAAAGAGGTCTTATTATGGCAAAGTCAACAGACATTAGCGTTCGACAAGTTGGTCCCAAGAACGCAAAGAAATCAATTCGTTTTGCAATCAAGAAACGCCGCCCTGTGTTCCTTTGGGGCCCTCCAGGTATTGGTAAGAGTGACATCGTTAAGCAGATCGGCGAAGACGCTGGTCGCGAAGTTATCGACGTTCGCCTGGCCCTGTGGGAGCCTACAGACATTAAGGGTATCCCCTATTACAATGCAGACAAGGGCACAATGGTTTGGGCTCCCCCTGCAGAGCTTCCTACCAACCCAGAGTCAACTGCGATCATCTTCTTAGATGAATTGAACAGTGCTCCTCCAGCGGTACAGGCCGCGGCCTATCAGTTGATCCTTAACCGTCGTGTTGGTACTTACGAATTGCCTAAGGGTGTTGACGTGGTTGCCGCTGGTAACAGAGAAGGCGATCGTGGCGTGACATATCGTATGCCTGCTCCGCTGGCTAACCGTTTCATTCACTTGGAAGCAAAGGTAGATTTTGATGACTTCCAAGAGTGGGCTGTTATGAATGACGTTCACCCTGAGGTGTTGGGTTATGTGGGTTTCGCCAAGCAGGACTTATACGACTTCGATCCTAAGTCGCCCAGCAAGGCCTTTGCAACTCCACGCTCGTGGGTGTTTGTGAGCGACTTGCTCAAGGACGAGGACTGCGACGTTGACACCATGCACAATTTGGTTGCGGGTGCCGTAGGTGATGGCCTGGCTATTAAGTTTATGGCTCACCGTAAGATTGCAGGTCGCTTGCCTAAGGCGTTGGACATCTTGGAAGGCAAGGTCAAGGACCTGCAGATTAAGGAAGTGTCAGCCATGTACTCTTTGACTGTGAGCCTGTGCTATGAACTTAAGGATCAAGCAGAGAAGAAGTCTAAAGGTTGGGATGCTATGGCAGACTGCTTCTTCCGCTACATGATGGATAACTTCCCAACAGAGTTGGTGGTGATGGGTGCTAAGACGGGCTTGACAAATTACAACTTGCCCTTTGACGCTACAAAGATGAAGAGCTTTGACGAGTTCCACAAGCGTTTTGGCAAGTATGTTTTGAGTGCAATGGAGAATTAAGACCTCGCCCATTGCAAGGGCGGGAGGCTTCTCAGGGCTTGCCCGCCCACTTTTTTGGTTGACAGGTGTGTAAATAGATGCTATAATATACACATACTAAGGAGAGCGACTAATGGCATTTGATCCGATTATCGATAAACTAACCACAGCCCGTGTGGGACTGTTGCTTAAGGCACCATTCTTTGGCAACATGGCAACTCGTATGCAACTGATTCAAGCAGACGAATGGTGCCCTACTGCGGCAACTAATGGCCGTAATTTCTATTACAATACTAAGTTCGTTGAGAAGCTCTCAGTCAAGAAACTAGAGTTCCTATTCGGACACGAGATTTGCCATTGTGTGTTTGACCACTTTGGTCGTGTAGGTTCACGCGATCGCCAGCTGTCTAACATTGCACAAGACTACGCTGTCAATCAGATCCTTGTAGACGAACGCATTGGTGAGAAGATCACTGAAGTCAAGATCTGCTACGATGCCAAGTATCGCGGCAAAGCCTGGGAAGAGATCTACGACGAGCTATACGAGAAGGCAGAGAAGATCTCTATGCCACAACTGCTTCAGCAACTTGGTGACCTGTTGGACGAGCACATTAACGAAGACGGCAATGCACCGGGCAAAGAGGGTGATGGAGACAAGCAGGGCAAGGGTATGCCTGGCATGACTAAAGAAGAAGCACAGAAGATCCGCGATGAGATCAAAGAAGCCATGGTGCAGAGTGCCGCGGCAGCAGGTGCAGGCAAAGTGCCCGCAGGCATCCAGCGTTTGATCAAGGACATGACTGAGCCTAAGATTAGCTGGCGTGATCTTGTGCGTCAAGAGATACAGAGCATTATCCGCAACGACTATTCCTTTACTCGTCCTAACCGTAAGAGTATGCACTCAGGTGCCATACTGCCGGGCATGAAAGAAGCAACTACAATTGACATTGGTATTTCAATTGATATGTCAGGTAGCATTGGACAAGAGGATGCAACTGTATTCCTGTCAGAGGTCAAGGGCATTGTTGATCAGTATGAGGACTTTAAGATTAACCTGTGGTGCTTTGACACAGAGATCTATAACCACAAAGAGTTCTCGCAGGACAATAGTGAAGAGCTATTTGAGTATGAGCCACAGGGCGGTGGCGGTACTGACTTTGCTGTGAACTGGGAGTTTATGGAAGAGAATGGTATTCGTCCTAAGAAGTTCATTATGTTCACAGACGGCTACCCCTGCGGTAGTTGGGGTGACGAGGACTACTGCGACACAATCTTTATTGTCAAAGGCAATACAGAAGCAGAAGCACCCTTTGGTCAGACTGTTATCTACGAGAAAGAGACTGCCTAATTGGAGTGCCGGCAGTGTGGCAAAAAAGCCACACTGCTAGTAGGCCCCGCTGCTTACGTGTGCATGTAATCTAGGGGTTGACGGTTTGGTAGATTGATTGTATAATATAGACTTACACACACAGAAAGGTTGATAGATATGATGAGTCACTTAGCAGCATTTATCGCTGGTATTATTGTTGCCACTGTTGGCTTCACAGGCATTGCACAGATCGCCGACAAGGGCGTGAACAAGGTGCAAGAAGTTGTGAGGGATGTCAAATGAGCAAGATGGCAGACCTAGCATATGATGTTGAGCAACTGTATATCGAAGGCCACAGTGCCAAGATGATTGCAGACCTGTTGGATTGCCCTGTCGAGCAGGTGCTTGGCTACATACAAGACATGGGCGTACAAGACGCTCCTGAAGACTACAGTCCCTTCGTATCCATGAACAGTTGACATGTACCTACACATCCTGCCAGAAGACGAACAGAAACAGTTGATCCGTGCTCTGCGTGGACCCCAATTTGTTCGTGAGCGCCACGGTAGTCTCTATGATCGTGGGTCATCAGATTCATACTACGGTCGACAGATAGACCCTCACCACGGTGGAGTTGGTGGCGACTCGGGGCCACGGGTTGAGGTCACAGATGCAGACAGCATTGCGGAGTACCTCGCAGGCTACGATTGGAATGAAACTCACGGCGGCAAAAAGGACTACGGTTAATGGGTTGGATAGTATACGAAGAGAAGTCGGGTCATATGCAGAAGTATTACAAATTGGCTTCGACAGCCAAACGGATCTGCACTCAGCACAACACTGAGCGGGACTATGATTTCTATGTGTATCGCCCAGACCGAAAGTGGGCCTTCTGTTCATACAGGGACTACGAAGGCGTCCTAATGGGCCTGCGTGGAGAGCAATTAAAGATGTGGCAATTCTGCAACACTGAAATTGGTTGACACTTTGAGCAATCCCTGCTATAATATACACATACACTAGCAAACAAGGAGCGAAACTTGAAACTTTTAATCACTACACAGGTCTACGAGAACTACGGTGCCCACGATTGGGACGGAGTTGGTGAGTGCCCACAGTACTGGAAAGCCAAGGGCGGTTCAGACTACGTGGTCAAGAACATCAACATCAACAAGGTCACGGAGACTGTGATGGGTGTGCGTGGTCAGATTGAGCAGGACAATGATGCCTTCCGCGAGACCATTATTGATTGGTCTATCGTGGCTGATGATGCTCTCACAGAGTTCGAGCAGAGCCAGTTGAACTACGAAGGTCACATCCGTTACGCTTCTAAAGAGATTGCCTGGTAATTGGTTGACAGTTTGGGCTTTTGATCGTATAATATACATATACTGAAACACAAAGGAGCGCGAAATGGCATTCATCACCCTGGGCAAGAGAGACGAAAAGTGGCAACCACGCAAGGGGCTGGAAGGACCGTTTTGGTTCGTTGATCGGGTCTTGTATTACGATCCAAAGGCAGGCCAGTACTGGGATCCAACCACCGACTTCTATGTAGAGAACGCAGAAGTGGATCGCTTGCAGAACCGCTTGATGGAAGTTATGAGGGCTGGGGTATGAGATACATTTTGGCAGCGTGGGACTCCACCGGCTTTGAAACCCTGCAGGACATCACCCACTTTCATCCTGAGAACTTTGAAAAGGGTCAGTTGATTGAGATCCTCAGTGGCCGTAGAAAGACTGAGAATCCGTTGGGTCGACAGATTTCAATGATGAAGTTGAGGGCACAGGCCAATAGTCAACGAACCTATGAAATCTACATGTTCACCACCCTGGACGACATTGAGTTTAAGGATGTAGAAGATTGGATGATCGGCGATCCGCAGAGTTTGGTAGACTGGGTTAGAAAGAATCATGCTGTAAAGATCTACAGTGATTATGTCCCTAATCACCGTAGGGCTATTGTTTAAATTGGTTGACAGTTTGGCAGTTTGGCGCTATAATAAACACATACACACAAAGGAGCGAAGATGAAGTTTACACAAACAGATTGGACAGAGGCAAACGGCACTAGCCTGCAGGGATATGTAACCGCTTACTACCATGAACTGGTAGAAGTGTTTGGCCAGCCCGAAGGCGGCGGCGACAAGACCACAGTGGAGTGGTGTTTGGAATTTGAAGATGGCACAGTGGCCACAATATACGATTGGAAAGAATACGAAACCCCAATGGGCCAGTATCGTTGGCACATCGGTGGCAAGAGCAAGCAAGCAGTTCATGCAGTAACTTCAACTTTCAAGGATCATCAATATGACACACATTGAACGATTGGCTAACGAGATTGCAGTGCTGAGTAATGACAGCCTCTCTAAGTTGGCTGCTGAGTTGGTTAAAGAGTATCCTACTCGTGCAACTACATTTGAGTTCAGTCTTAGCGTTGAGATCCAGGACGCTACGATTACGCAAGACCCCTGGAAATTTGTTAATCTTTAAGGAGCCGACATGCCAAATTGGTGCAACAACACACTGACACTCACCCACGAAGACCCAGCAATGATCCTTCGTGCTAAAGAAGCACTTGATCGTGGAGAGTTCCTCAATGAGTTCATTCCGGTGCCAACGGATCTGCAGATCGTTGCAGGATCGTTAGGTGACGGTGACGAGCAGAAAGAATTGGAACGCAAGACTGCTGAGAATCGCGAGAAGTATGGTTACGGCAACTGGTATGACTTCTGCGTAGGTGAATGGGGCACCAAGTGGGATGTAGGTGGCGATGGTCAGAGTGATATCCACCCTGATGGTAAGATGCTACACACATCGTTCGACTCAGCGTGGAGCCCTCCAGTCGCTGCCTATGACAAGTTGGTGGAGTTGGGCTTTGGTGTCAACGCCATGTATTACGAAGGTGGTATGGCCTATGCTGGCGCCTATGATGAGCATGGTGATCAAGAGATCAATCTCGAAGGCATGAGTGCCGACGACATTGAGCGTGATCATCCTGAACTGGACGAAGCATTTGCTATCTCAGAAAGCATTCGTGAATACGAAGCAGAGCAAGAGGAAGAGCTTACTGAGTGGATTAAGGATGGCGTTGCAGCCAATGAGGGAACAAAATGACAAGGAAATATGAATTTAAATTCACAATCGAGTGTGCCAGCGATGGCAGACCCGATATGGATCGAGTCGAACACATGATCGACTTGAACATGCAGGATCTGGTCTTTGACGATGAGTTCATCGCCGCCTTAGACGAGAAGGAAAGCGTCAGTATTCAAGTTGTTCCGCAATTTGGTAAACCAAACAGTTGACCAATTCGAATATTGATGCTATACTAATAACATGCTGAATTGGTTGGCATGATTTTTACACACACAGAAGGAAGTTAAAAATGAGTACCGATAAGAAATTTGCAGTAGCAGGTGTTTCAACCCTCGAAGGCAAGACCAAATTGCGCTTCGCTAACGATACCATGCGTATCAAGATCCTGGCAAAGAACGGCCACACTGACGTTGAGTTGGTTGAGCTGCCAGTAGAGATGACTAAGGCAGAAGCTGTACAGCACCTTAAGTCTATCCAGTTCGGCATAGGCAATGCTGCTATCCAAGCTGCTGTTGCCTATGCAGAGAAGAAAAACCCAGCCCCCCGGGCTGCGGTCAAAGCCCCTGTCGCGAAGACAGCGGCTGTTGTTGCCTAATACCGATTCGCTCCCGGTATAGAGGCAACTTTGGCATAACCCTGCTAGGTGTAGGGTTATGCTTTTTTTTGGTTGACAATTTGGACGTTGTGCGTTATAATTACAGCTTACACACACAAAAGGACACACAATGTTTACAAATTGCATAGCCTACGCAAAGCTAGTTTACAACAAAAAATTAAAAGCATATAAAGTACAGTTTGCATTTAATGTACACAAAAAAATGGTGGGGGACGAGATTAAGTATATATTCCCTACACAAGCAAAATGCAACTATGTTAGTGGGGACTTACTTGCAGACAACTTGCAAAACGAGGTGCAACGCACTGTGGCTTCTGCGCAACAAAGTTTGCGTACTACAAACATTGTATTTGTTGACTAAACTGTAGGGTTATACATAGCGCACTTGACATTTTGGACAAAGTGCGCTATAATAACAACATAGCAACAAAGGAAACACAATGCAAAATACAAAAAGCAAATTAGACAGTTTAATGTTACAGTTACAAACAGTGCTAGAAGAAGCAGAACTAGACGAACATGTTGCAATACAAAACGCATTTAATGCGTTAGCTTGTGCGCTAGACGACACAATTATACAATAACACTACAGCGCATAGGGTTATTGCGCACACACTTGACATTTTGGACAAGGTGTGCTATAATACATTTTTAAACAGCATTAGGAGCGAATACTATGCAAGCAACACAATTTGAAGTTAGCGACAAGCTGACACTGGCAACTACAGACACTAGCGAAGACAGCATTAGCACAACATACGACTGCAACATAGAAGTGCAACTAGCAGGCGACAGCATATGGGACTGCGAGATTGAGGCAGTTACAGTTACAAGCGTACACATACACGAGCAATGGTGGGACGAATTGGACGGCGACAGTAGCATACACATTACAGTGTGCTATAACGTAGACGGCGATGCAGAGTACGAGGGCAGCTGGAGACTGTATACAGACAGCGGCTTTGTAGATGCGATTAGCACACTGCTAGGTACAGACGTTATGTTTACAGAGCAGGGTATGCAAGACGACGGCTATGCGAGCATGGAGCTGTAATACTACAGCACACACTTGACATTTTGGACAGTGTGTGCTATAATTAACACTTAACAACAAAGGAGCAGTAAATGAAAGAAGCAATACTTGCAAAGCTAGCGGAAGTAGAAGCTATGCTGTTAGAGGCAAGCTGTGACGGGGAGCAACTAGCAGAGCTAGAATGCTTTGGGGATATGGAAAGTCCGCTTAACATGCTAGTGCAAGCGGTTGACTACTACGTAGACTAACCTGTAGGGGCGTAGGCCCCGCTGCCCAACGGCGGTTGACACCTAGCCAAAAGCATGTTATAATACATTTACACTAACACATTAGGAGCAGACAATGGATATCAAACAGATCAATCAAGCGATCATGTTCAGTGACTTGACCAACGACGAGTTGATGTCAGTGATCGATGCAGTTAAGTGGAAGCGGGCAACTATCGCCAAACTGACCAAAGCCAGCTTGCGAGTAGGCGATAACGTCAACTTCACATCTAGCAAGTTAGGTCGGAACGTGACAGGTGTTGTCACTAAGATCGCTATCAAGTTCGTTACCGTCAAGACTGCGCAGGGTGCATGGCGAGTACCTGCGAACATGTTAACCAAAATCGAAGACCGAGAATTTGCGTAAATAAACACATGAGCAAATTAGAATACTATTGCAGGCCCTTGGTGGCCTTTGATGCACATAACAAAGATCATCGTCGCTATTACGCAGAGTTCGTGGAACACAGCAGTTGGGGCCGTTGCCCAGTCCGCTTCATCTGTCCAGAAGACAATGGCGGTGACTTGATCTCCATGATCAAGAACAATCTCATCCAATACTATATCGACCGTGAGTTTGGTGGCGGAAAGTTGGCCACTGAGCGATCAAAGAGTCTTGACGAACAGGCCGGCGTTCTCTACAAGAAAGCCGGTGCTCTGCGCAAAGAAGCAGCCGCATTGACCAAACCCAGGAGAAAATGATGGAATGGCTAGACTTCGTGTTGGGCGCGGCCTTGGGAGGCTTTTTGGGCTTCAAGGTAGCCGAACACATCCATGTCACTATGTTCAAAGACATCCTGATCAAACTCAAGGTCAAAGACTCAGACATGCGCAACATGATGCAGGATCTGCAGAAGGATCTGCCTGAAGACCACGAGGATGCAATGCCCCGTATAGAAGTCCGGGTTGAGAAGGTGAATGATCAACTGTATGTGTACCGTTTGGATACCATGGAGTTCCTATGTCAAGGAGCAAACCGTGAAGCCGTTCTAGCCTGCTTGAGTGATCGCTTCCACAAGGACTTTACCATTGTACTATCAGAAGAGCATGGTGCGCAATTCCTAAAGGAAAGCCCTAGAACCTAAAGGGCATTTGGTTGACAGATTGGCAGTTCAGTGTTATAATACACACATGAACAAAACAAATGACATTCTACAATGGACGGGTGCTGTAGCCATAGTGCTAGGGCACATTCTCAATGCTGTGGGTCCTGCGGCATATCCCTACAATATTATTGTGTTCGCTGTGGGAACAGTACTGTTCCTAACCTGGGCCTTCCGTGTCAAGAACCGCCCACAACTGATGGTTAATGTGATTTCATTAGCCATAGGCATTGTAGGGTTATTGAAAGCTGTTGGTTGACAGATTGGACGAATGGCGCTATAATTAATGCTTACACACACTAAACAGGAGCTGAATATGAATGCAATCGCAACAGTGATCACAGAGCAGGCAGTACAGGACGCAACCAACGAAGCTGGTATGCAGGCTCGTACAGCCGCTAAGGCATTCCTGCAGAAGCATGGCGATCGTGATGCTTGTGGCTTTGCTTGGGTGGATGTCTACGGTGTCCGTTCTAACTCCAAGCTGGGCAAGTGGTTGCAGGCCGCTGGCTTCCGCAAATCCTACACAGGCAGTCTCCAACTTTGGAATCCAAGCCAAGCAGGTGTGCAGAGCATCAGCGTTCTGGAAGCAGGTGCTGAGGCCTACGCAGAGGTGCTGAAGACCAAGTTGGGCTTGGACAAGGTCTACGCTGGAAGCAGGTTGGATTGATGGAAGCCCTCCGAGAAACAACCGGGGGGCAGTTCCCCCCGCACATATACCTACTAGATGGAAACAAACTGGTAGCATACATAAAGACCGGAACATCGGAGCCTTACTATTTCAAGAATGGTATCAAGGGTTTCGACAAGCGAGGCAGGAAGTTTGAGAGTATAACTCCTAACCCGTTTAAGGTCAAGACACCAAGTAATCTAATCACTATCAAAGGCTCCAATGGCAAAGAATACACCGTCGATCCAGAAGCAAAAACCTGTACCTGTCCAGGGTTCCAATTTCGAGGTGCCTGCAAACACCTGGCAAGCCATAGTTGACAGAATGCTGTCAGGCAAATGAAGCGGTTTACCTTTTGGCGTAATGCCATCGTATCGGAACTCTACGTGGTTGAATGTGAAACAGAAGCACAGGCCCGCGAGATGTTAAACGACGGCCTAGTGGAAGTCCACTCCGAAGAGTGGGTGGATTGGGCAACTAGGGACTACGAGCTAGAGCACGAAGAGATCATAGACCCTTTGTACCGTATGGTTAAAGACTATGAATCGGTTGACAGTTTGGGTGAATGAGACTATAATTAACACATAGCAACAAAGGAGCTGGCAATGGTTAAACTCGTAGGTTGGATCGCTGTTACATGGTTCTTGTTCCACTTTGGCATTGCACAGGCTCTGCTGTTATGGACCGCAGGTGTAGGCACTGTGCTTTTTGGATAACATGATGGAATATCACATTGAAGCTGGCGCCAAGACCCGCCGTTATATTGAATCGGTCATGCCCTCCATGCTGACACAATTGGGCTTGAATCGTAGCCGCAAACTGTTGGTGATCAAGGTGGATCCAGAACTAGAAGAGATGGGCACAACCATTCCTCTAACAGGTATAGACACATTCCTTGTGGTGCTCAAGCCCAATCGCAACTGGGTCACATTGGGCGTCACACTGGCACACGAGTTGACCCACGTGGCGCAGTTTGCCAAGGGTCATTTGAAGCCTACGGCCAAGGGCACCATGTGGAAGGGCCGGCTGTACAAGAGGAATCATCCTTACCTTGATCAACCCTGGGAAATCCAGGCCTTTGCCAAGCAGGAGATTGTGTTCCGTAGGGCAATAGAGTTGTAAAAATACAACGGCATTTTGGTTGACAGATTGGTGGAAGTTCGTTATAATAGAAACAAGAAGAAAGAAAAAGCAAGGCGATCCTCAAATGTAAGAACCCAGCAGAAATGCAAAAAGGGTTGTAACTAAAGGATACGAAGCGAGTTTAGAGACTCGGCCTAAGCAGAACAGTTAGAAAAGAGTTAGAGGTTACCTACACCGTTAGGTACTTAAGGCGAGGACAGTGAGGCCGCTCACGCTCAATCTAAGTATATGAAGGCAAAGCGAAAGCTGAAGCTGGCGGGCACTGTAGGAAGTAATGACCGTCACGGCCCTAGCTAGACGTTGGTTAGGGTAGAGACAGAGAGTTGACAATGGTTCCTTTAATTCTTTTCTAACTGTTCATAACTAGGTTGACAACTAGCCAAATTAGTTGTATAATAGACACATACAAACAAACATTAGGAGCGAACCCAATGACTAAAGTAAATTATGACGCATTTGCCTCGTTTGACCTCAACGAAGCCTGTGACCACTTTGACTGTACCGATCAACGGGCCTGGAAGAAGATCCGCCCTTTCATCGTAGCAGACGGTGAAGAGTACGCAGAGGTCATGCTTAAAGAGTTTGACTACGATGAAGTCCATGACGGCGAATACCAGACATTTGAAGCAGGCGTTAAGTATGCCCTGACCAAGATGAACATTGCATTTGAGAAGGCAGGTGTGGACCTCCAGATCTGCGAGGTAGACCTGGTAGAGAGCATGGGCTTTATGTTAGTACGTGCTGACGACGAGCCCGAGGACTTTGTTAAACGGGTCTTGAAGAAGCCCGTTATGATGGTAGACAGCTGGATCTAATTTGGTTGACAGGGTGCCAAAACCCTGTTATAATTAACACATACACAAACACACAGAAAGAGCAAGATGAAAACACATCCTATTATGACATTGGCCAAAGCTAAAGAACTGTTTCGCGATGCCCGTCCATATAAGACCTTTGTGGCTGAATGGTTAATTGATGGCAAGACCTATAATGTCAACGGCGCAGGTGGCAAAGTCAAAGCCAAACGATTCCTCAACTACATCAAGATGCTAGAAGACAAGGCTGCGATGGTTGAAGCTGGCATTCCAGATCACGATGCGTTTAATCGTTTGGTACTTGAACAGAATGATGGCGCAAAAGATCCAGTGCGTAGACGTGCTCGTGGCCCTGGATTTGCCAGTGCCTTTCCTAACGGACAAGAGCGCAAGGTCAAACTGCGTGTGTATGAATATTTGCCACGTGAGAAAGAGATGGCCGCTGAAGACTATCGCGAGACCAAAAAACTGTATCCTTTCACCTGCCGTGTAACAGAGATTCATCTTACAGAGAATTCAGGTACACTGATTGCTTCTAAGACTCAGCCCTGCGTTGTAAATACCGCATACATGGGCCGCGTTGAAATGATCCATATGGCTAGACAAGCGGCTTAATAGGGGTTGCCAAAGTGTCAGCCTACCACTAGACCCTGCAACACGCCTGGGCACTTCGTAGGTTGACACCGAGGCTTTTTGGCAGTATAATTGACACATACACACAAACAGGAGCGAGTAATGAAAGAACTAGATACTAAAGACGCAGGCGGGTTTGCATTTGCAGCCGCAATGGATGCACAGCGTCAAAACTCAAACAACAAGAGCACCTATTCACAAGATCAGATCCGCAAGGCTCTCTCAGTAAGAGACCTACTTGATTCAGCGTTCAGCTACAAAAGTCTCTACATCAACTATCGCAAGAAGTTCATAGCAGTCAAAGCAGAAGGTGCTAGAGCTAGAGATCGTATGGCTAAAGAGGTCGTTGAGTTATTCGAAAGCAATGGCTACAATGTGGCAGCTACGCCACAGGGCTTGATCGTGCGTATTGCCAAATAATGGTTGACACATTAGCCAAACTGCCGTATAATTACTACATACACACAAAGGACACTAAATGACTACTAGACAAAAGGCTTTATCTTTCCTGTACGCAGGTATTGTGCTACTGTTAGGAGTTGTGGGCGGCATTGAAACCAGCCCAGATCTACTGTCAGGCGATGGCGCATACCTAGGCCTGTTTGCACTGGTAGGCATAGGCTTTATGGCCCTGGGTGCATCATATGCCAACGAGGCAGCATCAGAATGATTACTATACAAGGACTTACTCACAAGCAGAAGGTGCTTATGGATGTGATGTGGGCTATGGATTCAATGCCCGCAGTTGAAGCATTCATCAAGAGCCTGCCCAAACGTGATGGCCAGGACTGTGCTAGCCTAGTCACTATCGCTGTGCAGGAAAGCCTAGAACAAGATAACAGACTGGATCTCTATGAGCAGGATACTCTTGACCTTATTGCTCGTGTTAGCAGCCGCTAGTACTGCGGGCTGTGCTGTGCAGGACAGGGCAAAGCTGTTGCGCCCTGCGGGCACAGCGCCACATGACCCGCCACAGGGCCGCATGTTGTTCGAACAGATACCCAATTGGGATGACGCTGCCATCAGACGGTGCGGCAGTCACCTGAGACCCGATGAGATGAAGCCAGGCATGACCAGGCGGTGCTGAGGTGGAGGGGTCATGGTGGGGGGTCGGGGTATACATGCACAGTGTTGCGTATATACAACACTAGGGGTAGCAAATCACCACCATGAAACGATAAGTACTCCACCCTAATTTTTTACGCGACCAATTTTTTCCCATCTTGTAACCTTTTTCTACACTAACCACAATACCTACTATGAACTATACCTTACAACACAGAGACATTGCGGGCCACACTCTCGCACCCGGAGATCACTGTCTAGTCACTGAACACAATAGACTCATTCTGGCCCGAGTCATTAAACTCTATCCCAACAGTAATTTTCTACAGCTACAGCCACTTAATAGCTCTGCGGGTGGTCGTAGAAGCAAGCCCAGTCAAAAGCAGATCCGGCGGGAGTGCTACAATGTCCTTCGTATAGCGGATCAAGAAATAACCATGAGCATATTGCGTGGCGCTATATAATCACATGCAGCAATACTATGTTCTAAACTCCAGTCCCATTCTAAAGACTGTTTTTGAATTTATTCAGTGTCATGCGCTTGATCATGAAGTACACCTCAATCGCACTCGCTTTTGGCTAGACACTCACACGCCTGCATACACAGAGTTTGTGCTACGTTTCAGTGATCACTGTCCTCTAGTAGATCCCACTCTAGATCCAGTCACCGGGCTTTAAAAAACTGCGCACGTATTTTTTCGTGGTGTCTAGCCTTTTTTCAGCTATATACATGATCACAGGGAGATTATCATGAGCACAGTTCCACACTTCTATGACGATGATGAGGATGATGATTATGACGACTACGATGAGGATGATGATTATGACGACTACGATGAGGATGATGAAGAAGATGATGAGGACTACGATGATGAGGATGACTAGACACTCTTGATCGCAAAAAATCTGCGCTACTGCTTCGCAGCAAAAAATTTTGCGCTAGGCTGCGCCATCAACAACTGAAATCTCACAGCTAAATACATCATTAACCAATTTGGAGAACTTCATGGCAAGACCAATGACACCCGAAGCAATCGCAGCCACAGAAACTGCTAAAAAATTAGCCGAAACTACTGAACGTAAAGCACACATGGCCTATTGGGATCTACAGAGTCCCAAAGATGTGCCACCCGTTGAGCCCCCACTGCCTTCACTAGATCCCACTGCAGGACAGGCCTAATCGCTGCCACTCTGTGAGTGGTGATCATTGACATGTGATATATACTCACATGTCTATCACACTCATACAAGATCTACTCAAACCCAACCAATTCAGCTATGTCTGCCAACGCCTCACTGATCCTGCTATAGATTGGTTCTATCTGCCCTTTACTGCTAACCCTGATGATATCAGTGGGGCGGATCCCCAGTATCAGGGATCGTTTAGTCATTTGATCTACAAGGACAGTCAAAATATCAGTCCATTATGGGATCCCAGTCTGCTCATACTATTGGCTGCTCTGGATCATCAAGATCAACAATTGGATTCAGTACTAAGAGTGCGCCTGGGACTATGCACACGCACACCCTGGAGTGTGGAACACACACCGCATATAGATCATCCTGTACTGAATCATCGCACAGGCATATTCTATCCTGCGACCAGTGATGGTGACACTGTCATATTTGATCAGCGCAAGGAACAGCCTAAAAGGGAAATGTACACAGAATGGCACAGACAAAAACCCACGGCCAATCTATGGATGGACTTTCCCGGCAGGCATTTTCACTCATCAACCACACCCGTTGCACACGAAAGCAGATATGTGTTAACCATTAACTACACAGTTAAAGAATCCAAATAGGTAATGATGTGTCTAGGTTGATAAATACTCGACCAGGAGCACACAATGCAAGCATACAAGATCATGGCCCGAAACAGCCGCACAGGTATTAGACTACAGCGTCAATTTCTCGCTGGTGAACACATCACCGATCTCAGCAGAGCCAATCTTGTGGCACAGCAGTTTGCTGAAAGCCAAACGGCCAAGGATCGTGAAAATTGGGAACCTGTGGTTGCTGTCTACACAGTGGGCTTTAAACCCGGTAGTCAGTGATAATGTTCTAATCACGTTTGCTGCTATTGATCAAAATGAAAAAATAAATAGCAGCATGAATGAGTGTTTCACAAAATTATCACTAGGGCTTTCGCCGTCTAATCCTTTATTTGAAGACTGTAAAACTTTTGATTACGGGCATGTTGATGTTACTAAAAATCAAGGCAAAGAAGGCAGGGTCACCCACGATGTTGCGATATCAGCCACGTTCAAACAGCATAAAGTTCCGCAGAATTATTTCGAGAACGAACCAATTCTAGAACTAATACAAGAGTTTAATTTATACCCAAGAATACTGTTAATAGAACCCGGATACATCTATAATTGGCATAGAGATGTTTACCGTGCTACTGCATTTAATTTAATGTTGACACAAGATGATCAGTATTTGGTTATGTTTGCACATGAGCACAAGAAGGATTCGCTTATGCCTCGAGACTACGTCTATTTCCCCTATACTAGACTCACCTACGAACCCAATCAATTTTATCTGTTAAACACACAAATACCACATAACAGTATTAATTACGGAACTGAATCTAGATATGTTTTGTCAATGGGCTATTATGAACTGAATCCCTTGATAACCAAAGGGCCAATTACATCCGACCACTATTATTCAACTGTTGATAAACTAAAAGAAAAACACCTAGTTGATACATTGTGTGGTAATTTTAACGATCAGTGATACTGATAGTTAATTGAGTCTTGATTTTCTCTATAGGTAGTGGCCCCGTTTTTGTGATGAAACTTGCGAGCCATTTCTGTTTTTGGGCTCAGTGTTACAAAGGTTTTAACTTGGGGTTCGTGAGTCTTGATATCCTCTTGAGCCGCTTCTATAAGACTGCGACCCGCACCGGCTGCATAACTCCAAATGGTATAGAAGACCGCAGTAGAAGTATTCACAGCCACATTGGCAAGATCGTCTACACTTTGTGGAATTTCTGCTAGAAACTTCACACAGGTCACAGCCATGGGCTCACCTGTTTCACTCTTCAACACATAAACTCTGGAGTTCTTGTCCACTCTAAAGTCTGCAGGGATCTCAGGTCGAACAGGATCGTCCTTGAGCAGTCGTATCAATTCGTCTGTGAGTGTGGTGATTCTTTCTAGCATGATGGTCCACTAAGTTATGTTTAATTATATACTGCTATTTAACCTTTGTCAAGAAAATTCAGTGAATATTATCAAGAAGATAATTATAACAAATGACCACAACTCCGAGACTAATCATGATAGGCGACAGCTTCTCTGTTGAACCCATGGAATCAACAGACGCCACCATCACATGGCCGCGACAGGTGGCTGCTGACCTAGGACTCAAATTAATGCCCCTGAGTCAGCATGGAGTCAGTCAAGATTGGTGCTTTCAACAGTTGAGAGCAGGATTTCATTCTGTGAATCAAATCACAGCTGAAGATCGAATCGTCATATGTCTAACACATCCCAACAGATATTGGTTTGTGCAAGATGAACCCAATCTCAGTAACATGCACATCATAGGTATGGATCAGTATGTTTCCAAGGAAAAAAACAAGGCCATAGAAGGATTCATGCAGCACATTCAACGACCACAATTGGATACTCTGCACATGATGATGAGATTGGGTTGGCTCACCAGTTACATCACTAGACTGGGCTTGCCCAAGCCTTTGATATTGCGCTGCTTTGACATAGACGTCAGTGAAGCTCAACACCACCAAGAAATAGCCTGGGCCACGGGCACCTTGTTTGATATCCAAACGCAAGAGTTTGCGGAACCAGGCACTCAAAGTGATCAATATTTTAGAGGCGTGGACTGTAGATACAATCACATCACCTTGAGCAATCATGGCATACTGGCCAAAAAAATTGTGGATTTTTTCCAACAAGGTCTAACAGTGGATCTTGCTGACGGATTCGTTCAAGGACTTATTCTCAAAGACAGTTGGCGAGATACAGATTTTTGTGCGAGAGAATTCAATCAATATCGCATCACGGACATGCATGCTAGGCCTGCGTGGACTATGTCAAAAATAATGAAACGACCCAGTTGGTGAAGTTTCAAGTTTTTTGTCACTGACCATGCCCTGCAGCTAACTACTGTATGACCAACAAATACTCTACACTATATGTGATCGGTGACAGTTTTTCTGTACCGCCCAAACCCGAAGACACCACAGTGACTTGGCCACAACAGGTGGCTCGTGGACTTAAACAACAATTGGGGCATGATGTTGTTTTAGAAAATCTCAGCATCATGGGCTGTGCTCAAGACTACTGTTGGGACGTTCTGCAGCATTTGTTAGAACATAGAATTACAGAAAATGACTACATTGTCATAGCTCTAACGCATCCCAGTAGATTTTGGTTCCTAGATAGACTACCCGAAATGACCAACAGCAACATCATTGATTTGGACAGTTTTGTCACCAAGGATGAAGCCAAAGCCATTGAGTATTACATACGTTATATTCAACGAGTTAGATTAGATCTCATACACATCAACAATCGCATGGGCTATCTTGCCTATCAGACTCTAAAGAAAAAACTCAACAGACCTATAATAATGAAATGCTTTGGGCAGGATGTGGATCAAGCTGAAACCTGGCAGGAAATCAATTGGGCCAAGGGCGTACTGATGGATGATGTGCAACAATGGGAATTTGAAGATATCACGGCAGATCTTGATGCTAAATTTTGGTACGGACTCGATGGCAGATACAATCACATGTGCCTAAGCAATCACAAAATTCTAGCGGATAAATTGGTTCACAGTCTTCTCACAGACACTCAGCTAGACCTTACAGAAGGATTTGTCAAAGGCTTGATCAAAAACAATGCGCTTAAAGACGATGACTTTATTTTCAAAGAATTAGACGTGGCCACTGTACGATCAAATCTAGAACATCGTGACAGATACAGGCCCGTATTACCTTGGGCAAAACGTCGCAAGATATACACAGGACAGGTTGACAAATAAATAATAATAGTGTATACTGTACTATACCTAGGAGGATTTTTATGTTTGGAACAAATTATACAGGTGGTATCACAGACTACCGCTCAGCAGAAGAAGTAAACTCAGCAATGGGCCGTGTCTACGGACATATGAGTCTTGCTGTTATTGTAAGCATGATTGTGAGTTACTTTGTGGGCTCTAGCCCAGAATTGTTGCAGTTCTTTTTTACGGGTGCAATGAAATGGATTGTGATTTTTTCACCCTTGGTAGTCATCCTGGCATTTGCTTTTGCTGCCCAGCATTTTAATAAAGGGCAACTACAACTATTTTTATATGCGTTTGCGGCTCTAATGGGTTTGAGCTTTGCCACAATCTTTGCGGTGTTCACCATGGGATCAATTGTATCGGCATTTATGTCAGCAGGTATACTGTTTGCTGTAATGAGTGGTTATGGCTACTTTACCAAACAGAGTCTTGACAGCATGGGCAAGTTCATGTTTGTGGGATTGATTGCTATCATCATTGCAAGTATAATCAATATCTTTATTGGTTCAACAGTGATGCAGATGGTGATCTCAGCTATTGCTATCATTGTGTTTCTGGGTCTAACTGCCTACGACACACAGAAGATTCGTGAAATGGTTTCAGTAGATGGCGATACAGGTCGTGAAGAAGTTATGGGCGCATTAACTCTCTACATGGACTTTATCAATCTGTTTATCAACCTACTACAGTTGTTTGGCATTAAGAAAGATTAATGTGGCGACTCAAATACTATTTGGCCACAGGGCAGTTGAGATCTAAAACATTCTCAACACTAGAGCAAGCTGTGAGATTTTCAGTTTACTCTATATACGCTTGGGATGTCTACGACTGTTATAAGATCGATTAATCTAAAGACTGGGCCTGTTCTAGACTCAGCTCTTGATCTTCTAGTTCGCGAATTTTATCTGTAATTTCATCAATAAGACCTAGGTTTCGAAGTATTTTGAAAACTAGGTTTTCTACTGACCACTCGCCCGCACGTTCCAGTCCTGCCTGACGCATTTTAGTGATCTTTTCTTTTACTAGTCTCAAGCGGTTGAGATCTTTACTTAATAGAGCAGTTTCAATGTCGTGGATGACTGAATCTTTTTTAGCTTCCACAGCACTGTCATCTACTTCTGGTTTTATTTTCTTTGGTTCGACCAGCCATTGATTGTCAGCTATGCTATACACTCCGGTACTGTGGTGTTCTTCTTCTTTGCCCTGAACATAACATTCAACAGGAAGACCTTTGATGGTGATATTGTGTTGTTCGCCCCAGAGTGCCTTTTTGGCATTGAATAGTTCTCTAGCAGCATCATCTACTTCACCTTGAACAATAAGATGCAGATCTAGGTCTGAATGCTCGGTCCAGGTATAGTTGGCATTTGATCCTGTAATTGTATAATCTACTACATCAAGATCAATGCCGATAAACTCTTGAAATGCATCGGCAATTTCTTTGAGTTTTTGTGCCACCGCTGGGTCGAGTGCATCACCGTTCCATATCTTGGGATTGAGACGGCGATTAACTGTGATTATATCTGATCGTTCGTGTAATTCTCTTAGACGCATCTACTATTTAGCCCACATTAAATGATAATGTGTTAGTACATGATCGTTGTAGAATTCTGCTACTAAACGACAATACATGTCGTTTTTTTCTAATACTATTTGACATTGATCTTCAGGTTGCGTTAACAACCAATTGGTATGATCTAATCCTAGCGTTTTATGCACTTTGGGCCAATCAATTTCAATGTTTTCGCCCTCGCTATCTAACCATTTATACAACTCTACTTTTTTAGTCTTCATCGCCAAACTGCTTGTTTAAAATCTCACGCATCTTACTTGATTCAACATTGGCACGAACCTTGCCTAGACCAACACCTTGAGTTGGATCTTGTATAACACCATCTTCATCGATGCGTCCTTGAATAGTACTACGAGCCTTGATTGACTCAATTATACTAGAACTACCTCTGCTTGTTGCACCGTTATTTTCTTGTTCGTCCTCGGGTAGGTCACTGATTCTTAAACTTTCTAGATTGAACTCTAGATCAATCTTCATGCCTACCCCACTACTTGACCGTGTCTTCATCAACTGCAATTGATAGCGACCACGTTCACGCATAGCTCGACTGGTAAAGATACCAAACACATTATCTGCCGTTTGAATCTTGCTCAAACCACCCGAGATGTGACTGTGATCAAATTCAACTTCTTCTACAGCACCACGATTTAACTGTGCCGCAGTAACGAACACACAGTTCTTCTCCACTGCTAGATTACGAAGTTCTTCTGACACATACTTGTCTTTGATGAATAAGTCAGCCGGGCTGATCTTTTTACTTACAGGCATTAACAAGTCTAAGTAGTCAACTAACAGTACGTCTACTTTTTTGCCTACTTTAATTTCATATTCTTTCAGGTATGCACGAATGTCGTTGGCAGTCTTGCCTGAGGGCATGTATTTTATCTGTAGCATGCCCGACTTCTTGCCGATCATTTTAACTTTCATTTCAACATCATCTAGATCTTTAAAAATGTCTTTAGTTGATGTTCCTGTTATCATTGCATCAATACGCATACTGACCAGTGCTTCTGAAAGTTCAAGAGTTAGATAGACCACATTAAGACCCATCAATGCCCAGTTCACACCCAAGTTAGCCAAGAACAAACTTTTACCTGCGCCGGATCCACCGGCAAAGATGTTTAGTTCACCACGATTAAATCCACCAAATAACTTACGATCCATACAGGGCCAACCTGTGCTCACCTGTCCATTCTTGTCTTTGATGCCCATCAATCGGCCACGAGGATCAGCAAAGTAGTCTGTGCCCATATCTCGGGCAAGTCCAATCTGTACAGCTTCTTTAATTAATACTTCCACTGCACCATAGTCATGTTTTTCTAATAGATCAGCTGATTGTATAATTGCACGTTCAAGAGCCTTGTGTTGAGTAAACTTCTCAAACTCATCCATGAACCAGTCCATGTGACCTTCTTTAAGATCTTCTGGACGTTTCATATCAGTGCGGCACGATGCATTGACCATTTCATAGTCTGGCAGTACATTATAGCCCTTGGCATATTCATGAATAAATTCTGCTGCATCCTGTAGTTTTCGGTCAAACAATGAATGATCAAATATACCTTGGCAGCGCACAAATACTTCGGCATCTGCCAGCATGAGTTCAAGATATAATTTTTGTACTTCGTAGTCGTAGGTCTTTATCATCGTATCACTTTATAATCCATAATAATTGTTCTGCGTGGCAATGTTTTTATAGGATAAACACCGTGGAAAATATCGCCACGAAGTATTATGCAACGGCCTGCCCAACTGCTAAATGATTTGTATAATGGTTTATCGCCTTTAGTTAAAAAAGCATACATAGACCCCCATGCATTTTCTTTTGCACTAACATTTGGGTCTTGGTTTATTTCTCCATCTAAATAGAATATCTGTGTAACACAATCGTTGTCGTGTGTATGCATGCTTTGCCAGCCGCCTGCGGCATATTCCATGCTCCATGAAATAGTTGGCACAAAATTTAGGTCAATTTTATTTCTTTTTAATCGTCGCTTGGTCCATTCGAATATACCATGTGTTGCTTCTTCCCAAGCGGGGTGTTGAACATAGTTATCAAGAAATTGTTTGTGTCTCACTGTCTGTGCAACCACAGGATCACTCCACAATGGGTACTGTCTAGCATTAAACGCCACAGTTTCGTTGCTGTATTCAGTATTGGGATTTGATTCAACCAGTGGCAATAGGTCTTGATACTTGGTATATTCTGTATCAATTAGCCATTGATCACCTGTTTGATATTTCTTATTATAATAAAACATATATTTTATTATACACTAATTGCTAGGTGCTTTGCAACACCAAAGTTGTATTTCCACTCTCGTTGTTTAGTGTGATACAAGACTGCTCCGATAGAACTAGATGGATCTCCTGGATTAGGTAAACTCCACCTGTACTTAAATGCAGGTTCCACAAATCGTTTATTAGCATCTGAATTCATAGCACAACCGCCCATATAAACTAGACAGTCAGTGTTGACTAATTTCTTAGCTTCTAGCATAACCATACGGATTTGATCTTCAAACACTCGTTGAACTGCGGCAGCAATATCGTAACGGTCTTGTTCATTTCCAATGTCATGCGGCCAATCGAGGATGCCCTTGTGCATGTTCTTACCAGAGATTAATAGTCCGCTCATGTATTTGTGAACATCATGTTTATAACGATGTGGGTCGCCCTTCTTAGCCATTTGTTGCAATAGATATTCGTCTTGTATTGGAGTCATTCCTAACAAGTTAGTAAATGCGCTATAGAATAGCCCTAGACTATTAGGATAACTTCTGCTCCACACTTTGCGCATTTCTCCGTGTAGGCCTTCCCATATGGTAGCACATTCAAATTCACCTATGGCGTCGAGTACCACAATAGCACAATGATTAAAAGGACTGGTATAGTAGCCTGCGGCTGCATGACTACCATGATGCGGTGTATAAGTGATCGGAGCATAATGTTGCGCTTTCATATATCTACGTGGAAGTACCTTCATATCTAAGGCACGATGCCACTGTCCTGCGTATGCCTGTCTTGCTTTCTTTATCCAGGGTCGTTCGTACCAAAAGATACGATCTGGTGCTCCAAGATGCAGGGCATCGGTAATTATTTTGCTGTCTAATTCATCCGAAGAACCCACTTGATTGGACCACAGACTGCCGTCCTTGAATACAGCAAGACTACTTCCATGATTAAGGGCATTTACCCCCCACATGATCATTTGTAGATAAATGGATCACGTTTACGCAATTCTTCTAAACGTTTTTTCCATGCCTTGCGTTCTTGATACTTGTGCCACGGATATAAAATAAAATCTAATATTTTTTTAATCATTTTGATTCTCCAATACTGCTATCTTGTTTAGCATCTTTCTTTTTTCAATTTCAATCTTTGCAGGATTTGCCGTTGCTGTTTTTATAGCATCAACAACAACAAATAGTTTGCCATATTTTTTCACAGCGTCTGCACAATCTTTCACAGAGTCATCCCAAGTTGGAAATGCAATTGACCAACCTAGTTCTTTAGCTTGATCTATTAGAAACGTGCCTGCTTTATCTTGATCTGGGATCACAATCACTTCTTTGCCTATACTGTTAATTATCCGAGCCTGTTGGTCGGAGATTTCATTAGTGAGCAAGGCCACCCCGCCGACGCTGATAGCGTCAAATGGGCCTTCTACCACAAACAGATATCTATGTGCCTCACATTGTTCGTCAACGTTGAACACAAAGAATGGATGTTGATCGGACAAATACTTGGGCTTTCCGTCTGTGACTTTACGTGCTGTGTTGCCTACAATTTTTCCAAGATATTTGAAAGCAATGATGACACGATCTGCATAGCCTGCTTCTGGACTCCAGAAGAAGTGATCGCTCAACGGATCGTAGCCTCTACCTACCACATATTCTACCGCCTTGATCAACTGTTGTTCTTGAACATCAGTCAATTGAGAATCCAACCATTCAATTAAAGGTAATGCACCTTCGGGCAAGGGCTTTTCTGTGAATGTGGGTTTTTCTACAAATGCTTCTGGTTGATATTCTGTAGATTCGGTTTTCATCGCTTCAAATATCAACTGCTTGATATCGTCGTCATTGGCGCCTAACCATTGACAAAGACTTTTAAATTTAGCAGTGATTGGGGAGCCGGGTTTCCAACCTGTAGAATATTTGCAATTGAAACAATTATAGACAACACTGTCTGTAATAATAATACCGCCACGCTTTCTAGTGTCGTGTGCATGACCTCTATGCTGACAGCAAGGAGCATTGAAACTAATCCAGCCGCTGGGACTGGTCTTTAATTTTGAAGGAAGGAGAGTTCTAAACTTATCAAGAACAAGAGTCATACATACAGTATACTATCTATATAGTACGCTGTCAACTTTTCCTGTGTTTGATAAATCCGGAATATATTTGATTCTAAACCAATTGAATTTGCCAGTGATGTTTTGATAAAGAACAGGATCCTGCATGGCACTTATAGTTTCTAGATCAACCCAGCGTTCAGGATTTCCGCCTGCACTTTGACTGCCCTGAATGATGATATCGCCAATGTAATTGGACATGTTGATTTGGAATGTATGCAGACTCTGCGGAGTACCGTACTGGGGTTGTGCATCAATAATACCACTGATATAGTATAATGATGTGCCGGGGTCGTAAGGTTGATAATTTTTAAATTCTTTTATTACTAGACTATCAACTGGTTCTCCGAATACATCCCCAGTGATTTCTATGGGGCTAAATGCGCCATACTGACTATCTATATACAAGGAGTTTTTAGCCGTGGTCACATGTGCATCACCATCAAGCGTTCGTGTCTCGGTGTTTACAGAGTATTGATAAAAGCCAGGTTCGATGTCTCTCAATTCCGAATTGTATAAAATAACATATGCCTTGCCGCTCGACGCACTCTGAATTACACAATCCTTTTGCAGTATGAGTTCTTTAGATTCTCTATTCACTAGATTGAAAACTAGATATGATCCTGTTATGTCTTGGGCCTTCTGGTCAGAATTACGCACCTGCAGGTCTATTCTGTTATCGACACCTCGATGGATTTTTAAGTTGCGATTATACACTCTACGATACCTCTCTGTTTGCCAGGCGGCTAACGTATTTGTAAATACGTCTATCTTGTTTGGATATAAATAAACTGAAATAAGTTGCATACACTAGCGGACCTTTACACTATTTATCTATGAGAATCACACATAACTTACAAGAAAACTTTCCTTTTATCAGTGTTGTAACCCACGTTGATCAGGAATATGTGGGTATCATAATCAACCAAGATTCTGCTATCACCAGCATGTATGACTATGCACACATCAAAACTGAAGAAGAAAAAGCAAAATTCTTAGAACTAGGAGAAGTTTGGTGGTGGGAATCAAATAGACAGATTCCTATTAATATATTTTTACTTAAAGAAATTTATGCTTTCCGATACACCATCAAAAACTTTTCAACCAAAGATGTCAAGGTGTTATTTGGTCCCTGTACCAGCCTTAATAATATCATTGTAAAACGTATCAAGCGCAAATCAATCACATTGGTTAGACGGGCTACTTGATGCCAATAATCATTACTCGATTAAAGGCCTTGTCTTCAAATTCAAATCTTTTAATGCCATCGTAGAGCTGTTCGCTCATGGGGTACTTTAGCATTAGGTCCTTGATACTGGACATAGAATTAACATGATCCTCATCTAGCATATCGCTGGCCTGTAGACATACCACTGTGCCCGCTGGGATATTTGCGTACCATTGACTCGAAGTCATGTGCTCAACACTGGAATTTATAATCACATCTGGTCTTGGTTTATATTCCAACAGATTGATGTCAACGGTATGTGCCTTGAATTCCCAAGCTCGATAGACCCATAGATTGTTGATGGCCTCTGCTATAGGTTCACATGCGGGATCTTGGTCAAAGCTACGGACCTCCAGCACAGGTATTTTATTTCTAGTACGGATTAAAAAATTAGCCAAGGCATACCATCCCGCTAAAATCCATATACGATAACCGTCCTCAATAGGTCTATGTTCTTCAAGTGTACGCTCTAATCGATCCACGAGCCAAATCTTGCTCTGTATCTGAGCACTGCTAAAGGCATCAAAGTTCATTGGAATCCATAACTAATCTGTTCACAGATTAAATTCATCTGTACAACGATAGCAACAGCATAGGCAGTGGCATGACTCTTCTTAAAGTAGTAATCACCAGTCTCTGGCTTGGTCCATACTTCCGTCATGATCGTCGTCCAAGGCTTCCCAATCAGATAACGTTTGGCTGGGCGGATCATAGCTAGGACGGCAGATAATTGTTCCACGGAAGTCGGTAGGGTCTTCCGGATTATATCTCCATGCCCGTTCAAATGAAATAACAGATTTACAAATTCGTCTTGTTGAAGTAAGTCCCATAGTGGCTCCTGATTCATTAGATAAACTAGATGTTCTTCATCACGAACACCTTTATAAATTCCAACATTGAGAAAATCTATTTTAAAATACTTTTCTTCTTCTGCCTGTTCATAGGGAAGTTGACATAGACCACTAACTGCATCTACAGGAACAGCGTGTAGATATACACCTGTGTTATGCTTGACCAATCGTTGATTGTCTAGTCTACTGGCAGGGATGTGTTCAAACAATTTTAATGCTTGATCGCGGTCTACAAAGTCTATGTCAATATCCGGCATTAGTTCAATCTCGTGGTTTCAAACAATAGCAAAGGCAATGTATCTGCTAGAAACTGTGCATACTCTTCAGAATCTTCGCGATCATTGAACCCCGTAAATTTTACAAATACATCGTCGGAATCTTCCGCAATCACTATCTCAATGTCTATATCGTCTCTAGATATATGTTCTTCGTTGTGTGCTAACTCTACTTCTTCGTCTTCTACAGGTGGTGCGCTTGCTTCTTCTTTTCTTTTCTTATAAATCATAATATTTTCGCCTCCTTGATGACGTCTTTAACTAACTCTACATCTGCGGGTAAAGATTTAAAACGTCTGGACCAATAGTTAGGATCAATAATTGGACCAACTATATCTAGTTGCTCATCATTCATACGCTTTAACATTTCCTTCCCCGACTTGCTATTTAACACCATCCACGGACTAATCAATCCTTCCTTGATATCGTGCGTAGCGCGGTTGAGATTAACGTATTGAAAGTAGTGTTCCCAGGGGGCTGAGTTAGCATCACTCCATTCCATCATGGTTTTGATGGTTCTCTGTATTGCACCGTCTGCTGGTTCTATTTTTATCAGCTCACTGATATAGGTATCATAAAGTTCATCTCTGCACCAATGATCTAGTTTTACTCCACTCTTGACCACAAAGTCAATAAATCTCTCTGGATAGATAGGAGCAGTGTTTACAAGAAAACTACCAAACTTTACCATGGCATTGTAGAATGAACTACCTGCAAAATCATCAAAGGTCTTGGGACTAGAACCTCGCTGTGCCAGTTCATAAAATCGTTGGAATGTTAACAGGCCTGCCTGAACATGTCTTTCATTCTTGCTCATGTGTCTACGTTTCTGTTCACAGACATGCACAGCCAAAGTTTTTTCTTTGACAAATTCTTTGCCGCAGTATTCGCACTTATAATTTAATGTCTGCAATTTGCTTCTTATCCCAACCAAGGTCCTTAGCATATTCTTTTATTTCTTTGTCTGTAGTTATTGCTGCTAGAGTTTCAACATCTGTCATTTTCATGTTCGGAAACAGCTCTGCTAGAAAATCTACTTTTTTATTTTTTTGTTTTTTAAGAGGAATCCATTCATGAAAATAGGTTTGACCTGTGCCTCTACTACAGGCACACAACGACTGCCAAACCAGTTTGGGATGTTTTTGAATATTATTCCAATTTTTATTGTAGTATTCATTTACGGTCAAAACAAAATGCTCTTGAAGCGACCGATCACTGCTTTTAACACTGCTGATATATCTATTAAGATTCCAGAAATCTCCTTTGATCTCTTTCCTTCCATCATCAGTGGCGGCATCCCATAAGTCTTTCATTCCAAGATCAACTGCTGGAATTATTTCTTTAAAGAGGTCTATGTGTTTATTTGCCATTGTCTTTGCTTAGGTGATATATTATTATAACACGTTCTATTGCTTCTTGTAAAGTGGGATTTGTCCGGGCAGCCCGCCGAATTTTACCCCAAAGTTGATCTTCCATCATGTGATCGTGCAACGGTCTTCCATCACTCGTGCGCGGATCAAAGTTTGGATTATCTTTATTATACATCCACCCTTGTACTTGTTTATTCGAGTCGCCTGCTTCTGAGGCATATACAACGCTATCTTTGTGTTCGTATGTATAGGTAGCACCTGGTTTAAGATTTCCCATTTTTTGCGTACCCTACAGTTTCACGCTCTATATCATCGTGATCAAACTCTGCCCAATATAATTCAAAAGCAACACAATCAGCTACTGCTTCAAATTGATGATATTCTCCGGGTGCTACCTTTGTATACTCTCCGGCTCGTAAAAGTGTTTCATCAACTAGATCATAGTTGTTTTTCCAAACACGAATGATCATTTCACCTTTTTCTACAAAGAAGCCATTCCATTTGTATTGATGTTTATGCTTGGAACATGTGCCGCCTTTTTTGGCTTCAATGCGGTGAAATTCCAATACACCATTGGCTTCTAATAATTCTGTCTGTCCCCAAACTTTTCCTGCTTTCATTTTAAATAACCTTATCTAATTGTAAAATTTCGCTCTGTCTACTGATTTCTTTAACAAAATATGCACATGGCGGACTAGGACCATCATGCAATGGCACAGTGAGTAATTGTCCGTTTTTCATTTTAGGAAAGTACCATCTCACGTCTTGATAGATATTTACTATTTCAATGGGCATATACTCACATTTAAATCCATTTATGGGATTAAAAATAAATGCATCAAATCCACGTTCATTTAGGCTGGTCAGGGGCAAAACTTCAGGGTCTAGTCCACAATCTCGATCTCCAACGATCATGCACCAGTCTAGTGGCATTTGTACTTCATAACCTCCCACACTTAATAATATAGCAGGCGAGTTAAATGATTCCAAAAATATCAACGGCATAAAAAAGAAATCTGGTTCGTTAGGATTGGAATTATCTAATACTGAAAATCTAGTGTCTTCGTCTACCTCATCTGGCAATTCGTTTAGATCAAAAGATCTATTGTTTAGGGTTAAAATTTTCATATGGATACCTTGGTAATTGTAAAGGGGTACTTGGCCTCTTTGTAAAATTTCTTTCGTTCAGTGAGATGTCGTTTGGAATATTTGCACTGTGAAGTTATGTCCCAGATTTCAACGTGGTCTTTGTCTTGCGCTTTTCTAATGCCTCGCCCAATACTTTGTATAACTCGGACAAAGCTCTTTCCGGGCTCCACAAGAACCAAATTAAAAATCCTAGGGATATTAATACCCACAGCGGCCACACCATAAGTCGCCACAATAATCTTACCATCACTTGTTTTAATCTCGTCATATTCTTCTTTCCTATCGCCTAGCTTCATTCCACCACTAACGAATACAGCTTCCGGTATGCGCTCAATCAATTTATTCCCAGTGTCAATTCTGTTGATTAACACTAGAGTATTTCCTGTTAAAGCTAGTGATTGTATTTTATTTGCCATCCAAGTAATTCTAGAATCGTCGGTGACCAAAAATGCATATTCGTCTGCAAAACTTCTAAATTCCTGTACTTCGTTGGTTTGCAAAATGTTAATTTGTAATTGTGCTAGAACGCCCTTCTCCTGTAGGTCATGTGCCGATACCTGATTGATAACTGGTCCGATGCTGGCAAGGATGCCTTGAAATTCCCATGCTTCTTTGGGAATAGTTCCCGTGAGTCCCCATCGTATAGCACAGTTGCTAAAGTTCTGTGTCAACAATTTCGTTAACACTTCTGCCTTGGCCTGATGAACTTCATCGATAATAATTGCAGATACTCCAGCAGTAAATTCAGCTAACGATAACACTTCGTCATCGTAACTTTTCTTATCGAGTACATTAAGACTTTGCCAGGTGCAGATAGTGTGCGTCTTACCTAATTCTTTTCTGTCGCCGAAGTATACACCCACATCTAGTCCAAGGTTTTTGTAGTCTTCTTCAGTTTGTACAACAAGAGATTTGTTCGGAACAATAACCATCGTACGCCCATACGCCTCACAAAGATGCGACAATGTCGCTGTAGTAATTGTTTTGCCTGCACCTGTAGCTACCTCCTGTAATGATTGTGAGTTTTCTAAAAACTTGTTAACAACGTCGTATTGATAATCACGAAGTACAATAGGAGTTCCTGCTTCAGGATGCCCCTTGGGCCATGTCTTGCCCTTGTCTGCCCAGTAGTTTTCTGTTATAGGAGCAAATTCTATCTTGGTGTGATGTCGTTGATCTTCAATATCTATTTCATATCCAGCTTCTTCTACGATGGGCAATATAACATCAAGGTGTGCAAGATAACCAGTACCACCGATGCTAAAATAGGTTTTTGTACCATCCCATCGACCCAGTTTGTATGATGGCATGTGTCGGGCATATGGTAGATCAAATTTCAATTTGTTAACAATTTTACGCCGTGTTTCAACACTGAGTCCTTCCAACTTGATATTAACTTCATCTCGAATCACTAGTTTACAAACTGACAATTTTCTGTTTCCTTGTAGGAGTTGGTTTTATGTCACTCAAATAACACACACAAGGATGAGTATCTAACCACACAGATGAAGTGGGTTCGTTGATTGGTGTGTAGCTATTTGTTACAACTATTTTAACATCAATGTTGTCTTTAAACAACCACTTAGGGGGTTTATGAAAGAATATAAGTATTTTACCTTCTTGAACTTTACCACCAAGATTGTTGTCTTTGATCCATGCATTTAGCTGAGATTTCTTTTCAGTGGGGTCTCGAAAACACACCCTGATATCTGATCTTGGTATACCGGCAATATCAGCAGACTCGACAAATTTTTGCAACCAATCAATGCTGTCTTGAGTATTGCGATCAATTAACACACAGACAATCCCATCGACCTGCTTGTAAAGGTCAAAGAAATCTCTATTAGATTTCATCCAAAAAAATCTTGATTTAGATGAACAGATAACCTCAAGTTTGGTCTCTATTGGTCGATCAAATCGAGTAGGATACCCCATGCTTTTGGCCAAGAATATATTTTGGTCTATATCATCCTGTTTGTGTTTTTGATAAAATAGTTCTGCATCTTCAGTGGCATTACACAGCACTAATTCACCAGCTGTGATATATGCACAGGGGATAATTTGATCCTGTTGATCCCAAATCTCTGCCACTGTGTCAACCAACGTGAGAAAAGTGTCATCAAGTTCAAAGTCATGCTTTCTGCAAAATTCTTCAAGCTGTATGATATTATATTTGTAAACATTTAGCACACGCAGTTTTCTATCACTGTCCCAGGTGTTGGAACTGTATGGTGTATTTTCAGTATGAAATTCTTTTTCGAAGGCTTCTTTCAATGCATATGGAAATTTTAAACACACTGTGATCTCACCCTCTTCGGACTGTTCTACAAATATTTTTCTAGTAAGATCTAATTTTCTAAAGGTGGTTTTCCATATAGGTGTGTCTATCAACGTGCCATAATCTATGCCGAGACTGTTGGCAAACGTTTTGTACTTGGACAGAATTTTCAGTAAAAAACCACCTTGATTAGCAGTTAATTGATTACCGAGATCTAGTGTATTATAGAATCCATGTATGGCAGCACGATCTTGATCTTGCAAGATTGTTATATCAAACAGTGTCTGATTATAAAATTCAACTAATAGATCTTCTACACAAGAAAATTTTGTCATACTAATACTATACTGTATTTCTTAACAAAAGTCAATGATTTTTCAATAATTTTTTAATGCGGCAACAAGGCGTTGTATTGGAATCCCTGTGGATATTTCTTGCACTGTCCATTCGGTATGACACAGTTTCACAAACCATTGTGTTCTGTCTGGCAAGATTGGCCTATTGATATTTTCAATGACATCGCTGACGTCAAATGCCAAACTTGTGTGGTCGCAGATCACAGGAATTCCACTGATCGCCGCTTGCACAGCAGGACCGCTGTTGTGATTTATCACGCAGTGATATTTGTAATTGATATCAAATGAATCATAGCTATTTGGAATTTTTTTTGGCTGCTCAACTGTGACTCCTTGAATATTCAAACTTACCGGCGATCGCGGATGCGGTCTCACTACCACAGATTTATCAGTGAATTTTCTAATTTCTGCCACTTTTTGTTTCACCCATTCCGCCATGGATGATTGCCCTTCCCACTGAAGACTACGCTCATGTTGACAAGCAATTAAAATTTTATTATTTCTATTATCGTCAACGGGTTTCAAATCCACGCCTAGAATTTTTGGTCGTGCTTGATCAAGATTTTCACTATTTCCAAAAATTCCCAGGCCATGGATGTGGTCTAAACTGATACGCCAAGTGGTGCCTCGGATGAGATTGCCCACCTCAATGATCATCACTGGTTTTCTTTTTGCTCGGCATTGATTGTAGATGAGTTGATTGGCCTGCATGCGACCATGCCATAACACTGACCAAATCACATCCACGTCTTGACCCGAATCTACCACCGAAAAACCGGTATTTTTGATACCTTGTTCCAAGGCTGCAAATATTGGAGCACTGTTAAGAGCTCCGTGGGTTTTATGAATTTTGAATCTCATCAGTCAAATAAATATATGTGTATTTAATCAATATCTATGACAAAATTTTCAAAACGAATGAAGAAGGCTCACCGTAAAGCACGAAATGTGCTGGCTGTAGGCACGGCGTTGGGTAATCTAGAGGATCTGTTAGAAACCTTTGACACGGTATTTGTGGTCAATGGCACACTACCACGTATTCAAAAAAGAAATGTGGTATACAGAGAAAATTTCGATAATATCCATTTGGTGTCTGATGTGGATTTAATAATTATTGATTTTGTACATGAAGAATTTATACCTGAACTTCAGCAGATATGGCGCCGAACACAGCCCACGATCATAATTGAAGGACCTGAACTGATATCTAAAGAATGTCAAAAATTATTGAAATCAGATCACTACGCTATTAGAGAAGTTGCTAAAAATTACTACGTGTGGAAGAAATAACCTAGCATTGAAAATATCTCATAAATAATTCACCTTATCGAAACTAGGAAAAATATGAAAAAAATTGCATTTGTCACAGGCATGACAGGACAAGATGGTCCTTACCTTGCCAAACTACTTTTAGAAAAAGACTACAAGGTCTACGGACTGGTCAAACGATATTCAAATCCAAATTTGGATAATATCAAATTCTTAGGAATTGAAAACGACATTGAGTTAATTACCGGTGATATTACAGACGACGGTTGTATGAATCATTTGGTAAAGAGTTTAAGACCAAACGAATTTTATAACCTTGCTGCTCAAAGTTTTGTCGGAGCCAGTTGGGATCTTAATAAAATGACCACTGAGGTCAATGCTGTTGGAGTTTTAAATATTCTTAACGCTGTCAAACAACATAGTCCAGATACCAAATATTACCAAGCTAGTACTAGTGAAATGTTTGGCAACAGTATTGAAATTTCAGGTGGAAAACAAGACGAAAAAACTCCGTTTTGGCCACGTAGTCCTTACGGTGTTGCTAAGTTGTATGCATACTGGATGACTGTAAACTTCCGTGAAAGTTATAGCCTACATGCATCAAACGGTATTTTGTTTAATCATGAAAGTCCTATTAGAGGCAAAGAATTTGTCACACGTAAAATCACAGACGGTGTTGCTCGTATTAAACTTGGCCTTCAAGATAAAATTGTCTTAGGAAATTTAGATGCCAAACGTGATTGGGGGTTTGCCGGAGATTTTGTGGAAGCCATGTGGTTGATGTTGCAACAGCCCGAGCCAGGCGACTATGTGATCGCCACAGGTGTGCAATATACCATTGGCGATTTGTTAGAACGTGCATTTAAGTATGCTGGCATTGACAATTGGCAAAATTATATTGAAACTAATCCAGCATTTGTACGTCCTGCTGAATTACACAGCCTATGTGGTAATCCTACCAAGGCAGAATCAGTGCTAGGTTGGCAGCGTAAGACTGATTTTGACGCTCTTGTTAAAATGATGGTCGACGCCGACATTAAACGATATGGTGGCAACCAAGGTGCAGATTGGACATTACAAACAAGATGAAAAAAGCAGTAGTCACTACATTTCACAAGGCTGGTTATGAAAAATATGGCCGAAAAATGATTGAAACATTTTTAAAAACATGGCCATCAGATATTACATTGTATGTCTACCCAGAAGACTGTGAAATAACCGAGTCTGCCCCTAATCTAGTGGTTAGAGATTTACATGCCACTGTGCCTGCACTAGTAGCATTTAAAGAAAAGTGGAAAAATGACCCCAGGGCCAATGGTCTTGTAGCCACTGGACCTGTTGATCGAAAAGGCAAAGCACCTGGAGTGGGATTCCGCTGGGACGCTATCCGGTTTAGCCATAAAATTTATTCAGTGTGCCACGCTGCCGCAAACTGTGATGCCGATGTACTATTTTGGATGGATGCTGATATGGTGTGTCATACACCTGTTCCCCATCACTTTATAGATAAAATGGCTGCTTCTAACATTGGTCTAGGGTTTTTAGGTAGAGAGAAAAAGTTTACAGAATGCGGCTTGTATTCCATGAACTTGCAGGACAAAAACACTCAAGAGTTTCTTGTTGAATTTCAAAAAGCCTACGACACTGGCAGACTGTTTACCATGAGTGAGTGGAACGACTGTTGGGTTTTTGACATTGTTAGGAAAGAAGTCAAACAACGTCATCCAGAATGGCAATGGTATGACTGGAGTGCAGGTTTATTCAAAGGTGAAGGCCATCCTTTAATCAATAGTGCATGGGGTGCATACCTTGATCACCTTAAGGGCAAACGCAAAGACTACGGTAAGAGCGCAAAGAGTGATTTAATTGTAAATCGCCACGAAAAATACTGGATCAGTTCTCCAGGCTAAATTCGTGTTTAGAATGTTTGGCCTTGTAGTGTTCAATGTAAGGTCCAAGCACAGTATGACGCAACGGTGTCTTATAGCCCTTGGTGAAATCTTTGCAAAGATCATTTCCCGGGGCTTTTAATTTCTCAAAAACATATCCATAGACATCGTTGTCATAAAATCTTCTCAACATGGTGTTGTCGCGTTCTACGTAATGTCTTTTGTATTCACTGGCAAATTCTTTAAACTGCGGATGACGAGTATTAACTGCAAAGAATCCAGTCTCTGGAACGAACCACCTACCGGGACTTCCATCTTTAGCCGCAAAGTATGTCACTCCCATATGAGTGCTAAGTACCTCATTGGGTAGTACTTCCAATAATAAATCCATTGGCAACTCTTTCACTGATAACACATCAGCATCTACCCAAACAATTCTATCTGCTGTTGAGTTTTCCATAGCATGGATAAAACTAAATGCTTTTTTTGCAAACTTTTTAACCTGTTTCTCAGCAGTGGTCTGAAATTCATAATACTCAGATTTAAAATCGTCAAACGATATCTGTTTCAATCTAGGATGTTCCGGCAAATAAAATTCTTCTACATAACATGTCAATGTCAATTCTTTTGGCCAGTATTTGAGCCATGTTTCAACACAATCTTTACCTATAAGATCATAATACCTTTGATTAAAACTTGTTATAATTTCTATGTTCATACGTATTTTCTCATATGTGCCCAACACTCGCCGCTTTCAATTTCGGCAAAGTTCCAATGAAACATGGCCAGTCTTTCTGCCCAAGTTTGTCTGTCCGGAAGGTTGGGATTTTCGATTTGGGCTAGATCAGTGTTGGCAATTTCTGCGCATTGACTTCTTGTAGGGTCTGTAACAAAAATAGGAAACCCTTCAATGGCAGCACCCACAGTAGGACTGGAATTATGATTGACCACTGCCCAACAATTTTTTAAATCATGTTCCAACGAGTGTCCATCTCTGGATAATCTCACTCCTTTCAACATGCCTATTTTTTTAATGAGGTTGTTGGGACTTAGATATCCCTTGGCTCCTTTGTCTCCTGGATGCGCACGAATAACGATGTCTCTCGTAGAATGTTTGCGTAGTTCTTTGATTGTTTTTGCTGTCCAGTCAATAACATCGTAGCCACCCATGCTCCACCCGCCATTTCTTTGAAGGCATAATAGAATATGATTGCCGTTTGATCTATAATCTCTAAGATTGATACCTAGATCTGTAGATAATTTTTTCCAGCGGGCAGGATCAATTTCTTTGTCACAGTAATTACCAGTATTGGGAAATATTCCATCATAGCTGTATCTCAAGTAGTGCAATGGGTTGGCTGTGTTTTTATAAAGAAATAAATTGCTGTCTGCAAGCAACACTCGTTTGCCTTTGGCTCTTTGATAATCGATAATCTGCTTGCGAAAATCCAAATGAGAACTTTCTTTGGAATTTTCATGTACCCAACCTATCATCATGGCCACGTCTGCGTCTACTAATGTTCGTTGAGTATGGGCTATAACTTGATCACCCATGTAGGCTACTCCCATAGCGTATCGATCAAGGATCTCGCCTTTCTCTACATTTTTATTGTTAGGCGGTAAACAGGCCAGATAGGAAACAAATTTCACTTGGTGCCTTTATCTTTCTTTTCTTTCTTGGTACTGTTGTTGTTTAACAGTTCTTTTCTATCTATACCAAGATAGTGTGTAAAATAATCTTTCAGTCTGCTGTTTTCCATGGCAAATCTACTGATATGGCCTTGAGGAATAGTTAACCAATTGTTGTAGTGTGGACAATATGTTGACATGGGCCATTTTCGTCTCACATAATTTGCTGCATGATGATCGTATGGCTGCGGCAATTTAAAAATATCGCCGTTGTACCAGGTCATAGAATAGTCTCTAATAAAATTATTAAATTCTGGATTCTTTGTATCAAATGCCACTATACCGGTGTCTATGGGGCAATCGTCTTTGTGCGGCCAATCTGACCCAGTGTCTAGTGTTGCCCAGATATTGTTGCCTGGATGTAAAATTTCCATGGCCTTGGCTCGTGACAACTCTTTTTCTACCATTATATCAGCATCTATCCACACCACCAGCCCTCGAAATTTTCTAGCAGCCCATACTTGTGTACGACTCTTCTTCCAGAATCTATCAGCTTTGCTACCGCCCATACCTTCTTTTATCCAGGGGTCTTCTGGACTTGCTACATCTTTCCAAAAATTATAGACTTTGCCAAAACCTAGATCCACCGGCTTGTCATCCCAAACAAAAACTACATCTCCGGGCAATTTATCCCACGACGGTAGTGTTAAATTGGCTGCATAATTATAATACTCTCTAGATAGACTAGTCACCCAGGTAATAGGTGCATATACCTGCGTATTATTTCTGCCTATTTCATTGGCGTAGTCTATAAGATACTTCCACCAAACATCAGCATATTCGCAGGTTCTATAATTTTCAAACCAAGGACCACCTTCGGTCCAGTGATAGGCCAACGGTTTTCCGGTAGCAGATTCCTTGTTCCATCCTACTAGAAAATTAAATTTTGTTTGCAGTTCTCCAATTTCATTATCTTGCAACCATTGAAATCTATGTAGATAAGCACCATCTTTGGTGTTGACATCATCTATGGTCAACCGCTGGTTGCTGGGATGCTCGCAGTTCCAAAGTATCATCGAACTCCAATTTTTTCGAGGATATTGTGTCTGTGTTTTTCCGTCCATTTTTGTTGTATTGGTTGGCACATGATCGTGCTTGACAACCATCACAGCAAATTTTGGATCTGCCTGTTTAAAAACTTCTTGAATATCACCGTCCCATACAAAATCACAGTCGCAAAACAAGGCCCATCCTTGGAAATTAGTCAGTGTTGGAACAAGAAATCTTGTAAAAGTAAATTCTGTTGATCCCAATTGATCAACATCTCTAGAATATAAACCATCTCTACGAAGTTTAGACTGATTAAGAGATTTAACCTCGGCCGTAGAAGAATTTTTATATATGGAATATTCACAGACTCGATACGCTATGTCTTCTCTGCTGTCATAACCGATGTATACGGGTAAAAAATCATTGTTCATTTAACATTCTCCAGGCTGAGCCGTCTTTAAGTTCACTGACATGAAATTGACAGTAGGCCAAATGATGTGCCCACGCTTCAACTTGTTGTAGATCGGGATAATATGGTGTTTCAATCTTGCTGAGATCTTGTTCAGTTACAGATTTAGCTGCGTGTGTTGAGCATAGAGTGAAAGCAGGATATCCATACAACACTGCTTCAGTGGCAGCGTTGCTGTTAAATGTCACTAGCGCATGAACATCTTCGTCTAGAGCTTCTTTGAGTGAGTTAGTGATCATTCTATCAGTGCGACTTTTTACACGTTCTCTAACTTCAATAGGACGATCAGTATATTGCTTAATAGTTGCAATGGTTTCTTCTAACCATTGCTCTAGTTCTAGATTGTAGAACTTCATGGGTTTTTCATCAGGTTTGGCAATAAGTATTTTTCTACCGCCTTTTTTCCAGCGATGTACTGGAATGGCCAGCTTCTTGAATCTATCAGGCGGTCGGTGAATTACTTGATCATGTTGCAGATCATTTTTTACAATACGGTGCCAAAACTTCCAGCCCATGGGATTCAACGGACCTCGTTGATTGCCCATGTATCCGGTGTCCATAAAATAAAAATCTCTGCCTTCAAACCAACAGCGTTTCATTATTTTATGTTTTAGGATTCCGCGTAAAACAATTGGATCTTCACTGTCGTCATAATTAAAATCATCAGAATTGATTACTCTACCGCCACTGCCTATAGCAAAGGAATTGATATATTCGTCTTCGCCGCCCTTGCTGAGAAAGATCCAATTGTTCATACTCTTTCAATGTCCTCTTCAATACAGCTTTGCCCGTATTGTATTTCGACAATCTTGCAAGGTACATCATAAGGGTTTGTTAATTGATGCCACTCGGCAACCGGAATTTTATATTCTTGGTGCTTAATTAATTCTGCAGGTAGCAATCGATACCCGTTAGGCATCATGCTGTTAACTATACACTGGCCTTCACTAACCATCCAATACTCAGCACGTAGTTGGTGGCGTTGCATACTTAGGCTCTTTCCGGGCTCCACAGTGAGCTCTTTAACTTTCATTCCAGGAACTTCATGCAGTACACGATAGTAGCCCCACTGTCGTTCAGTCTTAGGCGCTTTCCATTCTTGTAATATCCACGAACTGGAATTCATTTTGTGTTCACCGCCTACACCAAAAACAAATTCTAAATGCAACATTTCGTCTAGTACATCCATTTCAGGAATATTAGTTTTAGTACGATCACCGCCGTTGGCGAATACAATTTTATCGTTGGGGTATATTGATCTTACTTTTCTAATAGCGTCTTTTGCACTACCGTCTGCGTCGTCAAAGTTAATAACACGATCTACATCTTTGATAGCACTTAGAATACTAGCACGTTCGTCCCATGGCATAAACTCTTGCCCTTTCTTGCGGCGCAACCAGGCATCGGAGTTTGCTCCTATGATTAAAACATCGCCTAATTTTTTAGCCTCTTTGATATAGTTAATATGACCTGAATGAATAGGGTCAAAACCACCTGTTGCAATTACTATTGTTTTCATTTTATACTCTCTAAAATTATAGTTAATACATCGAAATCTTGTTGATTTACAAAATGATTATTGCCAATATACACTCCATTATTGTGTAAAAGATTAACATTATTTTTACTCCCGGGCTCTAACTTATATTCTTTTAAAAATGGATGGGCGAGTAAATTTCCGCTAACTATTGGACGATGTTCGATATTGAATTTCGTGAAAGCCTCAATAAGATGCAGGTGTGTGTTTTTAGATTTGGACACAAACGGGAATGCAAAACTACTATTTGTATCATTAAATTCCGGAAGGTAAAACTTATCTTCGTAATTCTTTATTATATTAAAATATTTTATAAAGTTGTTTTTTCGAATATCTACCATATTGGTTAGTCGTTTTAGTTGACTTTGCCCTAATACTGCTGGAATTTCATGATTTCTAAAATTGTAGCCCTCTGTTAAAAAAAGAAAACTTGGAGGCAAATCTGGATATTCTTTTTTATATTTTTCAAAATACGCAGGAGAACCTTCTCTAGCTAATCCGTGACTTCTTTTCAGCCTCATTAGTTCATGCAGCTCTTCGTTAGTCGTAGACACCATGCCGCCTTCTATGGTTGTCATATGATGTCCGAAATAAAAACTAAATGTAGCTCCTAAAGAAGAAGATCCTCTTTTATTCCCAATGCTATCTGTAACACCGTGTGATTCGCATACATCTTCTAAGATCAACGCACTGGGAATTATTTCTTTAATTTTTTCTATGTTTGCATCAAACCCCAACAAGTGAGTTACAAATATTCCTTTTATATCTGGATGCTCTAACGAGATTTTTTTAAGGTGGTCAAGATCAAAACTGTAGTTTTCAAAATTAATATCACAAAAAATAGGTTGTAGTCCGCATTGTATAACTGGGGATATGTTTGTGACCCAAGTGCAGGCAGGCACAACAATTTTGTCTTGATCTTTTAATCCGAACTTTTCTTTTACAGCAGACAGTAGTAATAAATTGGCAGTACTACCAGACGATACAAAAAGACTGTGGTCTACATTCAACCATTCACTCCATTCTTTTTCAAATTGTTTGACTTGATTACCGTTTGTAAATTTATTTGATCTAAGAATAAAATTTATCATTTTTAGTTTATCTAAAAATGTTATTGTGTCTTTCATTAAGGGCCAGGTGTATTTTTTCATAGTTAAATATGCCAGCAATTGGCAAGGTGATTTATATAAATTTTGTTATGGCCGATGTCTCTAAAATTTTCACAAATGACCATTGTATCACAATCAAACTTTTTTAATCGATTGTTATACCATCCAAATTTTGCTCCCTTTTTTATTGGTTCTGATTTGTAAAAACAAAAACAGTTGTAGGTAGCATAATATTCTTTATAATCTGTACCGTTATCAATACTACCCCACTCTTCATCTGGAGTTCTTCGAGTCCCCCAAAGGTCATATAACCGTTTTCTGTCATATTTACTAGGTTTGCAACTAACAGCTGATACAATATCGGCTTCAATTCCGTAGTCAGATTCAAAATTTATAATTCGTTGAGCACATTCTAAATCGTACTGTATGTCAGATTCTATTGAAAGAACATAATTGGATTTATTTAAAAAATCTCCAACATCGAGTGTTTTATTTCTTGCGCTTGCTAAATTTTTTACCCGTTGCTCGTCAACTACTGACCCGTAAAAGTCAGTTCCTATATTTTCTGTTATTATAGATTTTTCAGAAACAAACGACCAGTCTAAAGAATGTAAAATATCTTTAGTATGGTCTGACGAATCGTTTTCGTAAATAGAGAGCAGGAATTTAATATCAGGAAATCCTAAAACTAAAGTTTTTAATTGCTCATGATATCGGTTTAACTTTTTTTCAGAATTTCTGAAGATAGAAGAAATTAAAATCGTTTTATTCATATCGAATATTTATCAGAGCAGTTAATGATGCTAAATATTCTATATGAACACATGGATCTCGCATTATCAAAATATTTTTAAACCTCATTTAGACGTAAATGTTAGCTTTTCTAAACGAGGACTAACGCCAGGATTGTATCACCGAGGCAACGGATTTGAGATTGTTTTTAAAGAACTTCTTTCGATAAAACCTAATAATTTCTTAATTATAGAAACTGGATCAACAAGAAAACCAAATAATTGGAAGGATGGGAACAGTGGCTTTATTTTTGCAGATTTTGTAAAATTTCACGGTGGATTTGTTAGGTCGGTTGATATTGATTTAGAAGCTGTAGAATCAGCCAATCAATACATAGATAAAAAATATCATCAATCTTATTGTGCAGACAGTGTTATGTGGCTCAGGGATCAACCAGATTTAAATTTGGTTGATTTATTCTATCTAGATAGTATGAACGTTAAATGGAACAACGACTTGGGTAGCGCCACCCATCATCTCAATGAGTTTTTAGAAATAGAAAGATTTTTAAAGCCAGGTGCTATTGTTGCTATTGACGATAATTCAACCTTTGAAGATTCTAAAAGACGGACTGGCAAAGGAAGACTTATCATAGAATATTTAGAGAAAAAAAATAAATTCCCCATTTATGATGCTCATCAAGTAATTTATAAATTTTAAAAATGATTATTGATACTTTTATGTTTAACGACGAGTTTGAAATGTTAGATATCAGATTAGACATTTCAAACAACTATGTAGATAAGTGGATTATTTTAGAAGGCAATCGGACATGGAGCGGGAAAGAAAAACCGTACCACTTGGCTGCTAGAATAGACGAATATCAACAAAAATACAATAACAAAATACAGTTAATAAATTTAGATATTCCGGCCGATTACAAAGATTGGAAATGCGAAAATTTTAGTAGAGCATCTTTGCAATCTGGAATTGACCTATGTGATGCAAACGATACTGTAATTCACTCAGATCTAGATGAAATATTAGACCCTGAAAAGATACAGTCTATTTTAGATTTATTAGAAAAAGAAAATAAACCAGTAAATTGCACGTTAGATATGTTCATCTTTAAATTTGATCAAAAATTATACAGGACATGGAGTGGACCAGTTGTTGCTAAAAAATGCATGTTCAACACTCCTCAAGAATTATACAAGGGTGATCAATACAAGAAAAAAAATAGAAGTCATTGTGTTAGACATCCCGATATAGTAGGCTGGCACTGGACATGGATTGGCAACGACAATCGAATAAAAAGTAAAGTTGAAAGTTGTATAGAATCGCAGTATCGAGATCCGAACGAAGTACTCGATGCACTTAAAAAACAAGATACTAAATTAGCTATTAATCACAAATGCGAAACACAATATGTGGATTACAAATATCCTAAGCCAGTATCCGATGTAATTTTTAAATTTCCATACTGGACTACAGAAACTTAGGATTTTTTGTCCATCCATCGGGATCGTTGCCTGTCCAATGGTGCTTGGCATAAGAATTTGGAGCTTCTTCGGTAAGGCGATGCTTTTCGTTAAAATATACAGGGTAAAAATAATCTTTAGAAAATATTTTAACTTTTTCGTCTTCAACTTTTCTTTGTGCAAAATCCTCGTCATTAAAGTATTTTTGCATTATTTTTGTAAAAGGTTTTACGCTAGTGATAACATGAGGTCTTTCGTTAGAAACTTCAGGTCCATATTTTATTGCTCTAGAAACACTAACGTTAGACATTTCAGTTAACAGATGGTGATCCGAAACACAGCCTATTAAACTTGGGCATACTCTTCTATAATCATCTTCAAATCCAGTGAACATATCAAGATTTAAAAATTCGTCAAACGGACGTAGACATTCCATATCAGTGTCGACATAAATTCCTCCGTATATTCGTAATACTTCAAATCTCAGTACATCGGATTTAGGAGTGATTGCATACGATGGATTTAACAATATTTGTTTTGCCAAAGAATTTATATTTTCAGGTAGATTAGAAGTTCTCCAAAAATAAAAAGTCCAGTCTGGGTGCAGTCGCATCCAACTTTCTCTCCAAGCATGAAACTTTTCTCTAAAAGGATCATCACCTGGCCAAACATGATGTATTATTTTTGGAATCATAAATTTTTCTTCCAGTATTCTGAATTTTTAATCCAGCGATAATATATTTCAAATCCTTCGTCGATATCAACTTTAGGATCAAACCCAAAATCTCGACGTGCTGCGGTAATGTCTAATGCACCGCGACTAGGAAAATCCGCATCCTTTTCCTTGACTTCGACTGTGCCTTTACCTGCTAGGCTAACTGCTAATTCAGCAGCAGACAACAGTGTCTTACTATGACTTTTGGTTATGTTGTAAGTTTTATTTGCAGTATTTTTTGCAAGAGAAGCTGCTACAATTCCGTCGGCCGCATCGTCCACATAGGTAAAGTCTAGAGTTTCATTAACGCCGTTTACTTTGAGAACGCCTCCTCGCATGGCAGTTAACAAAAATTTGCTAATAACGCGGTCTTCAACATCAAGCGGGCCATACACTGCACTTGGACGAAATATTGTATGTTCTATTCCATACTTACGTGTGTAGTCTTTAATTAACCACTCACCTGCAAGTTTCATAATGCCGTATTGTCCTTGCGGACGGCATACTGCATCTTCTTTAACAAAATCTGTAAAATCACCGTAGACCATACTAGAGCTCGTGTAAACAAATCTCTTTACATTATACTTTACACTTAGTTCTAATAGATTAAGCAGTCCTTCACTCATAGTACGTGAGCCAAGTGCTGGGTTAGCATTAACTACTTTTTGTCTTGGAAAACTAGCAAGATGAATTACAATATCAAAATTATATTTTGAAAATAACTGATTCATGCCAATTGGATCGCATATATCTATAAGATAAACTTCGCTTGATTTTATTTTTTTAGAACGTTCAGATAATAGGTAAACGAGTTCTGGCTGTGGGATAATTCCATAATTAGTTTGAGTATCGGCAACTACAACACTATGTCCTTGTGTTTCTAATTTACTTACTACATTGTGTCCGATAAGTCCTTGGCCGCCAGTTACTAAGATGTTCATAATGATGCGTCTTCTAATCCCGACACTCGTAATTTAACAATGTTGCTGAGATGCCATTGTTTCTGATCGAGTGCTTTAATAATGCCCAACCACTTGTTTCTAAGTAGGGCAAAATCGTTGATAATTTTTTCAAAATCTACCACGTCAGCTTCACCTTCTACAAACTTTTCACAGTCTCTAGAGCTTAGTTGACGTTGGTAGTTTTCGAGATATTTGCGAAAGTGTTGACTGCGAAGTCTACGAAGTTCAATGTTTAAGTACTCAAGGATACCTTCAATTTCTTGAAGTTGATTAAAGCGTTCTTCCACAATGCCGGGCATCTGCGAACTTGCCTTCTCGATGTTTCCCGCTATGCGGACATCTTGTTTTGCTTCGATTAACTCAGCTTCATAATAGGCCACAGCATCGGGAATGTTGCTTATATCTTTGCTAACCCTGTCATACCAATTCATTTATTCCTCGTCTTCGTCGTAGTATTCTTCTTCCTCGTCTACAATTTCTTCACCGTCGATTGAATATTCTATTGCAGTGTCTAGGTAAGGATCGACGCCAAGAAGGCTTTCAAGTGTTGATTCTTTAATACCGTAATCTAATAGTGTGTTAACAAAATCGGCAGCTAGATCTTTTCTATGCTTTTCTGGAATATGCTCAATGACCAATGTCCAGATATCTGCAATCAAGTCGTCTTTCATTCGGTGACCTCCAAGTCTGATTCAACTGTAGTAGTTATCTCAGAAGTGGAAATTTCACCGTGTTTTGAAATGTCAGCCATTGCAATGTCTAGTCCGTCTTTCTCGTTGCGTTCCCAGGCCTTGCGGAACTGCTTGATAATCTCACCATCTTTGGTAGTGTATACAAGACTGTTTCCTTCTTTCTTGAGCATGCCTTTTGCTTCGAACAGATCGACCAATCCACTATATGGACTCATACCTGTTTCATAAGGAATCTCAACCTGTACACTTTCAAACGGTTTTGCATAACGAGTTTTCATAATCTTACAGGCTGCACGAATACCTTGTACAGTTGTAGTCTTATTACCATCTGCATCAAGTTTTAATTTTAATTTACGCATAGCAACAACGATAGAGCTGGCGTAGATGAAACCTTGACCGCCCGAAATCTTGTCATCTGGATCAAACATGTCTTGACTGGCGTAGGTGTGATTAGTACATACCATGCCAATATTGTAGCTACCGAACATATTGACACAGTTACGAACAAGTGCGGTTAGCGCCTTAGGCTTGCGACCCATGTCACCTTTCATATCACCTGCTTGAAATTGATTAACATCAGTAGGAGTCAACAACATGCCCAATGAATCTATGATGAACAATATCTTAGGTCGATCTGCTTCATCCATTGTTTTGTATTCTGCAATAAATTCTGTAATGGTCTTTGCCACATCATCGATCATGGCCATATTAAGTTTCAACAACTTATCTGGACTTGTGTCAACACCGAGAGCGTGTAGCCACTTTTCGTCAAGTGCATTTTCTGTATCAATCAAGATAGGATAAATGCCCTGTGCTTGTGCATTCTTGACTAGGTTACCTGAACAGATAAAACTCTTACCTGCACCAGATTCACCAGCAAATACTGTTACCTTACCTAACGGAATACCACGATCGAAATATCCGCTGATCAAATAGTTTAATGCGTAGTTGTTTGTGCTAACCCAGTCAGTTGGGTCATTAAAACCAATACTCAGTCCGTCGATAGACTTGGTAATTGACTTTCTAAATTTACTGATATCAAATGCTTTTGCCATTATAGTTCACCCTTTGGTAATTTCTTTGGGCTTACAACAATGTCTTCTCGACCAATTGCTTGTAGCCAAGTGTTTAGTCTTTTAATTATAACAGAATCATCCTTAGGATTATCGAATCTAATATCAATATCCGCCACAGTGTCGCCAGATTGATCTTCGCGACTATTATAACTTAGAGAAAAGTTCTCATTTACTTTTAATATTTTTGCCATTATTATTCTCCTGAAATGAAAGAGAGTACGAGCTCACGCTCGTACTCTTGACTAGCAATTTACTTCTGACGATTGCGAATCATGGCAAGAATGTCTTGCGCACGACTAGCACCATCGCTAGCTGGTTGAGCTGCCGGAGCACTGGCTTTGACAGCTGGTTCATCAGCATCAAAAGGAGCGTCTTCGGCTGCAGGAGCGGTCACTGCGGCACGTGGTGCGGCAGCTTTATTAGGATCGCCCGTGGCCTGTCCCATACCTGCTGGCTTGAAGTATTGACCCCAACGATCCATGTCATATGCTTCACCGTCTACCGACGCTTCAAACATTTCTTTCATGACCTTGAGCTCAACATCGGTAGGCTTCTTGGGCAAGAAGTCGCTTAAATTAAATAAGCCGTGAGCTTCAATGGCTGCTGCTTCAACTTCCGTTAAAGAACGTTCACGACGGCTCCATTTTGATGTAGAGTAGTCAGCAAAGCCACCTTTAGATGTCTTGGCAATACGGAAGTCTACGCCCTTGAGGTAGTCAGTTGGCAGTTCTTCCAACTCTGGATCCATCAATGCTGAACGGATGATTTGATAGATTTGAGGACCGATGATAAATCTACGAATTGGATTCTCAGGTTGCTTATCTTCCTTAATAGGATCTTCAACCACAAATCCTTGGAAAATGTATGAACGCTTTTTCCAATACTTACGACCCATCTCTTCCAATGATTTATCTTTGAACCAACCACGCACTTCTGAAAGGATTGGGCAAACTGTACCATCGTTGTACATTTCAACGCAAGGAACTTGCACTTGAACTGGACGACTATCTGTTTCACCTTTGATACCTGCGAACGGCAATTTGATCATTGCACGTTCTACCCAGAAAAATGTATTGGCAGAGTTGCCATCGGGTAGCAAACGGATGACCGCTTCCTTGCCTTCTTGCATGTTCCAATGTGGGTAAATTGCGTTGTCTCCACCGCCTGTGGATTGTCCTGTGGACTTTGATTGTGCTTCTTGAAGTTTAGCACGGATTTCTGCGAGTGATGCCATTTTAAATGCCTCCTTGTGTTATGCCTAAAATGTTTATATGCCTTATGCACATGTATTATTATGCGCTTTTTATTTAGCAAGGTCAATGATTATCTGCTATTTTTTTGATTTATTTTACCAAAAGAAAAAAGTGGGTCAAGCCCACTTTTCTCTATATGCTGCCATTGCTCTTTGTCTAGCTAGCCATAATCTAAACTTCACATAGTCTGATAAGTCATCTTCTACTAACTGACCAAAATTGCGAGCCTTTAGATTACGACCAAATGTGATCTCATCATCAACAATGAGATCGCTATCTTCTAGGTCAAGTTTACTTAGCGGCTTTTGCGTCTGCTTTAGCTGGCTCTTTCTTAGCAGGTTCGCTTTTTGCAGGCTTTTTCTCTTCCTTCTTAACTTCAGCCTTAGCTGGTGTTGGAGCACTTGCTGTTGCAGCCGGTGCTGCTGGCTTGGCTTCTTCTTTCTTGGCAGGTGCTTGTGCAAATGCTGATACTGCGAACACGGTAGCGAGGATTGCGATTGCTGATTTCATTTTAAAGTTTCCTTTTGGTTAAGTAGGAATTTCTACCCCTACATATATATAACGCCTTAGTTGACAATTACGTTGACAACTGATTTCGCCAAAAGAAAGGACACCTAAGTGCCCAATCTAATAGAGTTAACTAGACTCTAACTGCTACGAACAATCTTAATAGCCTGCTAATTCTCTAATACGTGCTAATTCTGCAATTTGTGGATCTTGTTGTTGTGGAGCCATTCTTTCTACCATTTTGCGAGCAACCATTTCTGCCTGTTCACCAAACTTTTTGCCTACCATGATAACAACGCCTTCTGGACCTTTAGGGAATGTACCTGAATTTCTATCATAAAAACTACTGATGAATTCTGCTAACTCTTGTACATTCATTTTAGACTGCATGCCTCGTTGTGCTAATGCTCTAGCACTGTCTTGGCCTGTACGATTTGGATTATTGGGCTTTTTAAATTGTGACTTTTCTTCGTCGTCGGTATCCCAAGGAGGAGAATTGTCGTCATCTTTTTTGCTAGGCTCGCTATCAGCTTCTCCCATTCCTAGTTCTTGTTTTCTACGTGCTAAGCCTGCTGAACTTGTTGGAGATTTAGTTTTTTCATCTTCTACGTCTTTAGTGCTGACCTTCCAATCATCTCCACCTTTTTGTTTGCGTAGATATGCAGGTACATCGCTTTTGTTAGGACCATCACTGGCTTCTTGTGGTTGTTCTTCAGCATCCATTGCAGGCTGTTCCTCAAAGTCTCCAAAATCTAACCCTTCAATTGCTTCTGGAGCATTAGATTCTAGCCAATCTTTTACCATACCACGAACATCAGAGTCTGGATCTTGTTGTGCTTGTTCTTTGATAGCTTTAAATAATTGTGGATCTTCAATGATGCCTTTTAGACTTTCGATAGCATTTGAACCATCAACGCCTGTTGGGAATGCCTGACTAACCAACTCTTGTAATTCTTGTTTTGCTGTCTGTTGTTCTTGTGGATCTTGACTAGCAATAGCTGAGTCTTCGCCTAACCCCATAACCCAAGATTCAAAGCGATCGAACTCGTTGTGTTCATCGAGCTCAACATCCTCTACGGTTTCTTGTTCTGTGGTTGTCATTGCGACTATGTCGTCATAGCCTATGTCGCTTTCTTTCATCAGTCTATACAAGACCGGGAACACATTTTTAATATCTTCTTTGAAGTTTCTAACTGTGAATTTTTCTGTAAATTCTTCTACAAATTCTTGTGGAACTTCTTCTTGTGTTTGTGCCTGGAATGATTCACGATATTGTTCGTAGTGGCTTTGCTTGCTCATAGCTTTAATTTGCTCGCGCAATCTGTTTAGTTGTTCTGCTGATCTTTCTACAACATTATTTGTATCTGAATTCATTAGATCGTTGCGCACAACATAATTGCCAAAACTCTTTAGCTGTGCAATTTCTTCACTCATGTTAACAATGCTTTTACCAATGTCGTCATATGGCACGCCACCGTTGGCCACGTGACGTTGCATTGCACGGGCACCTGCTAGATGAATAAATGGATATTTAAAACGTTCTCCGTCTTGATTTTCAACAAACAGTCCAGAAATGTTACGGCTTCTAGCACCAGGTGCTGCATCGTCCATTACTGCTTGATTGTGTTTGATGATAAGACGTGTGTCCATTAACTTTTGATAACTAACGGTCTTTGATCCGTATAGTGCGCTTTCACTCATAATGCTTTCTCCAACAGGTTTAACTACTGTGTTTGCTTGATCTTTAGGCTGATTGTGCTGACTTAGAAATTCATAATCTCTTTGATCTAGATTGTCTTTGGCAATGTCTCTAGTATCGAACGCCATTAGTCTACGTTTTGCAAATGTACGTAATTCTTTTAGAAATCCATACCAATTATCTTTTTGTCCGCCATCCATTGATTCTGTAATTCCTGTTGAGAAATATACTTTTAATGAATTTTGTTCTGCTAGGCTAATACTAACATGCCCGATTGCAGTTTCGCCTTCCATATAATCAAAGTCAAAGAATCGGGCATCTTCGGGATTGATGGTAATTGAACCGGTTCCATCGCCTAGTTTTAGGCCTTTGAAGCGGCTTCTAATTTTATAGAATAAATCGGTGGCTATATTGTTTGTTGCGTCCATAGTTATATTTATCAAAAACCGCTAGAGACAAATATCGGCATGGGCATTTGATCTTCGCTTAATTTTTCTGTCATCTTTTCGTAGATCTTGGGATCCCAATCTGATAATACTCCAGCCATACGTATTATTAACAGCATGGCACTTACTAGGTCGTCGTGTTCGCCTGTTTTAGCGCCAAATCCCACTCCGTGTGCCACAAATGTTTTAAGCTCAGATATTAGAGGTTTAGAGTAAATCTTCATTTTTTGTGTTTCTAACATGTGTTTAACCTGACTACAAGCAGTGATTTTTGTCTTGTGTGTTGTGTTAAATCCTTTTCTAAATTTACGTACATGACCCTTACGCATAGGCTCAGAAAGGAATAATCCTGGGAAGTTTTCTTCTCCTAGATTACTAATAACAATAAGAGCAGCTTCGCCTAGTGTATTGTTTTCAACACTGTAATAAAGTTGCGGAATACCGCCCTTTTCTAGTCCTCGGTCTTGAATGTACTTGCAAATTTCTCTTAGGTGTTTAACCTGTGCTTGAATAGGAGTTAGATTATGTCGCCATTCTGCTACCTGTTCCATACTGGGCATTTCAAACACCTGTATGGCACCATAGTCCCCACCAGTGCCTAATGAAGGATCTAGGGAAACTAGATAAGTTGCTCTTGGGTCAATGTCTTTATAAAAACGTGTTTGCCCCATGGTCATGATAGGGTCAACACCTTTCATTTCTGCCAGTCGCACAGCATTGATTAGCGTTTCGTCAAAGATCAAGAATTCGCAATCAAATTCACGACGGAAACGCTCTTCACCAATCTTTGCACGTTCTGTCTGAGCCCACTTCTCATCACGATCTGGATGTTCTGCCCAGTGTGCAAAGAAACTGTGGAATCCATTCATACCTAATTGCTGTTCATTCCCATGCTCATCGAATCGCTTGTTAGCCTCAGTCCAAATTAACGCAAACTGATCTTCGTCACTGTTTGGTGTTGATGTAATAATACATTTACCGCCTGTTGATAATGTTGGTGACAGTGCAGTCCAGAATTCTTTGGCTTTTTCTGGAGGCTGCACAAACGCAAACTCATCGCAATAGATCAGTGAAAGAGATTTACCACGACCTGTATTTTCTGTAGTTGTCACTGCCTGTATACGAGCTCCGTTGTCATACTCAATGGTGTTTCTATTGTAGCTATACACACCTGCACGAATAAAATCTGGCAGGTTTTCGTAACCGAATCGATAACGATTCATAATGTCCTGCGCACCTTCGTATTTGTGAGCAGCAATTAAAACCTGTGCTTCTGGCACAAACATTGTGTACCATAACAAGTATCCTGTGGCACAGGTGGTCTTACCCATCTGTCGTGGCAGCATGGCAATACACTGTTTGTTGTTGTGATAGGCATCTATTAGTCTTTCTTGATATTCGTAAGGTGCAAACGGAATTGATCCACGTACAGGGTGCTGAATCTTTAAAAAGTTTTTACAAAAATACAGCGGACCAGTGACAGGATCCATACATGCTTCAAGATGCTTGACTTCCTCAAGAGTATATCGTTGAGGTGCATGAGCTTTCTTAATTAAATTACCGTCTAGTGATTTTGCCATACTGTTATTTACTGAAAAAAATAGGCTCCGGAGAGCCTATTTGGATTTGACTTGTATCACGTAGTCTTTAAGCGACCGTCTTTTTCGGCGGATCTTAATATTGCTGCCCGATCGCCATATTTTTCACGATTAACATCGGGTGCTGCATTCTTCTCACCCTGTGTTGGATTCTTAACATGTTTTAGTGGATCAAACTTTTCACTTTTTGCTTCTGATAAACGTCTACGTAATTCTTCCTTGATGCTGGCACGTAGTTGTTCTTTGCTTTCGTAAGCGCCGGCAGCCATAGGATTGTCGCCACGATATGGTTTACCGCTAAAACTTTTCTTTGGCTTGTTCAAGTCGTCGCCGTCTGGAATAGCAGCATCTATGCCATGATATTCTTGTCCAGATGCGCCTTCCGGTGCATTACCGAATGCTTCTTCTTTGTCTTTCTTGTCGCCTTCTTTGCCGTCTTTTTCCATGTCATGATCATCCATGTCATGATCGCCGTCACCGTCTCGGTCGCCCATAGACTTTTGAATAGAGTCAATGCCTTTATCGTCACGATCTAGGTCACCCATTGGAGGCATATTGTCTGCATCCATGTCACTAGGACCGCCTCTATTATCTGCATCAGGCTCACTGTGTGGTTCGTCTTTGTCTAGGTCAGGCAACATTTTTAATGGTCCTGAATCTAGATTTCCTAGATCTCCAATGCCTGGCATTGGAGGCTTGATACTCATGATGCTTGGTTCGGCACTCATTGGAGGCATGCTCATTGGTGCTGGTTGATTGATCATGTCTGGATTGACTTTGGTCATCAACTTCATTAATTCAGCAATGTTGTCCATGCCCTGTGCATTGAGGTTCAAACTCATGCTTGGGGGAGGTTCATCGGGCTTGCTAGGAATACTCGGCGGGGGCATGCCCATTGGATCGCCACAGGCCTCAACCGCCCCCAATGGAGCGACAGGAGCATCCAGCTCGCGCATTTTAGACATCAATTCATTGAAATTCATATTAACTCCCTAGGGCGCTTTTTACGCCGGTCTTATCAATTTTGGCCTTGGGCAGTTTATATTCTGTCTGACCGTTGTCTTTCTTTTGTTGTTTAGCAACTTTGCTTAAATCTTTTAAAAAACTCTTGTTAAAGTCATCGCCAAAGAAATCTTTGTGCTTGACATTGGTACCTTCTTTATACTGACTGTCAGTTAACAGCCCGTCAGTGTTTAAAATTTCTATTTCACCTTGATCAGTTTCAGAAGATTCGTTGCTTCCTCTTACTCTAAAACTAGCTTCGTCTAGACCCATACTCTTGATATCACTGCTGATTTCAGGCGAAGTAATAGGATATTCACAAGCAACTTCAAAAACGTGAACTTCACAGTTTTTCATAGTTGGAAAATCCATAGGAACTGCTTGGATTGGTGTTGTGCTGAGTTTTTCCATTTTCATAACTTTGCATCTTTCTAGGGACGTTTTTAAGTTTGATTGGAAATCTTCGGGCAGATCACCGGCAACTTTAATTTTAAAGCTGTATGATTTTTTGCCTTCGGCAAGATATTCTTTGAAAGTTTTCATAGTAGTATTTATGCTTTTCCGCCCAGTTTCTTGATCAGCTCGTTGCGGTCAGTGATCACATATCCTTGCCCGTTAATAACATCATTTGGGTCTTCGTTGTTATCTTTGTCAATTTTGTATTTCTTCATTTGCATGTCAATAGCCTTGAGTTTTTTCTCAATTTTATTAGACTTAGCTGTAATTGCATGGCCTAACATTGAGCTGGCCACTTCAAAAATACGACTGCTATAACGAACTTCTACATTCATTCCTAAATCCATTAGGTCGTCATAGGCCTGTTCAGCTTTTGATGCTAGATTGTCTAGTTCGTGATCATTAAGTTCGTCTAGTTCTTTTACTTGTGGTAAACTGCGAGTAATCTCAGCCACCGCTTTATAGCTGTCATCTAAACTGCGAACTTCTGTGTGATCTATTTTGGGTTCAACAGGGGCTGTTTCCTTTGCAGGTTTAGATTCTTCTAGATTAAACAGTTCTTCAAGTTTTTTCGTCATACATTACTTATCTGCGTTTTGAGCCTTGATGAAAAATATCGCCTTCGTTGACTATGCGGAACTTGACACCTTGCTGTTTGCACCAGGCTGCGGCAGCTTCCCATTTGGCCATATTTTTAACATACTGCTGTTGATTGTACTGACTCTTTCCCACCTGTTCTATAAACGTTTGACTAGCTGGTTTAACTTCTACAACTTCTGCATGTTTTTTCCCATTTTTATCCACATAAGTGATAAAAAAATCAGGAACATATATTGTATACTTGCCGGTTAACGGATCTCTGTAGGGAATTTGTATGCTTTCGCTGGCCCACTTTTCAACACCCGGATGTTCGTCCAACATCTTCATAAAAATAAATTCCCACGAACTTCGAGCCAATGGTGTTTTTTTGCCAACATATTTGTCGACATTTTTCATTTCAAATCGACCTTGAGCAAACTTTGGCATTAGGCAAAAATATTTCTAGTTTGATTTTGTTTTTCTATTAAGTCAGTGCGATAACCCAGTGAACTTGTGGCATTTCTATTGTTGTTTAGAATCTCAGCCACCAGAGCACTAATTTGAACGCCATTAAAATTCTTGAGAGTGTCGATGATTTTAAACACCGGAACGTCGTCGAGTTTGGCTTGATTCAATAAAACCTGTGCTGTGATAAGAGCCGCTTCGTTTTCAAATCCACGACTTTGGAAAAAAGCAATAGCAGCACCGACTTCGTTGGCTCCAAATTCCAAAGTTCGTTCGCCGTAACGATCAAAAAATAATTTTGTTCCAGCAGCACTATCTTGCTGAAGAGAATTTGGTAAACTTGGCATATTATAAGAATTGTCCTAGGTCTTGTGGCGGTGGGGCGATTGAGCGTTGCGTGGCCTGTGTACCACCGTTGCCGCCGTTGTTTTTTGGAAACACTGATCCCAAAGTTCCGCCTACGGTATTGATAATACCTCCAATAGCAGCAGGACTACTTAATAATCCTATGGCTTCTGCTCGCAGGCTTGCCTTGGATAGTTTTCCAATATTTTTTGCAGTATTCACTGCGGCAATGGCGGTGCCAAGGAATCCTCCTACACTGCCAAATGCAGCTCCGCTACTGACATCTCCGAATATACTTTCGAGTCCGTCTAGTACACCGCCTTCGCCTAATAAGTTTCCGACGCCGCCGCCTGCTACAGTTAATGGACTTGGCACACTATCGTAGTATAAGTTAGCAAATCCTTTGGGAGTATTCTTAGCAACACTTCCTGAGCTGTAGACTACAGACTCATATTCTATATTCATTGTAGTTTCATTAAATTCATTTGCACTATATCCGGCATCACCGTGTTGCCAACTTGTAATTTTAGGATTGATTAATGTATATCCTAAAAACCTACGACGACTCATAGTATATATAGTAATAGACTTAAAAAAGTCCACAGTTTTTCCCTGCTTGTCGAGACTGTATCTAAAGCCTTGAAATGTAGTTCCGGAAGCGGCAAGATTTGTCTTGCTAAATGCTGCCTCGGGATTGAATCGATCTTGTACATAGGTTCCCATGTATAATGCCCACAATGCATTGATTACTCCTGCACTGTCGTCATGGAATTTCATTGAGATACCTTCATAGGTAAAATTTTTATAAATTATGTGTTTTCTATTGTATTGATTTTTGGTGACTGTTTCAAATTTAAATTTAGGCAGATCAGTACTCTTGATAAGATAACCAATTTCGTCTGCATGAGTGTTAGTGAATACCGGTGATGATAATACTGTTTTATCAATCTCAAACCGCACATAAAACATGAACTTGGTGCGAGGCATAAGCCGGTAGCCGTTTTCAACAAACAGTTTGCTGGCATGACGGAAATCCGCGAGGCCGCCTTTGGGTGTAAGTAACCCTTCTCCTACACCGCCGAGAAATCTTGTGAATACATTTGACATATAATTATTTAGCCGTAAAAAAACCCGGGGATTAATCCGGGTTTTTGATCAGCGGTTGATATTAGTTCGAGCTGCCGCGGCCTGTTACAGCCTCGCCAAGACTTCGGCCTACAACTGCACCGATACCTCGTGCTGTGCCTGTGCCTGTGCCACCTGCGAACTGTACAGCATTGTCATACTTGATAGTAAGAGCCACTGTCATTGGTTCATTGGAACCATAGTTGGCTTCACCATAGTTGACTTCTGATACATAGCAACCATACGTTTCCCATTTTTCAAGGATGTTTGGTTCAAAACTACCATTGCCACCATCTAACATTTCGATGTTCATTTGGAATTTGTAATCAATACCTGAACGGGCGCTGGCCTGTTCCATGAAGTCAAACTGCTTTTGTACCTGTTGACCAACAATTTTCTGCACCTGGCCGTTGGCATCGTCTCGTAGATTTAATGTGACATCTCCCCAACTTGGTTTACCAGCCAGTTTGACTTTTGAGTTGTAGACTTCAATAGTCATTTCTTCAAATGTTACAGTTGGTCTACTTACATCACTAACTTGTTTTGTTAGTTCTGTGCTGGCCTCAACACCAAATCCTAGTAGTATCACCCGAAAGCGATATTTTAGTTTTGGCATCAGCAAAGCTGTGCCGCTGTTGGCTCCTGAGGTAGGAACCGAAATTCTATTTAAGGAAGTTAGTGCCATTTTTAAATTTCTCCTGTGTTCTTGATACGCAATGGAATATAGATAAATTCAATCGCTTTGACTGGCTCAATCGCTATGTCAACATACAACTCATTGCGATCAATTCTTGTTGGTGTGTTGTTTGACTCATCGCAGACCACGGCAAAATCATACAACGCTCTTAAGCCTACCAACTCAATCAACAGACTCTCAACAGCCCCTTTGATTTCATCTCTGGTAATCTTGTCATTGGGTTCAAAGATATACGGACGAGCAAGTTTGTTTAGCTGACTGCGTAGATAAACTACAAGACGTGATACATTGATACGATCCAATGCACTGGCATTTCTAGCACGAGTCTTTTGACCATATGCAACTAGTCCTACTCCAACAAAGAATGGAATTGGATTTACTTTGAGATCATACAGCGTGTCGCGTTGACCTTCATTCAACGCCACTGACTGGAATTCTCCTGTGTCTGCATCAATGTATCCCACTGCTGTGGCATTGGTAATGCCGCCGCGACGTGTGCCTGCTGGTGCAAACCATGGATAACTAACTTGGTCGCTGAGAGCGATAGTTCTCAACATCATGTGTGATGCAGGAACCACTGCGTTAGCACCACTTAGGTCAGTGGTAAATCCATTGGGATAATACACAGCTGAATATTCGTCGTAGCTAACAATACCTGTATCATTGTTGTCTAGTGCGCCATTAGCATTGGTGCCCCAGGCTGTGAGGCTGGTTGCATCTGACGGCAAACGTAGTGGAGTATCAGCTACCACAAATGCTGTGACTCCTCTATCTAGGTTTAAGTTGATCAAATTGCTGTAGGCTTCTGGATATCCTGGGCAAGCGATCAAATTAAAGTTTCTACGTTCTTCATCTCTGGCTTCTGAACTGGTGTCAATCGCAGATTTGAGTTTTTGCACAACCAGACTGCGCTGTGCTTTGCGACCAAAGCTGCCTGACCCGTCTTCGTTGTTTGGTGAAGCTGTGACCCAACGATCGGTTGCGTAGGCGCTTTGACTGTCGCCGGTAACTGGACTGGAGCCGTTGTCGTTGTATAAAGCTTCGTAACGCACGTTATCGGCTGCTGTGTCAATGTAATTATTGCTGTATCTTTTGACATTACCGCCACTTCTGCGTAAATTCCACAGCAGCATGCCTTTGGGGTATAGTGCTGGATCTGGACAGTCAAAATCTACATAGTTGCTTAACAACAGATCTCCGATAGTGGCTGCTGTGTTACCTGAAGCGCCACTTGATCCGTATCTAGCGTCTGCAAACAAGATACCGTCTTCTGTGGTCTGATCAGTCTTGTCAACTAACACCCATTCTAGGGCCAGACCATCATAACGATAGATAGTTGGGAAGTTTTCTAGATCGGCTGTGCTGATCCACAAGTCACCATTTTTCAAATCTGTCCCGTCGCTTTGTTTTGTTGGCTCGCTGGCCGCCACAATTGGTCCTGCTGGATCAGTTTTATCAACTGCGCTTGCAGCATAGTAAGGACTGGTTGTTGTTTTATATCCAACCCAGATATCACCGTTGTGTACCATGATATCTACTTGATCAAACACCGGAGTGTACCATAGTTGTCCGTCTTGTGGTTCGGCCAAAGGTGCAGTAGCAGATGCAGCAAAATCTTCTGCAGCCAATGGAATCCAATTTGTTGCAAGGAAAGTTTCTGCAGCACCAGAGCCTGGTGTGTACATATTCTGTGTACCAGTGCCTGTGTCGATGTTATAGGCAGTGAATATATCACTTATTGGTGCGCCTGTGCCATCTGTAAAACGTATGTCACCACCTTCTTTATGAATGATTTGTACCGCATTGTCTGCAGTCACAGAAGCTTCAACAGTGGTGCTGCCTACAGCATTTATTGCTGTGGCCATTAGTTCTGCATCGCCTACTGTGCCTAGAGCAGTAAAGCTCACTGAGCTGGCAGTATCCAATGTTAAATTACCTTTGCTGGATGCCTTGAATGTGAATGTGTTTGATCCTACACTAAATGTGCCAGAAATTATAGGATTGGATGTTACCACGGTATTGCCTGTGGTTGCTCTTTTGAAAATTCTAAATGACGCAGTTTCTGGTGACGTGTCATAGTTGCTGTTTTCATCGCTGTTGCTTTGAACAAATAAATTATCTGTTGCAATGCCTTGTCCACCACCACTGCGATCTAGATAATACAAGGCAGCGTGTGTGCTTGAGTAGACAGGAGCAGAATAGGTCACCCAAGTCTTAGTAGCTGAATTCCATTGTTTGACAATGTATCTTGCTCCAAAGTTGGGTTCAGTGGTTTTGATCCACACAGAACCTGTTGGACGTGGTTTAGTGTTTGTTGACTTCCACTCTGGTACACTAGTGTGCGGTGTCTGTTGTATTGCTGGTCCGTAAAATGTACCAGTAGTAAGACCTAACTGTGCCAGTGCTGAGCCCGCTGCGGTACTACCGGCAATAGTGATAGAGTTTGCTAGAGCAGAGTCACCATCTGTTTCAGTGGCTCCGTCTGTGTACAAATACAATCGGCTGTTCAATGCCACTGCTCGTACACCAGTAACTAGGCCACCGAGGCCACCGTTGAAATAAGTTAAAAAGCCTGCTAGTGTAGGGGTGCCTGGCGTTGTAATAGTTGTGCCGTTGATAGAAAAAGTTTGGCTAGGAGTGACTGTGGTCACTGTGCTGGCGCCCGACACTGTGGGATGACTTCCTGCCCAATCTTGGCTACCAACTTCGACCCAATGATCGCCACCTAGCAGAGCTTGGTTGCGTTTGTAGTAAATTTTAATTGCTTCTTTGGCAAGGCTGAATCCTGCCTCACCTGTGTCACCTATGGTCTGTGCCACTACAGCATAGTCTCCAACAGCGCCCACAGAATCTTTTGGAGCATTAGTGCCTGAATTTATTTTTGCACTGTCATCATCGGTAAGTACTAGAGGAATTTTCAATGCAAACTTTTGACCACCTGTAGTCGATGCAGCGGCTGAATTCCATTCTTGAATACCGTATGATGTTGCTCTAGTATCAAACCACCACTGTCCGTCAGCTGGTTCTGCTCCAGGAGCAGAAGTTTGGCCTTGCAGTTCATCTAAGTCGACGTCTGCACGTACAATAAATGCTGAATTACTGACGCCTAAAAAGCTGTATGCTGCTAATAGTCCGTATTCGTTTCTTTCGCTGCCGTGTATAGGGCTTGACGAAGCCGTCTTTTCAAAGAACGGCACACCATATGTGTCGACCAATTCTCGTTGGCTGGTAATTTTAAATACCTTGCCAGCATTTGCCTGCGTGGTACCAGCAGCAGTGCCCGTGCCTGCTGCATTAGATTTACTTTCTGCGGTAGCTATAACGATAAGAGGAGTCGTACCAGGTTCTGCTGGTGTATAAAAACTCTCGTCGATTACCGTAACTTGTACGCCTGGTGATTGTAGTGCCATCCCATTTTCTCCTGGTAATAGTTGCTCATATTATTTAGCGGTATCCGCTAAAATTGGCCTGTTATACTAGATGAAAAAGGGGCTGAAAAGGTGTAAATATGTTTATGAGACCGCTTTGTAGATGCGGGCAAAGACCCCGTGCTGTTAACTATAAAAAGAACAACAAGATCTATTATAGATCATTGTGCGAAATCTGCATGGCTCACGGAGTTAATCATGGAATACCCCGCTGGTTTAGAGCAGGGTATAGAATAAAAAACCAATGCGACAAGTGCGGATTTAAATCAATACACCCGGAAGTTTTTAGAGTATTTCACGTTGACGGTGATTTAGACAATTGTCGTCACAGCAATCTAAAAACAGTATGCGCTAATTGCGTAAGCGTATTAAGCAAGGACGGTATTATCTGGCGGCAGGGAGATCTTGTCGCCGATTACTAGGCTTTCTGATCTATTGTATAGTTCGTCTATCGATCCGTTGTTGTCAAGAACAGCGTCAAATTCACAACCGATCCACGCCCACTCACTAGCATGAATTTTTTTCATCTTCATGCTGTTTAATCCTACATTGCTACCACTGTTAGCCAACACAGCATCATCATACCATTCTGGTAGATCACCACGTTGTACCCAATAGATCTTGCCGCCTGCATTTTTTATGGCCTGTATTTCGTTAGGGAAGCGGCAATCTGAAATAACCACATGGTCTCGTGAATTTCGAATTTTATTTTCTAGGGAGGCAATCCAGATATCGTCATGAAAGGCTTTGCGGCAAACTTCAGTACCCCAGTATTGTAATACCCAGCGTGGAGTTAGCGTTGGCATATCTAAACGTTCTGCCCACCACGGGTCTACTTGTTCACGCCACTCTCGAGCCTGTTTAGTACGACCTTCTAGCATGGTACGATCCCACCCGAACACTGCGGCAACAGCATCTTTAAGTGTGCTGGCAAATGATTCTCGTCTAAATTCGTGGAAGTTGACTAGATAGTCAGCCACTGTGTCCTTGCCTGAACCGATAAACCCGCAAATTCCAATAATCATAATTGTCTCCTATAAGCAATTATACTATAGAATTAGCACAAGGTCAAGACATTAGCCTATGATAAATGTGTACCCAGATCCGCCAGATACTAGAGTTTCTAGTTCTTTGGTTAGTCTTTCTAGATCAGCAGTGGCTTCTGATTTCATTGCTGCACCGTTAAGGCTTGATCCACCTCCAGGTCCTGCAATTTGAGCAAACTTTTCACGTGCCTGACCTAGCATCATTTTACAGTTAGCTAATGTGTAATCTTTGATCCACTGTCCTGCATAAGTATCGTCAATGATAGCAAAATCTGGTTTGGTATTATACACCTGAATCATAATTTCTTCAAATCCACGAGGACGTTGTAGAATAGTTAACTTGCGACTTTGTGGATGCCAATTAAAATTAATAAACGATCCGAACATTTTACCTACTAGTTCTTGATACTGACTAAACAATTCATAGGTTAGCAAGCCACCCATGTTAGTAGAACTTAACAAATAGGTGTTTGTGTAAGCCAAGTTAAACGGTTCAAATACTGTACCGCCTGATCCGTTGCCGGTGCGTGATCCAATGCTCCGGCGAAAGATTTGTCGAACCTGTTGCACTTCTTTGGGTAGAATATAGTCATTTTGATTTTCTTGTAATGTCAAAAACATATAACTTTCTTCTACAGCATTATCTGAACGTTGGCGGAAAACGCCCAAACTGCGACTTAGGGCAGTTTCATAATGTATAGGGTCTAGTTCTACATCGATCATGCCGTCGCCCAGCATAGCTTTGCAGTAGTCGTAAACACCTTGTTTGGATTGATCAATTTGGCTCATACTGTTATTTATAAATATATGACTATGCCAAGACTCTCACTATATCGGCCCGAAAAAGGCAACGATTATAAATTCATTGATAAAACTGCCTGGGAAATGTTTCAAGTGGGCGGCACCGACGTGCTGGTTCACAAGTACATCGGCCCTGGAAGCAGTACAGAAACCACAGATACTACACCTAATTATGTAGGCAACAGTGTCAGTAACATACAGGATCTGTTATTTTTAGAAAATAGAGATCGTAAATACGACACTGACATTTATCAATTGCGAGGGGTATATAGTCTGCAGGACATAGATTTCAACCTCAGTCAATTTGGTTTATTCCTACAAAATGACACAATTTTTATTACATTTCATATCAATGACACTGTGGAGAAACTAGGTAGAAAAATAATATCCGGCGATGTTATAGAACTTCCGCATCTCAAAGACGAGTATGCGCTGAATGATTTTCAATTTGCCTTGAAGCGTTTCTTTGTGGTAGAAGAAGTTAACCGAGCAGCCGAAGGATTTTCTGTGACTTGGTACCCGCATTTATATCGTGCCAAGTGCAAGCCGTTGGTAGACAGTCAAGAATTCAAAGAAATTCTAGATGGAGCAGCTGGAGAAGGTAGCGATCAATCACTGCGTGATATCATGAGCACCTATGAAAAGGAAATGCAGATCACTCAGGCAGTGCTGAATCAAGCAGAATCTGATGCGCCCAAGAGTGGCTACGATACGACTCGCCATTACATGATTCAGAAAGATTCAGACGGTAAGGTAGAATTAGTTGATGCATCTTTGACCACGTCATTGGCCAGTTTCCAAACACAGGCCACCGATGCCGAAGGCAATCCGTTGTTCGACCAAAATAACGATCCAATATATGTTGGCAACACAGCCAGCACCATATATCAAAGTCCGGAATATGATGGCCCAGGAACTGGCGACGGAGATGGTGTACCTCCCAACGGCGCTCCATTTTCAGCTGGCATTAGTTTTCCTCTGCAGCCAAGCGTCGGTCAATTTTGTCTACGCAACGATTTTTTACCCAAGCGTCTATTTCGATACAACGGCACACGTTGGGTAAAAGTAGAAGATGTCACTAGAATGACCATGAGCAACATGGGCGCCGAAGATGTGGCAGCGGGTGGGTCTCCTAATGATGTGTTCCTTGACAAGGATGTGCGACTCACACACAAAACCAGTTTTATCAATAACAATGCAGAGGCTGTGTTGAACGGTAAAACAATCAAAGAAAAACAAAGCCTCAGCAAGGCTCTTAGACCCAAGGCGGACGAGTAATGGACTATTTTTATGACGGGCAGATAAGACGATATGTCACACAGTTCATGCGTGTGTTCATAGGATTTAAATACAAGGCTGGTGACGACACTCTGCGCCATGTGCCTGTGATGTATGGCGATCTTACTAGACAAGTGGCCAGTATAATTAAAGACAACAGCGAAAACAAGATGTCCACAGTGCCAAAAATTGCCTGTTATATTTCAGGACTTGAGTTAGACACTTCTAGGCTGGCTGATGCTAGTTTTGTCAGCAAGCTCAACATCAGTGAACGTGCCTATGACAGTGTTGACGGTGAAATTAACTATAAAAATTATCAAGGAGCAGGGTACACAGTGGAAAGACTCATGCCTACTCCTTTCAAACTGTCAATGAAAGCGGATATATGGACTTCAAACACTGATCAAAAGCTACAACTAATGGAACAGATTTTGGTGCTGTTCAATCCCAGCTTGGAAATACAAACCACAGACAACTACATTGACTGGACCAGTCTAAGTGTGATCGATCTAGCCACATTGAACTTTAGTTCACGTACTATCCCTCAAGGCGCAGACAGTGACATAGACATTTGCAGCATAGAATTTAAAATGCCTATCTATATCAGTCCGCCTACCAAGGTTAAGAAGTTGGGCGTGGTGAGAAATATCGTTGCAAATGTGTTTGGTGATACTGGTGATATTCTGTCGTTGGATGATTTGATCTATGCAGGATCACCCAGTCTCGTTCGCACTCCTAACACACAGGCCAATTTTAGAATTTTACTGTTGAAAAGCAACAACAATCAAGCCAATGATTATGATGTATCCATCGTGGCGCCAAATGAAGCCTTGCTGGCTAACGGACTTGAGCCACCAACAAAAACCGGTGATCCAATTGATTGGAATGCCATTATTGCGCTGTATGGTGGTTATATCAATGGTATCAGCAAAATATTTTTCTTACAGGCAGATGGTAATGAACTGGGCGGCACGTTTGTGGTCAACGAGATTGACCCCACTCTACTGCTGGTCAATCTAGAGGACAAGCCTTCCAATACAGTAGTAGTGAGTTCAGTGTACCCCAGTGGTAGAACCACTATAGATGCCATAGTAGATCCCTACAAGTTTAATCCCAAACGTCCCAACAAAGAAACTGCGGACCAACCATTGGTAGCAGGCACACGATATTTGGTGTTAGAAGACGTTAACAACAGTTCAAACGTGGGCACACAGGTCGATACACCTCCATTCAATCCCACATTCAACTACGATGGTCCGGATGGTTGGAAAAATCTCAACGGTAGCGATCCTGTAATTATAGCCAATTCTATCATTGAATGGAGCGGTGCAGCTTGGGTTAACCTTATGCCAGAATGGATGGTATCTACTCCTAGCCCTTCTACTGCGGCTCTTGTAGCCTATACCGTGAATCAGATTGTGATCTATGATGGAGTTGCCTACAAGGCCAATGCCAATATTACTCAGATTGAAAACACTGATATTCCAGAAAACAATGATAAATTTGACAAGATCAGTCTACTGTTCCAAAATTTAAAAACTGGGGTACAGTATCGTTGGGGCAGTGATGGTCAATGGATGAAGAGTTTCGAAGGAGAGTATGCATCAGGATACTGGAGGTTTGATCTAGATCCTGTATAAGTACAAGATGCAACAACGTGCCGGACTGCTTTTCCTTGCCAAAAACACTAGCAGAATTCTATTGATTCTTGAAGATCAAAAATGGACTGTGCCTACATTTCCTAGAAATTCAACATTGCTGGAAGATGCTGAGCAGCTGATGTCTAGATATGCTGTTGGTAGGATACTGCCTATTGAACTGTATCTTTCTGAAGATCGAGGATTTGAATACGGTACATATGTGTGTCTAACTGATCTAGAATTCTTAACGGATGCAAGTGACACAATCTGTTGGGCAAACGTGGATTGTCTTCCTAAGAATCTACATGGTGGATTAAAGACCACATTGAACAATCAGCTGATTAGAGCTAAAATTGACACTATACTGGTACTAGAAAATGATGCTAAAAATACAAAATAGTCAACGTTTCAAAGAAGATTATTCTAATTTTCAAAAAAAGATCACGGACATTTCGGATACTGAAAAACAAGATGAGTTGAACAAGCTGCTTGCAGAGTTCAAGAACACAGTGATCTACATTGATCGATGCCATGAACAGATGTTCATTAACGGCAAAATAAATTCTGAAGTTTCTGAACTAAGACAAGAATTGATAAAAATCAAATCTCAGTTAGAACAGAAACTTGCCAACTATCGATCAACGCCAATTATGCCTGAGCTTCACCCCAACGCAGAATAATTGAAGCAGGAGTTGCTGTACCCGATACCTTATAGACATTGATGGCCAGCACATCTGGTCCATTGGGGAACGCACCTCGTCCACCAATTGCTGTTGTGGTCAACTCTTTCAATTCTAATAAATCTAAACTTGTGGTATTACCTGGATTTGCCACGAATGAAAACACCTGTTCACCTGGCAGCGCAAACTGCGGATCTCCAAACTGGAATGTCACTGTGGCTGCTGCTGCCACAGCAGTGTTCAAGTTCTGTGTGAACGAAGCTCTAACCACTGTGGTAGCACCCAGTCTACGTGTAGCCACAGCAGATACAGATGTTCCCGCTGAAAATTGAGTAAATGATGTGGCCACTCGTGTGCTCACACTAGCACCAGATGAATTCCAGGTAGCGTTGGTAAAGAACAAAAAGTTTGTGCCTGAATATGATGCTGTGGTGCCTGAAGCAGTGACTGTGGTTGACACGTTGGTGTTAGCACCAATAGAGGCGTTGGCAGCGGTGTTCATTATGATTCTTGTATAAGCTACACCAGCCACTGTGGCATAGGATGAAGTCACACTACTTGCAGTTTGGCCGCCGATCACATATGTTGTAGCACTCAGTGAGTCGCCTGCCGTCACATTAGAAGTGGTTGCATCGGTATTTGTTATCAAGAAATCTGTTCTTCCCGCCAAAAACGCCCTAGAATAGCTAACAGAAATACTGTTGGTTATGGTTATGGTTTGATTGGTATTTACAGGACTGCTGGAATTGGCCACCGCTGTCATTACAATTCTTGTATAGGCAGTGCCTAGATAGGCTCTGGTTATACTGGCAATGGTCTGTCCGCCGGTTACTCTACTAGTTAGGAAAACACCATCACCAACTCTCAAAGGAGTTGCTGTGATCAAATCGTAAGCACTGTTTAAAATATAAAAATCAGTTCTAGCACTGCTGACTGCAAGTCCTGAAATATCTATGCCGGTAGGCAGTGCTATAGCAGTCACGGTCTGTGTGACTGTGGCAAAACCTCTAGCTGTGATAGTGGTGGTCAATGCTCCCTGCACCGTGGCAGTGGTTGTTGAGCTAGGTACACCACCCCAGTTGATAGATCCTCCCAGTGCCACCTGAGCAAAACTTGGCTGTCCGCCAGCGGCAGCACTTGACAAGCCCGTGAAAGTCACATTGCTGGGACTAGCAGGATAGTTTCTAGGATTCAAAACTCCTTCAACAACGATTGCACCGCTTCCTGTGTCTGCTGTTAATGTGATAGCGTTCAACAACAACTGCGCTCTGTTTAGTAGATCTCGTTCACCGAGGTCGCCAACAATGGCGTTTGACACGCTCGGAGCCAATCTCAACATAAAAGCAGTTTGTCTTGTTGTAGTTACTGACAATCCGGTTACCGCATAGTTAAACAAATATCCCCTGTCAGAATCAAACAAACCGTCTGTTAATAGTGCTGATCCCCAGTGACTGATTGTGGGGCTACAGGTGCAGCTGATCAATGAAACTCCTGCTCCCGCAGCATGTGATGCTGTAACACCAGCTGTGAAAGTTCTATTTTGTCCTGCAGTGAATGCAGTAAATGATGCAGCTCTGGACAATCCTGTGAGTGTTCTTCCTGATTTTCCAGAGTAGCTGATCAATTCGTTGCCGATGTACAAGATTCCAGTACTTGGAAATCTATAGGCATCTGTAAGTGTGAGACTATTGTCTCCACTGCCAAGAGCCAGTGCCAGTTTATTCACTGCTGATCTGTTTTCAACTTCATATCGCACAGGCAAGTTGGCTGTACGCATATAAGCTTCTGTATTGGTATTGGAATTTCTAATTCTGTGTAGGAATACAAATTTACCGTCTGCTCCACGCATCATGAACTCAATGAATCCGGCAGCATACCAGGTATACTGCATGCCCAACATCTGCATGCGCCATGGCAGCAGGGTGTATCCACTAGGCCCGTTACCGTCAAGAGTATCAACGTTCCAATCACTTTGTGGAATATACAATTCTTCTGTGATACATATTCTAGCGCCTGTGACTGAATTGGCGCCTCGCCAATCTGGAGTCATTGTCATAGAAGTTTGGCTGGTGATACCTGATACGATATGACTCATACCTCTTATAACTATTTTGTCCCCCACTTTCAACTGATCTTGAAAACGTGTGCCGCTGCCGGTGACTAGATTACTGTCCACTGTGATGCTGGATGTACCGCTGAGCTGGTTAGTACTGCTTCGTCTAACCACTGCCATTTCTTGACCATCATATTGATAAAATATACCATTTTGTTCGTCAAATGCACCTATGCGCACAGTGGCGCCTGCCCAGCGTTTCAACAAAACCTTGCAGTCGGTGCCCAACTGTGCAGACAGAGTTGACAGATAAGCGTTGGATCTCACTCTAAAACTTCTAGCATCAACAATACTTTCTACCACATAGTCGCCATTGTATTCAAATGATACACAGCCAATTATTTCGATTTCAGCTCCAGGTTGCAATCCGTGATCTGTATCATCACAGGTAAATGTGATAAAACTGTTTACTTCAGGAGAAACCGCAGTGGCTGATGATAAATTGTAACTAGGTGCAAATAGGCCACCTGTGGTATACATCATGCCTTTACCAGATTGGTAACGAATGTATTTCTTGCTCTGACGTATGGCTTGCGCACCGTGACTGGGGCCGCCGGTTCCTAGTTGCACTCCACCATCAAATGGTCTATGAGTAAAGAAACTGTCCGGTCTTGCATAAACAAATCCAGTAAGGCCAGCCACGGAGGTATTGATTGCTCCTGTGGTTCTTGCAGGATATCTAATACTGGTTAGACTGGGAACTTGAGTGACCACGTGTGGTCCTGTGGCAATTTGGTGGTTGGCGCTGGTCAACACAATGTCCATGGCACTGTTACTGTTGCCAACAACCGCAAACTTACCAAGTCCTGTGTAAGATCCAAATGCAATTTCTTCCCAGGTAGCAGCAGAGGTTGTTACTTGTGATGTAAAACTGCCAGTTTCACCAGTGAAGCTGGTCAGTGCGGATGTGCTGCCGCTGGCAACTGCAACAAACGAGTCATCGCCAAATGTCACACTGTTCCAATTTGCGGATGCAGGTAACACAGAAGCTGTCCATGTGTTTCCGTTGGTGCTAAATGCTCCAATGGTTCCTCCTGTAGCAACTGCAAAAAATCTACTGTTGCCGTAGGCGATCGATGACCAAGTGGTACTGGCAGGTAATGCTCCTGTGGCCAGCCAACTGGCTCCGTTGTCCACTGAATAGGCAGCTGCTGTACCGCCACTGGAAATAGCAACAAAATATGTTGAAGATCCAATTAGTCCACCTGCTACGTCTGTCCAAGTGGCACTGGACGGTAGGGTTGCTGCTGCCCATGTTTGACCACCATCTATAGAATAGGCGGCAGCAGTACCACCACTGGCTACTGCTACAAAAAATCCGCCGTAGTAGGTCACAGAGGACCAAGTTGAACTTGATGGCAAGGTGGCCGCTGACCAAGAAACTCCTGCATTAGTGGAATATGCTGCGGCAGTGCCGCCGCTGGCCACAGCAACAAAATAGGTAGTGGATGCAACTACACCTGCAGCCACTGAAGTCCACGTGGCTGACGACGGCAGATTGCCTCCGCTGGCCCAACTGCTGCCATCTATAGATCTTGCTGATGTTTGAGTGGCTGGTAACACGGCCACAAATGTACTGCCAGCAAATGCAACTCCGCTCCAAGATCCTGACGATGGCAGCGTTCTTGCTGTGGCCGTAAAATCAGGAGCAGGCAGTGATGAAATGCTGGTCAAAATAGTTGTGCCTGGTACTAGACCATGATTTGTGGCAAAGTCAACCTGCACTGTGGCAATGGCGCCCACATTCAACACTGTTCCAGATCCAATGATACCCGTGGTAGCTTCACTGATACTCAGTGTTGGGTAAATGGTAATAGGAGAACCCGCAAAAGGAGTTCCTGTAGTTGTAGCACTGAGTATTTCTCCTGTGCCGTTAACGTTGGTTACCTGTACAGTACAGTCATTGACACCTGCTGCACCGTCAAGGTTGGCTCCACTAATCAGTATTCTGTTTCCGATAGCATATCCTAGTCCTGTGGGCACAACTATAGGACTCACTATAGAATATACACCATCAGTGCGTATAATTGTAAATGTTGCGCCGCTACCAGATACTGGTATATTGGCAGCTGTCTCACCTGGATAAGATGCATCACCAGAAGCTCCTACAGGAGTTCCCACTATCTGGAAATCTACTATGGCTCCTGCAGTAACACCGTCAACTTGGATAACAATGTCATTGGCTGGACTTGTGCCTCCAAACAGTGTACCTGCCCAAGTAACTGTGTCGCCAGCTAGGTAATCTGCTCCACCGGCAGATAAAGCTATGGCATAAGCGCCAGTGCCACCTGTTCGTGCAACTGATAATTGAGCTCCTCCACCAGCTATACTGGTTGTTGAAGAAGAATTTTGATTATTATAAGTGGCACCGCCTGATATAGCTGTGCCTGCAAAACTAAAATTAGTTATGGCACCACCACTGTCAACCGCAGTAACTGAGATGATGACGTCATTGACCCCATCTGTGCCACCTAGCACTGATCCTAGAATTATTATAGAATCTCCTACTGCGTAATTTTCTCCGTTTGATGAGCTGTCAAGAGCATCAGTCACTGTGTAGCTGGTACCACTTCTGCTGACATCAAAGTGTGCGTTTGTTCCAATACCGTTGATATTGGTACCACTCACTGCTGTATTGGTTGCATTGGCACCTATGTAGACCTGTCCGCAAGCCCCTGACAAGTTTAACAAGTTGCCAGAAAGTGAGTTAATAAAAATTGCGCTACCTGAACCGTTGTCAATGGCCATGGCCTGTTGAACTCCAGTTAAATCCACCAGTGATAGTTCTGTATCAGTGATCAAGGTGGTAAATTTCGCATTGGCTGTTACTGTAGATGCTCCAACAACACCAGATACAGATGTTGCTGCCGCAATATTTGGACTGCCGGATATAGGAGATCCTGGTGTAGGTGATGTTCCATTAAATGCAATGTTGAATGATCCGGAAGGAGTTGAAAACACGCTGGTAATACTGTTGTTAGAGCCATTACTGAACACACTGAAAGTGGGCTGGCCTATTGAGGCTCCTGTGTAAAATCCTGCTTGCCGTATTTGAACAAACGAAGTGAACAAACTCTGACCATCTGATGATCCTACTCGAGCTGATGCATAATAGGTAAATGTCACTGAGTTTGGAACGCTGTAGATCAAGAAACTGCCTTCTGCTCTTGCAAAACCACTCACAGCAGCATTTAATCCTTTTACTGTAATTGGTTGTTGAATACTAAATCCATGTGAACCCGAAGTGGTAACCGTGATTAATGAACTTCCAAAATTTCCTGTGTTCACAGATGCATCGGTTGTCATCGCAGACACTGTTAAATCTGTGCCTGGAATTTCAAAAAGAGATGGATAACCTCTCATTAGGCCAATTGCTTGCCATTTGGTTGGTTGCAATCCATATTCAAAGTCAGCATCCAACATGGCCTGTGGAGCAGCCACACGCATACGCTCAATAGCATCTGTACCAAAGTCCCAAGGTCTAATTGTTTGTGATTCATTTTCAACAAAAATCTGAATGTCATCTGTGGCAGACGCAGTAGAAGTGTCTTTGGCCAGATACAGAGTGGTGATGGCATCACTGGTCTGCCACCATGAGGGAAAATCTAGATCGCTAAGTAGTTTTCCGTCGCCGCTGCTTCTACCTTGTTTTTGCACCAGTGTGACAGGAAACGCAGAGTCAGCAAAATTATAAAGAATCTCATTGTTTGCTGTGTTGGTAATCAACAACAGTTCGCTGGATGTGTAATTGCCCAATAATTTTATACTGCTAACACCTGTGACTTTGGCAGGTACAGAATCAACACCATTGGTGATCACTGTGGTAAAGATATTCCATAGGCTGGTGTTTCTTGAGCTAGCACCTGCTTCTGCATTCTGACCTATGTATTTGGTCTGCACACTGGCGTTGCTGTAACTAGGAGACACTGTGGTATTGGTAAAGATATAGTCGTTGATAACGCTGGCTAGATAGGCCTGTCCCGTGGTTTCTGGAGTGACATCTCCGCGAATCATTGGCTCGCCGTCGATCCAGAAATATTCTGCTATCTGTCTTGAATTGACATTACCGCCGTATCTTAAATCATGTGCAACAGCATCAATAAAGAAACCAACGTCTCTAGTACATTTTGCAGAAGCAAATGTATATCCAACATACGGAGCAATATTATTTGTGATATTATAATTGATAAATGCAACAACTTGAGCTTGAAGGAAGGCCTTGTTGGCCAACAGCAGAGCCACTGCCTTAGGATACAGGCTGGCATCTTTGCTTATTCCTGGTTCAAATACGTATTGTTTAATCTGTTTCTTTGCCATTTATTTTTCCTTAAGCACCAAAAGCAATTGAAAATGCAGCTACTCTTGCATCAACATAATCTTTTCTAGTGGCGTGTGTAGTTTCTGTAGGGGCTGTTGCAATATCTATAACTCCGGTGGTATAGATATTTCCCTGTACTGTGAGCTCACCTGTACTATCGCCAGGTCCAACATTTAATGATTTAAAATTTCCGTCACCGGGTTCAATTAACCCAATATCCATGTTATTAATAGCGCCAACTGAAGACACACTGGTCATTTCGACATGTCCGTTGACCACATTGAAATAAGGTGTGGATCCTTCACTGATAATAAGATCGCCGGCAATGTTTAGAAAATCTAAAGTGCCCAACTGTCTTAGTCCGATGGCTCTTTCTATGATTGGGTCAAGGCCGATGATCGAATCGCTGGCATCTATAATAGGAATACCGTTGATTTTGAAACTGCCAGTGGTATCGATAGAACCTGCAACAGATACAGCACCAGTGACCGTTAAATTTCCCAATTCATCCACTGAGAAGCCCGGGCTGCGAAAGCCGCTTTTTGATTCTAAAGGTATGTAATTTACTGACATTTAGTTCTCCGCTATTCCACCACCATCAACTTCCACAAAGATTGCTAGTGTATTTATACGGAGTTAACCTTTAAGTAATCGCAAGATCGTTGATTGTGTGATAGTAAGTGGCACTGAATATCATCTTGCTACCCAATAACAACGTGCTGTTATCATAGGTTGATCCGTCCGGGCTGGATGCCGGATTTGCCACCAGTTGCATTTTTGATGCATTAACAGTGGCTGTGATATCTATTAGATTTTCGCTGAGATTGGTACGACCATAAATGGTAAGATTGGCATTTTCAGGGCCTGCTACCACTAGACATTTGATTATTTCTTTTCTTGTGTTGCCCACGTCAACTACCACTGTGTATTCTGCAGCCATAAAATCACCAACATACCATTCGTCTATAATGGTGTTGGGTGTTACTGTTTGCCAAGGACCCTTGTAGGCAAATTGCACTCCGTTCTGAATTCTAAGAGTGTTTTTAACTCCTTGAAAGAAATATTTTGTGAAGTTGATCATAGTAGTGTATTTATCATAAAACAAAAAAGCCCTTGCGGGCTTTTTTAGTTGGCAATTTTAATTAGTTTACTGTACTCGGGCAAGTACAGGTATTCAATTTCTGACTTTTGTAATGTCCAAATAGCATCATCTAGTGTTTCTACTAGGGGTTCGCCACCTAGATTAAAGCTGGTATTAAACAGGATAGGAACGCCTGTTTCATCTTTGAATGCTTTGATCAAATCATAGTAGTGCTTGTTCTGCTCAGGATTAACTGTTTGAATACGGCAGGTATGATCTTCGTGAATAATGCTTGGAATCTTTTCTTCAACTCCTGGCTGGCAGTTTACAGCGTACATCATGAATGGACTGTTTTTCATTCCACGTAAATCAAACCACTCGTGTACATCTTCTTCTAGAATACTTCCCGCAAATGGGCGGAAGTATTCACGATGCTTGACTGCATTCACATAGTCTTTGCCGTCTTCAAATGTTGGATCAAACAGCACTGAACGATTGCCTAGGGCACGTGGTCCGTTTTCTGAACGTCCTTGGAAGATAGTCACAATGTTTTTTTCACGTAACAGCTTGACAATGTCTTTAGCTGTAGCATCTGTAACTTCTGCATTAGCAGCTTCTGCCTTTGCAGCAATTTCTTCACTGGTATAAGTGTGTACAGGGCCATAATACAAAGTATCGTATTTACGTATGGTAGTATCGTCATACATGCCATGATAGAACAGCAGACCTGCGCCCATTGCTGTACCTGCATCATTGCTGATAGGTTCAACATAAATTTCAATGCCGCTATCTTTTAATTCTTCTAGATAATGATAGTTAGCAACACAGTTTAATCCATAGCCTCCGGAAATAACAACACGATTCTTTCCACTTTTTTCTGCGGCTAATTTGATTAGTCTTACCACCTGTTCTTGCGTCTGTGTCTGAACAGCATAGGCCATATCTCTACGATTGTCCATGTAGGTAACATCACCTTTAGGATCTTCAGGAAATTCGTCAATATAATCAAATAGTTGTGAATTAACCATGCTACTCATTGGATATTTTGGCACCAATAAGTTTCTATTTGTTAACGGAATTTTAGATGTTGTATCAAACAACGGAGGAATTTTATTGTTGGCTTTTCCGTATGGAAATAATCCCATAGTCTTTCCAGCTTCAATAGCTGAGAATCCACAATATTCAGTTACTCCCTCGTAGGCCTTGACAATGCCTGCACGATCACTAACCCATGCTTCGTGTGTTTCGCCATCCTCGCCTAAATTTGCAGAAGGAAATTCAGCTTGAAATGTTCCAACAATAGGATCTCTTGCACCGTAATTTTTGTAAAGAGTTTTGAAATCTGCAGGATATGCACAATCAACAATAGACTCAACTTCCCATACCCACAGTGGTTGGTCGTTGTAACTCATTTGATAGAATGTGCCTGCACCATCAACAATCAAAGAAACTGCATCTTCCCAACCTGAACGATAAAATGCGCAGGCAGCATGCAGCTTGTGATGCATGAAACTGAGATCAATCACCTGAGGATGTTTGTGTAGGTTAGCTACTTTTCTATCAATTAGTCCTAACTTTCGAGCTAGGCCAGTGTACATATCGTCGCCGGTATAATCAATTTTTCCCGAAGAATCTGCAAGACTCTGTGTATGTGCTACAACCAAAAAGTCTAGCTTATCTGTGTATTCTAAAATCTTAACCATTGACGCAAGCGGACCGCCGTCATACTTTTGACGACTCAATCTTTCTTCTTCGATAGAAAATACAATCTCTCCGTCTTTTAGTAGACAGATGCCTGCATTATGTCCGCGAGCAATGGCTGCGACCCACACGGGTTTATTTGATTTTTTTGCTGATATGGTTTTAACTGTCATCTTTTTTTCCTAATACGTGATTTACTACTAGTGTAGTTATGTCGTCTGTCATTGACATGATATTTTCATTTATTCTGTTCACTCGCTCATCAGGTAAAATTCTGATAGGATCGTATTCTCTATGTATTTCGCCCATGTCTAGTATTTCAAAATACTCGCAATCCGGATAAGACACATTTATAGGATATGTGGCTCCTGTGATAATTGTTGATGGAGTTTCCATTGAATATGCAAGGTGTTGTCCCAAACTATCGCAACCCAAGAAATGATCGGCATATTTGATTATTGCTGCCCAAACTCGCATGTTGACATTTTCAGGCATGGCCACTTCTTCTTTGAGTTTAGCATCTGATAGATCTGTTTTGAACTCGCTCATCATTATCACTGCATAGTCATTTTGTTGCAGCTTTTTCACTATGGCTTTTACGTCTTTTAATTCAAAACTTCGTGCTGTGCGGTCAAGCAAGGTTTCGTCAATGTATTCAACACCTCGGCCATAGGGTTGAAATACCACTAGTTTTTCTTTTTTAAGTTTTTTCTTTACTTCGCTGACCACTGATCTACCATTCAGTAGTTCATCTTTGGACAACCTAAGTGTAGGTTTTGGCAGTTCTCGTAGTCCTTTGTTGTTGACCTGTATGTCAAAGGCCTGTGCAATTGAACATTGTTGGTTGTAGTATTCCCAGACTCTATAGGGTTCTGTTGTGACAATTTCACGATTTTTCAAGTAGTCTTTGAAAAGACCCTTGTGCCAGATGTCGTAGGCACGATCATCTAGTTTAGGATGTCCTTTAAAGACATCTGTTCCACCTTCGCAAACAATGATAAAATCTTTATCATCTGATTCCTCTAGGTATTTTTCAAAAGCTGGAACAGAACTAATCATTCTACCAGCGCCGCCATTTATAAAAAATGCTTTCGATCTAGACATTTAAACTCCAAAAAAATAAGCCTTGCACTTAGATTATATATCCTCTCGGATACAAGTGCAAGGCCTTTCTTGGCTTTTAATTTATTTAAATTGAAGGCGTACTAGTTGGGAACGGAACTTTCCAGTGATCTTCACCTGCATATTTTGTAATAGCAGTTTTTAACCAATCTCTATGTGCTCTAATTTCTGTTAGTCTTTCTGGTAGATAGCTAGTTGATCCGGCAGCAAGTTCAAAGGCCTTGAGTTGATCGTTCATGTTTGCCCAAAACGTTTCTTTGGTTACCGCATGAGTACGATATCTAGGACGAATCAAAGTATTAGTAGCACGATCGTACCTCATGTCGTTGGTATAGTAGGGTTGATCCAATGCGCCATGAAAATCATCATAGTGATAGGTCCATGTACTGCCATCTGCTAGAGTAAATGTTGGGTCAGCTACTGCTCCGTGTTCATAATCGTGTGTTAGATGTGCAGCTTCCCATGTATTGACTTCTGCATCTATAACAATCTGAAATTGTTTTTCTGCTGCCAGTTGTTGCTCTGTGAGTTTGTACATCTCAACTTCCGGCAGTGTTTCACCTTGTTTTTCCAAGGCAAATATGGTGCCATCGTTGTTGAATCTAACCAGCAGATATCTTTTACCGATGTAAACGCAATCCACTGTGATATTTTTCTTGGTGGTTGTTTTATATGGTTCGTCCGGCATAACCGTTGTAAACGCTTTTCTCATTTTTAATCCTTTGCAATAAAATTAATTCTAACCAATCCTAGGCCGCCGCGCCATCCGTTGTCACGAACATCACCGCAGGGATTAGCTGGTAAACCACCTACTCCTACTGGAAAGAATGGCATACATCCTTGTACGTCATAGCAGCCACAGGCTCTGTTGGAGGTCCAACATGCAGTAAATGGGATTCCTCGATTTGGTGAGCGGCTCATGGCATTGATACCTTGGCTGAACTGATGGAATCCCATTCCTGACCAGTTGGAAAATCCGTTGTTGTCATCCATACCTGTACTGACTACGCCGCCATCACAGGCAAACATGCCTGGAGGAATGGCTGTGTGATAGTGTGTTGAACATGGGCAGTTTGAATAACAGGTCCAGAATGTCACACAGCTAAATCCACCGCGTTTATTTATATCGCCGCCGTAGGACTCTGCGCAGCATGATCCTGTACCCGAACCGTAATTGCAAATAATGCCGCAGGTACCGTTGGAATAGTTGGTGTTACAGAAGTTGCCGCTGATGAAACAGCAGAAAATTACGCCCGATGGATTGCAATAGGTTGTACCCCCACGTCCACCTTGTGAACACATGCAGCCGTTTATGGCAGCGCCAGTTGAAGGATTCCTGCCATACCAGCACACACATGATGCTTCGGAACACCCACGGAAACACAGTGCATCAGCATTGTTGCAGCTTTTGCCCACGTGACCACAGATATAACAGCCAGCTATTACGCAAATACATTTGCGTGACCATGCACCTGGATTTCCTGGCACACCGTGTCCGCAGCAGCACATTCTAGCACCACTGCCGCCAGCGCCCCACACATCCAAAATGACCTTGCCTGTGGTACAGGCAATCCAACAAAATCCGTTGACAAAGTTTGTGTATTCTGAACCTGGGCTATAGGCCCAGACTCTGCCCTTGTCTAGATTTGTTTCGTCAAACTCTATTTGATCAAGTTTGGCTTCTACAAGTGTTTTTAAGTTTGCCATGTTAGTACGATGTGCCTCCTGTTGCTGGAATATATTTAATTCTTACAGCTCCCATACCACCACGACTGGCATGATCACGCACACCTGGACATGGATGGGGAGCTGCGCCCGGAACACCGTATGGAAAAAAGTTCATGCAGCCCTGCATTTCATAGCAGCCACAACCTCGCTCACCAGGCCAACATGTAGTGTAGGCATTTGGACCAGGCTGTCTACTCATGGTAGTCAAGGCATTAATTTGATTGAGTGTCGGAGCTCCTGACCATTCAGTCGGCCCTTGTCCGTCTGAATTTGTTGTGTACGAAAACTGTCCGCCTTCTTCTGCAAAAATATTTGCGGCTACAGGCACATGATACTGTGTTAGACATGGGCAAATTGGCCAGCAGCCCTGGAATGATACGCATGACCAACCACCGCAGCAGTTGACGTCGCCACCGTAGCCACAGCCAATAAATCCTAGTGATGCATCCGTTGTTTGACAAATGTTGCAGATCATACCGCAATGTGATCCTGTATTACAACCCGAGTTGCCTGGGCCAAGGGGGCTGCCACAGAAATAATTACATCTAAAGACTGTATATGCAGATATTGAATCTATGCAAATTGATATGCCGCCTTTGCCGCCTTGTGCGCATATGCAGCCGTTAGTTGCACCTGCTGCACGACATTGAGTCCACGAACAGCAGTTGCCGTTGCCACTAGCGTTCAATGTGTTGCCGCCAGTGATACCGCAATTGCCGCCGTTTTGAAAGTTTACGTTGCCTTCATTTGAGCTCAATGGATCGCCGCCGCCTGAGCCCCAACCCCAAGGATTGTTGCCCTTAAAGCTGTCGCTGTCACCTGGATAGTAGCCACCTTCATATAGGGCTTTTGGTGAACATCCAAACCAGCAAACGCAGGTGGCTTCTGAACAACCTCTAAAGCATAGTGCTGATGAGTTATTGCATGAACGTCCAATGTAGCCGCAGACATAGTTGCCTGCAATCACGCAAAGACATTTTTTTGTGTACGCAGGTGCATTTCCTGGTAGGCCTGCACCACAGCAGCACATCTGTGCTCCTGAACCAGCAGCACCCCAGGATTCGATCACTATACATCCTGTACCCGGAGAACGCCAGCAAAAGCCATTACAGAATGAGGTGTACATATTGCCGTCTGTATAGACCCAAATTCTACCTTTTTCAAGATTGTCTTCGAAGGCCTGCTCGCGATTACCTAATAATTGTGTGAGTAGTGCCATTTTATATTCCCCTTCCTAGTACTGCGCAGTTTTGATTCAAGGCGCCCGAACCTCTGTATGTTAATCGTATGGCACCGTGGCCGCCACGTTTGCCGTGATCTCTGACACCATCGCAAGGCATAGGTGCAGCTCCGCCTACACCATAAGGTGAATATGGCACACAGCCAGAGTTTTCATAGCAACCGCAGAATTGACCACCGGTCCAACATCCCATCCAAGGAACGCCGCCAGTGGGCGAACGACTGGTAGCATGTAGAGTATGCATGTGTTCCATGAATCCTGCACCTGACCACTGTGAGTATTCTGGATCTTCGTCGGGCTTGGATGCAATTATACCACCCTGTTCAGCAAATATACCTGCTGCAAAAGCAATAAATTGGTGTACATAACAGGGTCTTGCGTTTCCGATGTCGCACATCCAGTGCATGTATGAAATACAGCCGCAGCAGTTGATGTCGCCACCATAACCGCAAGCAAGGAAGCCTCCTGAGCAGTGATTGCAGATAATACCGCAACCAGCAGCACCAGAAGTAAATTGTGAATTGCAAAATCCTGCAGCACGGAAACAGCAGTAGGGGCCGGTACCAGTGGAACAGATAGATGTACCTGCTCGACCACCTTGAGCGCACATGCAACCGCTGGTGTATCCGCATAGGTCTCGAGCCTGTTTCCACTGCAAATATGTGGGTAGACTACATCCTGAGAAGCAAAGATCATGCGCATTGCAGGCCTGGCCTGGACAGCCACAAATGTTTGATCCGCAAAATACAGCTAGAGTTTTTTTGGTATAGCCAGGTGCATTTCCAGGTAGTCCAAAGCCGCAGCAACACATGCGAGAGCCACTACCAGCAGCACCCCACATTTCAATAGTGAGTGTTCCACAACCCGGAGATGTCCAACACCACAAGTTGTCACTTCTAATACAAGTGGCCATTGCAGTTGGACTTACGACCCAGACCTTGCCCTTTTCCAGATTATTCTGGTTGGCTGTAATCTCTCTTGTAGATAATAGGTCAGATAGTTTTGCCATTATAAGTTCCGATTATGGTCCAATGAATACCCAGCCAAATGTTGCACCGGAATATATCAAGGTCACTGCTGCGTTGTTGAGGTTCAAAATCAAATCTTCTGTAAGATTGGCGATTTTTAATCCGTTTCTTGCAACGGTAACAGGATTTGTTGCGAAAATTCCTGCCACGTCGATGATTTGTATAGTGTCCCCTTCACTAGGTGAAGCAGGCAGTGTCAGAGTAAACGATGCTGATGTGGCGTTTGCAAATATGCGTTCGCCGGCTAGCACTGACTGTGATGTTGTCACAGTTCTGTTTGTTACACTATCTGTTCCAAAGGATGATACTTGTCGTCCCATTTTATATTATCTCCTAATATTTTATAATGTTGAAGTTTCAATGCCAAAGGCACTGGCCGATACGTTTGCATTACTAGCATAGATTACCAGCAATTTGTTTGCGTTCATCATGATACCGGTTCTTTCCAATACTCCGTTAGCACCAATTTCAGCATTATATTCTATAAATTCTGAGTTTGTTGGTGTTGCTGATGTGGCCAACGCCACTCTCACTGACACTGTGGTTGTTCCGCGATTACAGAGACTGAGGCCCAATACTGTAAAAGTAGTTGCAGGCACTGTGTACAGTGTAGTGTATGTTGCTGCGGCCGGTGCCGCTTGACCTAATAATCCTGTTGCCATTCTCTGATCTCCATCAATTGTTTAGTAAGAAGTAATTTAACACAAGGGGTAAACCAGCAATACCGCCTTTGAAATTCACCTTAGTATTTATGTTTATTGCCACATTTGTAGTTGTAGTAATAGTTTGTCCGGCCACAAATATAACACCGGCTGTAAGACTATTTACGTTCAAACTAGACCCGCCGCCGCCAATTTGGCTGGTAATGTAGGCTTTAATTGCTCGCTGTGTAGGTATAATATTGTCGGAATCTTGTGTAAAGAACGGGTCTGTTGAGAATTCAGTAATTGTTGCACCTGAACCGCCTAGTGCCACTGAGCCCAAACTCAACTCGTTCAATCCTGCAATGTTAAAAGCGTCAGCATTCAGCGTTGCAACACCCGTTGATTGCTCAACGTTAAACAATCCACCAACTCTAAAGTTACCGTCCTGGTCCGTTGAAGTGTAGAATACTCTACCACCACCACTGCCTATGGTTTCATTGGCAGGAATCGGGTCAGTAACTGGCAGTCCTGGATAATTGGTATTCACTTGATTGCCTGTACCTATGTCCAAGAAATCGTGTCCAGTTAGTCGTACCTGACTGTATCTACGTCTTATAATTCCGCCGCTCAAGTGCTCTGGAGCTTCAGCAACACCAACTGGTGGGCTTACCTGCAGAGTAGCAGAGTAGGTGCCATCAGCCAAAGGCAACACGCTGGAAACATTGACCAGTCTGTACCATATGTCATCTATGCCAGCTATCTGCACGTTTGAACCAGCTGTTGGAATACCACTGAGACCAGTGAATCCCACAAAAGTTCCCACCTGATAGTTATCGGCATAACCGTTGCCAATTATAGTAGTAGCCGCAGCCGAGTAACTTGTGCCTCTATTGGTATATGTTGGCTGTGCAATAGCACCATTACCAATACGTACCACAGTAGGAGCATCTGCACCTGTGTTATTAGGGTCAGTAATGGTCATTGTTGGAGCAGTCACATAACCCGATCCTGGCTCATGTATCCAAATTTCTGTTAGTGCATCATCTAACACATAAGCACGAGCACGAGCTGTAGCACCTTGTCTAATATTTTGCACTCCTTGGCTGTTCTGCGCCAATACCACCCAATTTGGAGTACCGTTGTTGTTGCCCAACGCACTGGCCACATAGGTCTTGGATGATAAAGCCAACATAGAACCGCTGCCTGTGGTCAGTGTAATATTAGCACCACCCAGTGTTTGTGACAGTGTAAATCTTGTTGAGTCAACCACGCTGGTTACATAATACCATAACTGGCCACCTGAGTCAGCTCTAACTCCACCAAATATTTCAGAACCTGCAGAATCGCTGATAAATCTAATTCTGTCATTGACGTTTAACTTGGTAGTTGTGCTTGAAGTGGTTAGATAGTTGGTATTCAATGCAAAGTCGTTGTAAGATCCGATTGCTGTGCCTGTCGCTAATACAACGTTTTTAGTGTTTCCGTATGCTGCAGGTCCCCAGTTTCTAGTGGCTGCTTGTGTATTTCCTTCAACCCAAGTAATACCGTCTACTGAGTAAGCAGTTCTATTTGAGTTGTAAGCAAATGCAGTAAATGCTCCGCCACCGTAGACAATCTTGTTCCAACGTGTGGCTGCACCTGGTAGCGTTGCTGCTGTCCAACTTGTGCCGTTGGTTGAATATGCTGCCTTGGTTGAAGTAGAACCTGTTCCGCCTGCAACAGTAACAAATCTGCTGTTGCCAAATGCCACATCTGCCCAGAAGTCTGAACTAGGTAGTGAAGCAGCTGAAGTCCAAGCAACACCGTTATTTGTAGAATAAGAAGATACTTGACTACCTGTTGAATAACCAGCAACGGTAACAAAGTAGTTAGTTCCACCGATTGCACCATAAGCTATAGCACTCATCTCACTCGACGCTACACCGCCTAGCGTTACTGATGTCCATGTTGTTCCGTTGGCTGAATAGTTGATCCTGTTGAGATCTCCCATTATGGCCACATAAGTTGCGTTGCCGTAGGCTAGGTCTTTCCAAAAAGAAACAGTAGTTAGAGCGTTCAGTGCTCCTGTCCAGGTCACTGCATCAGGAGATGTAGCAATATTTCTAGTGCCGCCGTTTCCGCCAATGATTGCAACATATTGGTTTGAGCCGTTATAGGCCACTGTGGTATATTCATATGTGCTGTTAACTGTGGGCAATGTAGCATTAGTCCATGATGTACCGGTTGTGCTGGTTGCAACTAGACCAGCTGCACCGCTGTAACCAACAGCAACAAACTGTGTGCCGGTCCAAATAACATCACTCCATGTGCCACTTGTTAATGTAGCTGTCTCTGCATAGGCAGTGTTTACGTTCTGTGCGGTCTCTGTGATATCAAAGGATGCATATGAACCGTCTCTTAGAGTCCAAGTGACACCGTCTGGCGAAGTTGCTGCTGCATCTCCTGCACTGGTAACATAAAATACGCCTTGACCATAACCGATAGAACTCCATTCAGCAATGCTAGGCAAGTTGCTCTTGTACCATGTGGCACCGTTGAAACTGTATGCTGCCATTGCAGAACTATCTGAAATTGCAACATAGCGTCCATTACCGTAGGCAATGTCTACCCAGTTTGATTCTGTAGAGTCATCATTGCTTGGCAATGTGGTCACTGTCCATGTAGCACCGTTGGTTGAATATGCCACTGCGTTGGAGAAGTTGCCTTCTACCACAACAAATCTGCTGAAACCATAGGCAATGGCCTTGGCGCCCGATGCGAATGTAGTGGTGTTCCAATTAATGCCGTTGTCTGAACTCCATGCTCTGAATGTTGAACTAGAATCACTTTCTGATACAGCAACAAATACACCGTTGCCGTAGTCAATGTCGCACCAGTCAGCAACTTCATTTAGATTGGAAGCTGTCCAATTTACACCATCTCTAGAATATGCAGCCACTGAGCTTTCTCTAGCCACTGCCACATAATAGCTGACATTGCTGACCACACCGTAGGCAATGGCTGACCATTGCTGTGACGATGGCATGGTCATTGCTGTCCATGTTATGCCGTCTAGACTGGTAGCGGCTGCGTTAGTAGATGAATTTACACCGCCTGCTATGGCTACAAATTTGGCTGTTACTGCTGTTCCGCTGCTGGTAAATCTAGTTATTGCGCCACCAGGCGAAGTAACTGCGGCTACTGTGACTGTGATATCATTGGCAGGAGATGTGCCGCCTAGACTTGATCCTAGAACGGTCAAGGTATTTCCTACCGTATACAACACTCCGCCGGCCTGTATAGTTACTGAGTAGATGCCATAGCGTCTAGTGACGTTGAATGTGGCCAAGCTACCTGAGCCGCTTGATACTGTTGAAGCCACACCACTATAAACAGCATATCCATCACCGAACACCACATCTGACCATGTTTGACTGCTTGGCAAGTCGGCAGTGGTTTTGGTAAAGGGTGGTGCTGAAAATTGCAGTCTAGGAGTGATCTGATAGTTAGAAGTAAGATCCATGGCAGCCACAATAGGTGTACCTGGTATCACATGATCCCAACCTGGGGTGCCTGTGCTTTCTTTGTACACTGTGGCCACTTTGCTGGCTGCGGAGTAGGAGTTTATGTATCCGTATTGACCTGCTCCTAAGCCGCCAATCATGTAAATGCTCATGCCAACATAGGCTGCTGAACTGTTGATATCAGAAGCTGCCAGGGTAATTTGAGTTGTGTTTCCTGCCTGTGCTAGACTTTGAGCTGTGATGTAACCAACTCCGCCAGGACCAGTAGAATCTCCTGGATCTGTCAGTCTTACTTGAAATACAGCTCCATCTCTAAATTCATCTGCCACAGTGGCCACTGAAATTCCAGTACCGCTTATGGTAAATGATGCAGATGAATTTTCCGAACCAGCATTGCCAAATTCATGCAGTAGAATCTGAGTGCCGTCTGTGAGCACACTGCGAACATCGGCTTCTGTGCCTCTGTTGTTGATTGTACCTGTGACAGGTGTTTCTGAAATATCTATGAATTCTGCTACAGCACCAAATGTTCCGTATGAGTTGTTACCGTTAGTAGCACGAATCTTACCACCATTTTCAGCTAGATAGCCGATGTAGTTGTAATAAGAGAACACTGACACAAGTTCTGCACGACCTAGATTGGTAATCCATGCTCCAATACCGTCACTCAATACCTGGGTGAAGTCGTTGGACACGATAGAATCATTGCCGCCTGCGTGTAAGCTGCCATCAATTTTCTGACCCACGCAACCGATACCAAATGTGGTAACGTTTTGAACATAGGTTGATTTGTTGGTTACCCATGCACTGGTGTCATTAGGACCCCAGCCTGGATCTAGTGATGCATAGGCTCCTGCACGTGGTCTGTAGGTGCCGTATTCGTTGGCCGTAGTAGTCAACGCACTTTGATATCCTGTATTGGTACCATCGGAACTGCCGTCGAGTCCAGTCAGTGTGCAATTGCGTAGACCTGATCCGTTCTTGAAGTAGAACAGATCTTCAAGTTTAGATCCAGTTAATGAATTTCTATAGTATCTAGCAGCTAGAACTGATTTGTAGTTGCCTGTGTATACCATGTCATAGGCAATAGATTCAATATAGTTGCGAACATCATTTTCACAGCTAGCAGAATTGTAATACCATTTGACTACCATTGAGCCTGATGCCGCACCAAGATCAACTGCTGTGCCGTTTAGGCTGGTTGAAACCTTAAATGTTGTTGCTGTTAGTCCTGTTGACAAAACATAGTAGGTTGTGTTAATAGCAATTCCGCCAAACACAGTGCCTGTGAATCTCACTGTGTCTCCAGCTACCATCCATGTCTGTGAACTGCAGGTGAATACATCAGTAGCGGCGTCTGACGATGTTACTGTGGCCTTGAATGTGTCAGCAATATAGGCATTGGCTTCTGCAACCATAAATTCTTTGTTTAGTTGCAGTATTTTTGCACCGTTAATTCTGTCAAGATCTTCTGTGGGACTATTGGTGCCAACAGTAAGCGGCACTGTGCCGGTATTGGCATAGTTGATGATATCAGTCCACAGTCCGTCAGCCAGTACCACAGCTCCTGTAGCCACAATTTTTTGTGCTTCAACAGATATAAAATCAATCACAGCCTGTTGCGCTGCTAGTTGTGAATTTAGAACCACCAGTGTTGATGTAGTGCCTCTTTGATATGACAGTCCACTTTGTATTGACAAAAAGTTTGATCCAAACATTAGATCAAATCCTAGAGCGTCTACCATATATCCCACATCACGTGAACACAGTGTTTCGTCAAAACTCAATGTAGGAAATAATTTCTTCACATGCTGTACGGCATTGCTGCGAATAGTTGTTCTAGCAGTGTTCAATGCTGTTCTAGCAGTGATCAAAGCAGCAGCTGGCCAAGTGATATCTGGTACTATGGTAGTTGGTTCAGTACCAGTGTTAATGGTATCATATATTTCTTGAATACGTGCTTGAGCAGCGGTAGCTGCTGGCGCTGATCCTGCTGTACCAGAAACATCTTGTGATAGTGCTGTAGTTTTTGTCCAACCGGCAGTATCGCCTGTGGCAATATTGTCAATGATATCTTTGATACGTAATTGTACTGCCAATGCTGGTGCTAGTTCTGCTGCTGGCTCAAGGAATACGCCAAGACTGTAGTATGATCTAGCAGCAATTTGAGTTGCTAGATTTCCACCGTAGGTCAAATCATAGACCACTGCATCAACAATCAGTCCTACATCACGTTCACATTTAGTTCTACGTGTGCCGGTATAGGTAAATCCAACGAATCCTACGGTACTTGCAGCAATTTGTGCCAGTATCCACTCGCTGACTTCGTCTTGCAAGAACGCCTTGTTAGCATTGATCAAACGAGCAGCATCAAAGTATCCTGCGGTAAATGCATTACCAGTTCCGCCTGTTGGAGTTGGTTTTACATAGGCATTTGGAGTATTGTTTGTAACAATGTCTTTGATTTCAGCAGCGTTTGCAGACACTGAAGACACTGCTGTTGCACTACCTACATTACCTGCTTTTTGTGATGTGGTGTCCTGTGTGGCTATATTTCCTGTTGTAGGAGTAACTGCCGCATTGGTAATAATTTCATCTGTGATGGATTGCAGTCTTTGCAAAGTAGCAATTGATTTGGCTTTGTCATTGGCTGATGTGTAGCTGCCTGCAGGACTAATTCTAGTAGAACGCAGTTCATCACCTACAACGGCTGTGTTTGGAAAAACTGGAATTGGCAATACTTCATAGTATTGTCCGGTCTTGACCTGTAGGGTATATCCGGGAGTATTCAACACTGGAAGACCGGTGTCTACACCTGCGGCCAACGCTGCTGTGAGTATGCCTGCCAACGACTCGCACTGAGTGTAAGCAGTGGCTTCAGCAGTATATGCAGCATCAATAATCTGTTTGATTCTACTGCCTGCGCCAATGCCATTAAGTGTTTGATAGTTTTGAGCTGGAGCAAGATTAGCCAGTATACGAGATATTAATACAAGTCCGTAGTTCACTGCCTCAATTAATTGAAACTCTTCATCATTGATAGCTGCAATCAATACACCTGCTGAAAAATAAGATTCAGTGGCTTCAAGAGTTTTAACATTGCCAGTATGTGTAAGATCATGTACAATGGCATCAACAATTAATCCCATGTCGCGTTGGCATGCGGAAATACTGTCGTTTACAAAGTTGTACCAAATGCTGGACGGTGTAGGCACTGTGGTTGTGTAATAGGTGATTTGATAATTCACATATTCTACAATTTCTTTTTGTATAAATGTTCTGTTCTGCTTGAGCAAATAGGCAGCATTAGGATATTCTGTACCATTAGTGATCTGCTCACAGGCATACCTTACGCTGGCCCATGGCTTGTCCACAGTGACTCCGTATGTTGGCGCAGGAGAATTTACTCCGTGTGGCGCAACATAAAACACCTTGGCCACTTGACCAAAGTAATTCCAAGTAGGCAAACCGTTTTCAACAGTTAAAACTTGTCCTTCGTCGCCAACTGGTAGTCTTGTGGGTCCGCCACCTGAATAATATACTAGATCACCTGTGGCCGACAGTGCAGATTCTTCATTACCTGCTGTCAACAAATTCCAATAGGCACCGATAGTGTCGTTGTCTGGTCTATCTAGGCCGGTAGTAGATGTGTGTGCTTGAACAGCAATGTAGCTGTTGGCTCCAAACTTCACAGCATCACCTAACACGTAACTAGATGCTAATACCCAATCACCTTCCCAATCTATACCTTGATTCAGCAGACTCCAGTAACTGGCATTAGGCGGAGACTGATTGGTATTGTCCGCTGTGGCCACATAGGTGTATCCACCAAGGCGAACAATCTCTCCAATCTTGTAGGCTGTGCCTGAATTCCAATCTCCTTGCAATCTAAATCCTGTAGTAAACAGGTCCCAATCAGTGGTATTGGTGCTTGGAGGAGATCCACCTGAAGAAATATGTGCAGTTTTAGCGATATAGCTGTTGCCGCCGTAGCGTACAATATCACCTGGTTGATAGGTAGGGCCTGCGGACCATTCACCTTCAAATTCTATGCCTTCAACAAATTGATTCCAACGTGCGGCATTGTAGTCTGTGGTAAAATTGCCGGCGCCTGTGTGTTCAATCACACAGATATAAGTACCGCCACCATTTTTTACCACATCATTAATTTTGTATCTAGTGGCTGTTACCCATTGTCCTTTGTATTCTATGCCTTCATTGAAATAGTCCCATTTGGCTTGATCGGCTTCAAGACCAGATGCTGCGCTGGCATTTGATGTGTGATGTAGATTACACACATAGGTTTTTCCGCCATACTTTACAAGATCTCCCACCTTGTATCGTACCGAAGTACTCCATACACCTTTCCAATCAAGTCCTTTGTTGAATAGATCCCATTTGGCTTGATCGGCTTCAAGACCTGATGCTGCGGTGGCAGCTGAAGTATGACCTGTGTTACATAGGTAAACGTAACCACCATATTTTACAAGATCATTTACCTTGTAGACATAACCAGTGGACCAAGCATTTTGCCAATCAAACGATTCTGCAAATATATCCCAATCGCCTTGATTAGCTTCTAGTGTGCTTGAACTAGTATGACCGTCATTACAGATGTACAGGTATCCGCCATATTTCACTATGTCGTTGATTTTATACAGCGTTGAAGATCCCCAGTTGCCTTTCCAATCTTGGCCGTCACTGAATTGATTCCACTTAGTGGGAATATTATCTAAATTGGTGTAAAAATCAGCGGCAGCAGTATGACCCACCACGCATAAGAATGTTTTGCCACCATAAGCAACGATGTCATCTTTGAAGTATGTAGTGCCGGTTACCCAGTCTGACTTCCATACAAATCTCAATCTACCTAGTTTAAATTCAGCCATTTATAGCTCCATTTTCTTGCATATTATATTTATTCAAATCCCACAAGTGGTATTATGCCCCGCTTGATAAAAACAAAAACTGTGCCAGATACGAACCTTCGAATCCGGCATTTATATTCACTTTTGCATTAAAAATTATTTCTTCGCCTGTAGTTGTTGACAATGAGTCTGGACCAATCACTATAACACCTGCTGTTAATTGGCTAGTTACCGCATCTGCGCCACCACCAGATACTCTACCTTGTAGATAGGCCTTGATGGCTTTTTGTGTAGGAATGATGTTGTTGGAGTCAGCAGTAAATGTATTGTCTGTTGAAAACTCACGGATTACCACACCAGATCCACCTACAGTAACTCCACCTAGTCGCAATTCTTCAAGACCAGATAATGCAAAAAACTGGGCATTTAGAGTTACTGTACCTGTAGCTTGTTCAACCGCAAATAATTCACCAACTCGGAAGTTACCGTCTTGATCAGTTGATGTATAGAACACCCGACCACCATCACTTTCTCTAATTTCATCTTGCGGCGCTAGTACTGTGCCATTTGGAAACAGTGTATTTGGATAATTGGTCTGCTCAAAATTACCTAATCCCACATCCAAGAAGTCATGTCCAGTTAGTCGTACCTGACTGTACTTTTGTCGTATTTCAATTCCAGTACCGTGGTCAGGAGATTCTTCTCTTCCAAGATCTTTGGCTATGGTCAATCTGGCTGTGGCGTTAGGAAAGGCGCCAGCCAGTATCTCTGTGGTCAATAATTTGTATGTGTAATCGTTGATGCCAAGAATAGTGACGTTGTCACCAGGACCTGGCAGTCGATCTAATCCATCTATAACCAATGAACTGCCTGTTTGATATTGATCTCTGTAGCCGTCGCCTGTGATAGTTGTGGTAGTAGTCAACGTTTCATAGGCTGTACCAGCGGTTACAATGGTGGGCGGCCCTAGAACTCCGTTTGAAATTCTCACTGCTGTGGAAACTTCTGCGCTGTTGTTGGGATCTGTGAAAACCAATGCAGGGGCTGATGTATACCCGCTGCCAGGTTCGAAAAGATACAGGGATGAAATTCTACCAGCTACCACTTGTGCTCGGCCTTGTGCAGTTTTTCCTGTGCTGATCAATCTACCGGCTACTGAATTTTCTGTAAGGCCGCCTATTACTATAAATTTGCCTGGCTTGGTAATGTTACTGAATCCTATGGCGCACCAAGGACCTGAAGCACCTAGTGTTTGATATTCCCAAATTTTACCGTCTATGGATGTGGCAGCCACCGCTGTGCCTGTGGCCACTGCTAAGAATACTCCTTGAGCATAGGTAATTGCACGCCAATCTTGTGCTTGTATGGTTCCTTCTGTCCAGGTTATACCGTCAAAACTCACTGATACTTCAGTGGCTCCAGCATATCCTCCGGATAGTGCTACAAATCTATTATTTCCATAGGCCAATGAATAACTGCCTTGTGGAATCGTACCCTGTGTCCAAGCGGTAGCTGCGGCATTGGTATAGGCAAATGCAGCACCGGTTACGCTGGAGTCACTGGCAGCAGTGGTAACAAATTTGCCTTTGCCATAAACTACTGCATTCCAATCTGCTCCCTCTGGAAGATTAAAGGCTGACCAGTTAATGCCGTCAGTTGACTTAGCAGCTTTGTTGCTACCGCCAGCCACGGCCAACCATGTGCCCACGGAGCCTATAACCCCATAGGCCACATCTCGCCATTCTGCAGTGGATGACATTGTCATTGCCGACCATGAAATACCATCAGTGCTTCTAGCTGCTTGGCCGCCAGATGCAAAGGCCATGAACACTCCGCCAACATATTTGATCTTGGTCCACAACGCACTAGTAGGAAGAGCTCCTGCAAGCCATGTTGTGCCGTTGGCCGAGTAGGCAGTTGCGGCAGTGTCCAGAGCTACTGCAACATATCTGTTGGCATTGGAAGCTATACTGGTCCATTGTCTGTTAGCGGGCAAGGTTGAGCTAGAAGTAGAAAATCCTGGACTGCTGAATGTGAGTCTCGGTTCTATGAAATAGTTAGTAGAAGTATCAAGCAATGCCAGTATAGGAGTGCCTTCTACAAAATGCTGCCAACCCACACAATGCACAACCATAGCGTCGTTGCCCCCAGTTGGCACCCCGTTGACCAAACCAAATGTGGTGCTGATATCTGCCAATGCACTAATTGTGATTCTATTTGTGGCAGTATCAATGGTTTTAACATAGTATGTTGTGTAGTCCACAATGTTTCCATACTTAGTGCCTACGAAGACAATCGGATCGCCCAGTGATAGGTGACTAGCACTGGTCAACTGTATTAGATTGCCAATACTAAATGTCTGTGTGGCAGACACCTGTGGCTGTCTTTCTAGGCCAACCGTTACTGTTTTGCTAGCATATTCATATTCCGCTATATAACCATACTGCCCTACGCCTGTTCCAGAACTAATAACTATGCGTACACCTAGATATGATGTACGTAGATTAACATCAGATCCTGCAAGCACAATAATTCTGTTTGTGCCACTTTGAGCAGTATTAGTAGCAAACAAATAACTGCTGCCTCCTTCTGCTGAGCTGTCACCAAGATTGGTAATTCTAATTTCTGATACAGCTCCATCTCTGATATCGTCAAATGCAAATTCACCTCCCGTGCCGGCTGCTAGAATTGATGCAGTAGCTGTGGTATATTCATTTCCAGCATGTGAATAAAACAATTTCATTAATCCGCCATTGTTGTCCACCAAGGTCTGATAGGTAGAGGCTTCATAGTATCGATTGTTTACTGTGGCTTCGATTGGACTTTCTGCCAAATCAAATCCTTCAGATACTGCGCCAAATGTTCCGTATGAACAGTTGCCGTTGGTTCCTCTAATTTTTCCGCCAGTGGTACAGAGATAGCCTATGTGATTGTAGTATGTGAAAATTGACACACACTCTGACTTACCTGTTCCGTTACACCATACTCCTATACCGTCCGAAAGAATCTGGGTGAAGTCGTTGGCAACCATGGTTTGATTGCCGCCGGCATGTAGGTCGCCGTCAATTTTAAAGCCAATACAGCCTGTGCCAAATGTTGATACGTTTTGTACATACGGTGATTTTGTTCCTACCCAAGCTGTAGAGTCTGCTACTCCCCAACCTGGATCCAATGAAACATATGCTCCGGCAGTTGGTCTGCGAGTACCAAGTATGCTTTGTGCACCAAGTGTTCCACTAAGACCTCTTAGTGTGCAGTTTCTTAGTCCTGTTCCATCACGCATCAAGAACATGTTTTGAACTTTGTTGACATCATAGTCGCTGGCACATAAAAAATAATTAGCAGCTTCTATGGTTTTATAATTGCCAACATAGGCTATGTCATAGATCACCGCATCTAATATCCTGTCTAGATCTGTGCTCCATCTTGGAGATTCAGTGCCCAATGCTCCTGTTGAATCATCAAATTCTGCATCAATATATAATGTAGTTTCATTTTTTATAAAATTTTTGTTGGCTACTATCTGTGCTCTAGCCGCAAGTCGTGCCGCATCTGCCGTAATAGCGTTGGTACCATTGATGCTGGCCGGATTACTTGTTTCTAGTCTTGTTTCAAATTGATCCAACAATGAAGTTGTGATCAACACTTCGTTGGATGTGGCAGGTGTGCCTGAAAAATCCTGCGCAATAGTGCCGCGTACAACAGACCCGATAGCCAACACTGGATCGCCTACAGGTAATTCTCTAATAATCCAATTCAACATGGTCTTGACATAATCTGCAGCAGCCAGTATTCTCAATATGTAGTCATTGGTCAGCACTGTGTTGGCAGGTTGAATCACAGTACTGCGAAGTTCATCTCCTACTATGGCCACAAATGCAGGAACTCGAATCGGAAGTATCTCATCAAATACTCCGGTTCTAACAAATACTGTAGCATAGCCTGTGATATTCTCACAGGCATATCTCACTGTACGCCATGGATTTTGAGGGCTAGTGCCGGCAGTTGGTAGATCCTCGCCGAATTCTGCCACATAGTATACTTTTTCTGTGCTGGCCAAAGGATCCCACTGAGGTTCACCGTTAATTACACCCAAAGTCAATCCCTGTGTGCCAATTTCTAAAGCCTTGTAGCCCACTGTGCTGCCGTCATCTGTGGGGCCAAATGTTCTTAGATCACCTATGTTTTTCATGCGGTTGATCTTGTTGCCGTCGGTAATTTTTGCCCAATATCTACCTTCTAGAGTAGAACCCACTTCACCGTCATCATCTGGTCTATTAGTTTGGCTTGATAGGTGTTTGTCCAGGCAACGATATGAACTGGCCACCCATACCACGGTGTCGCCTGCAAGATAAATTTGATCTTGGCTCCAAACACCTCGCCATCTTACACCGGGAATCACTAGATCCCAATAGTCCTCATTGGTGGTACTGTCATCATTTAAAAAATCGGGATCTTGATTTACGCTGTCTTGATGTGCAAGATAGACATTCCCGCCTCTTCTGACAACATCTCCAATTTTATAAGATTCAATCTGTGTCCAATCGCCTCTAATTCTTGAATTCTCAAATAGCAATTCCCAAGCTGACAGTATGACAGCTGGATTTTGATTAGTGTTTGCCTCTATGGCTGCATAAAGATTTCCACCGTAGCTGACAATATCGCCTGCTTGGTATACTGTGGTTGTTGTCCATACAACATCATATTCTTGTCCTGGACAATACACGCTCCAATGTATAGAATCAAAATCTAATCCGCTTGTGTGAAAGACTGTGGCCACATATAGATATGATCCATATTTTACCACATCATTTAACTTGTATATTTGTGATGCGGTCCAGGAACCTTTGTATTCCACTCCAACATGCAATGACGCCCACTTAGCTTGATCGGCCGGTAGCCCGTCAGCAGCATTAGATGCAGATGTATGTGCTAACTGACATTTATAGACATTGCCGCCGTATTTTACAACGTCATTGACCTTGAATCGTGTGTCTATGGTCCAGTCGCCGCGCCAATCGTCTGACAGTGATACCACCGCCCACTGTGCTTGACTACCCTCAAGTCCTCCAGCAAGGTCAGCTGCTGACAGGTGTGAGTCTACGCAACGGTATACAATACCTCCATATCTCACAACATCATTGATCTTGTAGTAGGTATTGACAGCCCAATCGATTTTCCAGTCTTGTGAACTAACCTGCACTGTCCAGTTTACAGTATCGCTAGCAAAGGCTGCTAAACCTGGAGAAGATACTACATTTCCCTCGGCATCGTATATAATGGCTGGACTTGAAGTATGCCCTGTTACACAGAGATATACCACTCCGCCGTATTTGACCGTGTCACCTCGTTTGAAGTATGTGCTGTTGGTCCAATCTCCCAGCCAGCTAACTCCGTCTGCTATTAATTCCCATTTAGGAACCAACAGGGGTGGACTGTCGTTGTTGTAGTAGTCTAGATCAGCATAGAAGTTGGTGTTGGAATTATGTGTTTCTAAGCTGACATATACTTTGCCGCCGTAGCTGACCACATAGTCGGGATTGTATCTAGCACCCGGAGTCCATTCTCCGTGCCATGTATATTTGAATCTACTAAGTTTGAATTCTGCCATGATTTACATTAACCCTCTGATGCGCCGTTGTCGTAGGTGTGACCGCTGCCTATTCTTACTACCAATTCACCTTCGTCGTTGATAAAATAGAACAATGCTCTATCATCCCATCTATATTGCTGATATCTTAAATTATCATAGACTGGATTGTGATTGACATCAATGCCTTCAAAAAAATCAACTCCTACTTCAAAATCTGTGTAGTTTTCTTCTTCTAGTCCAGGACTGTTTAGTTGAATTGAATCATTGCCCTTGGTTTGATCACTGCGCTCTAGGAACAAGCTGCCGTTTTCATTTTTTCTCAGTCCGTAAAAAAATCTTGGAGTAGCTCCCAGTGCAGTTTGCGGATCATTACCTAGATAATAGTTGTTTGCCATAATTTAGTCCTTAAGATAATTCCACATAACTGATCACTGTGTCAACACCGTTTGCGGTATCGCTGACAATTCTCAATCCTGATGTTTCTGGTAAAATTAATTTTTCACCATTGGTAATAATTTTTACTGCTGAGTTTGGCGGTATTGCTAAACCCCTAACATAATATGCCGGAGTGCTATCATCACTGACTACATAGACATCAACGCTGACTGTGTCGTATTCTGTTGAGTTTGCAATATTGCATCCGATTACTGTTGCTCTAAATCCCACAGGAATCTGCAACACATCTACTGGTGTTGTTCCTATGCCTGAGTTGACTGCGTGTTTGAATGTGGTTGGCATTGTGTTATCCTAGTGTCAATGCAAATCTAATTGCAATGTCGTTGGCTGTACTTTCTGATACAGCACCAATTGTACCTGCAGGACTAGACCACTGTAGGCCGTCCCAAATTTCCAATGCTTTTGCATCAGTGTTATAACGAGTCATGCCTTCAACAGCATAAGCAGTTGGACGCTCGCCTGTTGTACCACGCGGTACAACAAAAGCATTTGTACCTGCAATTTTAAAATAACCACTACCCTGTTGCGATAGTTCTGTAATACTATTGTTTGCCACATTGGTAATTGAGTTACCTCTAATGTGGAAATCACCAATTACTAAATTGCCGGTTCCGCTAGGATCTATTACAAGGTCTGTACCACCAGTTGTGGTAATAGCATTATTTTCTAAATGTATGTTACCGATATCGAAAGTGCTTAGACTTAAATTTGTGGCAAAAATACCCTGTGTATAAATTGCTCTCCACTTGTATGACGATGAGCCTAGGTCATATGTGTTATCTGTTTCTGGGATTAGGCTGCTGCGTATGCTGGCGTTGATAGTGATGGTATCAGTTAATGCATCACCAATAGTAAGATTACCACCTATGGTAATATCACCAGTTGCAGTGATGTTACCGTTTACCAGTAGATTACCCGTAATGTCTGTAGCACTTTGTATATCTACCTTGCCTGTGCCGCTAGGATCTAATTCTAGATTGGCATTGGATGCTGTGGTAGAAATCTTGTTGCCGCTGAGTTCTATGTCGTTGACTACCAGTCTAGAATGATAGGCTGTAGCTTCACCACCAGATGCAACAAAACTTATGGTTGGTAGATCACTAGAAATAGTGTTACCCGTGATGGTAAAATTTCCAATGTCTAGTTGATTTAGAACTTCGAGATCTGTAGTACGGGCTGTGCCGACTACGTCTAATTGGTATTGAGGAGCAGCCGTGTTGATACCGATGCGAGAGTTAACAACATCAAGATAAAGAAGGTTCGTCTCAAAGGCCAAATTGACTCCGTCACGAATCAAGTTTGACTTTAAGAGCGGACCGGAAATACGACCAATAGCCATGTGCTCTCCTATATACCCGGTGTTTCACCGATAACCAAATTTTCAGCTTGCGCTCTCTGCTGGTTTACCACAGTCGAATCCTGCAGCAAATTGGTCGTTAGCTGCAATTACAAGTATTTAGTTCAATTGGCTAATTAGCCGAAGATGAGAGTGTAAACGTGGCCAAGTTCTTCCATGATAGGTGCAGTAATAACAATACCACCACCAGTAGCCACTTGCCAAACTCCGCCGTCGAAACATTCCATATAGCCTATTTCGCTGTTCCAACGAGTTGCACCAACTTCATAGGCAGTGCGTTCAGCAGTGGTTCCGAATGGAATTCTAAAAGCATTGGTATCGTTGATGGTTAGATAGCCTTGACCTGTATGACTTAGAGTAAGCGCACCATTTGTTAGGTTGGTAATTGTGTTGGCTTGAACACCTGCGGCTGATGGTTCTGTGAAAACTCTACCTGTAAAATCTGCTGTGGTTGCTTGGCCTGCATCATTTGCCCACGTGAACGTTGTAAGATCTCCAGGACCGCCTAAATTTGACCATTGCAGCCTTATTGGATAAAATTGTCCTGCTGTTAGCGGAACAGAAAAAGTGCCAGTATGCGAAGTAAAGTAATCACTGTAGGCATTGGCATTTGCATTTGTATATCCTGCTGTGGCATAGTTGCCCAACCAAATGTATGCTTTCTCGTCGGCAAATATTGTGAATGTATATGTGGCAGTAGTTGGTGCTAGAAAGAATCCAGTATACAAAAAACTAAAAGGAGTTAAGCTACCAGGACTTGTAAAATTGTCGACACCTTGGATAATGCCTGCTGTAAGAACCGTTGTTTCAACTGGAGTTTTTCCAGCAAACCACTGTGAATCTAGATCAGCATCTCCTGCATATTTTTTTCTTGATAGGCCAATTGTTGACGTTTTTGTTATAGAAATATCATCTATTCTAACAACACCGCTAGCAGAAGACACAATTAAATTATCGTTGCTTTGCAGTGTTGAAATAGTATTAGTGTTACTAAATTGTACTTGTTCGCTAATGAATAAATTTTGTGTGGTAACTGCATCAGCACCGTTCATATCATAGAGGTGAAGGTCTCTCCATCTCTTAACTGCTGTACCTAAATCGTAGGTATCTGTTAGTCCAGGCAAAATACTTTGTGTAAAATCAGGAGCAATAGCAATTGTATCTAAAGGACTATCACCTATGATAAATTGACCATCTAATCTAACATTGCCAGTTGATTGTATATTTCCAGTAACTGCTAGGTTGCCGGCAATATCTGTGCTGGCTAAAATATCAACCTTGCCTGTACCACTGGTATCTAATGTGATATCTGAATTAGTATCTAATCCTCTAATTCGATTATCTTTAATTTCAAATTCAGGAGTTAACACTTTTCCATATTGAACATAAGCATCCGCCCCAGTAGGTGAAATAATAATAGGACCCACAGTGGACGTCACAGTACCGGAAGTATTTAAAATTATGTTGTCTATGGTTGCAGCAGTACCAGTTACCAGCACATTTGTGCCAATTCTAGACGATCCAGTGATATCTAAGGCTTCTGTAGGAGGATTGGTATTGATACCAATTCTTGCATTGTTGACATCTAGATATAACAGATCGGCATCTACTGGACCGTTTCTAAAAGTTAGAGGCGTGCCGTTTCTAACAAGGTTGTCTGACAGCAGCTTGCCGCTGATTCTACCAAGTTGTGCTACAAACGGTTCTGACATTGACTCGCTCCAGTAATATTAGTCAGCGTAGCCAAAGTATATGGTTATATATTTGTCTAAAGGCACTGAACTGGTAAAAACAATATGGGTATTGCCTGATCCAAGATAGTTGTTTACAAGATTGTAGTTGGTTGTGGAAATTTGAAATACGTTTTCCACAAATACCAAAATGTTGTTGTCACTGTTTGGTATTTTTGTTAAAGGACCAAATGTAGTTTCTACATTATCACCGGGACCTAGAGTCTGCTTGGTAATAGCAGTGGCTCCTGGAGCTCTAACCACTTCCCACACTCCATCAATATAGGCTTCAATGGAATTGGTGGTGGTATTGTATCTCATAAATCCATTGGCAGCACCTGTGGTTCTAACACCGCTGAGTTGTGGACGTTGTGCTGTGGTTCCTTTGGGTAATCTAAGTCCTCCAGTGAGCTGCATGACTGCACGACCAAAATGGTTGGTAAACAGTGATTGATCACTGGGACTGTACTTGCTGAGAGTTTTTTGTTTTAGGAATCTCATACTGGTAGTGCGCTCACTGTGATGCTTAACAGATTGCCCACACTGGCTGTAGCACGTATTTGATCGTTACCGTAACTGCTGGCTCCTCTTAATACTATTCTTTCATCGCTGAAAAACACAGTTTCTCCTGCAGGTACAATTAGATTTTTAACAATAGTATTGGTATCAGAACTTACTCCACCTGCTGCTACTAGGTTCAATGTAAGAGTACAACTGTTAACAGTTTCGTCAGTTAAGTTTGGTGTTCCTGTATTACAAACTATAATATTTGTAATAGCATTATCTTGCGCAACCACCGCGCCACCAACTGGGGCTCCTGTACTAGTGCTGGTAAACACTAGCGTATCTCCTGAAGTTGTTAGTCGTGTGCTGTATATCATTTTTATTATCTCTTAAAATATCATGCTGAAAACAAGAGCCTTGCTCTTGCTTATTAATTCGTCATTATTAACAGTGTTTCTAAAATAAACACCTGTACTACCAGTACCAATCGATCCACCGTAGACCAAGCTGGCATTTGAAACTGCTGCCGGAGTTGCGCCAGGATTATCCAACTGCAGAGCATAGGTTATTTGAACTTTGCCAGTGCCATTGGTTTCTAATTTGATATTGCCGTTGGTGTTGACTGTTTGTAGCACGGTGGCATCGGGGATGCCGGGAGCATCGGGTGTGGGGTCTTCTAGAAAGAAATTGATGCCTGCAAGCTGCACTCTGTTACGGAAAAATTGCGCCACAATATTATCATCTACAGCAAATCCTATAACACTTTCTGGTGGTTGTGTGAAAAACGGTCCGATAGGAAATAAACCAGGATCAATGGGATTGCCAATGTCAAATGCTGCGGCTCTGGTGTCTCCTCTTAGAATTTGGAAAGTAGGATTGGTTTGAATTGCATCATCTACATATTTCTTGTTGGGTACGTCGTCATCATCGGTGACCTGTAGTTCATAGGCCGTGGTTCCTGCTACTTTGACAACACCTGTGCCTGTACCAATTAAAGTTAAATCACCGCTATCAGTATCACTGTTAGTTAAAATTTCTTTTAATCTAAGTTTGCTGGTATTATATCCGCCGCCTTCTTTTAAATTCCAAGAGTCGTCGTTTTCATCCCACAATAAAGAAACATTAGTTGCAAGTCCTCGATCAACTTCGATCCCCGAATATCTTAAACTAACACCATTACCTGTTTCACCGTAGTTTAGGGTAATGATGTTATCTTGTACATTTAAGTTTTCAACAGAGACATTTAGTGTATCACCTTCAACGATTAAATTTCCAGTAACGCGAGTGGTGCCAACACCAGCACCAGTATCCAGCGTGATAACAGCGCCTTCACCGGATTTGATATTGTAATCACCACTTACTTGTACAAACTGTCCCATGTTTACTTCCTAGATTAAATAGCGGTTAAAATTAACAAGGTCTGTGTAGAGTCATCACTTAATGACCACTTATAACGGTTTCCGCTAAAGTCAACTGCTGTTCTGTAATTAATTTTCTTTAGTGTAACAGGACGTTGGCCCGCACCCGCTACAATACCAACTAGTGTGGCTGTATTAGCTGCGGTAGGATCGCTAGCAGTACCTTGCACTAATTTAGCTGTAATTACTTCGTAGACTGTGCCTGTAGTTCCACCAGTAGTTGCTGTAGCTGTAGCTGTAAAAACAATTCCTGCTGCATTTGCTCTTGCACCGATTTCAGCAAAGTTTGAATCGCCAACAGATACAATAACATATTGACTGCCAACTGTTAATGCATTTGTTCCATCGGTATAAGTTGTGGTATCGTCTGCACATTTAAATCTACGTGCTCCAACTTGATTTACAATATAGCCTTCTTTTGCAGAACCGTTATATACTCTAACTGGTAGTGTTGGTGTAGCGGCTACACCTGTTTGTCCGAAATATCGGTTATTTACTTTATTTGCCATTTGATTTTCTCCTTTGAGTGACGTTCTAGGTCATGCACGGTGGCTCCGCACAATCTTTTCTAGATACTTTATTTATCCGCGACTCAGCATAGCCATTAACTCTAATTTTTCTACTGTGGCTATAATCTGATTGATAGAATCTATTTCTTTTTGAGCTCGTTCTAAATGGCTTCTGCTGTGAGTTTGCCTGTGAGCAACCATAATTTTACTATGCTCTTGTATGTGCATGTTTATCATACGTTCTATTTGTTGTACATCGTGTCTAAACATAGGAAAGCGTGTGCGCCATAAGCTAAATTGATTTTGTAATTTTTTAAAATCTTGATCGCTTTCTACTTTCATACCGATATTTAAGTCAAACAAAAAGGCTCCGAAGAGCCTTTTTGAACTTGTCGTAGTAATTGCTAATACGGATTAGGTATAAGAAACACCAGCGATTGTTACACGACCTAGGTAGTCTGCTGCATTACCAAGAGATGAAGCAGTATTTGTTAACTCAACATAACCATATCTGGTCATGAAAGAAACAACTGGCTCAAATGTGCTTGGGTCTAGAACAACACCACTGCTCATCAATGGAATGTATGGGCAATAGAATGCTGCTGCATCAGATTCGCTAGAACCTTTATAACCAACAACAATTGCGCTGTCATCAGCAGCGTATGTGTTAACATACACTTTCATTGCGCTATTCAATGTACCAACAAACTTAGTGTTTGTAGGTGCTTCGAATGTACCTTCTGTTGTTCTTGCGAACGCAGAAGTTGTAGCACTTTGAAGAATTGTCAATGCTTGTGGGCTAACAACAGCCCAGTTACCAGCACCGCGACGTGTACGCTGAGCGATCACGTTAGCAACACGGTTGATAGCAACTGCCAATGCAGCATGCTCGTCACCAACGAATGTAGCTGTACCAGACACACCTGTCTGATCATACGCTACTGTATTGCCTGCGCCAGCAGCCAAAGTACCTAGGCTACGTAGAACTTCTTGGTCGATCTCAGCAGTGATCTCTTGTGCAAGAGCTGCCATGATCTCAGCTTCGATGTCAATACCTTGTTGGGCTTGTGCATCTTGAGCTGCTTCGAATGTCCAGCGAGCTGACAACTTACGTGTCTTGGCTTCAACTGTCTGCTTCAAGATTTGAATGCTTAGTTTGTTACCAGCAACACCTTCTTTGGCAGCTGTTGCATCAGCTACACCGTTGGTATTACCAGAATAGCCTTCAGCAATCTTGAACGGGCTTAGTGCTTCTTCACCAGCTGTTGTAGATCCACCTGTAGCACCTGTGAAGCTATCTGAGTAGCGAACACGTAGTGTATGAATTTGACCAACTGGGCCAGTCATTGGTTGTACGCCGACTAATTCGTTAGCAATAACGGTAGGTAGTACACGTCTGATCACTGGAAGGATCACACGATTTAGGGTTGCAACGTTGCCAGCGGATGTAGCTCCAGCAGTAGCACTTTCAGCTAGATACTTGCGAGTATTTTCTAGAGTAGTTGCCATTACTGAACGCTTGTTACCTTGAAGACCTTCTAAAAGAGCTTCTTTGGTCTCCGACCAGCGTGACTCGAGTAATTGTGACATTATAGTTCTCCTTAAACTTTTAGTCCCGCAAGCCTGCGGATGTCAAAAATTTCAGCAGATTTTTCTTCTCTGCCAAAAGATTGTGCCTGATTTTTATCGCCTGTAATTTCTTTGCCTTCGGTCAACGCTTTCTTGACTGGAGCATTGCCACCATTCATTACTGAAGGTAGGTACTTGTCATAAGCGGTGTATAGTTTTTCTGTCTGAACTGACTCAAGTAATTCTTTCATCACTTCACGTTTGTCTCCACCTAATGGGCCAAGCAATTCGCTCATAACTTCTTTGCGATCCATTGTGTTTTGTGCAATACGTAGCTGTTGTTCACGACTTTCTACTAATTTTTGTGTTTCTGCAACAATTTTTGCTGCTTCTTCAAGTTCTTGCTCTTTTGCAGCAACTACTCTTAGAAGTTTAGCTGTTTCAGACTTCTCATTGAGATGACTGGCAGCGTACTCGCTGGCAAAACTTTCAAAAATTCTGCGGCCAAAATCATTTCTGCGGGCAGCGTCAATGTCCTCGCGCAACTGTACCATTTCAGCTTTGAGTCCTTTAGAGACTGTTTCTTGAATGATAGTTGATGAGCGAGCAATAAAATCTTTCTTGATCTGTTCAAACTTGGCTTTGCTTTCGCGCACCAGTTTTACTTTAGTTTCAGCTAAGTCTTTCTTATCTGCATGGAATTCCGCGATTTCTTTCGCTAGTGCATCCACGATAAAAGATTCTAATTTACCAACGTTGTTAGCAACTGCTTTACGATCTTCGTGTAATTCTGCAAGTTCTTTGCGCAAATTATTCAATACAAATGCTTCCATTGCTGTAGCATCTGATTTCATTTTTTGTGTGTATTTTGTACGTGCATCGATAAGTCCTTGACGGTCTTCAGCCAACTCTGATAGCTCTGCCTGTAGGCGGTCTGCTAACATTGTTTCAACGGCTTCTACCATCGCGGTCTTGTCGTGCTCGTACTTCTGTGCAAATTCTTCACGAAGTGTGGCAGTGACTTGGTCACGATTTTCTTGAATTCTGCTTTGCCAAGCTGATTCAATTTCCGATTTAAGTTCTTCGGAAATCACATTGTTTTCAAACAACTGTTTAACGAAATCTAGCATGTGATTCTCCTACTGTTATTTGAGACCTCTGATGATCTTCACCAGACTCTCTGCTATGTATTTCTGTGCCTTTGGGTCGCCTTTGACTTCTTGTGCTATTTTAAATGCCTGATTTCCACCTAATGTATTCATTAAATGTTCGTATACTGGAGTTGGGTAAGCTCCCGGGGCGCTAGGTTGTGCTACAATATCAACTGTGATAATTTCAAAACCTTGAACATTACCACTGCCATCTACTTCACCGGAACCTCTACTCGATACACCCAACTTTACTCCCGACTCCAACATGGTCTGAACTAACTGACCCATTGGAGTTGGGATAATTTTAAGTTTTCCGTAGCCGTTAGGACCATCCATCCACATCTTGGTAATCATATGACTAACACGATCTAGATTGATTTTTAAATCCTGAGGATGATCTAACTCTCCGCAAACAGAATATCCGCCAGAGATCTGTTCGTTGAGCGTTTTGACAGCCTTGCCAATCTCTTGAGAAGAATAAATTCGCTGATTCTGATTACGGATATCTCCTTGAATGCAGATACCGTTCAAGTGCAGCGATTTCTTACCGTTCTCTTCTTCGCTCTCCAAGACAATCTTAGCCTGATCGAAACTCAATTGTTCGCTAAGGTTAGTTTTCACCATTATGTCCTATTACCTACGACCACGGAAAAGGCTTGCTTTATCAACTGAACCGGAAGAACCACCTGTGCCGCTAAATTTGCCTTCAGCTTCACCTTTCTTCTCTGCACCATGACCTGGCTCTTTCGTTGAAAAAGCACCACCTGCCTTGCCGCCTGGAACATTGATATTACCTGCATTATCTTCTTTTGGTGTACCTTTGAATAGGCTAGATCCGCCTAGTTGGCCGCCACCTGAACCCACATACTTGGCTGCTTCTTCTTTGCTACCTAGAATGTTGGCTGTTGTACCACCCATGTCATTTTTTCCTGCAACAATAGACTTGGCATTTGTGCTAGAACCTTGGCTTAGTTTGCCTGTGCCTGACAGTGCTCCTTCACCTTGACCTTTCTTTTCTGCGCCGTGGCCGCCTGGAACTTTTTCAACATATTCACGTACTGTGGCTAGATCGAAATCATCTTTCATTTTGCCGTCCATTCCGTCCATGCCGTCCATACCACCTTCTTCGCCACCGCCTAGCTTGTCAAAACGTGCTTGTAGTTCGTCTACAATGCTGTCTAGGTCTTGGAATAATTCTTCTTCGCTGTTTGCGCTTAGGTCTTCATCACCCTCTTCTTCAGGGCCTAGTTCGCCTGCTAGGTCATCACCCATGTCACCTGCTGGGCCGCCAACTTCGTCGTCGCCTTCGTAGGCAATTTCTTCAAATTCTTCGTCCAAGTCGTTTTCTTCATCGACTTCTGATTCTTCTTTGACTTCTGGATCTTCTGGATCTGTTTCTTCATCGTCAGCCATTTCAGCTTCGATTAGATTTTCGTAGATCTCACGAGATTTTCCAACTACGTACTCGTGGAATAATTCTTCTGCTTTAGCTTGATCGTCATTGACCAAACGCTCGAGCATCTGCTCAAGTAGTGATTTTTCTGCCATGTTATATTCTCCTTCAAGATGGTTAGGCTGTGCTTTTATTTAACACTATGATTACAATCTGGGGTTAAATGGTAGTTTTTTGAACAGTTTCTGCTGTATAAGTACAGCCAGGAAAACGACTGTTGAAGTCGTCATAGGTGATGTGCTTGATGTTTTTGATCTGTATGCCCAGTTGATCGGGTACAAAGTCTCCTGGATTGATTACACGATAATATTGAGTATGTCTAAAATCTTTGATAGTTCTTTCGGTCTGACTTAGCCAATTGCCATGGAAGGTGGCTGTGTCGCTGGTTTTTTTATAGTTGTAGGTATCTGCGTACATATTGTTGAATCTACCCTGCAGACCTTGAAAATCGAATCCAAAAATATAAATGTCTCTATGTCCCTGCTCGCTGGCAAACCAAAGAGCTGTAGGACCACTGCTCCACCCCTTGTGTGGATTGAATAGATTGAGATGATGCTTGGTACTAATGCCTTTGTTGGGATTGGTCCATACAGCATGTGTTTTGTTATAACCAGATGCTACTATTTCATTGACCATTTTAACATCTACAGCTATGAGATAGTGCGGTTCAAATTCTCTGTACATGGCATTACAGGCGTAGACTATGCCCTTATCTAGTAAGCTGTTATGGTTTAAACTGCGCCTGCTGGTGCCGTTGCCTAGTACAAATGCAACGTTATTCTGCTGGTTGCTCTGCTTCACCTGCTGGTGCTCCATACATCTGTCTTACAAATTCTAATTCAGAATCACGCTCATAGTCGTGTGCTTCTGCCTGCATGCGCAGTCTATTGATTTGTCTTAGTGTTAGACGAGTTTTTCTAGTGTCACTTCTTTTGAGCACAGAGCTGTCTTTGTTATTTTCATAACGACGATCAACTGCAAAGTCGTTGTTGTTGTCATTGAAATAAAGGAATTCTAGTAGGAGCATATGATATTTATCACTGGGCCGGTGCTTCTGCTGGCGCAGCTTCGCCTTCTGCGCCTGTGTCTACTGGTGCTTCTTCTGGCGCTTCTTCTGCCTGACTTGCTAGATCTGCCTGTGTTCCTGCAGGAGTAATTCCCACAGATCTCATTTGGCCGCCGGCATCTAGCACTGGTTTTAGATTGCCGCCTTGTTCTTCTCTCCACATGCGTTCGTTTTCTGTGATCTCTTCTTGAGTCATGCCCAAGAATCGTTTCATAGCAAACCGTTTGCTGAGATGTGGAATTTCTTGTAGCTGTGCAAATGTAGCTGCACGGGCAGTATCTAGTTCACTTTGACGATAGGCCGCAAAGTTTTGTGGAGGGTTAAACTTTAATTCAAATAGACTTGGGTCAATGTTTACACCATTGCTTTCCATCCATAACTTGAATTCCAAATCAAATGTTTCCACAATACTGTTTTGTAAACGTTCGCAATATTTGTTAAAACGTAATTCTTGAATATAAGCTGTGCCTACCTTTCCGTCAGCAACCGTGTTTGAAGCTTCTTCAATTCCTGTGGGCAAGTAGGCTGCCGGTATTCTCAAAGCACGGAATAACTTGTTGGTAAAAAAGCGTAGATCTGTGATCTCACCAAGATTTGTACCGCCTGCTAGTGTGTCAACTTTTGATCCACGTCCTTCAGCGGTCTGTGGAAAGAAGTAGTCTTCTGAAGCACTTAGAGGATTGTAGCTGGCATCAATAACATTATTGCCGCCACCTGTTGATGACGGAATACGTCTTTGTTGAATTTCGTTTTTAACACGTTCTACAAAGCTCATGGCCATGTGTGCAGGCATATTTCCAACGTCAATATAGAATATACGTCTTTCAGGAGCACGTTGTACACGATAGATAATAATAGCATCTTCAAGCAATTCTTTCTGCTTGTAGACTTTGAATACTGATTCTAATAATGAATTACCAAAAGGATAGTTTGCATCTAGTCCTTCTGATAAACTGATATGAATTACGTTTTTGGCATCAACTGTGACTTCGTTGGTTTGATTGTGAAATCTAGTTCCTGGAGGTTGACTAACATTGCCTACCATGCCTCTACCTTGACTACCGCCTGAATAGCTTGTTGATGTTCCACTTGGACTGGTATTTGTTGTGCCGTGTGGAGTAACTGCAATTAAATTTTTAAAATTAAAATTAATGTCTTTGACTACATATTGTTCTGGAATTTTGCCTTCTGATTCGTTAACAATAATTTTAGTGACCTTGGCTGCATCCACAAACAACCATTTTTTGGTTTCAGGATCACGGATAAAAAATACGTCGCCATACTTGAAAGCGTTTCTAACTATGCGAAAAATTCTAGTTTCAAATTGTTGTTGTTTGGTCCATTTCTGAAGACTTTCTTTTATGAGTTTAACTTCAGTACTAGTGGGATTGCCTCTATAGAAAGTTTGAAAAGGAGTGGCATTTTCTTTGTCTTTCTGTGTGCAGAACTCTGCTAGAATATCTAGGGCGGCGTTGACTTCTGAATCCATATCCATGGTGTCATACTGCATATAACGTTCAATACGATTAGGGGTGCCTGCATAGACATCAGGAAGATAGCTAGAATAATTAGCACGAGCAGGACCTGGACGGCCACCACCAGAGATTGGACTAGACGAACCCATTTGATTGTCTAACTTAACTGGTGTAAAATACTTTTTCCATGACATGGATCAAATTTCCAAAATGTAATTGTTAAGGCACAATCAAACGCAGTTCTGTTGCCATGTTTCAATACGCAATTAACCAGCACTCATAAAGCCATCATTACTCATAGCACGAATACCGCGTAATTGACTGTCATTGACATCTCTAATAGCAGTACTGATTGCAATCAATTGCCCCATCTGTTTATTTAACAAATCCAAGCTGGCCAACACCACATTCTGATTTGATCCACCACCAGCTCCTGCAGCTCCTGTTCCTGGATTAGTTGGAGCAATGGCTCCTGGAGGCACTGCTGCAACAGCAGTGGGGGCGGTTGCCGCAACCACCTGCGTAGCGGTAGGAATTATTGCGGCTGATTGCGCTGTAGTAGGAGTGGTTGCAGCTGATTGCGCTGTAGTGGGGCTACCCGGCGCTGTGCCAGGCGTTCCTAATAATCCTAATATATCTTGTTGTTCTCTTCCGAATCTGTTTACAACTCCGGCTCTTTCATTGGCACTACTTTTGGTAAAGTGTTTCTTTCCACCATCCGCTCCCCTTTCCGCATAAACAGCTTTTACCAATTGTTCGTCTGTCATGCCCGGCTTAAACACGCTGTTAAAGATTCCCATTGCGCCGCCGGCGCCGTGTTGTACAGCGGTACTAAACAACATTTCTTGAAGAGCACGACTACCGCTAATTCTTGATTGTAGACTTTGATCTTTTAGGCCTCTTAGAGCCGTTTGATAGCCTTGTCCTAAAAACTCATTTTCGCTGTTGCCTAACGCACCGCTAGCTGCAACTTCTTTCCACACATCAACTGCTTTACCACTGGTACTACCAGTGTCCTTTTCTATTCCTGCATCACGTAATTTTTTAGCAACATCTCCTTTTCCTGTCTTTTCAAGGAACTTAAGATAGTCGGTCATAGCACCGGCTCTGGATGAAATTTGTTTTTTACCGTAGCTAGTACCACCGCTTTTGTCCCAACCAACTGTGCCGCTGCCTCTTCCAGCTGACTCATATTTTTCTGCTACTGCACCTAGACCAGTACCAATTGCAGATGAAGATGAGCTGCCACCTGGTTGACCGCTCGGCGGTGCTATTTGCGGAGCTCCGGCACCTCCATTACGTTGATTTCGGAATGAGTCATACAATTGTTGAGGACTATTGAAATTCAACTCTGGTTGTTTTTCGGTTGTTGTTTTAGCTGCTTCTTCTGCTTTTTTTACAGCATCGAGTTCGGCTTTCTTTGCAGCATCTAATGCTTTGGTAGTAGCTGTTAGGCCTTCTTGTACTTTTTTACCATTTGCTGCCAATCTTGCTTCAATCTCACGTTTTTCCTTATCCAGTGCTCGTTGTGCCTGTTGTGTGGCTGCAGAAAATCTTGCCTGCTGATTCGCTTTGATAGCAAGCGCCAACGCTTCTTTTTTAACACGTAATTCTTCTTTGAGCTGGTCCTGCAGTTTTTTTGAATCGTCTAGCGACGCCTGCTGGTCTTCGGCAATCTTGCGCAGAGCTTCTGGATCTTGGGCAGTGGAACCAGTCTTGGCTGCTAGATGCGCTGTTTCTAAGGCTATTCTCTCGCTTCTCGCTTGATTAGCCATATTACTAAGGCCAATAAAACTTCCTACATTTTCTATTGTTCTAGCCAGACTAGATTCCGCTTTCTCGATCAGGTTAAATTGTTGCCAATTTTTGTCATCTTGCGCTTCATCAATTTCTTTTCCACCAACACCTAGCGCACCTGCCGCAGCGTCCACACCGTAGCCCACGGCACCTGCTACAATCGCAGGTAATGCAACACCCTTCAGCAGATTGGTTGCACCTCCTGCAGTTGGAGTTGGTACTCTGCCACCACCTGATGGAGTTGGTACTCTGCCACCACCTGATGGAGTTGGTACTCTGCCACCTCTACCTCTTCCCCTTCCTCTTCCCCTTCCTCTTCCCCTTCCTCTTCCACCACCTTCTTCTTTCACATACATCGGATTACCGGGGGTACCGCGTAGTGAAGCCTTGAACTCTTTCACAGCCAAATAGGCTTTAAAGGCCAGTGCAGCCCCTTTTAAAACTGCCAGGCCAATTATCACTTCTTCAATGTATTCCAACATAAACTTAAACACAGGCACGATGTATGCTTCAGTGAAATCTGCAAGTTTTCTAAATGCTGACTCTAGTTCAGGCATAAACTGTGCCGCCATCTTTGTGAGTCGATTATTGATTTCGGCTATCAGTGTTTGAAATTGTTGCAGTTGAGATGGATCTAATCCGTCCTTTATCCCTGCTTCCCTCTTTGCAGCAGCAGCAGCTTCTGCTTCTTGGCGTTTTTTTGTAATTTCAGTGAAGGAGCCACTTTGTGCAGCTAGGTCAGACATACTTAGTATTATACCTTGCTGTATTGAATCACCCACATTGGCAAATAATTTTCCTGAGGGTGATTTTATTATTGCTTGTGCTTCTGCTCTCTGTACATCGTATACGTTTTGAGCTGTTTTTGCGGTCAGCGTTCCCGTACGCTCCATTTCTGCATATGCCTGATTTGCTGCTCCTGCACTTTGCTGAGCCATCATTATATAATTTGTACCTGCGGCAGAAGTGGCACCACCAAAGGCGATTATTTCTTTTAATCCGGCCTGCAGATGTTTTGGTGTCGACAGCATTAATGCATTAAGTTGTTCTTGTCCTTTAGCATCCAAGCTATTCAGTTTAATTCTATAGGCTGCATCCGCCATCAATGCATCTTGTTCTGCTTTCAGTGCGTCCTTACTTTTACCGGTCAATTTAGATAAAGCATCCATATTTTTAAGGTAATCGGCACTGCCTTGTACTAATTCTGCATTTGTTTTTCCTTCAAGCTGGCCAGTCTTGGCCAAGATACCTGCATATCTAGCCATACCACCGTTTATGTCTTCAGTGGTATAGCCCAGTCTAGCTAGATCAGCGGATAAGGGACTTTTTCGAATCTTGGCTCCAAGTTCGGCTAAGCGTTTAGCACCATCTCCTGCTCCTTGTCCTAACATGGCAATGTTTTCACCATTTTTTGCAATCACTGAAGAAAATTGATCAAAGGTCAAGCCGGCACTAGTGGCAGAATCTATCATGTCATTGATACTGCCTCCAAAATTTGCACCAACACTAGATGCCTGTTGAAATGCTTTATAAGTACGTTCACCTGCTTGTGCCACCGTACCAAACACTGAGGCTAATGCTCCTCCTACTAACGGAATACCTGACATGGCACTGGCAGCTGAAGTAAAACTTGAATTTAAATTTGAAAATGTGCTTATGGTTCTAGATAGTGATGTTATTCCTCGTTCAAGTCCGTTGGCAAATGCATCTGTAGCAGAAATAGCCATTTGCAGACTTTTTATTTGTTGCTGTTCTAGATCCGCAGCTTTTTTACGGGCCTTGGCTTCGGCATCAGCATCTGCTAGTTTTTTCTTTGCAGATTTACTCAGTTCGTCATTGGCTTTAGTTACAGCTTTAGCTGATCCTGCCAGTCTGGTCAGTTCTTTTTCTAGTTCTTTTTGTGTGGCATTGTCTTTTTTGGTACCTTTGTTCTGCATGGCCACCTGCGCCAGCATGGCCGCAAGAAGTTGTTTTAACGTAGCTTCTGTAGCTGCATTATTAAGTTGAATTGGTTGCCCGCCAAGATCGCCGAAGACTTCTGCCATTTATTGTAAACCCCAAAAACTACGTATATAAATACAATGTAGATAAAGTATTTATCGGAGAAAAAAAATGCCTGATCAAACCATTCCGCAACCAATGAGGAAAACAGTTCACAACCCTCTGGCCAACTATTTTAGACAACCAAAATTGTATTTGAAATTACCCAGTAAGGGAAAGTTTTATCCAGAAGGCTCGTTGGATATCAGCGAAACTGAAGAATATCCTGTGTTTGCCATGACAGCCAAAGACGAATTAATGTTCAAAACTCCTGACGCATTAATGAATGGTGCTGCCACTGTAGAAGTAATAAAAAGCTGCGTACCAGCTATAAAAAATCCTTGGCTGATGCCTAGTATAGATATGGATCCGGTGCTGATTGCCATTCGTATTGCCACCTATGGTGAAAGAATGGAAGTAAAGAGTTCTTGTCCTGCTTGTGATCACCGTAATGAGTACGATATAAATTTATTGTCATTCCTAGACAAAGTAGGCGATTTTGTATACAATGACACACTTGCTGTGAGTGAATTGAAATTAAATATTCGACCCTATACCTACAAAGAACTTACAAAAATTGCTATTAAAACATTCGAACAGCAGAAATTAATTGCCATTGTCAATGACAACGAGTTATCAGACGAAGAAAAAGTAGCAAAATTTGGAGAAAGTTTTGTAAATCTCACAGGCATGACTGTAGATGTAGTGGTTAACTGTATTGACAGCATTGAAACTCCAGATGGTACAGTTACTGATAAAGCCATGTTGAAAGAATTTATGGAAAACACTTCAAGTGAAATTTTCAATCTAGTAAATGATCAAATCAAAGAAATGAAAGATATTATGGCGCTGAAAGCAGAAGGAGTAGAGTGTGAAGAATGCCAGCACAAATTCACATTAGAAATTGCTATGGATCAAACAAATTTTTTCGTGGTAGGATCTTAACACTTCCTCAGCCGGAGATTCTACTGTATATTGCGGAGCTGGAAAAAGAGGCTAGAGAATTAAAAAAAGACATATTAAAAATATGTTGGTACATGCGAGGCATGAGTTATGACGAAGCCATGGCTTTGAGTTGGGAAGAACGTTCGATCATTAGTGAAATTATCAAAGACAATTTAGAAACTACAAAGAAAAGCGGATTACCGTTCTTCTAATAAAAAAGGACTCCTAGGAGTCCTTTTTGTTTATTAACGCTTTCTAACCAAATTAAAACCTTCTGCCATCATTGGCCTAGTTCTAATAATGCTGTCACTAGTTACTCCCATAATTCTTTCACGGTCAGCATCAATTTCTGCTTGAGTTGGAGCTGCTTTTGTTCTTGATTTTTTTGTAGTAGCTGCTGGTTCAGCAGCTGACACTTCTCCAGCAGCTGGTTGTTGTAATGCTCTTGGTTTTCTTAAAACTTTTCCTGGCGCTGCCGGGACCGATGCTGGTTTAGTAGTTGTTGCTGTTGGTGCTGCTGCGGGTTTTGCTGGCGCAACACCTGCGGTAGATTTAGCAGGTGTAGGCTTAGGAGTTGCAGGCACTGTGCCAACTTCTTTCTGCAACAACTGTAGAATACGTTGTTTACCTTTCTTGTCAAGTTTATCAATATTTGCTTTAACTTGAGCATACTGTGTACCACCGCTAACTGCTGCATTGTCGGTTGGTTGTCCTGCGGCGGCCCCAGATAATTTTCCAAATGCTGATGTCGATTTATTCTGAGCGGGTGCTTTGTTATTTGTAGATTGTGGAGGCTGTGTTGTTTGAGCAGTGCTGCCACCTGTTGCAGGTGCAGGAGAATCTTGTGCCGTTTGAGCAGTGCTACCACCTGTGGCTGCTGTAGCCTTTGAACCAGGCATTGTGTCTCTTACTTTTTGTAATATATTTCTATTATCTGCTGCTGGATCTGCATTATCGCCAGCGCCGCCTACAGTGGCTTTACCTGCTTGAAATCCTTTTTTTACAGCAGACCCAAGGCCAGCTACTCCACCCGCTACTGCGCCAACACCTTTGGCTACTGCGCCAACACCTTTGCCCACAGCAGAGCCAATTTTATTTAAAATTGGACCTTCATCTAACTGTTGACTTTCCACGAGGAGTTCAGAGATTTTCATTTTAAGCAGTTCCTAATTGTTTTTGTAGATAAGCCGAAAGACGCTGTTTGCCTTTCATGTCTAGTTTTGCTAAATCTGTTTTAACTTGTGCATACAAAGATGTGGCTGCAACACCACTCTTGATTTTTAAAGATTTATATACGCCGTCTACTATTGCAGCATCAACACCTTGAGTGGTTAAAAACTTTTTAAGTTCTTCACTGTCAACGGGTGCGCCTGCCTTTTGCCAAGCAGAATTTAATTTGTCAGCAGTAATCTTAGTTGTTAGATTGGTGCCAACTGTGCGAGCCTTGTTCATGACCTTGCCAGCCAGACCCTTGATAGCATCCGCTGGCCCTTCGTTGAGTTGCGATTCGGTGATTCGTTTAAACACCAGATACACTTGTCCTTCACTTAAGGGACGTTGATGATGTTGTATAGATTCTTTTTTAGCAGGAGCACCTTTAACTCCTGCGGCAGCTACTGCACCCTGTGCAGCCGCTCCAAGATATTTAGTAGCTTCTTGAGCAGCTTGTGCTGCCTGACTGATCATAGTTCTACTAGCTTGATCAGACGCAATCTGCGCTATGTATTCTTTATCGTTGAATGTGTCAGCAATCAAGCCTTCCAGTGATTTCCAAGTGGCTGCACTCTGCTCATAGTCTCCGGCTTTCCAATATTGCCCAGCTTCGCCAAACAATTTTTTAGCTGTGTTAATGTCTTCAGGTCTACCAACTAGTCCTTTAATTTCAAAATTAGCCCAGCGAGTACCTAGTTCACCGCCAACTTCATCAAAGACCTGAGTCATGTTTAAACGAAGTGCGTTTGGAAACAGATTATCTTTAACTACCTGTGCTCCGCCTTTGATTGCGTCGCCTAGCAATTCGAAAGTCTTTCCTGCAATGAAACCATAGGCAGCAGTTTTAATACCTTTGCCTAAGGCAGTGGATAATTTTTCGCCTTTAAGTAATTCTACAGCACCACGCAGTACTTGACCAGCAATAGCACCGCCTACTGGCCCGCCTGCTAAGGCAGCAATAGCAGTTAGAACACCAATAATTGCAGCAGTCTTTCCAGGATTGTTTGTAGCATAGATTCCCATATTTGAAATCATATCTAAAATTTTACTATCTGGAAACTTGGTATTGATTTTATTCTTTAAGTTATCGAACTTTTGATCAAATGCCTTAACTGGAGTAGTATCCTGTAGCCATTTACCAATGTTGTTGACCACTTCATCAGCTTTTTTAGCTACGTCAACACCTTTGCCCAGCATGGTTCTATTACCGCCAGCATCAGTTGCAGACTTCTCTATACTACCAAATATAGTTTTAATTTGATCAGCACTAAGACTAGCTTCGATTAAAGGTCGTAACTCGTTGTAAATACCTTCAACAACTGCCTGTTGTTCGATATCAAGGTCATGACATGATTCTAATAGGATTTTATTAGAATTAATCATATGTTGTTCAAATATTATATTGCTTACTCTCATGTTTACTCGAAGGTTGATATGTTATTTATTGTAATTGTGAGCTGAAGCTCACATTCGTTTTCGCTTTCGCTCAACGAATTTTCTTTCTCCTAAACTGTGTTGATTATTGTAATTGCGAAGCAATTTAAGTATTATGCAGATTGTTCAGTCATACTTAGCCCTTGCGGGCTAAGAAGCATTATGCGAGTTGCACAGTACATACGGCGTTATGGCGTTTACAGAGGCGGTCATCCGGTACCTCGAGCCAAGTCTTATTAATGACGGCGGATTGCTACACAAACGCAGTCTTGCGCAACAACCGTGGGTTTTTCTCCCATCTTTAGCCTTGATATAATACTTTCTTGTACAGTAAACCGGTTCTGTAGGCATATCCGATCGTGGTCCTGTTAAGGATACTACTGTACAACCCCTCTGCCAAGTAGGGAATTCCATTGACTGCGATCCGAGATCCAGCTTTAAGGGCACACTAACAACGCCGGTGCGGGCTTATTTGGCAGTTTGTTGCCTAGATTTATTGAGCCTAGTGGCGGTGTGTGTTTGTTAAATTTTGGGTTTTTTGAGGATATGTGAGCCGTGAACTCGAACCTGTATGTGACCGTTGTACCAGTCAGTTGATTCTAGAACTTTGTGTTTGAATTGTTCTCTTGCCTCGATGTAGCTGCATTCTGATTTGTTTTTGCAGTAGAATAATATTTCTCTGGTGAAGTTTTCTTTGCCTAAGGCCTGTACGTCTGCTGTTAGCGCATCGCTAGAACCATAATAGTCCTTCCAATCGCTTTCAATTTTGCCTCTAATTTTCTTTTTCTTCTTTTTGCCGTTCTTCAAAGTTACTGTTTTATAAGTGGTCTTTGCAAACTTGGCTAGTTTTTTGCCTATATACTTGCGCCCAGAGACGACATTAGTAATAAGATATACGAAACCGATGTAATCTTCGGAGATTTCAACAACTTCTTTCTTCTTATAGTACCATGTCATCAGGTACTTATTTTCTTGGGCCTTCCTATCATGCCTTTTCTGGCTTGTTTGCGTTCTTCTCTTTTTGCCTGTATTTCTATGCGCCTTACGCTTGCTTCATTACGTATTTCTGATAGCCAATATCGTGCCTTAATGCCTGCTTCGTCAGAGCCTTTGTATTCAAATCGTTCTTGCCACTTAAAATATTCCTGAAAAGCAGCAATCATCTTGTCATGGCTTTCTGAACTCAAGCAACAATCTCCACATCATTTGAATAGCTGGTAAATCCGTTTTCTTTAATAACCTTGAGCACATGATTAACACGGCTGGTTAGATCATCTCTATGACTGATCAAGAATACATTCTTATTACGTTCACGGGTCATCTTCTTGAGTACCGCAATACTACTTTCAACTCCGCTGGCATCCATCCCGCTATCAACAAGTTCGTCAATGAATAACAGATTAATTGCTTGATATAAGTTTTCCCATACATCACGGAATGCCCACGACATAGACAAAATAAGCCTATTGCGTTCACCACGTGATAGATTATCAAAGTCTAGATCTTGTCCTAATTGTGTAATAATAACAGTTAGATCGTTTTGGAATTCTACCAGATGCGGTAAACCAATTTTATCGAGATAATACGTCAGTCGCTGATTTAGATAGGCTAGATTTTGATCAATAATACGCTTACGGATAAAGCTGTCTTTGTTAGTTAACAGTTTGTGTAAGAACTCTTGATGGTCTTTAACACGCACTAGTTTGTTTAAGCCTTCATAGTCTACTTCCTGTACCGCAGTATTGCGTAATTCTTCAATTTGTTCAATGTAAGGATTATCTTCCGCAACTTTGATTTCTAAATCACGCTCTAAACTGCCTAGAGTATTTTTATGATTGAGTGCTTGTTCTAGATTGTCATAGATCACTGTGGGACATTGACCTAATTCACCAACTAGACTAAGTGCTTCGTTAAGTTCACTGAGTTCTTCACTGTGAGTTTTTAAATGTCCTTGGCTTTCTTCAACCTGCTTGCTTTTAGCAGACATCATTTCATCATGTTTGGTATCATGTAGATCTTGACCACAACTATGACACTTGTGATCTGCAAGAGTTATTAATTCTCTTTCTAGTTTTTCCAGTGTTCGCTGTTCTCTTTCTAGTGTACTAGTCTGTTTGGCAACAAGAACTGTTAGGCTATCACGTTCTTTTTTACTTTTGTTCCACTCTACCAAAGCACGTTGATTGGCAATTTCATCATCAATCTCAACATCCAACAATTTTTCAATGGCTTTGGTTAAATTAGTAAGAGCAGTTTCGTGTTGTTCTTCCCACAGGCGTTGTTTGCGTTCAAGAGATTCGATACTCTGTTGAATACGTTCATTGCTGGCTTTGATAGTTTCAAGTTTTATATTTTCTGTGGAAATATTATCTTTGCTCTGTTTGATCTGTTCTTTAAGAGCTTCTGCCTTTTCACTTAATTGTGTAATACCCAACAGTTGTTCAATGATAGCACGTTGATCCGCAGCCTTCATAGAAAGAAACGGTTCAGTGTAAGTGTTAAGAGCCACAAGATGTTTGAACATGTCATGGGACATACCGAATACATCTTCAATATCTTTTTGTGTTTCTCTTGAATCGCCTTGACTCTCATCTTGATCTAGGCTTTCTTGTTCTTGACCGTTAACAGTAAATTTTAAAATGTTAGGTTTCCGGCCACGCTCGATACGATAGTCAATGCCGTCCTTTTCAAAACTAACAGTACACAGCATACCTTTGTTGTTGATCTTGTTAACAAGATTATCTTTCTTGATGTTAGTTAACGCAGTACCAAATATGGCATAGCTAAGGCCATTGATAATAGTGGTTTTACCTGTACCATTACGGGCTCCGCTGTCATCACCGCCTAGATCTAAGTTTTCACCTAGCACTAGCGTCAGTTGTCCTTTGTCAAAGTTAATTGCTTGGGTCTGTGCGCCCACGCTCATAAAGTTTCTAACTGTTAGGTCTTTGATTTTAATCATAGGTTATTGTAGATCTCCAACAGCATGGCCTTGTCAAAGGTATCACTGTCAATGGCATTAATTTGATTCATCACAATGGTATCAACTGATTCGAAGTTGATATCAATAGGAGTAGATTGTGCATCTACTTCAACTTTTTCTGGAATCAACATAAGCTCACGCAATTTGTATTGCGGCATGAATGTTTCTTTGATAAAGTTTGCTTCTTCAAAACTGATAGGGAGGTCAATGGTAACACGGCAATGCATCTTTTCTCTTAGGAGCTCGTCCGGTTTATCAATAATTTGACTCAGTTTGAAAGTGCGATAAACAGGTTGAGCAGTCCAAGTACGAAACTCAGGCTTGCCACCCCACTCTAACATCATCATGCCGCGGTCGTCATCTCCAGCATCGGCATAGTTGTGAGGAAATGCATTACCGATATAATGTATATTTCTATTGTTTTGTCGCTTATGAAAGTGCCCAGTGAACACATATTCTTGATTGGCAAAGTGACCCGATTGAATAGTTCCGTGATCCGGCATCTGTACCATGGCGTTCATGTAGAAGCTGGGCAGTTCCAAGTGACCAAACAGATACCGGCTTTTGATGTCCGGAATAGTTTTCCACTCGTCGCCTACTAGCCAAGGCATAATAGTTACATCGCCTTGAGTAAGTCGTTCTCTAACAGGAATAATATTAGGAAACAGACGCATGAATTCAATAGAATTAATTTCACGCTTGTCTTTATAGAACAAGTCGTGATTGCCTAGAATGAAATAGACTTTTTCAAATGATTGGCTCAGCTTCTCTAGATTAGAAACTGTATAGTTCATAGTCGAAACATCAGTGGTGTTTCTATTGTGATGCCAATCGCCGAGGAAAATTGCAGTTTCGCAGTTTTCCTGTTTGGCAACATCACAAAACCACGAGACGAAATCTTCGCAGTCTTGGTTATGCGTACGACTTCCTGATTTTAATCCGAAATGAATATCAGTGAAGCAGGCTACTTTTTTGAATAATGACATAGAATCTCCTTAGTTATTGTAACACATTTACAATCACTAGGTCAATCCCAATCTCCACCCCCGTCTACTGGTGCAGTACTAACTGGTCCGTATCCGCCACCTGGCTTACCCGAAGCATTCTGTCTTGTCCATGATGGATTCATGCCATTGATTTCTAAAATATCATCACGAATATTTTGATTACGTTTTTCAATGTTGATAATTCTAACGAATGAATTTGTAACAGCAGCCGTGTAGTAGGCAAACGGATTGTCAGATTTTGATTCGTCAAACTGTAGACCAATCTGAGTTAGCTGTAGAATAGCCTGTCCACGCATTTCGTCATTATAAGTGTAGCCACGCACGTTGCCTCTAGTTGCATACCGCTCACATAATTTTAAGAACATGCGGGCTAGATTGTTAGTCATTTGTCCATGCTCTTTGTTAAAGGAGCCAGTAACAAAATCACCTTTCCAATGACTTTTACCCACCAATATAAGATTGTCATTTTCATCAAACTTCCAGTGTTGGAAAGGAGGAAAATTCACCTTCTCATGACTATCTGCGGTATTCTTCAAGGTCTTTTTTCTTCCTGGTGCAAGCGGCACATGTTCAAAGGTCATGACTCTAAACACCACATCAGTTTTAAGGATTTTTTTGTAGTCAACTTCGTAATCTTTGGCAGGAAACTTTTTACCACCTGACTGTGCAAGTTCGTGGGCTTTTTTACCCATCTTGATGGCACGATTTCTCTTGGCATCGGCAATTGTTCTAATATTGATTTTAGACAAATTTGGGATGATTAAATCATAGTCACTGTATGCAGGATCGCTGTAGGTGCAATAGGTATTCTTGCTGAGATGTATTTCTTTTAGTAGATCCTTGTTGGTAAGATACTTGATCTTAGGAGGCTGCGTAATTATTGTCATTGTTTTAGAATTCTCCGGTTATTAATATAATAGCACATTTTGTCAATAATAAATAGTCTATATGACAAGGAAATTTGCTCAAAATGGCACGTAACTCTTATCCTGAAACTCCAGCACAAGAAGCTGCACGAATCAACCGAGCCAGCGGCGATCCTGAAGGTATCACGGCTGAACAGGTTGCTAACAACAGAGGCATTAATGAAAAATTAACGGCAGCATTTGGTGGGGGTGCATTAACAGCTTCTTCGGGACCTAACAGTAATCCTTTAGCAAGATTGGTTGCAAATGTGTCAACACAAGTTGAAGCTGCGGCCAATGATGCCGCAGCAGCGATTAAAAAAGCTCCCGAAAATTTTGCTTCATTAAAATCAAATTTAGATGCCACCGTTGGCCGTTTGAGCGGAGAAATAGGTACAGGTCTAAACGGGTTCACAGCCGCAGCAGGAAATCTTGCTAATGATGCCAAAGGAGCACTGGCTGGAGTCACCGGTGCTCTAGGCGGTATCAACAGCACAGTACAGAGCCTTGCGTCAAATGCCACAGGCATTGGAGGTGCTCTACAAGGACTAGCCTCAAATGCTACTAGTGCAATTTCGGGAGTCGCCGGAGCACTTGGCGGTGTTGCTGGCCAAGTAGGTGGTATTGCTGGTGGTATCAGTAATGTTGGTGCTGCGATAGGGGCAAGTTTAGACAAATTAGGATTGGCCAGTGGCGGGTTAGGTGGTGGTATTGCTGCACTTGCCGGTAAAGTATCAGGTGCAGCAGGAATGGTAAACAATCTTTTAAGTATGGCCAGAGGTAAGAATCTTCCTAGCGGTGCTGAATTATTTACCCAACAAGGATCGTTTGTCGAGTTAAAGCCGGGCGCAGTAAATGATTGGCGTGTGAGAATAAATTGCAATTTTGGATTGTTTGGCACAGCATTCAATAGACTTGTGGACACCAATGGTTTTGTTTTTCCTTATCTTCCAAACATCACAGTATCTTCCAAGGCCAACTATACTCAGATAGAGCCAATCCATAATATACAACCATTCTATGCCTATAAGAACAGTCAGGTTGATGATATACAAATTTCTGGAGAGTTCTCAGTAGAAAATGAACTTGATGCACAATATTGGATTGAGGGAACTACGTTTTTAAAAACAGCCACCAAGATGTTTTTTGGTTCGGGCGAAAACGTAGGCAATCCGCCTATTATCTGTAACCTCACTGGATACGGTGCAAGAGTTTTTAATAATGTTCCTGTAATTGTAAAAAGTTTTTCAGTTGATTTCAAAGATGATACAAGTTATATCAAGTATACTCCTAAAGGTGGAGCACCAACGTGGGTGCCTATAATGAGCACTATATCGGTAACAGTAGCGCCAATTTATAATAGAACAAGATTAAGACAATTCAATCTCAAAAGTTACGCCAACGGTCAAATTGTTGGCGGCCAAGGATACATCTAATGGCTTCATATAATCGAGCATCACCCTATTATACAACAAAAGAAAATAATTTTTATTTAGAATTATTAACTATTCGACCTGTGCCTTCAGAGGCAGATGATTATCGTTATATTATAGAAACACAATACCGACATCGTCCTGACTTATTGGCATTTGATCTTTATGGTAATGCCAAACTATGGTGGGTGTTTACGCAAAGAAATATGGAAACTATAAAAGATCCAATTTTTGATTTTGTTCCGGGAACCGTTATATTCTGCCCAAAAAAATCAAATATAGAAAAATATATCGGAATTTAAAATGTCAATTTTTGGTTCAGGTGAAACTCCAACAGAAAAATATGCTAGACTAGGGTCGGCCTATACTCAAACAAGCCCACCTAGTTTTAGAGACATTGGTAATAAAATAGAATCTTTTGTCAAGCCAGATGGTAATCCTATTTCACAGGTAACTAATGCCATAAGCACAGTAACCGGAACAGCCAGACAAGTTACCAATGCATTTTCTCAAGGTGCCACTATTGCCATAGATAAAATAAAATCATGGGAACCTGATCCTACAAAACTTCCACCGCTTGCTGTATCATTTTTGAAACCTATAGCAGGAGGACCGCCTTATCAAAATATACTGGAACAGTTTGCTTCATATTCTCCTCTCTGGACGCTGTCTTGCCTTACTCCCAACGAATTTAACAATCCGGATTTATACAGAAATAATCCCACAAGATTATCAAATGTAATTCTATCATCAGCAGGCCGTTATGATGCACGAAGAACCAATACAGTGAATGGTGCTCCAGAATATTTCATTGACAACTTCTCTATGAAACACAATTTGGCACCAGGGGCTAAAGAAGGAAATACCAATAATTGTAACATTACATTCGATGTGTACGAACCGTATTCAATGGGGATGTTTTTACAAAGCATGAAAGTTGCAGCAGTAAATGCGGGATATCCTAGTTATCTAGTAGAAACTCCTTACCTTCTAGTGTTAGAATTTAAAGGGATGAAGGACAACGGAGCCATGCTGGCATCAACAGCTAAATTAACTAGATTTTTTACCATTAGAATAAATGAAATTAACTTTAAAGTTGACGAAGGTGGCAGCAAATATTCAGTGGTCGCTATGCCCCTGCACTTCAGCGGTTTCAGTGATCTAGTCAATATATTACCCAGCGACATTTCTATAACAGGAGAAACAGTTAAGAGTGTATTGGCATCTGGTTCAAGAAGCCTAACCAATGCTCTAAATAGAATACAACAAGATTTGGTCAAATCTGACCAGCAGGATCTAGCAGATATATATCAAATTGTATTTCCAAAAGATTCTTCAGATGATATAGGTGTAATTAAATCTACAAATGCCACCGAAGTGTTAAAAGCCACTGCCGATCCCAACAAACCCGCAGAAACAAAGATCAGTGATACTAAAGATGAAGTTCAATTAGATTTTGGATCAGGGCGAATCGGCAGTGATACCAACACCATGGGGTTTGATGCTACATCTGGCGGAAACTATGTTTACAAATATGAAAGTGATGTACTTGATGAAGATGGAAAGAAAGTAATTAAAGAGAAAATGTCAATCGATACTAATTTAAGATTGTTCACCTTCCCTCAAAAAACGACAAAAGTTAGTGAAGTAATTAATCGAATTATTCTAAGTTCTAAATTTGCTGAAGATGCTATCAAACCAGAAGCAATTGATGAAAACGGTCAAGTTGAGTGGTATAGACTAGATTGTCAGATACAACTACTGGGATATGATACCAAAAGAAATGTTCGTGCAAAGAAATACATCTATAGAGTTGTGCCTTATAAAGTGAATGCAGGCATAATAAAAAATCCTTCAGCTGCTCCGGCCGGCCAGGGCCAGTTAAGCAAAATTATTGCCAAACGTTACGATTACATCTACACCGGTACAAATAACGATTTGTTAAAATTCGACATCACACTTAATGCATTATGGTATCAAGGTCAAATGCCTAAACCGCCGAACAAAAATGCTGCCATAGCCAACAAAGACATACAGACAGGAGCAGATGAACAAAAAAATCAAGCCGTGGTGCAAACAGGCGAGGCAGTAAGCGGAGTATCAGCAGTCACAGGCGGTGCGTCAGTGAAACCGGATTATAGCATAAAAACCAGTTCGGCATCTGGCGATAAAACTGCAGAACAAATGGTGGCAGATGCATTTAATAATGCTTTTTTGAATGGCAGCAAGGATCTTACCCTTGTTGATATTGATATTCTAGGAGATCCTTTTTTCATATCTGACAGCGGGATTAACAGCAATTATTTTGCCGAGCCTGGTCCAAACAGACAGGTCACTGCAGATGCTACCATGAGTTGGGAAAGCAGTGAAATATATGTGTATCTATCTTGGAGAAGTCCCGTAGAACCCAATCTTGGAACTAATGGTAAAGGTGGTCTCTACAATTTCCCTAAAGGAGAATGGGTCAGTCCCTTCAGCGGAATTTACAAAATCAATTGGGTGACTAGTAAATTTTCCGGAGGCACATTTCAACAGACTTTAAATATGGGTAGACTGCTAGGACAACCACAAGATTTCATTGATGGATCTGAAGCAATCAGCAAGCAGTCACAGATGTTGTATGATACCACCAAACCAGAACCTCCCAAAACTACTGTAGTTGATACTGAAGATGATAGTATAAAATATGATGAAGATCAAGGATTAAATTTCTAATGTCTATTGAAAAACGAACCCCAGTTAGTGAAAGCTCTGGAAAAATCGGCTCCGGTATAATGATGGCCAAGGTTGTAGGATATTTGGATCCCGGATTTATGAGCGGACTAGAAGTGTCAATATCAAGAGATAATGGAAATACTATTGGCGACCTAGGTCAGACATATACAGTAAGATATGCCAGTCCTTTTTATGGAGTCACTGCGTATGAAAATTTAGGCTTGAATAAAACTGATTACAATGACACACAAAAAAGTTATGGCATGTGGTTTCCAACTCCTGAAATTGGCACCACTGTACTGTGTGCTTTTGTTGATGGTAATACTGCAGAAGGATTTTGGTTTGCTTGTGTGCCCAGCAGATTTATGAATCACATGATTCCCGCAATTGGAGGCTCCGCCGCGGTTGAACTGACACCAGAACAAAAGAAAAAATACGATACCACGCGGCCTCTTCCTGTGGCAGAAATCAATAGAAAAACCAATGCGCTAGATAAATCTTTAGAAACTGATAAAATAAAAAAACCGGTGCATCCTATTGCTGATGTATTTTTAGAACAGGGATTGTTAGAAGACGATGTACGTGGAACTACCACAAGTACTTCAAGAAGGAACATTCCTAACACAGTATTTGGAATATCAACCCCCGGGCCATTTGATAGAGGCCCCAATGCAAAAAAACAGTTTATTGGTAAACGGCAGGCACAAAGTCCATCAACGGTTCCTGTTAGTAGATTAGGTGGCACCCAATTGGTTTTTGACGACGGGGATGATCAATTCATAAGAAAAAAACCAGCCGGCCAAGGACCTTTAGACTATGCAGATACACTTAAGAAAGAAAAAGGTGATACAAATATTCCTTACAATGAATATGTAAGACTGCGTACACGAACTGGCCATCAGATATTGTTACACAACAGTGAAGACTTAATCTATATAGGCAATTCACGTGGCACCGCATGGGTTGAACTGACCAGCAATGGAAAAATTGATGTATATGCACAAGATAGCATATCCATACATTCAGAAAACGATGTTAATATTAGAGCCGATAGAGATATAAATTTTGAAGCTGGTAGAAATGTCAACACAAAAGCCGCAGGAGGCAACATCCAAATAGAAGCAGTGGGCAATTTGAATTTAATTGCAGCTCAAAATGGGAAAATCACTGTCGGTGCAGGATTCGATCTAGTTTCCGGATCAGGAACTAAACTGTCATCAGGCGGAGCAACCAATATTAAATCATCAGACACTAATATTGACGGAGGCAACATTAATTTAAATTCTGGATTGGCAGTAGCTGCCACACCGGCCTCTACATTAAAAACTCATGCTAATATTAAAACTAGTTCTAGTTCAACCTGGGGCAATAAAAAACGATACTCCGCAGGAACATTAGACAGTATCATGAAAAGAATTCCCATGCACGAACCTTGGGCGTTACATGAGAATCAAGCCCCAACACTGCTAACACCAAAAAACACTGATAGGGATACATAAAATGGCAAAAATATATAACAAAAAATCAGTGGCTGCGTTAACTGCCAGTACCGGTACCAGCGGCAACACCGCATTTACCTACAAAGGTTTCAGTTCTCAAGAATCCAAAAATGGATTTAAATTATACGACATCGATTTGGTAAAACAGGATATCATCAATCATTTTTATATTCGCAAAGGTGAAAAATTAGAAAATCCTGATTTTGGCACAGCGTTATGGGATTTGTTATTTGAACAATTTACTGAAGAAGTTAAAAAATTAATTACAGACGATGTTGAACAGATTATCAATTATGATCCTAGGATAGAAATCAACGGAGTAAGCATTGATTCCACCGATATGGGAATAAGAATAGAAGCTGATATAACCTATCTGCCTTTTAATATCAATGAACGAATGACTTTTGATTTTGATAGAGAAAACAAAATCATTTACTAAGCAGTTTATTTTTATAGTTAAATACATGATAGGATAGTAAAATGACCACAACGTCTAGACAAAATAATTTAATACTCAACGAAGATTGGACTAGGATCTATCAGACTTTTCAGAGTGCTGATTTTAAAAGCTATGATTTTGAAAATCTTCGCAGAGTTATTATTGCCTATTTCAGAGAAAACTATCCAGAAGATTTTAACGATTATATTGAAAGCAGTGAATATCTTGCTCTGATTGATGCTATTGCATTTCTTGGACAGAGTCTTGCTTTTAGAATAGATCTAGCCAGCCGTGAAAATTTTATTGAACTAGCGGAACGAAAAGAAAGTGTACTTCGTCTTGCTAAAATGTTGAGTTATAATGCTAAACGTAACATATCAGCCAAGGGTTTGTTAAAATTTGACACTGTCAGCACCACAGAAAGTGTTTTAGATAACAACGGTAAAAATCTGGCTCAACAGACAATTGTGTGGAATGATCCAACCAATCAAAACTGGGTAGAACAATTCGTCACGGTGCTAAACGCTGCAATGACAGACAACACTGCATTTGGCCGCAGCCAAGGTTCCGCAACAATCGATGGCATTGCTACAGAGCAATATCGATTTAGAACCTCATCAAATGATGTGCCAATTTTTGCCTACAGCAAAGTGGTTTCTGGCCGCCAAATGGCATTTGAATTAGTCAGCACTAGTTTCAAAGGCAAAGAAGAAATTTATGAAGAAACTCCATTTCCCGGCAATCAATTAGGTTTTATATATAGGAATGACGGCAAAGGAGGGACCAGTGCTAACACTGGATTTTATCTCATGTTCAAACAAGGCAGTCTTGAACTAGCAGATTTTTCTATCGATGTCCCTGCTACTAATGAATTAATCGCTGTAGATACAAATAATATCAACAATGATGATGTTTGGTTATTTGCACTTAATTCGGCAGGAGTACAGTTAAATGAATGGACCAAGGTATCGAGTTTAATAGGCAACAACATTTCATATAACAGTATCAATAGCAATATTAGAAATATCTATTCAGTGCTCACAAAAGAAAATGATAGAATTGATCTAGCATTCGCAGACGGAGTATATGGTAATTTACCTCAAGGATCGTTCCGAGTCTATTATAGAACCAGCAATGGTTTAAGCTATCAAATATCACCAAATGAAATGAGGGGAATCACAATATCCATTCCCTATACCAGCAAGACTGGTGTCAGGCACACTCTTACATTGACCATGGGTCTCAAGTCTACTGTAAGTTCATCTTCTCCAAGTGAGTCTGTGGCTTCAATCAGAACAAATGCTCCTGCTCAATACTATACCCAGAATAGAATGATTACCGGAGAAGACTACAATCTTGCCCCATTATCTACTTCACAGAACATTCTCAAAGTAAAAGCAATTAATAGAATATCAAGCGGAATCAGTAGAAACTATGATTTGATTGATGCCAGCGGGAAGTATTCTAGTATAAATGTATTTGCCGCCGATGGACTTATTTATAAACAGAACATTGAAAAATCATTGGCATTTAAATTTACAAATAGAATTGATATTATAAATTTTATACGCAACAGCATTGAACCCATCTTTGCTTCTGCAGATACCTACAATTTTTATCTCACTAAATTTGACAAGATCTTGTTTAGTGACACAAACTATCGCTGGAAACAGATAACCACAGATGTGAATAATTCTACCGGATATTTTTACAATTTTATTGATGGTACAATTTTAAAAGTTGGGTCATATACTACCAGCACATTGCAATACATCACTCCGGGCACATTGGTTAAATTCACAGCACCAGCCGGCCAGTCTTTTAGACGTGGCAAATTGGTTACTACTGATGCCAATGATCCTGAACAGAAAGATCGACTATGGACCAAAGTTATAAAAATCACAGGCGACGGTACCAATGCAGGTGTGGGAATTCTAGCGTCTGGACTAGGAGCAGTGCAGTTCAGTGACATTATCCCATCAGAAGCTATTGCTACTAGGATAGTGGCTAAGTTTGTTAACAATCTTCCTAACGGAATAGAAAACGAGATGATCAATCTCATGCTGGCTAATCTTAATTTTGGTCTGCGTTTTTCAGTAATCGATGCATCTTGGAAATTAGTAGCTACTGCTAATCTTGACTTGTTAAATGATTTTAGCCTTGGTAAAAGTGGCGACACAACTAGTCAAAATTTAGATTCGTCATGGATCATTGCATTTGTTAAACAGGCAGATGAATATTTTGTTAGAATACGTGGTTTAGAGTATGTGTTTGGTAGCATAGAAGAAAATAGATTTTATTATGATAGCTCACAAAAAACCTATAACGGTAAAACTGGTGATGTGGTCAAAGATCAAATTAAGATTTTAGGAATTAACCCGGACAGTAATCTTTTGAATCCCTTGAAGCAAGATATTAGTTTTGCTATCAGCGATGCTATTACCTTTGACGACGGATATCAAAGCACAGAAGAAATAAAAATTGAATTTTATGATTCTGACAGTGACGGAGTCATTGACAATCCTGAAGCATTTGAGCAGGTAGCAGGACTAGACTTTGATTTGAAATTTTTATTCTTCCAAGAATCTGTAGATGTAGCAGGCAATAAAATCAAACAATATGTGGATAATACTGATAACATCATTGTCGTTGTGCAGAAAGAAAGTCTAGTTAATGTCAATGACTATACCGACGGCCAACTAATCTACTTCTACGACAGCAATGAAAATGTGGTCAAACGAGTTGATCGAACCACAAATACTTTGGTATTAGAAAGTTCATATACTGCAAATTACGGCAGAGCAGGACTTAAATTCCAGTACATTCACAATGCCAATGTTGATCGTAGAATTGATCCCAGTTCCAGTAACATTGTTGATGTGTATCTTTTAACACGAAGTTATAACACTGCATTTAGAAATTTTCTTGCAGGCGCAACTAAAAAACCAGAAGAACCAAACAGCGATAGTCTACGAATTGCATTCGGATCAAATTTAGATTTGATTAAATCTATATCGGATGAAATAATATATCATCCTGTGGTCTACAAGGTATTATTTGGATCAACTGCCGACGTGCAATTTCAAGCAAAATTTAAAATAGTAAAAAACGTAAACAAATTGATCAATGACAACGATTTAAAAGTTAAAATCATCAATGCCATAAATGAATTCTTTGATATTAATAATTGGGATTTTGGTGATAGATTTTACGTCAGTGAATTGATCACATATGTGATTAATACCGCGGCACCTGATATTAGCAACATGGTAATTCTGCCAAGACAGATTACACAGTCATTTGGTAGTCTATTTGAAATACAAAGCAGAGTTGATGAAATTTTTGTCAGTGGCGCTACAGTAGATGACATAGAAATTGTAACTGCAATTTCTGCGTCGGAACTCAGAATCCCTGTAGATAGTGTCATTAATAATTCTACAACTTTTACTACCAGCGTGTCAACCAGTACTTCATCTGGCAGCTGATATAGTTATTAAAACAAGAGCATAAAAAATGGCAGATAAAATATTTCCCGAAAGTGGTCTACCTATTAGAAAAACTTCTGAACTGCTCCCACAGATTTTTCAAACTGAAGCTAATCAAAAATTTCTAGCAGCAACTCTGGATCCTCTGACTCAGCCCGGTGTGCTTGAAAAGAAAGTTGGATATATAGGCAGAAGATACGGCAAAACATTCAACACCAAGGACGTATATCTCGACAGTGACGAAACACTAAGAAGCAGATACCAGTTGGAACCAGCAGTTGTGGTTGAAAAAGATCAAAAAGCCACTGCCTTTTGGGACTATTTAGATTTCAAAAATCAAATAAAATTTTTCAACAACAACGAAGAACGAGATGATCTAATAGTATCACAGGATCACTATACTTGGAATCCCCCTATAGAATGGGACAAGTTGGTCAATTATCGTGAATACTATTGGGTGCCTGCAGGACCGCCTCCAATTAAAATTCTCGGCCAAGCACAGAATATTACCAGCACCTATCGCGTGAGACCTGGGGTGGGCAGTGTTTTTATATTCACCCCAGATGGATTGACCAATAATCCTGCAATCACATTGTACCGAGGACAGACCTATAAATTCCAAGTTGCAACCCCAGGTAATCCATTTATCATTAGAACCAACGTTGACACAGGTACGTTGCAGTACAATCCTGTGTTTCCCTATGTTCAAGGGCAGCTCACGGTGTTTGACGGTAAAATATGGAAGGCCAAAAAAAATATCAATCCTGTAGACGGCAGTACCATAGATGAAAACAGCGACGATTGGGAGTTTGTCGATGTAGCCAACGAGACTACCTCGTTTGACTATAATAAAGGACTGACCAATAACGGAACTGAAAATGGCACAATAACTTTCACCGTGCCTCTAGATGCTCCTGACGTTTTGTTCTATCAAAGTTTCACTGACCCAAATAGATTTGGTCGATTTATCATTGCCAATATTGAAAGCAACACTAAAATTGACATTGAAAAAGAGATTCTCGGCAAGACCACATACACAAGCAGCAATGGTATAACTTTCAGCAATGGTATGATAATTTATTTCACTGGCACAGTATCTCCGGCGAAATACGGTAATCAATCCATGAACAACAAATGGATAGTAGAAGGGGTAGGAGAAAAGATTTCCTTAATCAATGTTGCTGATCTTGTAGTATCTGCTACATTTGCAAATTCTTCGCCTGAAATTTTATTCGATAATGGTGGATTTGATACCCAACCTTTTGACGACGCTGCGGCATTCCCAGGCGACAAAGATTACATTACAATTAACAGAGCCAGTGTAGATTCCAATCCATGGTCAAGATACAATAGATGGTATCATAGAGCAGTGTTGGATTATGCTCACAACTTAAATCAATCCAGCTTTGAAGCAGATGAAACTACTAGAGCAAAACGTCCTATAATAGAATTTAAATCAAATTTAAAATTGTACAATCACGGATCACTGGCAATGCCCGCAGTAGATTACATAGACGATTTCACCACAGATGTGTTTTCAGTTATAGAAGGCAGTAGCGGATATATTATCGATGGCGAAAGTCTTTTTGATGGTGCCAGAATTTTGATAACCAACGACACTGACAAGTTGGCAAATAATCAAATATACACAGTGAAATTTATTAGACATGTCAATTCAAGACAAATCAGTTTAATAAGAAGTTCAGAACTAGATCCCGCAGTGGGAGAATGTGTGTTAATCAGACGGGGACTTGTAAATCGTGGATTCATGTATCACTTCAACGGCGTTGGCTGGATCAAGAGTCAGTCAAAAACAGGGGTCAATCAAACCCCATTATTTGACATGTTCGATGCTAATGCTGTAAGTTTTAGTGATGCTGACTCTTACCCAGTGAGCTCGTTTGTTGGCAGTCCGATTATCAGCTACAAACAAGGCATAGGCGGTCTTGACAAAGAGCTAGGCTTTGCTATCAGTTATCTTAATATAGATAATGTTGGAGATATACAGTTTACCTGGAATCTAGACAGTGATGTTTTTAACTACACACTTGATAAAAAACTTTATTATCAAAATCTAGCCACAGGATTTTACAAATTTAATATAGATGAACAGTATGACAATGGTTGGTTAAAATTAGATCCTAATGTTGTACAACCTATAATAGACACAATTACTGTAAATTCTATTACCAATGAAATTGTCACGGCAGTGGTCGATTGGACCACACTTACAGATGACAAAATAGCAAAGATTTTATTTTATCTCAACGGTGTACAACTACGTGACACCTATACAAGAAACATCGACACATTTACTTTCACAAATAATTTTGCTGTTGGTGATGTTATCACAATTAAAATATTTGCAGATACTGTGCCTGATCTAGGATATTATGAAATACCAATGGGTCTGGAAAAAAATCCCCTAAATGAAAGAATAAAAACATTCACACTGGGACAAGCATCTGATCATATTTCTAGCGGATTAGAAATGCTAGATAATTTTGTTGGACGATATCCTGGCAGTAATAATCTACGTGATATCAGTGGATTTCAAAATCTCACTAGACGATTTCTAAAACATTCTAGCCCTGCCCCGCTGTCGATAGCATTGTTATGCGATAAAGAAATCAATATCATCAAGTCTATACAGTATGCCAAGAAAACCTATACAGATTTTAAAAACAGTTTCATCACGCTAGCTAATGAACTGTACTATGATCAAACCCCAAAAGATTTTGTGGATTCTATACTAGAAGAAATCAGTAGATCACAAAATTCAACCAGACCCTTTGCTGGATCAGACATGATTGGTAGTGGAGCATATTCTACAATAGATTACACAGTAGAAGACACGGGGATTAAAACATTCGCACTGTCTGAAAAATTTGATCTTGCTACACTTAGTTCTCGAGCAGTCTACGTGTATTACAACAATCAACAACTTTTACATAACAAAGACTATGAGTTTAATTCAACTTTTGGTTTTGTAAATTTAAAAATACAGCTTTCTGAAAACGATAAAATTCAAATTAGAGAGTATGTGTCTACGGCTGTGAATTTTATTCCACCAACTCCTACCAAGATGGGATTATATAAAAAATATCTACCTAGAAGATTCTTAGACGATACCTATGCTGAGCCACAAGAAGTCATACAAGGACACGACGGTAGCATCACTGTGGCCTATGGTGATTTTAGAGATGATGTTCTACTTGAACTTGAATACAGAATCTACAACAATATCAAACAAGAATATAAAGAAAATGTATTTGACATTGATCTTATACTTGGCGGGTATTACGGAAACTCACAGTATAACAAACTTCAAGTTGACAATATTGTAAATGCTGAATTTTTAAAATGGATTCAAGGCACCAGCATTGACTACGTAAAAAACAGTTATTATGATTCTCAAAATTCTTTCACTTATACCTACAGCAACATGACTGACCCTACGGGCGCAGTGAATCTACCAGGCTATTGGAGAGGAGTCTATCAATGGTTCTATGACACAACAAGGCCACACCAATGCCCGTGGGAAATGCTGGGATTTTCAGAAAAACCCACATGGTGGGAAAGTGAATACGGTCCAGCACCTTATACTTCAAATAATTTAATTCTGTGGGAAGATCTAAGAGATGGCATAATTCGTCAAGGTGATCGTGCTGGTATACGAGACAGGTACAAGCGCCCTTCAATCATGCAGCACATTCCTGTAGACGGAGATGGTCAATTGTTGAGTCCTTTAGATTCTGGGCTTGCTGGAAATTTTTCATTGGTGAATAATCAAGGAGCTTTTCAACTTGGAGATCTAGCCCCTGTAGAATTTGCATGGAGATCCAGCAGTGAATGGCCATTTGCTATCATGTCAGTATTATCATTGTTAAAACCCATGGAATTTATTGCAGACGGTTTTAACCGAAGCGCAGTAACCACAAATATTCTTGGACAAACAGTTAATACAAATACGCAGATGTTTTTGACTATAGATGATTTAATTTATGAATCTACTGTAGATCAGCCGGTGTCAGGATTGGTAATTTATATTGTAAATTATTTAAAAAGCACAGCTACCGACTCTGCCAATCTAGAAGACAAATTGTCAAATATTAATGTTAAATTATCTAATCGATTGGCAGGTTTTGTCGACCAGGCACAACAAAAATATGTACTAGACAGTAAGAATCCAAAATCAACTTCTAGCAGTATTTTTATCCCGCCAGAGAATTATGACATAATTTTTAATGTTAGCGCACCGATCACAAACCTTGTGTATAGCGGAGTAATTATAGAAAAAACGAACCAAGGATACAAAATCAGCGGTTATGATAATTCCAATGCTTTTTTTAATTATTATGCCGCCGTGCAATCTCAGCGCGATCCTGTTATCCAAGTAGGTGGAGTCAGTGAGAATTTCTTTGATTGGGAAAGTGAAAAATTCTATGGCAATGGAATAGTCATACGATATCAAAATCAATTTTATCGCAGCATACGCAGCCATACTAGCGGTATTGAGTTTGAAGAAACTCCCAACGGCACCGCAACATGGCGAAAATTAGCAGGAGCTCCGATCACTGGCGGAATTACTGCTTTTAGAAGAAGAAATTTCAACAAACTAAAAATAAGAAAATTATTCTACGGCGCAGTGGTGACTGATATTCAACAGGTGATAGATTTTCTTCTAGGCTATCAAGAATATCTCAAAAGCGTGGGGTTTGTTTTTGATTTTTATGATCCGCAGTATCAAGCAGCCAGAGATTGGTTTACATCTGCTAAAGAATTCATGTTTTGGAGTCAGCATAATTGGGCCGAAGGATCTTTGCTGACACTAAGTCCGGCAGCATCATTGTTGAAAATTAATTTCGCCGTGGGAGTAGCAGACAATATACTAGATGGTTTTTATGATTATCAGGTTTTAAAGAATGACGGAGCCACGTTGTCACCACGAAATATCAATGTCAATAGAGATTTTCAAACTATTACTATATCAACCACAGATACCAATGAAGGCGTATATTTTTTAAAATTGCATTTTGTGCTCAAAGAACACGTAGTTGTGTTTGATGATCGTACAGTTTTCAATGATGTTATCTATGATAAGCCAACAGGCTATCGTCAAGAACGTATTAAGAGTCGAGGATTCCGTACAGTTGATTGGGATGGCGATTATACCAGCCCTGGATTTTTGTTTGACAATGTTAACATACAGGCCTGGCAACCTTTTGTAGACTACAAATTAGGTGATATTGTCGCTTACAAATCGTACAATTGGACTAGCAAGTATAGTCAACTAGGCACAGCAGAATTTCAAGATGCCGGGTGGACTAAACTTGACTCTACCCCAACTAAATCATTGGTTCCAAATTTTGATTATAGAATAAATCAATTTGAAGACTATTATGAAGTAAACACTGACGGTGTTGGGTCTAGCCAGCGAAACCTTGCAAGACATGCCGTGGGATATCAACCTAGAGAATATCTTGAAAATTTAGCCGAAGACGAAATTACACAGTTTAGAATTTATCAAGGATTCATTAGAGAAAAAGGCACAGCCAACGCTATTGTCAAAGTGTTTGATAAAATCAGTCGAACAGATGATGACAGTGTGGTATTGAAAGAAGAGTGGGCATTTAAAATAGCCCAATATGGCGGCACAGATCAAACCAAAGAATTCGAATTTGAAATCAAAAAAGATGCCTTTGCTATTAATCCACAACCTATATTAATAACCTATAGTGAAGATGCGGGTGTTGTTTTAGATCAATATCTAAGAATAAAATCATCTAATTTTTCTATAGCTGACACTCCCTTTACTACCAATCTTAACCCGTTAATTGACTATGATGGGGTCTCTAGGTCTGCAGGGTATGTTAACAAAAAACATGTGGATTTTATTCTTAAAAACAAGGATGACATTCTTGATTTAGATATTAGAACAGTGTTCAACAACACTCATTTTTGGATCACGTTTGATAAATCGTCATGGACTGTGCTACGTTACAATGAAGAATTAGCGTTGAGAATCAGCAGAGTTGAAAAATTATCCGAAACTGAAATAGAACTAACTTTTGAAAGACTGCATAATTTTTCAGTTAACGATATTGTAGGCATCACCTATGTGCTAAATCTCAATGGATTCTTTAAGATTACTGCGGTAACACGCAACACCATTATTATAGCACCGTCGTCTACAGATGATCCAGAAATAGAAGACAGCACCTCGGCAGTGGTAGGAATTTTCACCACAGTGAGATTCGCAACATACGCACAATTAGATGACCAAAAAACTGCACTGCTTGGTCTTGGATCAAAACTATGGGTGGACAACAATGGCGACAACAAGTGGGAAGTCATAGAAAAAACCAAACAATATTCAACTTTTGAATTTGCTGAATACGGAATTACCGCCCCTCTCGGCACAGGTACCGCGGTGTTGTATCTAGACAGCCTCAAACAAATTGCCACCAGCATACCGGACTCTGGATACGTGATGATTTATACAGCACAGACTGCTGGATCACAATTGATATTGAAACAGATAGTACCCCCACCTGACGGTTTTGATACAGCAGTACTAGGATCATTTGGTAAGGTATTGGCAGTAAGTCCTGATCATAGATGGTTAGCAGTTGGCTCACCAAATGCCAGCGGTGTAAAAAGTGGCTATCTAGGAGAGTTAAATCAGTTTGTCAGTTATCTTGTAGGCGAAACTGTATTGTATCAGGGCAAACTTTGGGAAGCCGTGAATAATATCAGTGCAGGAGATGGCAGTTCTATAAATTTCAACAGTGAAGATTGGAAACCAGCTACTATAGTGAATGCCAATCCAGCAGCCAGAGGAAATGGCTTTACAGATCAGGGCATGATCTCTTTGTATAGATATTCTCAAGGACAGTGGGAAATTGCTCATAGTTTTGTAAGTCCCCGCCAAGCAGCGTTTGAACAATTTGGTAGTGCTATTTCAATTGGTGTGTCCGGCAATACCTATTATATGGCAGTGTCAGCAGTGGGGTCGTTGTGCGATCCAGCACTAGGCGCTAATACAGGTCGAGGTCGAGTATATCTATATTTCTACAACGGTACAGAATGGCAGCATTTAGAAAATACCAAGTATCTAGGATTATATCAATCATCGTCTCTAGTATTTTATCCAGCTGAATCGATAGTATGGTATCAGGGAGATTTGTATGAATCTGTAGTTGACAATCAAGGCGGCATAATATTGCCTACCGTGCCAACTAATTGGAGAAAATTAGATCCTGTGTCCACACAATGTTCATTGCCAACAAATGTGGCTATGGATGATGACGGATCAACACTTGCAGAAGGCCTGTTGAGTTCAAGTCAGTTGGCAGAACTAGTCAAGGACGGAGATCAATTTGGTATAAGTTTGACCATGAGTCGAGATGGTGCGGTTCTAGTTGTAGGAGCACCTAATTCAGACGGACAGTATTTTTCTAATTACAAGGGTAATTGGAATCTGTACCAGGAATACACAGAAGGCGATGTAGTCAAATGGCAGGGCGGATATCACAGGTTGATAGACGCAACTACATCATCTATAACTAGTCTAGCACAGTATCCAGATGCGGGATTGCCTTGGTCAAATGTAGGAGATAGTGCGTCACCCTCCACCGGCAAGATTTTTATATATGAAAGAGATGCCGGTAACCGATATTCCCTGTTACAGACCATAACTGCAGATTCACTGTCAGATATCAACGACACTAGCAATGGTGGAATCATAGCATCTGGAGATCAATTTGGATTTGCCATAGACATAGACGCTGCTGCTACTACCATTGTGGCCAGCAGCCCGTTGGCAGATATTACCAAGCAGAATCAAGGCGCTGCCTATGTGTTTAAATTTGACAGCGATTCTTCTGTGCGTCAATTTAGATTGAAACAAAAATTACAAAGTTTTGAATATTTTACCAATGAATATTTTGGTTCTAGCATATCTATAAGTCCATCCACAGAAAAAATTGTAGTGGCTGCCAAGAATGCAGGATACTCCATTACCACGCAATTTAATTTTACAACCTTTGACAAACGTAGAACTACATTTTCCGATCCAAGAGGTTTTCCTGGACAGGTCTATGTCTACCAAAGAAAAGACACAGGTTATTTCTTGGTAGAAAAACTAGAAGCAGAGTTTCAGTCAGGAGAATCGTTTGGGTACTCTATCGACACTACCAGCTCAATCATTGTGGTGGGATCACCCACTTATCAAGTTGACGGTGCTCCAGCGGGACGAGTAAGACTGTTTAAAACATCCGCCGATACAGATAGTTTCAAAACTATTGGTCAACAAAGCAAACTTACAGATATTGATCTACTGCAAAACATTGAATTATTTGACAATGTTAACAACATAAAAATCACCGATCTGGACATTGTAGATGGATATAAACTAAAAATATTGGGTCAGGCCGAACAGGAAATCAGCTTTAAAACTGTGTATGATCCTGCGATCTATATCACTGCCACAGAAGAACAAGTTATAGATGAAACTCAGGCATGGTTTGAAAAACCTGTGGGACAGATATGGTGGGACCTTAGCACGGTAAAATATTTGAATTATGAACAAGATGATTTTGCCTACAGAATTGGCAATTGGAATTCACAGGTAGTGGGGTCTTCTATAGATATCTATGAATGGGTGGCAAGTCCGTTACTGCCATCAGAATGGAGCATCTTAGCAGATACCGTAGAAGGTCTTGCAGAGGGTATATCTGGTCAGCCAAAATTCATAGATGATACGGTGTACAACACTAAAGTATTTTTCAACCCCAATACTGGTCTTGCTACAGGCACACTACACTATTATTGGGTAAAATCTAAAACTATCGTGCCGTCATTAGCTCAGCGAAAAATTTCCGCCAGAGATATACAGTTGGCCATTGAAAATCCCATAGGTTCGGGTGCTGCATTTATGGCAGTGATTGGTGAGGACAAATTCCTGGCCTATAATTTGCCTACGGTGATAAGCACTGATACCGCTTTAATTAATTTTGAATACATTAAAAATCGTAAGCAATTGAATGCAGTTCACAGAGAATACCAATTGTTGACCAACGGTGTTGCTGACAGCCTGCCTACGGCTACGCTTGAAGAAAAATGGTTAGATAGTCTTGTGGGTGAGGATCGCGCCGGCAATACAGTCCCAGATCCAAAACTTCCTGCAAAGAAAAAATATGGACTTAGCGTAAGACCCCGTCAAAGCATGTTTGTGAACAGAGACAAAGCATTGAAAATTGCCATAGACAATATCAATGATATTTTATTGACTAGACCGTTTGCAGATACTATCAACTTTGAAAATCTTAATAAATTAGATCCTATTCCTGGAGAGTTATTAAATCAGTACGATGTTATTGTTGATTCTAATATTGATCTCGAACAAGTGGGCACTGTAAAAGTGCGCCAAGCAGAGTTTTCTGCAAATATCATCAACGGCGAAATTGATACCATTGATATTGTAGATCCAGGATTTGGATATAGAACTGTGCCATATGTAGAAATCCAAGGAGATGGATTTGGCGCCACAGCAGTGATAACACTTAACACTCAGGGCAAGGTTAACTCTATAACAGTAACATCAAAAGGAAGAAAATACTCCACAGCCATAGTGAAAATTAGACCATTTTCAGTGCTGCTGGTCAGTGACAGCACAGCCAATGGATTTTGGAGCATTTATGGTTGGGACCAACAACGCAGAATTTTTTACCGTAGCAAATCTCAGGGTTACGATACCACGGTCTATTGGGAATTTATAGATTGGTGGGATCAAGGATATTCTCCAAGCTCACGAATAATCAAAGAAATTGGCAATATCTATCAAGAACCTTCTATAGAAGCCCAAGTGGGAGATCTAATTAGAATAAAAGAATATTCTAACGGCGGGTGGGCCGTATTGGCGAAAACAGAAGAGGGTCAAGGAACCCTGTTGGACAACTACAATCTTGTGGGTAAACAGCGTGGCACAATAAAAATCAAAGATATATTGTACAATAGAATGGTCAATAGCTTGGGTTACGACAATGTGGGATCCTATGACGCTGCTCTGTACGATCTTCAACCAACCAAAGAACTAAGATTTATTCTCAAGGCCGCCAAAGAAAATATTTTTGTTGATGATCTCACGGTGGAATGGAACAAATTGTTTTTCTCATCCATCAAGTATGCTTTCTCAGAACAGACCTACATTGATTGGGCATTCAAGACCAGCTTCTTAAATGCTATACATAACGTTGGCGCATTAGAGCAACCTAAAAATTATAAAAATGATAATCTACAAAGTTTTCAACAATACATAGAAGAAGTAAAACCGTATAGAACTAGCATTAGAGAATATACTAGCAGATACACTAATCTTGATGTTAACGGAGCTGCAACTTCTGACTTTGATCTGCCACCAGCATATTCGGTTAGAGATGGAAAGATACTGCCCGTAAATCAATACTACAATAGATTTGATGAATATCCTTGGAAGTCTTGGCAAGAAAACAACGGATATTCTATCACTGCTATCTCTGTGTCCTATGGTGGTGGTGACTACACATCCCCTCCTACGGTATTAATTCAAGGCAACGGATCAGGAGCCACAGCACAGGCATACGTTTCCAGCGGCAAAGTATCAGGCATACAGGTCATCACTCAAGGATCTGGGTACACAGATATTCCTGTAGTTAGTCTTGTTGGCGGTAATGGAGCATCAGTCAACATTGCAAAAGCAGCAGCAGTGCTGGGTAACAGCAAGGTAAGATCTTTTGACATTACTATGAGATTTGACAGAACTAACAAAACAGGAACATATAGTCAACTGTCAAATACTCAATCGTTTACAGCCACTGGTTCGAGTGCAATCTTCGATTTAATCTATGCACCTACTAGAGATAAAACCAAGATTTCAGTAACAAAAAACAATCAAACAGTGTTGAACACAGACTATGAAATAAATCTTTACACATCCAGCACGGACACCTATGGTTTATTAAAAGGAAAAATAAAATTCTATATACCGCCATTGGCTGGAGATATAATTGTTATTACCTATGAAAAGAATGATCTATTATTAGACAGCATTGATAGAATCAACAAATACTATGCTCCTACAAGTGGCATGAAAGGACAAGAATTAGTCCAGCTAATGACCGGTATAGATTTTGGAGGTGTACAAGTTCAGGGTACAACCTTTGAAGTTACTGGAGGTTGGGATGCTCTTCCATGGTTCACTGACAGTTGGGACAGTGTAGAATCCAGCAACGATTTTTATTATGTTGCAGACGGCAGCACCACATTCGTATCTTTGCCCTATACTCCAGAAAACAATCAGCTAATATCAATCTATATCCAACGGTTAGGAACTAGTCGACCTATTAGAATTGACGATCCATTATACGATCCTAGTTTAGATTCTAGTGTGCGCACAAATGCCAACGCAGAAATGCCAACATTTATCGGCGATGGTTCTACAAAAATTATAGAAATACACAGATACCTGAGTACTCAGCCTGGCGACACCTTGATCTTTAGGAAATTAGACAGTGACGGATCTGTAACAATCAGTGATGTAAATCTTCTAGACACTAGGATTAGTGGAGGTACACTGTCCAATATAGGCGGTGCTTATGTTTCAGCATCTGGAATGACTCCAGAAGAAATAGTCATAGATGGTGAAAAATTTGTCAGTCCGGACCAGGTACCAGCACCTGAGGAAAATGTTCCAGGTCAAATTCTAGACAGTGTGAGTATAAAAGTTTTTAACAAAACTGATCCAGGAGCCGCTCCTTTGCAACATCGTGGATACATAGGTGATGGGTCCACTCGTAGATTTAAAATTGGACTTACTATAGTAGAATCTAAAGCAGTCACAGTGTATGTGAATAAAATCAAACAGGAATATATTGGAGACAGCACCATTAATTTCAGTATTGATTTTGTGGCTAATGAAATTGAATTCAATCTTGCTCCTGCAATCAGCGATATAATAGAAATTGTATCTATAGGCATAGGCGGTATTGGAATAATTGACTATCAAGAATTTGTAGCAGATGGCACAACAAACTTATTTTTAACCAATGCTCAGTATGCGCAGACTTCAGCAGTACTGGTCACATTAGATGGCGAAGAAATAGATACCGGATTTGTAAACAGCTCTGATTTTATCAGCGTTGAAAATAAAACCATGGTTCAATTTGGAATAGCTCCGGGATTCAGGCAAGTGATAAAAATAATATGCTTTGAATCCAGCGAATATGCCAATTCTAATAATCTCAGTTTTGTTAGAATAAATCAACAGACTGTGCCATTTGACGGCAGCACTCGTAGTATTCCTGTAGATCAATTTGTTAATTTACAAAGGTCATCTGAAATATCTTCGGTGCTAGTCAATGTCAATGGAACTTTCTTGCAGGGAATCGATACCACCTATCTCGTATACGATGGCACAAACAATAATATCACCTTGGGAGTAGATCCTGCAGAGTCTATTGGAACTATTACGTCAGGTGGTATAAAGGTCTATATCAACGAAGTACTACAGCAGTTTGTGATTGATTTTACCTATAACGGAAACGCAAATTTAATCAACATTCCCACAGAAAATCTCACACTAGGAGATATTATAAGAATAGAAACTAATGTGAGAGCCGAATATTCTATAGTTGGAAATAATCTAGTAATTCCTGCCACAGTAAATCTGTCTCTCAATGATGATATACAGATAATCTGTTTTAGTGAGTATCCCACACTGAATATGATTACAGATGAATATACCGGAGGTCGGGTACAGTTTCAATTGCCAAGACAACCCATAGATGAGAATTTTGTTTGGGTGTATAAAAATGGTCAACGACTGACCAAAGATGCAGACTACAGATTAGATGCTCCAAGATCAGTGATATATCTCACAGAAGATTCAACAGTTGATGATCTTATAAAAATAGTGCAGTTTGGCAACATTATATACAAACCAAATCGTGCATTTGAAATTTTCAAAGATATGCTTAACAACTATCATTACAAACGGCATTCAATATCTAACTCTATTAGCCTGGCCAAAGCACTGACTTACTATGACACAGAAATTGAAGTCACTGACAGCAGTGAATTATCTGATCCTATACCGAGTAGAAGAATTCCCGGAGTGGTTATCATCAATAATGAGCGTATTGACTATTTTGAAAAGAATGGCAATATTTTGTCACAGATACGTCGTGGTTGTTTTGGCACAGGTATTGCAGAAATTCATGCCGCAGGCAGTTATGTTATTAATGCAGGTGCCGATGATACTCTGCCCTATACAGAGAATCAAGAAAAATCTAATTTTATCAGTGACGGTAGTACATTGTTAATTGGCCCTTTAGATTTTACACCAACTCAGGCAGTTCGAACCAGTTGGTACAGACATTCTATTCCTTCTAGCTATGGTGCCTGCGATCAAGTGGAGGTGTTTGTTTCAGGCAGACGATTACGTAAAAATCCTTTAGATATATACATGGAATCTAATGGAGCCAGCAGTCCATCGGCCGACGAGATTGTAGAAGCTGAATTTTCAGTGAATGGAACTACTCCATACATTAGATTGACCGAACCTGTAGCAGTGGGAGCTAAAATTACAATTATAAGGAAATTGGGAAGAATATGGTATGAAAGAAGTGAGTTTTCTGCTAGCAAGGGTGTAACACTGTTGTCTAATCGCACTCCTATTGCAGAATTCATTGCTGCCAAGACCTCTGAATTGCCCGAATAAATACTACTATGAATAACCAACAAGAAAACATCATGCCAAACAATAGCGAAAAACCTGAAAAACTGCCTAATGAAACCGGTGGATTTCATTTTGAAGGTCATATAAAGATATTTGATCCAACCAGCGGTGAAGTTTTAATCGACAAAAGAAACGCAATTCATTATGAAAATATGAGTGTGGCCATGGTAAACAGTCTTAGCAATCAAGGCCAAGGCACGCTATATCAAATGGTGTTTGGCAATGGTGGCACAAACGTTGATCCCACAGGTCTTATCACGTATCTAACACCCAATACAGTGGGCATAAACACCAGCCTATATAATCAAACATTCCAAAAAGTCATAGATCAAACTGCTATAGAAAACGTAGATCCTATAAGAAATAAAATGCAGATTCGCCATGTCAGCGGAGCTACCTATAGTGATATCATCATCAGTTGCATATTAGACTACGGTGAGCCAGACGGTCAGGAAGCATTTGACAACAGTGTGGATATGAGTGGCAATTTTGTGTTTGATGAATTAGGATTAGTATCCTTTGACCCATTGGGAACCGGAAAGCTGTTAACGCATGTGATATTCCATCCTGTGCAAAAGTCATTAAATAGACTGTTACAAATTGACTACACGATACGTATTCAAAGTTTAACCAGTTTCACTGAGGTCTAAAAATGCCATATATTGTTAATTTTACAGACAAAGACAACAAGTTACCAATCACGGTATACGACAATACTTCCAGCACAGACACCAGTTTAACATTCCCTGGTAGAAACGTAACAGGATACGGTCAGACAATAGCTGAAAATTTTTTAGCACTGTTAGAAAATTTTGCCAAAGAAACACAACCAGTAAATCCTGTTGAAGGTCAACTGTGGTATAACACAACTGACGGTGTACTTCAGTTGTGGGACAGTACAGCCTGGAAGGCAGCCAGCAACATCCAGAAAGGTGGAGTTGAACCTTCTACTGAACAGTCAAAAGTTGGAGAACTATGGGTAGACACCACCAATCAACAGCTATATGTCTACAGTGGCACACGCTGGATTCTAGTAGGACCTAACTTTTCAACAGGACTACGAAGCGGTCCTATAGTGGAATCTATTACAGATTCAGATAACGTATCTAGAGTGATATTGATATTTTACATTGAAGATATTCCAGTAATTATATTCAGCAAGGATAGTTTTACTCCAAAATTATCTCTTTCAGGATTTATTACCATCAAGTCTGGACTAAACATTACAGAAAACAATATTGGTCTTGGCGGATTTGATACCAAAATATATGGAGCTGCAACATCTGCCGAGTCACTGATTGTTTCAGATGTTGAAATTCCTGCAGCCAAATTCTTGCGCTCTGATATTGTCAATACCACCGAATTTGGCATCAATGTTAGAAATAATCAAGGTGTTACTATCGGAGTCAATGGTACATTTAGTCTTACCACTTCAGATGTAGCTTCTAGGATTTATGATTCAACTCCCGGCGGCAGTATCGATTTGCAAATTAATAATGATGGTATTCCATCCACAGTACTACGAGTAATTGGCAACACCGTGGGTATCAATGTGTTATCGCCAGATGAGGCCCTACATGTTGATGGCAATATTAAAACCAATGGTTCACTAATTCTAACAGGCACCACAGCAAGTTCTAATTTCAATAACGGTACATTTAGAACTGCCGGCGGCGCAGCTATTACAAAGAATCTAATTATTGGAGATGGGCTCAAAGTTACCGGAGTCAGCGAATTTGATAATATACAGCCGTCTGCTACAGATTTTTATGACAGTGGTACGGTGTTGAAACGTTGGAAAAATGTTAGAACTAAAAATTTAATAGCTGAAACTATTGAAGGAGTTTTGACCGGAAACATTGTCGGCAATGCATCTACGGCAACAAACTTAAAATTTACATCAACATTTAAAATGGAAGGAGACGTAACAGCTCCATCTTTTATATTCGATGGACAGGTGGGCGGAAATACTAAAACATTTACTACTACCTTGACCTCTGCATTAATCAGTAGCAAAGACGAACCTTTTCCTTTAATATCGACCCCGCAAGATACTGTATTGGTTTTTCGACCTAGTATTGGTCTGATCAAAGAAACACGAAACACCTTTGTTGCTGATTTAGCTGTGCCGATTGGAGCTATATTGCCGTATGCCGGGGCAGAAGCTCCATATGGTTATATCTTATGCGACGGCAGCGAACTTGAACAGACAAAATATTCTGATTTATATGATGTTATTGGCACAACCTACAATGGAGCGGCAGCTCTTAACGGTATCAATACGTTTAAGGTACCGGATCTCAGAGGTAGATTTCCTCTTGGCAAAGACAATATGGATAATGCTTTTACTGTGCCTAATAGCACAGGTGGCTTTATTGATGCAGGTGGCGGAAATGTAGATAGAGTATCCGGCACCGCTCCCGACAATCTCGGTGACAGCGGTGGACAAAGTGCCAACACGCTTACTGTATTGAATTTACCAGATCATGAACACAACATGAAAGGATCAACTGGACAACAATACTTTGCAACTAGAGTAGATAGTGCCATACCTAGTGATGTGGGATCTTTCTCAGAAAAAGGTCCAACCACTGTGGGACAAAGTCAATATATCCCCAGTTCGGGAGGCATTAAAACATCCGGAACACTGGGGCAAGAATTTTCAGTTATAAATCCGTTTTTGACATTGAATTATATTATTCATTCTGGTCCGCCAGCATTCTAAGGTAAAAACAAATGGCATATACAATTAACAAAACTGACGGAACAATTTTAGCCACAGTGGCAGATGGTCAGATAGATGAGTTATCAACAGATCTTACACTGGTAGGAAAAAACTACAGTGGCTTTGGTGAATCAATTAATGAAAATTTTGTCAAACTGTTGGAAAATTTTTCCAGCTCTAGCCAACCTACAAGTCCTATTAGAGGACAGATTTGGTTCGATGTAAGTGAATTAAAATTAAAAGTCTACAGCGGAACCGGCTTTGTACCAGTAAGCTCTGCTACAATATCCAGTCAACAACCCTTGAATCTGGGTGTGGGAGATCTATGGTTCAATGATGTGGCTAAGCAGTTGTATTTCTTTGACGGCACAAACACAATATTATTAGGGCCAGATTATTCTGTAACTCAAGGTATTAGTGGTTTAAAGGTAGTGAATATTCTAGACTCACTAAATCAAAATCGAGTGGTGGTATATCTCTATGCCAACGGTATATTGCTGGGTATTTTTTCCAAAGACGCATTCACTCCCAAACTTCCCATTGATGGATTCAGTGGCAGCATCATACCTGGATTCAGCGCAGGAACATTGACTAATCTTAAATTCAACGTCACTGTGACAAACAGTGAAAAACTTGGAGGACAACCTGCAAGCCTATATGTTAGAAACGATACAAGTAATATTGTTAACGGACAGATTATTATTTCATCAAATTTAGGTTTGATTATTGGAGATGCCAACCAAGGACAATTTCAAGTTCAAGACGGTAATTTAATCATTGCCAACATTGCTTCAAACAAGCAGATGACTTTCAACGTTAGACGAGATGTTATCGCAGAATCAGCAGTCACCATAGAAGCTGATGCTCGTCGAATTAGTTTATATGATGGCTTTCCTACTAGTGAAGTACAAATAGGTGGAAGTCTCACAGTGCAGGGAGACCTAACTGTGAATGGAGATGTAGTCACAGTGAATACCAGTACTGTGACTATTGAAGACAAAAACATAGTGTTGGCCAAACAAACCGGTATTGTGCCCACAGATGCAAATGCGGCTAGCGGCGGAGTGGTACTACAAGGAGCTGCTAGCCATGTATTTTTATGGCATGATGTAGGTCAAGCAGCACAGGCTACCAGCGGTACTGCAACTGCCGAAGGCTACAATGATGCTCTACCTGCATTGGCCAGTGCTGCATGGACTAGTTCAGAACACATAAATTTAGCCACAGGCAAAGAATTTAAAATTGACGGAGTGACTGTGTTGTCGGGTACATCACTGGGTCCTGGAATTACCAGCATTCCAGGTGTAACCAGCTTCGGTGTACAAACACAATTATCTGTGGATAGTCTATATCTCAATGATGCAGCTATACAAGTAACAACATCAAACACTGATCTGTCATTGCTTATTGACGGCACAGGTGGCCTTAACCTAGGCAGCAAAAAGATCAAATCAGTAGCAGACCCAACTTCTGCACAAGATGCTGCCACAAAAAATTATGTTGATAATACCATCAAAGCTAGAAGTATTGTGCTCAGCCTAGACATATCCGACGGTATTTCTAATGCAGGTATTGCCACACTATTAGAACAAATATCACCGGTAGCAGAATACAACAATGGCACCATTGCTAGAGTGCTGTGTTCACTGTTGATCAACAGTACTACCAATCTTGATATTAATCCATTGTTATCAACTTCTTCAACTGAATTTGTGACTCCAACAGGCACAGCGTTTGGTATAAACAACGTTAGTTTTACCACTGCTACAGTGGCAGCGCCTGGCTTGGTGGTTTCAAGGATAGTTAAAACATTCCAGATTATTTCTGGAGCATGGGTATTTGTATCTTAATGGTTAAATATGTAACGGAGCGATAAATGGCATATATCATAAACAGATTTAGCGGTCAGCAATTAGTAGTGCTAGAAGATGGCACACTAGATACCTCAACCAGTCTAGGATTGCTTGGCAGAAACTACACTGGCTATGGTGAAACACAAAATGAAAATTTTTTGTTTTTGCTTGAAAATTTTGCCAATGAAAATCCACCGTCTAGACCAATCACAGGACAAACATGGTATAACACCGATGTTGGCGCACTGAATGTTTATAATGGTACAGCCTGGACTCCTGTGGGATCTGCTGTTATTAGTGACACTGAACCAGAAGGATTCGACGGCGGCATTTGGTACAAAGATATCACAGATCAACTTTTTGTATATGATTCTGGATTTTGGAAATTGATAGGACCTGAAGCTATTGAAGGTTTTGATACAACCAAAGTTCTAGCTGAAAAAATTATGGATAGCAATGGCACTGAACATGCAGCTATCAAGGTGGTAGTAGATGGCACAGTGTTGGCGGTATGTGTCGATGATGCCTTTACCATTGATGATGCCAACGCTATACCTGGATTTTCAATCCTGCAGGCAGGAACCAATATCTCAACAGCTAGGCCAGTAATAGGCTCACTGGTGGGAAATGCAGAATCTGCCAGTAAATTGAATCCTGGTAGACTCATTAACGGGGTGTATTTCGATGGCCAAACAGACATAACCATAACATCCAACACCACAAACACATTATCAAGAGGCACGTATCTTACAGGTGCAAATTTTAATGGATCAACAGCCACTACTTGGAGTGTGGATGCTAGCCCCAGTAATGTCATAGGTAAAATTGTGGCTAGAGATAGTGCCGGAGATTTTTCAGCAGGAACAATCACTGCTAATCTACTTGGCAATGTCTCAGGTAACGTGACCACTGCCAGTGGAACTAGTACTTTTAACATAGTATCAGCCAACGAATTTATAGGGGCCACTTTATCCGGTAATGCATTCACAGCTACAAAATTACAAACAGCAAGAACAATCAACACAGTACTGTTTGACGGTAGTGCAAATATCACAGTACCTGCAGACGGCAACACATTGACTGGCACTCAATTGGCAACCAACATAGTAGATTCCGACCTTACTAATGTAGGAACTCTATCTTCTCTAGATGTCGCTGGCGCAACCGGCATTACACTCGGAGGACCTAGCACCAGTGTGGCGCCTTTGAGAATATATTTAGACGCATCCACAATACCAACATTACATTCACGTAATTCTGGAATACATTTCACAATTCTTGATCCAACGCAACCGTCAAGTACGGCTGCAATCTCTATGGTAAATGCAGCTACCGCATTGGCGTTAGGGGGACTCAATGCTCCAGCTATGATCCCAGTAAATACTGCTACTACCGATCTAGGAATATCCACTGCAAAATGGAACAACGTGCATGCCAACTTTTTTGTAGGTACAGCCACTGCTGCACAATACGCAGATCTTGCTGAAAAATATGTAGCAGATCAAGATTATGAGCCAGGTACAGTACTTGAATTTGGTGGTGAGTTTGAAGTAACTCTAGCAGAAGACGGCACAAATAGACTAGCGGGTATTGTCTCAACAGATCCTGCATACCTAATGAACAGCGAATGTAGTGGTAACTATGTAGTTGCCATTGCATTACAGGGTAGAGCCCCTTGTAAGGTCCGCGGTAAAATATCTAAAGGTGATATGCTAATGAGTGCAGGCGAAGGATATGCTAGAAAAGCAATTAATCCTCAAATAGGTACAATTATAGGTAAAGCTCTAGTTGATTTTGATGGTGTAAGTGGTGTTATAGAAGTAGCAGTGGGCAGAGTTTAAATGGGTGTATTTACGATAAATAATAGTTACAACGGAGTTGATCAATGGCATATCAAGTAGACAAATTTAATGGAACGTTCTTAGTCTCTGTCGACGACGGTACCATTGATACCACCACTGATTTGCGTTTTGTAGGTAAAAATTACGCTGGCTACGGCGAAGTACAGAACGAGAATTTCCTACATTTGCTGGAAAACTTTGCCAATACATCAGCCCCTCCAAAAAGAGTAACTGGTCAAATTTGGTATGACAGTGGCCTAAAAAAACTACGATTTTACGACGGCACAAAATTTAGAACAGCCAGCGGCGCAGAGATAGGACCTACTCCTCCTAGCGGATTGCAGGCCGGAGATTTTTGGTTTGATACCGGAGCCGAACAACTGTATGCCTATACTGGCACTGAATTTGTATTAATTGGCCCTGAAACCTTGCCAGATCTAGGTGCATCAGCAGTACAAGCACAGGTAGTCAAAGACACTCTCAACAACAATCATACCATAGTAAAATTTCAATCTGGCGGTGATGTAATATCAATCGTCAGCAAAGATGCATTTACCTTAAACAGCGTTTTAAATCCTATAACAGGATTTTCGGTGATCAAAAAAGGTGTCAACTTAGTTAACACTAACGGAACTACCGGAGTAACAACCACAGATCATTATTTCTGGGGATCAGCAAGTAATGCGTTGAGATTAGGCGGCTTTCCTGCTAGTGAATATGTTAGACTGGGTGAGGTATCCTTTACCAATGCAATTGCTTTCGCCGATGCCGGTCTTACAGTAGGCGATCAAAATGATTTAAGAATCCGTGTTGAAAACGGCGATGAACCTATTATTGAAAACAGATTAGGCAACACTATAACCTTGAGAATAAGAGTATCGGATAGTGATCTTCGCAATGTTGGCATTATAACCGCAACCGGCATGATTCCAGGTACAGACAATTTCTTTACTCTTGGTTCTGCTGTTTCCAAATGGGCCAACGTGCATTCAACCACATTTACAGGTGCGTTAACTGGTAATGTAACCGGAAATACCACAGGTGTACACAAAGGTAATATACTTGCTGACGACAATTCTGTGGCCTATACCGCGGTTACAAAAATATTCTCAGGCAGCTTCTCGGGAACACTCACAGGCAACGTGATAGGTTCAGTCACAGGTACAGCCACCAACGCTTTGACTTTGAACAGTCTAGTTGGAGAACTTGGCGCAGTGGCAACTTCTGTGGCTTTGAGAGATGGCAGTGGTAATATTACTGCTACTAGATTTATTGGGGTTGTAGATAAATCAGATAGAACTAGGATAAATGATGCAGCAGTAGACACAGATCCCGATTACAGGTCTGCTAAGACTACAAAAACAGCCAACACAATTGCAGCTAGAGATGGTTCAGGAAATTTATTGGCCAATACCTTCGACGGCACAGCAACCGCAGCGCAATATGCAGATCTTGCTGAAAAATATCTAGCAGATAAAGAATATGAAGTAGGCACAGTGGTAGCAGTAGGCGGAGACAAAGAAGTCACCGCTGCACAGTATGGCGACCGAGCTGTAGGAGTGGTATCGGCCAATCCTGGATTTATGATGAACAAAGATCTTGAAGGCGGAACATATATTGCTCTCAAAGGGCGTGTGCCTGTGTATGTTACAGGAGCAGTGAAAAAAGGTCAACGTCTTGTAGCTGCAAATAATGGCAATGCCGTGGCAGCCGAACCGCAGGACAACGATGTGTTTGCTATTGCATTAGAATCAAACACAGACCTAGATCGCAAACTAGTTGAAGCATTGGTATTATAAGGAAAATTTATGGCAATCGGTGATTTTATTTCTGCAACTGATTATAACACAATCAGAACAAAAATATTCAATGTAATGGCCACGGGAGCTGGTAATTCTGGTTACGGACAAAACACATTCAGTTCTTTAGTAGCAGCAGGAAATTCAGTAACAAAGACTCAATGGGATGCCTTGAGATATGATATCTATAATGCGCTGTTACATCAAACAGGATCAGCTGCCGCATTGACCACAGTGGCTGTAGGCGATGTGGTGAGATTTGGTGCCAGCCAACCTAATTTTCAATACAATACCTTTGCAGATACAGCAACTACAAATAGATTTGACCTAGGTACAGGACAATTTGTTACAGAAGCAATCAACAGCACATCATTTACTTCTTCGTGGTATCAATCAGTTAGTGCTACAGCATCAGTTACATTTTCTACAGCAGAACAGGCAAGATTCTTCTTTAATGCCGGCGGAAAAATTCGATTCGCTAGTACTAGAACTGGCGGCAACGGTGAAGCACAAAATACATCGTGGAGTAATTTATTGAATTCTGCAGGAGCTCAAGCATTTGTAGGTGGCCCCTCTGGAATTAATTTCTTTTCTTTAACTAGTAGTTTTCAAACTTTTGCTGAAATTTCAGGTAGCTCGGCATATTCTAATAATAAATGGCGGTTAGAAGCGTCTTGTAATGTTTCTAATAACTTGTTAGGAACAGCAAACATTGTTAATTTTAGAATAACGTGGTTAGATGCATACACTGATCCAGTGCCAGGAGGCGGAACACCGGCAATTCCTCCTGGAGATTTAGTTGACGGTACGCTTACTCTAACAGTTGATCAGGTTCGTCCTTCTGGATTTTTACAACCAAGTGGGACATTTACCACTGTAGGCCCCTCGTCGTCTTCTTTGAGCGCAATTTCTGGTTCATAAATTTTAATCCTCTATAAGACGCCATATAAATAATGTGCGTGTTTTATAGGAGATACCATGGACGACCGTCTAAAAGCTGCCTTAGATTTTTCTAATTATAGACAAACCCTAGCAATTCAAAGAAAAACCCTTAAAGAAAAAATTGAGGGTAAATTGACTTACGGCCACTCCGGCGGTATATTTAAGATTGATAGAACACTATTAGTTTTTGTTCAAATGCTAATTGATCAAGACAGAACAGAAAATGTTCCCTTAATTGATCAAAATGAAAACCCAATTTTAATTCCAGACCTACAAATATTTCGAGATGAAATTCTAGATAGGTATTTTACTGCCACCTACGAATATCACGAAGAATACGAAAAAATTAAATCTAGCAGAACCGTAGAAAAATTATTGAATATATGACTAAAGGCGTATTAATTTTTGCTCATAATGGCCCAGAAGTAGATTATGGTGTAATGGGTATAATTTCTGGCGGCCTAGCAAAAAAACATTTGGGATTACCAGTTAGTTTAATAACAGACAAATGGACAATTGCTTGGTTAAAAGAATCAGAGATGTATGCTAGAGCCGAATCTATTTTTGATAAGATTATTGAAATTGAAAAGCCTAGAACAAAAAATACAAGAAAACTTCATGATGGTTTTTACAGCCAGACAATTCCTTTTGTAAATTCAAATAGATTTTCAGTTTGGGATTTAAGTCCTTACGATCAAACCCTGTTAGTTGACAGTGATTATTTAATCTTTTCTAACAAACTAAATGAGTACTGGAACACAGATAGTAGTGTGATGTTAGGACATTCTATGAATGATATAACAGGTGACCGCAGCGGTATATTAGATCAACGTGTAAGTGAAACCGGAGTTCATATGTTTTGGGCCACTACTGTAATGTTTACTAAAAACGAAGAAAGTAGATTCTTTTTTAAATTAGTTGATTATATTAAAGACAATTATAGATATTATGCCGACCTATTTAGATTTGACCCAAGGCAATATCGAAACGACATTTCATTTAGCGTTGCCAAACATATCATGAACGGGTTTGAAACTGAGTTTGTTTATACATTACCTCCTATTCTAACAGTATTTGATAAAGATATTTTACATGATGTAAATGGAGATCGGCTAACGTTCCTAATTGACAAACCACTTAATTGCGGAGATTTTTGGGCTGCAACTACACAAGGTTCTGATGTTCACGTTATGAACAAACAAAGTATTATTAGAAATAAAGAAAAACTACTGGAGTTAATATGAACTTTGGTTACTTAATTTTTGTTGCTTCGAATGATAATATAGACTATCTTAAACTGGCCTATGCTCTTGCATTAAGTATTAAAAATACTCAGAAACCAGGATACAATAAAGTTGCTTTAGTAATCGATAAACCTCAGCTAGTTAATAATTTAAAAAGTCCTTGGGTTTTTGATCATGTAATTACCTGGGATAAAGAAACACATTGGGATGGCCGTAGCTGGATGGATCAACTATCTCCTTTTGAAAATACAGTATGCCTTGATGCAGACATGCTTTTTCTTAGGGATCATAGCCATTGGATTGATTACTTTATTGAAAATTGTGAATTATACATTCCTCCAAAGGCCTTAACCTATAGAGGTGAAACAATCATAAATGATTTTTATAGAAAAACATTTACAAAAAACAATCTTCCTAATTTATATTCCATGTTTACTTTTTTTAAACAAGGATCCGAGCTTGCAACAGAATTTTTCAATTTAGGTAGATATATTATAAAAAACCCTTTAGAGTTTAGTAATTTATATCTTACTAAACATAAACCAAAAGTTGTTGGAACAGATGAAGCATTCGCTCTAAGCGCAAAGATTTTAGATATAAGTGATATTATAAGTTATGATTTAGCGTTTCCTAATATAGTACATATGAAACCGATGATTCAAAATTGGCCCTGGACTGCCGAAAGGGTCACTGAACATGCAGGTTTTTATTTTAATACACAGGGAAATTTAAAAATTGGAAATTATCAGCAATATAATATTGTGCATTATGTTGAAAAAGATCTAGTTAATGACGAAATAGTTAGTATGTTAGAGGAGATTGCATGGAACAAGAATTAATGGACTTTGACGAGTGGATTAAATTACCAGTCAATCAAACCGTCGAATACTATGCAACATTTAAAGATGACGGATCTTTAATTGGAATATATCCTTCTCATGCGGTATTTGATAATACAAATAATATAAAAATTGATGAAGAAATTGCCACAGCAGTTTCTACAGGAGAGGAAAATCTATTTTCTTATAGGGTTGATTTACCAACTAAGAAATTAGTTAAATTAAACAAATTTTCCACCCATAGTCTAATAAAGATCGATGACATCTTGCATAGAATAATAGATAAAAAGTGGTCAAATATGCAAGATCCTGATATCACAATTTCACATGATACAAAAAATAGTACATTAATATTTTCAATGAGCGACAAATACTCAAATAATATTATTTGGGACGGTGCAACTGAAATGATTTTTTTAGTAACTGATTACAACGACCCCAATGTCCTCCTTCATATGTTAAGCATTAGGGCAGGCGACATTACAGAAAATACAAAATTATTTACATTAGATTTGCCAAATAGATTTAGTGTTTATACAAGGCGAATTTTTGACAAATATATATTTGAAACAATATGAAAACAATAGAACTTGACATTGTATTTTTAAGTTATGACGAACCCAATGCAGATAAGCATTATGCTGATTTATGTAATAAACTTCCTTGGGCTAAACGAGTTCACGGGGTGAAGGGTAGTGATGCTGCACATAAGGCAGCAGCTGAGTTAAGTGAAACTGAATGGGTTATTACGGTTGACGCTGATAATATAGTTAATCCTAAATTTTTTAATCTAGACATCGATACAAGTAATCCTAAGATACAGGTATATAGTTGGCTAGGAAAAAACAAACTTAATGGCTTACTCTACGGTAATGGCGGGCTTAAAATATGGAAACGAGATTTTATTCTCAATATGAAAACCCATGAAGCTAGTGAAAGCGATCGCGCTCAAGTAGACTTTTGTTGGGAAGATGGGTATCGTCAATTTAAAGAATGTTATAGTGATACTGATATTACCGGAAGTCCTTTTCAAGCATGGAGAGCAGGATTTCGTGAAGGCGTTAAAATGACCTTACTCGATGGAGTTAAAGTGTCACCACAAGAGATTAGCGAACGTGTTTGGTGGCACAATTTGCATAGATTACGTATGTGGTCAACAGTTGGTGCTCATGAAGAAAACGGACTTTATGCTATATATGGTGCTAGATTAGGCACTTGGTTAGCAAACTGTACCGACTGGAATTATGTAGAGGTTCGAGACTTTGAAATCCTTAAAGGTATTTGGAATCAATATGGCCGCCCATTTGAAGAAGTAGGCGGTGATGGTCTAGATGATGAAATTAAATCATTAGGTGAAAAAATTAAATTAGAACTAGGTTTTGATTATCCCTATCTAGATAGTCAACAGAGCAAATATACTTTAGATTTGTACGAAGAAACTATTAAATTAACAAATACATATATGAGGACCACTGATGGTCTATGATATTTTTTATGTAAGTAAAAATATTATTGATGAACAAAATTGGAAACAATTTCGTTCTAAATTTCCATCTTCTCAAAAAATTGATAATGTAAAATCGTTCGATGACATTAAAAAGAAAGCATTTACAAAATTCTTTTGGGTCGTATGGGATGATGTTGTTGTAGCTGACGATTTTAATTTTGAATACAGAGTATCTAAGTGGGACGAAGAATATACCCACGTTTGGTTAAACGGAACAACATTTGACGGAATAAATCTATTTCCTAAAACAGCCAATACTACACAAAAAGAATTTGATCATAGATTTTTTATGAACAAAAAGGAGATGGATGTAATTGCATCAACTCCTAAGAAATTTGAAATTCATAATATAAAAACATACAACGATTATTTAAATGCAAAAGAGCAATCTTCAACAGCGATGTTCTGGGCAGTATGGGATGATGTTGTTGTAGCCGAAAATTTTCTTTTTGATTATTATGTTCCAACATACGATGCATTTCATCGAAACATAACTCATGTATTTAAAAACGGAGAATTTTTTGACGGAATAGCGTTGTTTTCAAAATACAAAGAAATTAGTAAAAAAGAATTTGATCATAGATTTTATGTTAACAAAAAAGAAATTGATATAGTAGCTAGTAAACCTAAAACATATCCTATTTTTATTATTAACAATTATGAAGAATATCGATCTGCATTAGAAAATTCACCTTTAACAATGTTTTGGGGAGTATGGCCAAATATTGAAATAATTAATGATCAAATTTTTGAAACTTATTTTAGTCACCATAATTCCTATGATCGAAACGAAAATCACGTGTTTAAAAATATATCTAACGATCAGGAATCGTTCGTTAACGGTGTTGTGTTATTTTCTACAAATAAGCCAGTATCTAAGAAAGAGATTGAACATAGATTTTTTATAGATAAAAAAGAACACGATCTAGTGGCCAGCAAATATAAACCGTACGACAAATTTGTAATCGATACGTTTAGTGATTACGAACATGCTCTTAACACAGCTGATACAGATATGTTTTGGGCGATTCCTCCGGAAGTTGAACCTGCGCCAGATTTTAAATTTGATCTTCAATTTCCATACCAAAATAAGTATGAGCTTAGTATAAATCACGTCTTTAAAAATATTGATGTTGAAGAAATTAAGTACAACGGTATAATGTTATTATCGAAGAAAAGACTTATTTCTGCAAGAGAAGTTGAATATAGATATTTGATTGAAAAAAAAGAATATGACCTTGTGGCAAGTAAATTAAAATTATACGATATTGTGTTTATATCTTATAACGAACCTAATGCAGATGAAAATTTTGCTAAATTAATTGATCAATTTCCGAGAGCCAAACGTGTACACGGCGTAAAAGGTATTCACCAAGCACACATTGCAGCCGCAAAATTAGCAACAACTCCAATGTTTTGGGTAGTAGACGGTGATGCAATAATAGAAGATGATTTTCAATTTGACCTACTACTACCTAAACACGATACAGATATTGTTCATGTTTGGTTAAGCAAAAATCCTATCAACGGATTAACATACGGCTATGGCGGTGTTAAATTATTGCCTAAAAACTTAACTATTAATATGGACATGTCTAGTGTTGACATGACTATGGCAATAAGCAAAAAATTTAAAGTTATAAAAGAAGTTAGTAATCTAACAGTTTTTAATACCGATCCGTTTAATACTTGGAAATCTGCGTTTAGAGAGTGTGTAAAATTAGCCAGCCGTCCTGTTGATTCTGGATATCAAGAAGAAACTGAAGATCGATTAATTACTTGGTGTAGTATTGGATCTGATAAACTTTATGGAGAATATAGTATAGCAGGAGCTCGAGCTGGAAAACAGTACGGATTATTGAATATTGCTGATGCCGATCAGTTAAGAAAAATTAACGATTTTGAATGGTTGCAAAAGCAATTTAATACATTTCAATCCTTAGTAAAAAAATAATAATCTATACTAGATACTTAATTGGCATCCCTATCATCCGGATTTTTACCCCATCCAAAATGTTCTCTTGCTAAATCTCTAGCATATTCAGCATGACCAGGCGGAAGTACGTGTCCACACGCAGTCATTTGTTCAAACGCTCCTTTATTGAACCATCGATTGTTAATCTTATCAAATTCTAATAAATCAAACCAAAGCATTCGAAGCCATTGATTTTTAGAGTTATTGACTATTTCTTTGTATTGCCAAAATTCACCCACAGTGTTTAAGAAAATAGGATCTCGTCCAATTCTTCTCTTGACATAATTTTTAATTTGTAAACATTCTTTTAGATAATTAATAAGCAGTTCTTCATCACTGAGTGTTGTCCAAATAGTTTCAAACAATTTTTTATGTTTACTTTCATGTCCTCGATAATGAAATCCTGGAATAGTCGATTTAACCCAATTAAAAATTTTACCAATATCTTGTGTATCTTCGTGATACCAACCTAATCTTCCAATGCTTGTTAAGCCTATGAAAACATGATCTGGCAAGTCTGCTCGACTTCTTAATGATTCAAGATAGGCAATAGTTCTAGTTGATATGCCTGTCATACATGATCCGCCAATGGCACCATTAACTACAGTAACGCTGTCATTAACTAACATAGTATTAACTAGCTCTCCTAATATTGTAGACCACACATATTTCTTATTATTAATTTGCCAGTGATTGTGTAAATCAAGATTTTTATCTAGCATTGCATGCCTTTTATTACACCATGCTACGTCAAATTCTATGTCGCAAGAATGATGCCCTGGATACAAATCTGGAAAAACTTCTGGATCAGACAATCCGTCGCCAGCAGTAAAACTATCTCCATTTACATAAATTTTCATAATTCAAATCCTACTTCTAATCCTCGAGATAAATTTTGATGTATGAGTTGTTTAATTTCCCATTTATTCTTTTTAAAGTTTCCTAAAATAATCCACGGTGGCATAACTTGTAAATTATTTTGATTACACCACTCTATATATGCTGGATTAGGAAGAATTCCTTTATTTAATTGCGGATTAAATGCATATTCAAATCTAGCCGAAATTGTTTTGTAATTGCTAGTTTCTTCATCAACTGCGCTTCCAGTAATCCATTGGTCATACTGATGTTTTCCTAAATCGTCAAATCTTAAAATTAGATCGTGTTGTGAGTATTCGCAATCTTCCGGCTGTATTTTAATATCAATATTTTCTAAATATGCTCCTTTTGTATTAGTAAAATAAACAGAATAATAATATTCTAAAGAATGAATGTATAAATTGATATTTTGCCAAGATTTCACAAAGCCGGGATAGTTTTGTTTTGTATCGTCGCCATTAACTATATTCTTTAATCTGTCAGTGTGCAATACCCATTTTTTATGTGACGCATTGAGCCATTGTTGATCAATACCAACAATTTTATCAAACATGATTTGAGGTAGATTTTTTTCTACAGCAAACTTATTAACTATATCAATTGCAGTATTTAGATTATTAATAGTCTCGTTAGAACGAGTTATAAACGAAGTATCTCTAGCAAAATAACTCATATTCATTTTTTTAGAAAAAATGCTTTCAAACCAAACAGATGCTATAGGAGTGTTGTTGGGTTCTAATTCTAAATAGTCGCCCGATTTTAAAAAAATAAATTTCATGCTAGTTTTGGAAAAATACTATTTAAATCTTCGTTACGCACAGTATCAATTTTTTCTGTAAAATATTTAAAGTATTCCCACTGTCCGTTGTCTTTTGGAGTATAGTAATGGCCATAAAGATCTTCCCAATTGCGTCGATCAATAATACCGTATAGTGAATTAATTTTATCTTGTCGCATTTGTTTAGATAATATATTAGCTGATAAGTAGTCTGGGCTCTGAACATGATTTAAACCTACTCTAATACGTATTTTATTGTTGGCTAAATACCTTTCTAATTCTTCAACATACATAAAATTATAGACGCTGACAGTTTGAGTTACACGATAAATGAATTTGTAATTATTTAAAAATAATTTTAAGTTACTAATGGTTAAATCCCAATCGCTTAAACTTCTAATATAAGTGTTGCGCTCTCCAACATCATCAATGCTGAAACTAATATGTACTTCTTTAAATTTAGTCAATAGATCCAATGCTGGAGTAATTTTATCCCATTTATAATTTAAATTTGTATGGTAGTGAATAGCGATATCTGTTTTACCATCTCGCACTAATTTTTCTAATAGTTTAAAGTGAGTAGGTACAAGGAATGGTTCGCCACCACTTATATGTATTTGTTCTAGATTAGGAGCAAATTCTGTTAATCTGTTGTAAAAAGATTCATCGTCTACCCAATCAAAACTAAAATCAGGATTACTTTTAATCCAATGATAACCACTAGCTAACTTGACTGTATCTTTTAATTTATAGTAATCTTGAATCCAGCTTGTACTAGAGTCTGCGTTACAGCTTCGACATTTTAAATTACAAAAATTTCCTAATCGTAATTCAATGTGACGAAGATCTGTCTTGATAGAACCGTCAACTGAGGTCAATGCCGCATGATCTAAATTTCGAGTAGTTTCTTGCTGTCGTTTACTTTTTCCACCAGCCTGTTCAATTTGATGGCACCCCTCACATGCAGTCGGTACCTTGCCTGCTAACATATCTAGTCTAATAGTTTTATAATTATCGCAGTTAACAATCTCTGGTATAGAACTATTCATAACTGTTATAGTTTTAGTTTTATCCTCACTGACTCTGTTCCAACTATGTCCGTTGCCCTTACCCGAATGTTTAGCCACACAGCATACAGTACAGTTGCCCTGTGGAAACACACTTAAATGAATCCAGGGAAAATCACAAATAAATTTATCACTCATAATGTATCAAACCATTCGGCTAATTCTGGTACAGCCGTTCTTATATCTTCTTTTCTAATACGGTCTAACTTAATAGTATCTCTTTTAAATCGCTGTTGTAAGGTCGTGGTTTCTTCTGTTGATGTTGTTGAGATTAAATAAAATTTAATTTCGTTGTATAGGTTAGCTAACCATCGACTTTCTTCTTCGGTTACGGCCAGCGTTATTTTTTCTAAATGTTGATCCAGTTGTAAACGTATTTGATCTTTTAGCTCTTCGGGCAAAATTGACGACATATAGTGCTTAGGCCAGTTAACGTGACTTACTAGTACTTTCCTAGTCGACATTTTTAATTCTATTAGTCGATCAACTAGTTTAGTAAAATTAAAAACTGTGAGAATGTTTATAGTAGTTGATACTACATAATCAACATTTGATTGTGATAAACGGACTAAGTTTTCTTCTACTCTAGGCCAGTCAGTTCCAGATCTACTGTACTCTGCATTTTCATCAATGCCGTCAATACTTGCAAAAATTCTAACATCTTTGAATCGTTTCCAGATATCAACCAGGTCGTAATCTTTATACTTGATAGTACTCATATTGGTGTTGTAACGCAAAAATACATCATATCGTTCTTTGGCAATTAGCTTATCTAGTATCTGATAGTGTTCGGCCATAAGTAATGGTTCACCGCCAGCAAAATAGATTTCTTCAACATCGTCAATAAACTGATCAACATATTTCATTAAATTAGTTCCATAATACGCACTGTCAAGGAACTTTACCTTAGTTTTCTTTTCTTCAGGTGTAAAGTCGTCAAACCAAGAACTACTACTACCATGTCCGCACATACGACATTTAAAGTTACAGATATTGCTGAATCTAAAATCCCAAAAAATTATTTCAAACGTTTCATAAGTACCGTCGGGCAATGTGTTACTTTTAGCTTTTTCAATATGATGGCTGAATCTTTCAGTAACCGCCATTCTATAGCTTACACCACCGCTGTCTTCTTTTTTAGTACAGGTTAGACATCCTTCTGGAATTTTATTTTCTAAAAAGCTTCTACGCATAGATTTAGTATGTTCGTTATTCCATATTTCTTCTAGTGTAGTATCTTTTAAGTTTCCAAAATCTTGTCCAAGATACGCACAACAAGGCTTAACACGACCGTTAGGTTCTGTATTAAGATGTATCCATGGCACTATACAAAATTTGTCTTCGCTCATATTGTGTTAAACCATTCTATAAATTCTGTTGGGAATACCCTAGCTAATGTGATATTTTTTCTATCAGCATATTGTTGTGTAAAACTTTTTAAATCATGCACCTTATTGTTTTGGCTGTCGGTATCTTCTTGACTACGATCAACGTTTCGAAGATACACAGCTATTCTCTCTATTTGATTAGCTTCGGCAGGACTTAGCCCAACAACACTACTTAGCCAAGTTTCAATCTTGGCCGCTTGTGTTTGTTTTAAGTGTTCAGGTAATACGTTTAAGTTTTGAAAACTAGGAAAGCGTACTAAATTAAGACTCATATGGAACTGATGGCCACCAAATTGTTTACGTAGCTCTAACATATCTGTCATAAACTCTGTTACGGTCCAAATGCTTAGAGCACTAATAGTCATCATAACATGTATCATATTATATTGACCTTCTTTGGCAAATTGTATTAAGTTGTTACGCCATAATGTATAGTCTAACCCATGACGAATAAACTCTCCGTGGGCCCCGTAGCCTTCACCGCTGGTATATAGATCAAATTTCTTAAACTTTTTACTAGCACTAATAAGTTGATTTAACTTTACTTGATCCATTATAAGATTACTGTTAACAGCAAAATCAAAATTTGTACCTTCGCATTCGTCTAACAATTTCCAAAATGATGGACTACGAGTAGGCTCACCCCCGGTGATTCTTAGTTCTTGTAAATTATTTTTAAGGCTAGCATGAAACCATGTAAAGAACGCTTCGATGTAGGGATTGTTTTCATTTTTAATCCCGTAAGGTAACGCATGTTCCCCGGCATTTTGAAACGCACCACCACCTGATGTTTTTAATTCAATGTACGGACCATTAACCTTAATATCACTAGCCCAAGTAGTACTGAACTCTGCATTACAATAACTACAACTTAAATTACATAAATTATCAAAACTGATCTCTAAAGTTTTTGGGTCAACATCTGATCCAGGATCTAATTTAGCCAGCTGAAGTATTTCTTCTTCTTCATAAATCCTAGTCTTATAAACTCGATCACTATATACATCAGGTGCTGCATTATCCTCAACAGTCCAGCAATAAGCGCACTCGTCACATCGCTCACCTATTAGCATTTCTAATCGGCGGTCCTTCTTAAAGACGGTATTGTGTAGAGCAGACGGGTTTCGTTTGATTTCAGCTATGGGTATAGTATGAGCAGGTGGCAAATGACAGCTGGCTGTTCGTCCGTTGCCTAACCATATAGTAGCATTGTACCACTTTGCGGCACAAAAGCTAGGACTTATTTCGTTAATAATTTCTATTGTGCGTTTTACATTTGTTGACATAGTTGATAAAATTCTGTAAGTTCAGGGAATGTTTTATTAAAGTTGGTTCCCCGTCTAATATCATATTCAGTGATAAAAGATGCAAAGTCTTTTCTTAATTGTAATTCCTTGATATCAGTGCTGTTCATATAGTCAATCATACGACGCAACTGATCTATTTCACTTTCTGATAAGTCAGGTCTTTCTAAAATTAATTTTGCTACTTCTTTTGTAAATCTTTGTTTGCTAGCAGAGTCTAAAATAGGTAATGACAGAAATTCTGGATACCGTAAAAAGTTAGTCATAAACTGAACTTTATTAAATGTGGCATTCTTATTATAATGCTTACGCAAGTCTAACAAGTATCGTATAAAACTACAATAGGTTGTAATGCTAGTTAAATTAACAGTAGTCATTACAGCAACAATGTTATTGGTATTATTTAAAACTTTTTCTAAGTTTTTAGTCCATGCTGAATAATCTAATCCATATCTAATATATTCAGCAGGAGCGCCAACTGCTTCTCCGCTGGTAAAGATTTGTACTTCTTTAATTTTACTAGAAATACTATTGAGCTTTATAATCATACGATTAATTAACTCGTCTGGGATTCCTAAGTTAGTGTTAATAGCAAAGCAAAACTCTGGTTTGGGATCAGCTTCTATAGCATCTAACATACGCCAGACATCTTTGCTCAACAGTGGTTCCCCGCCTGTTAGTCTTAGCGTGTTTAATTTAGGATAAAGTTCCGGCCACCATTTCCAAAACGCATCGACATAAGGATTGTGATCGCTATGCTTGATAGGCATCTTTCCAACTTGTTTAAACCAATCAAACCCATTAAAGTTTTGACTAGTAGGATACCCACCGTGCTTGTCTATTTCTTCATACCATTGACTACTAAGATCTGGACTACAATAAGCGCATTTAAAATTACACACATTGCTAAAACTAATTTCAACGTATGTAGGTTCAACATCAGCTGTTTTATTTTTAACAACTTCGCCAATGTGAGGATAGGCCCAAGATGTTGCACTTTTATAACTTCTATCACTTACATGCCCGTTATCTTCAGCGGTCCAACAATAGTCACACTCGGCGGGTCTAACGCCATCGAGCATTTTTTGCATTTGTTCTTTTTTAAAATTAGTATTATGTAGAGCCTTGTGATTTTGCTCTAACTCGTCTAATGGAATCTTATGAGGTGATGGATGGTGGCAACTATGGTTAAAACCGTTTTGGAGATATAATGTTAGTTGATACCATTTGGCTAAACAAAAACTAGGACTAACAGCATTTAGGATTGGAATAACTTTTTGAAATTTTTCGTGTTCACTCATATGATAATTGTTTTCATCTTATTATAACTTGGTCACGTAAATTGAGTGAGACTAATATCATCAATTAATTTTTTTAGGTGATTCGAAATTCCTAAAAAAGTATTCTTTTTGTTTCAACCGTTTTATTTAAAAAAGTCATTAGATTGATTTTGTATATCTTTTTTTAATTTTTCAACATCAATTTTAAAATCAATTTTTTTAATATCTTCTTTGTATTCAGCAAATGTTTCTACCAATCTATTGGCAATTATATCACTGTGACTGCTAGACAGCTGTTCAGCAATATTAATTTCCCATATCCTACCATTACCGAATTCCAACCTAATTGATTCTAGGTAGTGAACCGGCATGGTATTCATATAAAGATCTTCAAAGACTTCTGGCCATTCCTGAACAAGATGCTTTGGCGGTTTAAATAACGGTTTAGGCACTTTCGGCTTCTTTGGCCTTTGCCGCTTTCTTTACCGGCGGATCTAAGTCATCTGCTTCTTTACGTAGACGGGCAGCTTCTTTGTACATCGAATCAGCTTGACTGCGATAACTTTTAGCAATATCTTTATCAGATAAAACTTCATTAGCGGCTGCCTTGAGAGGTGCCACTGCAGGTGTTGACGGAGGAGCAAGGTCTTTAACCGTTACAAGTTCTTGAACTTCCGGAGTGTCTTTCTTAGAACCGGAAACAAATGTACATAAGTCATCCACTGCACAGTTTTTTTGTTCAGCAATAAGTGTATTAAGCTGGTGCAGAGCAATTTCGCTGCCAGGCGATGGCATCATCAACACATCGTCTGTAGGAACCTTAACCATTCTGTTATCAGCTCTCAGAGCTTGTAACATTGGACGGCCGTCGGAAAATGATCTTGTAAATAATACTTCACCAAATTCAAAAGCAGATTGTGCTTCGGTGGTCTCAACCAACTTCATGATATCGTCATGATAGTTGTCTGACAGACTGGATACTGGAATAACTAATGCTTGATTGGATTCGCCGGGTAATGTTCTAAAAGCCACTAGAACCTTAGAGCCTGCTTTTTTCATTTTTCCTACATGTTTTAATGATTTCATCACTGTTCCTTTTTAGTAACAGCTTCCAAGAATGAGTTAAGTTTGTTATAAATCTTACCAACTGCTTCTAGTTCGGCTGCTTTGAACGCTCCTCGTTGACTAGCCACATCTAATATGCTTCTCAGTGCGGACAAGTCGTTGATATTCAAATCGGGTGCTGCTGGTTGTGTCTCTGGGGCAGCGGCTGCTGCTTCTGGTGCTTTAACTTCTTCGGTCATGTGTTTCTCCTTATATGTGGACATGCTAGCATAAAATAAGTCAGCTCTTTGTGATCTTCAAATCCTACATATGTGGCAGTCTTAAGTTTTCCATCTTGTGAAATGCCAGGCTGTCTTTTTATGTAGAATCTTCCTACCAATTTGGATCTGATCCAAGTTTCAACATCTGACCCAAATAGGTCTACATCAGCCAGTTTTATTTTAGCAAAATGTGGAGCTACTGAATCAACCTGTCTATGATTTAAGATGTCAAGAGCGTTTAGTTTTAACATAGTGATATTTAATTCAAAGATAATTTATTGAGATGATTCTTGGCTTAGCCTTTTATTCAACGCCTTAGCAGCACCCATTTTTCTAACATCGCCAGCAAATAGATACAGTTCAAAGGCTGCTTTTTCTGATAAGACTTTAATATATCGTTTTTGTAAATGGAAGGGCGAATCTAGATATTGATCCATCCAAACTAAAACTTGCGGTCCTATTGTTAGATCTTTTGGAAGTTCTATTTTATAAGTTTTAATTTCTGATTTGGTTTCTACAAACTCTAGGCATTGATCGGTCATTCGTAATCCACCTACGTCTTTGCCTCGAGTACTTAACCACCAAACGGCACGAAATTTTTTGACGTATTCAGCATCATGCGGTTGTCCCGCAGCTTTGAGGAATACCGAAGTATAGGTATCCTTACGGTCCATATCTTACTCTATCTTTTCACCTTGACTGAGTTTATAAACTGCAAAGTCTTGAGTCTTGAAAAGTCGATTAAGTTTTTTTGCAAGGTTGTGTGCATGGCCAGGATTGCTAAATGAAACTTTTTTGTATTTAGGACCGGGATAGCTAGCCACTAGACTACCACTCTTTAGATTGAATGGCTCGCCTTTATAAAACACAGCCCAGATGGCATCGCTCTCAAGAATTTGTTCAATCTTAAAAGTGTCCTTATTAGCATGTTCTAATATAACTTTGGGTTTTGGTCTACTCATTAATACGTGTTTCCTAATTAACCACGTATATATTTATCAAGAACCGAACCCGCCTCCATCGAACTTAACGTCAATTTTAGTGGTCGATTCACGTATTTCCGCTAGCATAGCATGTATTTCTTGAACTGTACGACCTAACTTAGATGTTAATACCGCTAATTCAGCGGTTAAGTCTTTGGCTTCTTGTATTGATATTCTAATGTCTTTTTGTTGACTACGTTCAGCGGCAGCTACTCTGGCCAGCAATCTTTCAACACTAGGTAAATTTGTAGGTAAATTACTTTGAGACATTTGCCAGAACCTGCCGCATTTCTAGTTCAGTTTTAAAGGGACCTTGATAGGTATATCTTTGCAGGGTAATTAACTTAGGGCAAAATGATTTAACCCATCCTTTGTCAAATTTAATTACATAGTAACCTGCACAATACAAACTTTTTGAATCAATGCTTTTTGTAAACAAAGGTAATTTACGTTTGATATCAAACATTGCATTGTGCGGTTCAGTACTTGTTGAGTATCCATGAATTTCGTTTGGCAGTGCATTGTCTGCTTCTTTAATAATTTTTGCAACAAAGAAATCTTTACCAAATTGACGAGTTAGACTTTCTTTGGTGTCATAGATTTTAATTCCTAATTCGTTGCTAAGAACAAAACGATTGTCTTCGTTCTTTCTTAAAGTGGCAAATTTTGTACCATCTCGTTCAACAATCCAGAATTTATTTTCAATGATTGGTTTTGCGTGTAAATCTGTCATAGTATATATCTCGCATTCAGTGGCTCAGCATAGGCTTGTGCCTGATCGGCAATCTTTTTAAGATCATACAGATTGCAAAATTTCATTAATCTAATACCAACTTGGCTGACGTTTTTATTTGCCTGCGTTGCTGTTGTAATTGTGTCAACCATAATTTGTTTAATCTCGGCTGGTTGTGCAGCCAGATCAATCAATTGACGATTGCGTTCGTAGTCATCTAGCACACGATGTTCTTGACCGTTGTGGTCGGACCAGCGTTGAAGCATGAGATTGTTCCACGCATAGCCTTTTGAGTCTCTATCACCGTAGGCTTCACGGAGACCAACCTTATTCTTTGTGCCTTTTTCACGTACTCCCGGATATGCAGAGAATACATTGTCTGAGGTATCGCCTCGCATGCACTTTTCAAAAAGTAGCCATTGTGGATCCGGAGCCGCTTTGACTTCTTGAGTTTTTTTATCAATGATGGGCTTATTTTTTTTATCAAAGTAGCCTTCGTGCGTGATTGTGGTTTCTGTGACGCCATTATATTGTTTTACATTAGGTGAAATTAGTTGTACGAAATCTGTATCTGTTGAAATGATCACATGATTATCGCTAGGATGACTTTGTATCCAACCTGCAATTAAATCATCAGCTTCTAGGCGTGGATGTTGTAGTACTGTGCAGTTAGTTTTTTCTGTAACAAAATCTTTAAATGTGTCAAAGGCTTCCCAAAATACACGTTCTTCTTCTGCTTCTCGCTCTGTATGTGCCGCCCGAGCCGCAGTGCGTTGTGCCTTGTAGGGTTTGTAAAAATCTTTACGCCAGCTGCGCCCCTCTAAGAAGAATACCACATGTTTCCCATCAAAGTCTTGCCATGCTTTCTTAATACTGTTAAGTGTGATATGAAATGCCATGCCTAGTTTGATATCAGCGTCACCGTTGATAACGTGTCTTGCACGAAAAAAGGTGTTTGCAGTATCAACTAAAATATATGTCATAGATTCTTCTTTCGAACTTCATTAATATCAATAACGCCAGTGTTTACAGCGCCGCCAAAATCTCCGTCAACTACTACATTAGCACATAGTTCACGGAACCAACGATCTACAATCTCTTCGTCTTTATCGCCGTCGAAACCATATCCTTCTTGCTTTAATTTTAACACAAACTGCTCGTTCCAGTCAAGCTCAAAAAAGCCATTGCGGATATTATCTTTATTAACGTGAGTGTTAAGTACACCTACCCAAGGTTCCTTTAGTTTGGTAGCACGATCTTTTGGACTTAGTTTAGCAGTTTCTTCTGCTTCTACAGCACGTTCCGCAGCCTCGACTGCATCTTTGGCAATTTTTGTTGAGGCCTCGGCCAGTTGTACTGCTGCCGCAGTTTCGGCCTTGATCTTGTCAATGCCAAACAGTTTTTCTATAAACTTCTTCATTAGGTACCCCACTCATTTTTAAACAGCGGCACTTGTAAACGGTCACTATAACGTAGTCCGTTTTTCATTGCTAGCAATGCTACATTCTTATTGTTTAATGCGTAGACACTTTCCACGCCGCCTACCGGCATTAGATATACATGACCTGTAAAGCCTACTTTACGATATGCGGCAATCGCACACTCGGCATCAGCAAAGTCTTGTTCTGTAGCAATAACAAACTTCAAATATGCTGTACCAACTTCTTCGTACTCGCAAACGACTTCTGGAAGGATAGCTTCTTCCCACTTTTCGCCACTGCAAGGAAGTTTAGCACTTACTGAGAATGTAATTTCTCTAGAGGCAAATGGCGGATTCTGTGCCCATTGTTTTAGATACTGTTTAAACTCTGGAGTTAGTTTCTGAGTACCATTTGTTTCAAAAGTAATTTCTTTTAACTTGCCCATCTTTGGATGATTCAACAAATCAGGATAAGCACGTTGCCAACCTAGCAAAGGTTCGCCACCTGTGATAACCAGATGTTCATCACGCCATTCTTCAAACGGAATAATTTCCATAATTCGTTCTACGATTGCTTCGCTAGTAAGCATAGGCGACAACTCTTTAAAGTCAGGATGCCAACTAGCGTAGCTGTCACATCCAGTACTAACTAATGGTAAATCTTCATACTTTGTAAAAGGCGTAATCATTTTATGTGTAGCCGCAATGTCAGTAGCTTCGTGACTTACTTCCCCACGAGGCATACCGAAGCCGGCACATTTAAAGTTACACCCGAATGTGCGTAAGAATACACTAGGCACACCCATGTATCTACCTTCACCTTGTATGCTGTAAAACAGCTCTGCGATTTTAATTTTGCTCATAGTATATTATACACTCTTTTCACTAGTTGTGTCAACCTTTTTGAGTTGCCAACTACCATCTTTTTGATCTATCCATTCTAATGTGTCGCCTTCTACCCAACCTTGTAGATTGAGCATATCTTGAGGTAACGGCAAAACAAGATCACCTGTGTCGAGATCTTCTTCAACGGTAACTGTCCAATTTTTCAATTTCAACTCCTAATTAAATGGCATTGTCGTTTTTATGTTTCCAATCTTGATATCTACGCTTACGACATTCTTCTTTTACATCGATGGGAATATCAGGATGCCATTCAGCCATACTACAATCGTACACTCGATATTCGGGAAGCTCTACTCGAGAAAGTACAATTATCCAAAGGACGCAAGCAACAATAAATCCAACAATGTATTTGATCATATTCTGTCGCTTAACAATATTTTGCACATCATAGCATCGTGTTCGTTATGAAATTTAAATGTCATCTGATCGGTCTCTGGATGACTGGTATATCGATCGCCTGGCAGGCCAAAGTGTTCCAATACCATAGCACAAGTTTCATTCCACCAAAACCCAGTTTGTTCTTTATTCCACGGAACCAGAATTTCATGCACTGATGATGTCCTTTAATGTTTCAAATATTTTAGAATTGCCTTCAATGGTATAATGATTTATATTTCCTCGCTCCTTAGACCAAAGGCCACTAAAATCAATATGATTGTTTTCTACTGCAAGTTGATTAACAATATCAATATGACTCATGCTGATATATGGCACAGTGATCAACAGTTTGATCTGTTTTCTAATTAAATTATAAATGTCTATTTGATATTGATCATCATAATGATATTTGAAATATTCTTGTGCGGCCTTAAGACTGGGATTTCTAAATGAAGACCTATCGAGCAGATCATTTAAAATCAAATCACAATCTTTATGCAGCCCTTGTTTATGTATGGGATGTTGCGGGGTATGCAGTCGACTGGGACTGGTATGACTCACAATCACCATGTCAAAACTTGCAACATGCTGAGATTCGATTTGTTTTAGAATCTTGTATTCTCCTATGCCCGCCTGTGCTAGATTAACCACATTGTATTTTGCAGCGAGCAGTGTAGGCCAACCCAACTCGGCATTCGGCCATACAGTAGCAAAACTGTCTCCCGCAATCAATATTTTCATTGTGTCTTTAACCAGGGCAGATATTTATCCGAGATATACTTGTGATATTCACGATTATAATGTTCGTTGTCTTCTAGATAGAATTTTGTATGGTCTATTAGTTTGTCAGCGAGATAGGCTTCAACGGTTTTAGTAGCAATCACAGTATTGTTTAATTTTCCATAATATTCAAAATTACTAGGAAATTTTAATCGTTCTGTAAAATTAAAAAGATAAAGTTTGGCACCATGTTCCGCACACATGCGATCCCATACATAGACATCTAGTAAAAAATCACGTTTTTCTAAAAATGTATTAAGTTCAAAAAATAACTTAACTTCCATATAGGTGTTTTTACGAAGATTTGGTGATGCCAGTCCTTTGCCCATGTCAATATCTAGCCCGGGAAAATTACTGTAGTCTTTATCGCGTGATTTCTGAAATAGTTGTATTTTTTCATTTTGTATAGTTTGATCACAATACCTATCAACGACACCATCGGACGCACTCATCTTTTCGGTAAAGTAGTCAATGGGTATAATTTCGTCAGACAACTCACCGTCAAAAGCCAGTCTAAATCTATTGAATGGTGCTAGACATATAAACACTTCGTCTATATCATCATATTTTTTAAACATGTTAGCTAGCCAATCAGTGTAGACTCGATTACAAACACCTGCCATTGCATATATAGCTACGGGTTTGTTATTATCTTCTCCGTAGATTTCTGCATAGTTGTTGTCGTTCCAATAAGAATAACTACCCGGCCCTACTTTAGTCGGGTGACTCCAGTAGCCACAAGTTTGACTATCACCTATGAATAAAGCTCTGCTCATTTTTTATAATTTCCTTTTTCTGGAATAACATGTCTAACACCGCCACGAGGATCCGCCATGTCTCCTTTGCGTCTTGGAATTAGATGTATATGCGGGTACATTACGGTCTGACCCGCTGCCTCACCCCAATTGATTCCAATATTAAATCCATCCCACTCACCTTTCTCTACCATATCTTTGCCGTGTGTTAGTGCATCACTAAAGCAGTCGACAATCACTCCATCGGCTGCATACTGCGGCACAAACAACAAATGACCTTCGGATACAGGGTACTTATCTTTAAAGACCTTGACATGGAAGTCTTCCCGGACCAAGTCCTTCCACGGTGCAATACCTTCCTTCTCTGCATCTGCTAGTATGTAATCTTCTTTTCTCATTTAGTCCACCACTCTTCAAAGGGAAATTCAATCCATACAGGATTTTCTGCTTTGTTGATCTCTTCCCCAACATAGTCCATTTTGACTTTGGACTCGCTGGCAAGGTTATCGAATATTGTGGCAAACTTTACATTTTGATTCCATATTTCGTCAAGCCATCTTTCGTCATCGGGTAAACATCCAGATTGCCAATCGTTTAAAATCCAGTTAATAGTTGCACCTGTATCGTTGATATCGTCTACTACCAGTATATTCTTTTTTTCACCGCCTGACACCATAAGGTCGTATATAGGATAACCGAATGCATCTTCAGACATCCAAAGATTGCTTTCAGTGGCATGATCACCGCCGTTGTCTCGTAGACTTACTTTCAGTGTTTCGCAGGGAATATTAAAATACTGACTGATCATGACAGCAGGCAATAGCCCGCCTCGGGTAATGCCTACTACGTAATCTGGGCGCCATTTATTTAGAGAAATATCTCTACAAATCTTTGCCACTAGGCCTTGAAACTCTTGCCAACTTACTTTACGCTTTTCCATGACGCTCCTTAAGATACTGCTCGTGTTGAATCCATTTGTTGTTGACTAAAAATCCCCAATCGCGTTTGTGTGGGCCGGGCATGAACAGAGTCCAAGCAGTGACTCCTTGTTTTAATTCGATACGATGATAGCTATTAGAACTACAGATTCGAAAGTGTCCAGGCCCGCGCCAATGCTTAGTTTCTCCGACCATTTTGCCATATTCAAAATTAGGAGTGTATTCGTAGTAACCTCCTTTTAAAATTAGAGTGGCGTAAGGCCACGGATGATCATGTACATCATCGGGATCACCTTTTAGGAATTTGTGTAAGAATATGTTGAATGGAAAGTGCGTTCGATCTTTTAAAAACACATAGTAGCGTTCTAGGTAAGGCTCGTTGCAAACACGATCAAAAATGATACGTTTGCGACCTAACTGTTCAAGCAGTTTCAAAAACATTTTCAACTTCTTCCTTGAGGTATCTTATTAATTCTTTGTCCGTAGGCATTACGCCATAATTGTTCTTGTAAAAAATTTCATAGCTGTCGCTGCCGTATTTTCCAATGCCATATAACTTTGTAGCATCATTTCCGTCCCAAGTCAAATAGTCTTGACTCATTCTAATCAAACGACTATAGCGAACATTAACCATTCCCAAGGGTTGGATAATGCTTTTGACAAACTCTTCGTCTGCGTGTAACAAAGATAGTGCTGTAGGAAACCAATATAGGAATTCTGGTAGCGTGGTCTTTACAGCTTTGCGTCCAGTTTGATTCAGCATGATTACACCGACAAAATGCTGCCAAGCATCGTCTACCTGTTGTTGTACCATTAGGTCATTACGTAGAGGTTTAATCATTCTACACCTTCACCAAACCAATCATCTACTTGACGCTCTGCTTCTTGTTGTGTCATTGCGTGTACAAAGATACGTGCAGGTTGGCCCACAGTGTGCTGTATGTTATATTTGATTACACCAGCGGGAATTAAATCCCAGTCTCGTTCTACAACAAACTCCTGCAAGTTTTTTGCACGATTAATTAAATTATCGGTTAGTTCTTTTGCGGTAGTCATAATGCTATTCTTCTGGTTTAGGATTATCTACACTCCACGGCCAAGAAGTTCTTGGATCAGGCCTTGGTTTAAGTTTAACATTTTCTTCAATGACTGTACCATCATCTTCGCACAGATCTACCTGATAAGGCGCAATGATGTGTACAGCAGTGTCTTCTTCCAGCCATTCATGCTCACCGTCAAACAGCCAGCCAGCGCCGCCTTCGTAATAGGCTTCACGAATAGATTCTTGTTCAGCCTCGTCGATATCATCGCTGAATTCAAATTCGATGCTACAACTATCATCGAACTCGCAACCCCAGCCCACATCTGCTCTGGCATAGGCAACATCGTCACCTTCCCAAGGAAGATTGCAATCTAGGTCGCCTTCTACAAAGCCTTGCCCCCAACGATATGTTTCGTCGAGGTTAAACCAACCGACGCTACCGTCTGGATTATTACGATACATTTCTACATGGTAGACAATGCTTTTCTTCTCTAGAGGTTTAATTACATATACTTGGCTCATGATATTCCTTATCGTGGTGCAAACTCTTGTTGTAGTTTGATGTTATCAAAAAACTCTTTCTTTGTGTGAGGATCATCTTTAAACGAACCTTTAAGTACTGTAGTCTGTGTTAGACTAGAGTGTGCCATGATGCCACGATTCTCACAGCAACCATGTGTGGCCTGTATATAGACTGCTACATTGTCGCTATCAGTTGCCTTGCTAATCTCACGGGCAATGTCGTTACATAGTTCTTCTTGCAGAGTACCACGTCTAGCACACCACTGTGCTATTCTTGTGTACTTTGACAAGCCGATAAGTTTTTGTGCGGCGATGATACCGATATACGCGACGCCAGCCACAGGCTGGTGATGGTGACTGCACATGCTACGAAGCTCACTGCGAACAACCAACATACCCTCATATCTATCCTCACTATCGTTGGGAAAAGCAGTACAATCTGGAGCAGCTTGATATCTACCTTCCATGATTTCATTGAAGTACATTTTAGCCAGTCGACGGGCTGTACCTTTACTGTTAGGATCGTTCTCGCGATCAATGAGCAACTTGTCTAGCACTTGTTCAAATGCGGGCGTTGCTTCGTCAATTAGTCGTTCTATATCGCCTTCATACAGATAGTCGCTGATGTTATCGCCTGCCCAAAAGCGTTTTCCTTCACGCTTCATTTTAAAGCGAAGTACATCTGATAGGTATGCTTCTTCATATCCGCCATCGCCTGCCATTGCGTCCAAGCCTGTTTCTTTACTTGTCAATTTTATTTCTCCGAGTTAATGTCGTGGATGACATTTGTTATATTATTTTAACATCTCTAATAGTTTATTGCAACTAAAAAAGTTTTCTTTTAGTATATCTACCTGTTTATTTAGGCTAGATATACGAGTTCTGTAATTTTCCATATGTTCTATAATTGTTTTACAGATGTCTGGACGATATACAGTATATGCTTCAAAACTTTCAGTCCATTTGCTAGGATACTTAAATGTATCAAGAGCCATTTCGCTATAGCTTAGGCGATCCGGCACCATTGGAATAGCATCCACAATAGCACCTTCGTACCAACTGATACCCAGTGTTTCTTGTAGATTGGCACTGAATACCATTTTTGCTTCACCTAACAAATTGTGATATTCATTTTTGGTCAACTGTTGATCTTGACAAACAACAAATTCATATTGCGGCAACTGATGTTTTAGATCACGGAATATTTCAACCTGTTTCTCTGGAGCAACACGATGCGGGAATAGAATAAGATCACGCTTCTTCATGTTCTTATACATTAGCAAAGTGTCCTGCATATACTCCATAGGCCAACCTGTGCGTACAAACTTAGGATACTCGCCTGCAAGTATTTCTTTAAGTTCTTCCTCGTACCAAGGATTTTCTACAGTATGCCCATTGTTCAGTAATTCTCTATTAAACAATTCAATATGAAAGTCAGTGGCAAAGTAGTTGTGATCAAAGGCAGAAAAGAACGATTTCTCTGCATTACGCACCCAAGGCTTGTTGCCAACAAGACGTCCTAGGAAGTCTTGCGGATCATATGAACCAGCATGCCATAAGCCATGTGTTGTTATTGGAATGCCCAGCAACTCGCTCATATACTTTAAGTTTATGATACCAGGATGCCAAGCGTCAGTAAACAAAAAATGATCGCCAGGCTTAACTGCTCCGGAACAAAATAAACGGCCCATCTGCTCAACTTGACTAGCCTTGTAGATATTAGTGCCGCCAAAGTTGAGAAATGCCCCAGGAGTGGTAGCACTAGGAATGTCCGTAGGACCTGATATAATGTTGACATTGTGTCCTGCCTTTCGTAAGAGTGCAGGTACATGAGTCTTCCATTGACCCGTGTACCTTGTCTCAACTGCTTCTAGATCAACGAGAAAAATTCTGCTCATTGCGACGACCGTTATTGTCCCAACGAGGCTTGTTGCCTAAATATGGGCGTCTTGCTGGACGACGACTTGCCAGGTAAGACTGATAAGTTACAGAATCTCTCTTATAGAGATCTGCAGGATTAAATGGTTGCAGTTCTAATCTACACCAATCTAGATATGTATCCAAGTCATCAAAGATCCGAACAACGTCGGGACGATTTTCAAAATAGGAATAATCTCTGTAATTCTTAGCCATTATAGCTTTCCTTTTAGTACTTAATAAATGAACCATTTTCTCCGTCTTCGGAGACCTCAATCCAAACCTCACGACCTGGATACTTTTTGTTAATGACGTCATACAAATCGCCTGACATCATTTCACAACTCTTGTAGTCTAAACTAAGTGTAGCATCTTTATAAAGATTTAGCAACCATCGTTTAAACTGAATAAACTCAATATCTCGATCATCGTGGGTAACACCAATCCAAACTTTAAAGTGGAAGATATGCCGATGCGGATAGCCTAGGAAACTTACATCATATTCATCTCCTGTAGCAAGTGCTGGGTCTGTCAGCGCCGCTGGATATTTGTGCATACCTTCTTTCTGAAAGGTAACCCAAATCATTTTGTTGGGTCTAATGTCTTGTTTGATAATCATAATGACAACAGTCCTTCGCACAGCGTTTTAATTTCTTCTCTAGTCATGTGAAAATTGTAGGTACTGGATTCAGTGATATTTTTCTCAGTGTCTAAACATTCTTGAATGATATCTACTGCAAACAGTCCTTGTGGACTTATACTTTCCCAACTTTCAACACGAACTCTGTATGCATCAGTTTCTTTTATCGTGATTTTTTTTACATCTAGATTGGGATGTTTCATCGCAGTTGCTCCATGGTTATAATTTTTGCTAATTCTTGACCGAGATCTTTGTCTTCAGTGACCACGTATAGACTGTGACGATTCTCATCTTTCTTTTGGTCGTACTTAGTTGTCTCTACAATAGTACCACCGCTAGCACCATAAACTTGTAAACGGAAACCTTGAGAATGTAGGTCAACGCCGTCGCAATCCTCAGCGTATACTAGCTCGGCGTCGTCAACGTCTTTTAACAGCCAGTTTCGAATTCGTTCTCTAATTGATAATTTCATAGGTTTTTGTTGTATATATTGTCTTGCACGATTTACTTGATTAGAGCCGGTCATTCGCGGAACCCGTCTCTGCTTTGCTGTTGATGCTACTGCATATCCACCACTCATTTTATAATCTCATCTTTGCCATATTGATCCCAACTGGTAAACTTGTCTCTACCAAGTAGGTCATGGAGGTTATGGCACCACACTCCAGGATTTGTTGCCTTAAAATCTTTGTCGTCTATCTTTATTGTAGCATTATATCCCAGCTGTTGTAAATAGGGCAGTTTAACCGAAATCTGCGGAATAAACTGCTGTTTCTCAACAAGCCCGCTTTCAAGAAGTCCTTCAACTTCACTGACATCTAAGTCTAGTGTACACCAGTAGCCCTCTTCCAAGCAGACATAGATCATGTCTTCCCACATGCGCCAATTGTGTGCATCATTAACGCCATCGGTTTTAAAACTTTGATTAGCACCAAAATAGATGTGTGTGCAATCATTGTTCTTGGCCATGGTGGTAATAATTTGATCGTCATGCACTCCTACAACAAACAGTGTTTTCATGCCATGTGCAGGAGTCTTTTCGATCTCAATGCCTGTAAAAAACTCTATAGCAGTTTCTATACCAGTGGAATAATTTCTTTTCATTTTATGATTTTAAAAAATTTAAGTAGATTAAGAAAACGTGCCTTGTAGGGATTGTTTATGATTTGTTCTGCAAGACTAGGCAGATGCGGGCATCGTCCTTGGTTCCAAGAACAAGTTTCTGAAATAGCTTGACCACAGGTTGTACATTTCATTGTTCACTGCCTTCTTTGAGAAGTTTTTTAAATTCGTATTCATCAGCTGCCTTTTTACGTGCTAGTTCACGTGCTTCTTCGCAAGGATCACAGTAAGTATGGATCCAACCGCCGCCGCGACTTTTTCCGATATTGCCACATTCCTCACAGGTACATCCACTCATGCTTTCTGCCATACGTACCATACCGTCAATAATGTCATCACCACCTGTGTAGTAAAAACGTAGTGTACCAAACTTTTCCTTAACCTGATCCAGAGTTACCTGCGCAACTTGTTTGTATTGCTTGTAACCTTTGTCAAAATTTTGATTATTCCAATCAATATGATGTTGGATATTGCTCATAAGCTGATCTAGGATATTAAACCAACCATCGCCACATTCGAACCCCCAACACATACAAGTTTCCTGCATGTTCTTGTTGCGGTTCACCATCATCTTAGGATACTTCTCACACAACAACTTATCTAGTTCTTGTTTCATTACCACGTCTCCACGCCAGATACTTCGACACGAACACTAGCAGGATAGTCTGCTATTTCTGTATCATAAATCATTGTTAATACCCTACCAATGCCTGAACTATTTGTTTGCTCAAGAGTAAAATACTCTGTGCCAACAGCTTCGCAGATTGTTTTAATTTTGTTCAATTCAAATATGTTCAGTTGGACCATGTTATGCCTGTGTGTGAAGTTGTTGCTTATGCTTTAGTATAGCAATTTTATCCTTTAAGAGCAACCTTTCTTTTTTCAATTGCTCTAATTTTAGGTCTTCAAACAGGCCTGTTCTTTCCAAAGTGTCAACTTGTTTGTCCAAAGCATGATGTGCTTCTTCCAAATGTTTAATTCTCTGTTCGTACATAAATTATGCTCCTTGAACGATTTCTTCCAATGCACGTAGCTCATCATCATCTTGTTGATCAAATTCTTCTTCTTTAACTTTCTTGGCATCACCCCAATCAAACAGATCTTTATTGCCATAGGCAACTGGCCCGCCTTGTAGTCGAGCACCTTCGAGACTGGTCAAGAATTGATTGGCATTGTCGATCAATGTAAATGCTTCGGCTTTAGTTTTAGTATTGAACAATTCTTCAATGAATGTGGCAAAGTAAAGGATCTTGCGTGGAACCCATTCGCTGAATTCAATTTCTTTCTTGCCTTCAACGCCCCACATACGCCAGTCAGGCTTATGTTTAGCACATTCAATATCCATGAATTGTTGAGCACGTTGTACGGCCTTAATATGACATTCAACATTATGCCCCATCATTAGTGCATAGCTGAAGCTATCCCAAGAAGTTTTACCTTCTTTGTTGATCTTGTTAAGCATTCCAGGCTTGTACCAACAGATATCGCCTATTGATAATCTACTTCCGAATTCACTTTCAAATGGGAAGGGGATGTTAAAATTCTGGCTAAGGGTTTTTGTGTCTGGGGCTTTGTCCATGATAACACTCCACCGTTTGTTGGTGTGCTGGGCGTTGGTGTAGACAAGTCCGTGTGCTGTTGCAATGAACGGTGAGGCGCAATCAAAAGAGATGGTAAAGTTTTCATTTATGTGCTTTTTAATTTCACGTTGAATTAATGTAAGATAACACGACCAGTCAAGCTGTGCTGTACCTAAAAAGTGCATCCAGTCCTTGCCTTCTAAGAGACCTTCGTCTCTCAATGTTATCAACCTCTTTAGTGTAATGGGCATCTTGCACATATTAGCGCCACCCATTGCCCAACCTTCTGCTTCCTTACCGGCATATTTGCCTTTGGGATCACTAAATTCTTTCACGCCGTTATACCACTTTTCAGCAGTATCCCAGTCTCCGCCTTGCAGTACGTTGAGCCATTTGGTCTGGCCTAGACGATTTTGCAAGAAGTAATCGTTATTGAATCGTGTCTTTTCTAGACAATCTTCAAATGTTTTCAATCCAGTCTTGGGACTGTGAATGTGATCACATGCCCATGTTGGAACGTCTAGCATCATGGACCAATCAGCAGTTAGTTCAAGCCACTCTAAAATATTTTGTCGTGTCTTGTTTGCAGCGGGGCCTTCGAAGTTGAGCCAATCAAACTTTAACACACCCTTACCAATTTGGTATCCACCGGAGTCGCCCAAGATCATTGTGTTAGCACGATCTCTCTGTTGAATCATCGACTCCTGTGTCATGCTCTTATTCAAATCTAATTGTGCATGACCTGCTGAATATAAAGCATACTTGTAGGTAAAGTAGCCTTGTTCGGGATTTAAAAAGTTCATACCTTCAATGCCACGATCGAATCCTGCAGGAATACGATCGTTGGGTACAAATTCTTCTAATCGCTGTTTAGCAACGTAGGTACTATAAAAAGAACTAATAGCAGGTAAGTATACCGCATAGTCTTTTTGTAGTGGAGTTAAATTGACTGGTTCTTTCATATTAGGCCGCTTGTGCTGGAATGATATATTTGTATGATGCTAGGCCGCTGTCAAGAGTAATTTGAATAGCACCTTCATTGCTCAACGACATCTTGGTGTTGTTGACATCTGCAATCTTAAGAATACTTAAGATTGGCATAACAGGCCAAGTCCAACCACGATCAAGTTTGCCTACAACGTTTTGTGCAAATATAAACTCACCTGCGTGTGTTGATGCATCACCAAAGATAAACTTTAGGTTGCCACCGTCTGTCTTTGCCAAGAATGTTGGATGTTCGTTATGAGCACCTGCTTGGAAGTTAAAACGTTGAACTGCGGATACAGTTGGCTCTAGTTCTACATCCCACTTAACTCCACGGAACTTGACAGTCTTCATCTTTTCGTTGATAATTTCAGCATTCATAAAACGATAGTCGTTTTTAAAATCGCCGTCTTTGTTTTCAAAGTGTAAGCCTGTTGGAATTGTTTCACCATTGCGATCTGCTGTGGTAATAGAAATTTTAGCATTTTCTTTGTATTCAGCACCATCTAACAAATATTTTAATTTGTTTAATTGTGGCATGCCAAACACACCAATCATGTCTGGGTACGGATTAGCAGTTTCTGCCTCCATAATCACTGAACGGTCATCGGCCATTGAGTTGATAGTTGTGCCTTTGTCTGTGCCTGTGACTTTAACTGTGGTTAAGAAGCCTAGGTTTTGTGTGTGTGACACGATGTCTTGTAAAATATCTTTCATTGAAAGTTCTCCTGTATATTAAGATTATATTTAGATCTAGAGTAAAAAGCAACCGCAATTTACTCAAAGTCAAACAATTTTGCGAATGTATTATCACTGCGAGTTGAACTGATGTCCCATTCCAAAACACCAATCAAGTTTTCTAACTTTTCATCGATAACTGCATTTTCCATTTCAGCATCGTTGAAAGGCAAGTCCTTAAACCATTGAGGTAGTCTAAGTTCATCTACGGGGTAGGCTACTGATGTATACCCCATTGGATTATCTTTGACCTTACAAACGATCACTTTAGCACCGTCGGTAATTGCCACAGAGTATTTGTCATCCATCATACGTTTTAGTGTATTCCAGTTAAGACTTGCACGAACGTGTCCGGGCATGTTAGTCTTACCTGCTTTCTTTTCTTTAGCAGCGTACTCTGTAATGTTGTTGGCACGTTTAGGTGATCCTTTCTCCCAACCTGGTCTAGTCTTGAACTCAGTTCGAAAGTTAGTGATATATTCCAGCACATCTTCTTTGGTGCCGTTATTTAAAACCTTGGTCAAGACTTCACTTAAGAAGTCTTGGATAATCACAGGAGTATCACTGCGCTTCAGATCTAAACCCATGGCCTTGATCTTGCCCGGCTTACCGTCTACGTCTGCACGTTTGCCTTCTTTGTCATAGTAAAGCACAGCATATCGTTTCTTAGTAATGAATAAGCCACGACTGGCAACAATTTCACGACCAGCTTTAATAACTTCACCACGAGTCTTAGGACAGTGAAACGCATCCTGCATGAACTTAGGAAATGTTGAGTTTACTTCTTCACCGATGGTGTCATAGAGTTCAACAACACTTTCTTTTGTCCACGGCAGAGCTCCTCGATCTATTTCTTTCTTAAGGGTGGTGTAAGCCGAAAAATAACAAGAGTCTGTATCACCATAGATAATTGCTTTACCTGTGTGATTGTTTTCGCCGGTAATGATCTCATTGACTTTGCCAGCCATATGCTTGGCAATGGCACGACCTGTTAGCGTGGTACTTTGTCCAATACGGTTATCAAAGAAGCGGCAACCTGGATTCAAAATAGCACCATACAAACTGTTTAAGTTAATCTTCTTGACCAACTGACGCTTGTCCCAGTATTCTTCTTCAATCTTGTTGCCAGCTGCAATGCAGTCTTTGAGTTTGGCCTGCATGTCTTTACGTTCTGCATACCAACGCTTGAGCAAGCCCGGAATAATACCTTCTTTTTCATAAGTGAAAATAGTTCCGTTGGCACTAACCATCCACGGCTGATTACTTTCAAAGATTAGATCATAGGCCTGAGCAGCACTTAGTGTATCAGAGCCACCGTCTTCCCAGTCAATAACGATTTCACGACCAACATTTTTTTCTAGTACGGCTGCATATTCTAATGAACCAAAGATGCCTTCCCATGCTGATGCAAAACTTTTGCCTTTGGCAATCTCACCGTCAATGAATGCCTTGGTGCCATCTTGACGCAACTGCCCAATAATAGTTTCTGGACCCATGTTGAGCGCACGAATTGCTGACGGATACAGCGAGTTAATATCTAGTGAACCGATCCACTCATGAATACCTTTCTTAGGATAGGCAACATACGCACCAGCAGCCTGATTACTAAAGCCTTCTTCACGAGATATTCTATTAGGAACAATCATTCCACGCTTGTGAGCTTCGTTAATAATGGCCTGCTCAGTAACAGCTACCGCACCCATTGTGGTCTGCAACAGCACAGTACATTCATGTGCCAGTGTGTTAGCAAGATCCAAGAACTTTAGCTTCTTGTCTAGTTTTTCTAACAGCATACAGTCTTGTCTGTTGTATTCGATAAATCTACGGAAATCGTTGTTGTACAATTGATCCAGTGTGCCTTCGTACACAGTCTTGTTTTCACCGATCTCCATCTCTCCAATAGCATCCAGTCGATAGGTATGGCGTTCTTCGTATGTGTACTTGCGATATAGTTCAAGACTGTCTAGGTGTACACGGCCAATTAGATCGTATGTGACAGCGGCCTTGCCGTATTTTTCATACTCTCGTTTCTTGGGGAATTGATCCCACAAGCAGAATCTGCGTGTGTCCTCTTTGCTCAAAACTTTGGTCACACGATTAACTGTGTAAGGAATATCAAAGCCCTCACTGTTCCAACCACTCAGTACATCTGCATCTTGTATTAGATCTAAGAATGTGTCTAACATATCTGCTTCGTTGTCAAACAGCATAGTGTTAGGAAATTCTGCTACCTGTTTAGTAGCTTCTTCCATTGACAATGTCTTAGGGGGAATTGCTAAACAGACCATAGTCTGCATCCATTGTAGGTAGACAGCAATAGCAGTGATTGGCATAAACGCATCTTCAGGTGATGCATAGCCACGTTCTGGATCAAAGTCCACCTCAATGTCAAAGAACGCTACATTTAATTTTGGTGCGTCTTGATTAAGATAGTTGTCTTCTAGACAACGATAGATTGGGTTGATATCACTTTCAAACAGTTTTTTGTTTGAATGAATTGCAAGTTCTTTGCGATGTTCTTTGACATTTTTGGAACTTACTCTGGACAATGACTGTCCAAAAATACTTGTAAATTTACCCTTGGCATCCGGGTAATAAAAAACATGTCGTGCAGGATATTCTTTGTAATGTCGTTCGCCTTTATCATTGCGTTCAACAACATTGATGATATCCTGCTCTCTATTATAGAAAGCGTCTACGTAACTCAAATTTTTCTCCTATGCAATTTAGGGCTTGCAAATACCAATGTGCGGTTTATGGCCACGCCTACCTTCTTACTTTATTTAATTAATTAGCATTCTTGCTAGTCCAACACTATCAATTGTGGTCAACAGTATATAGTTAGCCAGCATGCCAAAAGATTTCCTAGTCCAACTAGCCCAAGCATACATAGCACAACCAAGGATCCACACAGGGTAAAGAGTAAGTAACGGAGGTGTGGGTACGGTAAGTGCCATAGTAATTGAACAGCCAATACTGATAGCCCAAGCAAGCAACTCAACAACAAAGCGAACTCGATGGGATTTAAAGTCATCTTTTATCCATTGTAGAGTTGGCGCAAAGATTTTGTCAATCATTCTGGTAGACGTTTAGTGACACCAAGAATCATTTCAATGTCATTCCATTCTTGTTCGTGATCTTTCCAGTTGTCTTTATGTGCAATAGAAATTGCTTTGTTAATAACTGATGGCTTGATCTGTAGTTCTTCTGCAACAGCTTTAACAGTTTCTTTAAGTCCCTCTTTAAGATCTTCTACTTCACGTAGTACATTTCCGCCTTCGTTAATAAGACGTTCTAGTTTTGCTTTTTCTTCGGGACCGTACATTCTAGTTGACATAATTTTCTCCTATATAGCTATTATATAGTCAACAAAAAAGCCGGTCAACTAAATTGCCGGCTTTTGAGTGCGATTGGTTAAATTACTTTTGGTCTTCGCTTAGTACATCGTACATTTCAAATACACCACCCATGCGCTCGTATACCATACCTGCATACACATCAGCTTTTAGGCCTTCACCAATTTTTTGTTTTGCAACACGTTGAGCCCATGCAAACAGTTCTTGATCAACTGCATCAATTTGTTGTTGACCGCCACTCTCTTGCACAAGTTTGATCATGTCTTTGAATGATAGGATATTTTCAATTGACTCTTTAACAGTCTTCTTTTTTCCAAAGAATTTTTCTTGCTTTGCACTCATTCCTGTCTTGCCGCCTTCTTTCTTGCCGCCAATAGCCTTGCTGACTGCGGCACGACGATTCTTTAAATAGTCATCGGTCTTATTTTTCTCACCATCGTTGTTGACGTCGTCATCTTCCTTGCCAACCGGATCCATTGCTTCGTCCATGATCTTGGCTATTTTCTTTTTCTTATCTTCTTTCTCTTGCTCTTTCTTTCTCTTGGCCTCTGCTTTTTCAGCTTCGCTTTGTTCTTTAGCTGCTTCCACCATCTTCATGAATTTGCTTTTGAATTGTGGTTCGATGCTTTCTACTTTCTTGCCATCTTTAACACGAGTTACTGTGCCTGGATTTTTCTTTTCGTAATCTTTAGAATCTTTAGCGGCAGCTTTGTCAGCAGCTTTGTCATCTGCTTTGTCTGCTGCACTTTGTGATTTGGCCCCTGACTTTGGTTCAGTGTGTGGCTCATCACTGAAACGATTGGGATTTTCTTTGTGTTTGGTAACACCTTTTGTAGAACGATCAATAGTGCCACCAGTTGAAGATTTTTCTTCTTTAACATCTTCTTCGGCTTTTTTCTTAGCTTCAGCAACATATGTAGAACGTCCACTTAGAACACGTAATTGTGCATCTTCGTTTAGTTGAACAGCTTTTTCTAAAACTGGTGCAGCCGGTGTCTGTGGAGGAGCTTCCATGCTGTCTAATTTGTTAAGTAATGATTTGAAATCCATTTTTTATCTTCCTTGATATTTTTTCGCTAGCCACTGCTCGCACAGATTGCTTTTAATTTCGTACTGCACTGTTTCTTCAAATTCTCGAGGACCCTGATTAACGGCTCCTTGTGCTTGAGATTCGTAATCCATCTTTTCATGAACAGAATTCAAATGATCATTGGCCACAGAGATATAACTGCTGATCCAACCATCTAAATTGTCGCCTTCTTTGATCATACGATAAACAGCCATGGCATTTTTAGCTATTTGAGCTAGCTCTGCTTTTGCCATACTTGCTTCGTGATCGTGTTTTTTAAAGTCCATACTATATTTATCTTCTTAATATACTTTCGCGAGGCTTCTTAGACTTGGGTTTTTTAACAGTTTTTTGCTGATAACTACCCCCAAAGAGTGTGCCTACATCTGTTCCAGAACCACCCTTGATAAATGTAGCAACATCGCCAGCACCCATGCTAGATGCTGTTTCAAACAACTCTTTAATTTTCATAATGTATTTATTAGCAGTTCCAGCGTCTACGGGCTTTACAAATTGCTTTATCGGGAGTTTTAGCACAGCTAATGCTATGCATTTTCATTTGTCCACGGCTGCGTGAGCAATAGCTTGATCTGCGTTTACTGGCTTTAGAACCTTTCTTTAACTTACTTGGCTTGGTAGTCACAGCAGTCTTTAGTTTGCTACCTGGATTCTCGCGACGATAGGCATTAACAGCCTTCTTGCTCATACCATCAGTCTTGTCTCGCTTGTTGGCCTTTTGCCAATCTTCGTTAACAGGCTCATGTGTGAACGCAAATACATACAGCTCGTCATCTGTGAGTGTTTCTAAGTCTTCCCAAACAACTTCAGGATCAACGCCATTTGCTTCTGCTATGTAATTGATTGTTTCTTCAATAGTGTCAAATTCTTCTTCGACATCTTCTTTTTTAATCTCTTCGCAGTCGTTGACACGTTTGCCTTTGTTCTTACCAGTACCGGGCTGTGTACCAACTTTACGATGGCCTGGCCAGCAGTTTTTTGGTCCTGCCACACCTTCTGTTAAAATTTCGTATAATTTCATTTTTTCTTAGCCCTACCAGCTTTCATATTAGCTAACCAATGTGCAAGTTGTCCTTTGCGACCGCCCTGTTTAGCAGTTTTACGAAGCGAACTTACTGATGCTTTGGTATTTATCCCATGGCGCTTGCTATCGCCTTTGTCCTGTGGACGCTTTCCGTCAGCAAAGTTTTCGTGTTCTACGCTTTCACCACCACCTTCACCACCACCTTCACCGCTTGAATCTCCGCTATATCCTGCATAATAACCATAGCCACCGTAGGGATCAGGACCCCAAGCAGCACTTCTTGATCTACGTTTAGATTTTTTTCTTTCAATGATAAATTCTTTGGCTTTCATACTGGTGAATAGGGATTACGAAATCTATCGTGGCCGTCATCTTCTGGATACACTGGATATTGATCTGGGTTCATACTGAAAAACTTGATCCACAACCACAAGTTGATTGTGCATTGGGATTAGTAATAACAAATTGACTACCCATAACTTCTTCTTTGTAATCAATAACAGCACCTTGTAGATATTGCATGCTCATTGCATCCACTAGCACATTGTATTGTTCGTTGATAGGAAATTCAAAATCATCTTCATTCTTTTCTTCATCGAATGTAAAGCCATAGCTAAAGCCACTGCATCCGCCACCTTGTACAAAGGTACGTAATGCCAGTTTTGGATTATCTTCTTCTAGCAGCAAATCCATAATCTTTGATTTTGCTGATTCTGTTATCTCAACCATTTGGTATCCCCTATTTTCTTTTCGCCGGTTAGGTAAGGCAAACTAAACCATAATTGGAACCATTCTGGTGTTCCTGGTCTAATATCGTGCTTGCGTTCAAGTTCTTGATTGGTCATTCCTGTAACACTGATATTGCTACCGCCGTAAGGCTTTAAACCTTTGAACTCAGTAATGCCTGCTAGGCGTTTGATGTCAGCAAGTTCATCCATTATGCAGTTGGACCTTCGCCTGTAATAGAAATCTCCCACTTCTTGCCAGTCTCTTCTGATTTCTTACGAGCCCAACCTTTTAGCTGTTCATAGTGAGCTTGTTCACGATCGTCGTCTGCATACTGTCCACGACCTTTGAATACTTTCCATTTCTTGCCGTTAATATATACAGCGAAGTTGTTTGGAGGTTCGGTGTTGCCTTCGTCCCAATCTTCTGGATCTCGCACTCGTTCTGTAGTTTTTCTCATACTTGGTGACACAGCAATAACAGAATTAGGGTCAACACCTGGTTCCGGAGTTAAAAACTTCCAACCTGGATCGACTACTATTTCAATATCGCCGCCACTATTGGGGAACGGTTTGTTGTTTGCACTTTTAATTTTAACAGCGTCTTCGTCAAAATCAACAGCAGTAACTATAGAAGGAAACTTTTCTCCCCTGCCTGTAGTATAGATTACTCGTTGTCCGACACGGAAGTCATTACCAGGCGTACCTTCCGCCATGCCTTTTCCTAATACTGGTCCTACTTTAATTCCTTTGCTTGCTAGAAAATCTTTAATCTTGCCAGCTCTTTCACTTGCGGCTTCGTATTCTTGTTGAGTCTTGGCATTATTCACTTTGTCAACTGCTTGTTGATACTGCTGTTGCCATTCAGATGAATCTGGTGTTTTAACAGATGATCCATCCGGATAGTCACCTTCCGCCACACCTTCCTCGTACTGTTTAGCCTTATGTTTAATATCGCCCCGCGCCCCGGCCCGTTTCTTATCTTTGTGTGGGCCAGCACCTGCGGTCTTTTGATTTTTTGCCACAAAGTTTCTAGGCTTAGTTGCTGGTATAAATTCTTTTGCTTTCATTTAATTTTCCTTAACACCTTAAGATGCCGATCCGCCTACTAGGTCTCCAACTTTTGCTGGCTTGTTTGCCTTAGGGCCTTTATTACGCCATTGACCTGCAGGACCTTCCTTATGTCCTACCTTGGCACCAGCAAAGGGAATCTTTGAACTCTCGGTTTTTTTATTGAGTAGTGTATAGGTTTTTAAAAACTCTTTTTCTCGATTACTTAAAGGTCTAGAGGTTTTTACTTTTGCTACAATATATTTGTAGTAGGCATCGTCATCAGCAAGTTCTGTAATTTCAACAGATTCTTTTTCTGTCATATTTTTTAATAATTCTTTTGCTTTTTCAACACTGACCATAGGTCTCGGATGTTTACCATCTACTACAGCCTGTAGATATTCTTTACTGAAACCTTTTGGTGCTTCTGCTTTTGCAGGTGCGGTATCAGTTGCCTGTTGCGTAGCGATTGGTTTGCCTGTTAATCGATTGATATTGGGATCATCGCCAGGAGTAACTCGAGCATTGGCCCCAGAAGCACCGAAAGCCATTGCCCCAGCAAGTCCAGCAGCAGCAGCACCTTTTTTAATTCCTTGCCAACTAACTTCATCTAAACTTTCTGCATATTCTAGCCAAGGCTCGAGTCCTTGTCTAACCGCAGCAAACACTTCTTCAGCATCGCCACTCAGTCCTGCTGGCAATCCTGTCTTAAATGATTCAAAGTCATTGGCAATAGCAGCGGCTCTCATCTTGCTTGCACTCATACCTTCAGCACCTTCAGCATCAGGATCTCTAGCACCACTAGACACAACTTTAATTGATTTTAAATTGTAATCAACACCGTTTTGATTGTTAAACAGTTCAGTAAAACTAGCTACACGATCCGAACCGCCTACAAAGATAACGTTGTCAAATCCCTGTTTTTCTAAAAATTGCAGTAGACCGATAGCAGTACTCACTGAAGTATCACCAATATCAATATCGGGAAATGCCTTTTCTATAAATCCCAGTTTAACATCAAACGGCAATGGGTTTTCATATCTTGTTTTGTTCTTGCCAGTTGGTTTGTGAGTTTGCGACACAAATAGAAAATGAGCATCGGCTTTCTGTTTCAAGATAGCAGCAACCACCTTCTGATGGCCAATTGTAGGAGGGTTCATCCTGCCAAATGCAACAGCAGCAGTTTTGCCTGATTGTTCAAAAAGTTCTAGGAGTTTCATTTATCGTAGTCGCCTTTTTCCATAAACTTTTCTTGTTGAGTTGCTATTTGCTTTGCTAACTCTTCTAGTTTTTCTTTAGGGAACTTTTCTTCACGATCTTCAACTTCGTACTTTTCGCAATAGCTTTCTAAGCAGCCTTCTAGTGTACGAATATAAATTTTATATGCGTTAGGATTGCCACGGTGTTCTTTATGTCGTTTAACCGCAGGGAAGAAATGCTTGTTCAGCATTTGATCGTTATTGTCCATATAGAATTTAAGATCGCCGATCCAATCTATGTCAGGCTGCTCGTCTTTAGGTGCGCCAACTGGGCTAAACATTTCTTTCAATAGCATATAATATGATTCCGTAAGGTCATACTATATTTATCGAATGTTAGGAGTTAATAATTATATCGGATTTCTATAATAGTACCGTTCTGTAGATTGTATGCAGCACGTAGCCATACAAAATTCCCGGTAAAATTAATAGAATTTGTAATGGTCCATGCAGAACTATCAGAACCAAGTCCTATATCTGTGCCATCTATGTCAAACCAATCAGAATCTGCCGGATACAACGCCAATGTGGCCTGGAGTTTGATTGCTCCGACAAATGAATTCACTGAATATGTGGCTGTATGCATGCTATCGCTACGTTTATGATAGCCTGCACCTGGCTGTTTAGAGCCATACACATAGGTAGAATCAGCTGCTTCGGCAGTGATATTTGATAATAATACTTGATTTTCAGTGGACATCAGTTATTTATCGACTACCACGTATTCGTATACCTTGCCTATAGCCTCTCCACTACGCATTTGCAGCATTAGCAAGGTTGGAGTGTCTTCTACCAATAGGTATCTACGATCCCAATTCCAATCAGTTTTAATAAACCACTCTTTGACTCTCTTACTTAGGCGCACTTTATCACCTTGCAGCTCGATCCACTCTATGTATTTCTGTTTGGCATCTAGATCACTTTTCATTTTATGTGGTCTAAGAAATGCTCTGTATCTATACCTGTTGTGCGGTAATTTTTTAGTTATAATTGTATATTGATTATTAAGTAATTCTAGATCATCAGCTGCAGGTTCAAATTTTTGCGTAAGAATCAAACTAAATTTCTTACAGAAATCATTGTATATCGATTGGTCGTTGGTATAGAAATCCAATTGATTGGTTTCGATACGTTTTGTCCATAGTTGAATTTCAAGTGGTTTTAAAAATTTGCATAACTTGGTCAAATATATAGCATTGGTATGTGCTTTGACATTGAGACTATGCCTATAATTTGTAGTTTGGGGTAAAGGTTTTATCAAAAAATCAATAATATCATCTAAAGATTTTGAACGTAGAATTGCAACACCTGGAATATTGATAGATGCCTTGTATAACCATTTACCGTAGAATTTTCTACTAGTTGTCTTGCTTTTCAACATCTTTAATGACCTCTACCACTGGCTGTGTTCTTTTAAGAGCTTTTCTTTCTTCTTTAGACAGTGGCTTAGGCAGTTCCGTAATTTCAAATACTAAATCTGAATCTTGTAACTGCACATTTACCCTACCACCGTTCTGAAGGTCACCGAATAATACCTTACGACTCAACGGCGATTTCAACTTGTTGTCGATTAAACGAGCCAGCGGTCTTGCACCCATTTTAGAATCAAAGCCTTGATCTGCCAGCCACTTTACAGCTTCATTGTTCAAAACTATCTCAATGTTTTTGTCTTTTAACTGATCATTGAGCTCTGCCACAAACTTTTTAACAATCTGTATAACCACAGTCTGAGATAATTTAGAGAACTTTATTACAGCATCTAGTCTATTACGAAACTCCGGCGCAAAGAATTTTTTCACTGCTTTGTCATCTTCACCATCTTTTTCTAGTTCTCCAAAACCAATAGTGTTGTTTTCGTTGTCTCTGGCACCAAGATTTGATGTCATAATTAGAATACAATTTCTGCCATCGGCCACTTTGCCATTAGATCCTGTGACAAAGCCATTGTCCATGAATGCCAACAAGATGTTTGTGACATCAGGATGAGCTTTTTCAATTTCATCCAATAACAGTATGCAGTTGGGTGTTTCCTGTAGTTTTGTAATCAATTGTCCGGCATTGTCTTCGTAGCCTACATAGCCCGGAGGTGCACCTATCAATCGAGCCACAGAATGTTTTTCTTGATACTCACCCATGTCAAATCTTACCAATGTCATTGACATCTTATCAGCCAATTGCTTGGCAGTTTCTGTTTTACCGCAGCCCGTGGGTCCCAAGAATAAAAAACTTCCTATAGGTTTGTTTGGTGATTTCATTCCGGCCTGCGCTACAAATATTTTGTCTAACAGGGTATCAACAGCACCATCCTGTCCATAGACTGCGGCTTTCATGCCGCCTTCTAGATCTGCAAGATTTTTACTTTCTTTTTGTGCCACACTTTCTAAAGGCATGTTGATCATTTTACTAAGTTCGTATACCACCTGCTCAACATCTACAAGTTGTTCAACACCATCCATGGTTTCGTCATCTTTGAGTTTGTATCTTGCAGCCGCACAGTCTATGATGTCTATGGCCTTGTCGGGCAACTTTTTGTCTGCCATATACTTAATAGAAAGTTTAACAGCCTGTTCTACTGCGGCATCTGTAATCTTAACGTTGTGATGTTTCTCATAGTATTTGCGAATGCCCTTGAGAATCTTTACTGACATTTCCGGACTTGGCTCGTCAACTGTAACACGTTGGAATCTGCGCATCAATGCACGATCTTTTTCAAAGTGCTTGCGATATTCTTCCCATGTTGTTGATGCTATCAGTTTGAGAACACCTTTGGTAAGTATAGGTTTCAACATATTGGCCATGTCGTTGGAACTTTGATTAGCAGCACCAGCACCCTGCATCATGTGCGCCTCATCAATAAAAAGAATGATCTTGCCTTTCTTTTCTAGTGCAGATAACACGGCCTTGATTCTTTCTTCGAAATCCCCACGATATTTTGATCCAGCTAGTAACGCACTGATATCAAGAGTGTATACTTGATGATCCTGGATGAACTTGGGAACTTTCTTTTCAAAGATCTTGCGAGCCAATCCTTCAGCTATGGCAGTCTTGCCAACCCCTGGATCACCTACCATTAACACATTAGATTTGCTACGGCGAGCCAGTATCAATTGTATTTTTTCTAGTTCTTCATCTCGACCAATAACAGGATCGATCTTGCGTTGTTTGGCATGTAGACTGAGATTGGTACAGAATTGATTGAGAATTCTTTCTACCTGATTATTATTAACTATCTGCATGGGTTGTTCTTCTTCTTCTACAACAATATTTTCTTGAAAGTATTTGACAAATTTGTCTTTGGTTAACCCACCTTTGGTCAGGAAGTAAAAACTGAAACTATTTTTTTCACTGAGCACACTGATTATGATGTCAGCCACTTCCATGCGTTGGCGTCCACTAAACAATACTTGGGTAAAACAACGATTTAACACACGTTCAACTGAACTAGTCTTTTTGGGCTTATACTCTGTTTCTACAACAACAATTTCTTTGAGATTATTTTTGATATAATGATCTAGATTGCTTTTGATAAAGTTAGCATCGGCGCCATAGTTTTCTACTATCTTAAATGACTCCTCGTCACATATGATACTGTAGACTAAATGTTCTATGGTGATATATTCATGTTGCAATTGTTTGGCAACTTGCACAGCATTATCGAATATACGCTGTAAGTTCTGACTTGGCTCGATCATTTATTTCCTTTTCCTAAGTTTCTTCATAGCTAATTGTAGTCTCATAGGAGAGACTTTGTCAACAAAACATACACCGTTCAAGTGATCTAATTCATGTTGAAAGCATCTTGCAATAAGTCCAGACATTTCCACGGTATGCGTGTTGCTGTCGCTGTCTTGATATTCTGCTACAATACTGCAAGGTCGGGTAACCTTCAACCATAAATTAGGATAACTTAAACATCCTTCTTCTGCAAGTTCTTGTGTGTTACTTGTACTTATAATCTTGGGATTAAACACAGCAAAAGGAATGGGAAATCCTTCGATGTTATAACTGCCCATGGTAAACACACGTTGTGCAATACCGATTTGATTGGCAGCTAGTCCTATTCCTTTTTGAGCAGTCATGAATTCAATCATGGCATCGGCTAAATGCTTGGCATGCATTTTAGAATCTTGGGTGGTAAAATCCCAAGGCTCACTCACCTGCATCAAGCTCTCATGAGCATCTAGTTTAAAATCCATTTTTACAATTTTCGACAGCAGCAATTTGTGCAGCAGTTAAATTTCTAGGTATAACCACTTTGATGTTTATCAATAGATTTCCTCTTTGTCTATTTCGCATATTTGGCAAGCCCTCATTGCGACAGCTCAACACAGTTTCTGGCTGTGTGCCTGGCGGCACCGTGATAGTTAATTTTTTTCCGTCTAAGGTTTGTAGGTCTAGGGTACAACCTAGAATGGCTTCCCACACTGAAATATTTTTCTCGATGATTAGTGCATCGCCTTCTCGCCTGAATATGGGATGTGGTGCCACACGTATGTTAACGATTAGATCGCCCGGCGGTATGCCTTGAATGCTGGCATCTCCCATGCCTTGATATCTGATCTGCTGACCACCCTCAATCCCAGAAGGAATACTTATATTAATTATTTTTTTTCTACCCCCGGGCACGGCAAGTTCTGCATCTAGATCTTTGCCTTTCAAAACGTCTTCCAACGAAAGATCCACAGTGATGTTGATAGTCTTGTTTCTTTGCGGTTGCCTTCCGCCGAATCCAAACGGACCACCTCCGCCGAATCCAAAATTGCTAAAGACATCTTCAAAATTTCCTGTATTGAAGTGGAACTCAAATGGTCCTTGTTGATGTCTGTGTCCTCCGGCCTGTTGAGCCTTAGGATCAACACCCATGTCCACCATTTGTTTTTTCTGTGGATCGCTGAGTATTTCGTAGGCTTCGGAAACCTGTTTGAATTGTTTTTCATCACCTCCACGATCGGGGTGATGTTTCATAGCCATTTTGCGATATGCTTTTTTGATATCGTCTTCGGAGGCGTTTCTTTGTAAACCGAGAGTTGAATAGTAGTCCATGTTTATATTATATACGAAAAGTAAGGCTGCGTCAAGCAGCCTTATATTTAATACCTAAACTAGATTGCTATTATTTTTTCTTAACATCCTCGGGCTTGGTGCCTTCGTGTTTCTTGTGTATTTTGACAGTTTTGCAATCTTGCTTGGGCTTCTTAGTCTTAGGGTCAATTACGGGCTTGCCGTCCTTGCCTTGCAGATCTACACAAATTTGTTTTGTCTTTGGTTCTTCGGCAGCAGCCAAAGCTGTTGCTTGATATCCTACAAAACTCCAAATTACAATGTTTAATGCGATTAAAAACTTTTTCATAATAATTCCTTTAAATTTGTGGTTGTTCTGGTTGCATAGGTGCTGGCTTACCGCCAAAACCTGCTACTACTGGTGCTGCTGATACTGGTGTTGTACCCCAGCTTGGTGCTGGATTAAACCCGCCACTTGTTGGCGATCCAAATCCTGTACTGCCGCCAAAGCTACTTGGTGCTGGTGAATTAAAACCACCGGAGTTGCCGAAGCCTCCTGCTTGAGGTTGGCCAAATGCTGGAGCCCCGCTCTGAAATCCTGTTCCTGGTGTTTGTATTCCGCCATTGTTTGCTCCACCTAGTTTTTCTTGTGTGCGACCAAATGCCGCAATACCTAATACCGCGCCCATGGCAATATGGAATAAACCAGCGCCTTGAAGTGTCAATGGATTCCATTGGGTTAAAGGGTGGCCTGTTGTAGTTTGTAGCAGACTCCATAGGACGGGAAATATAACCATGTCCATAGTACAAACTAACATGTACATCCACCCCATCATTGGACGCCATTTTGAATTCATCCAATCTTCTTTCTTTGTTTCGCTTGCGCTTTTAACTTGTTCGCTCATTTTCCGCTCCTATTTGTCTATCACAACCAAAGCAACACACCTTGGCTACTTAACAGTATACCAATGCCTGCTACCGCAAAACTTCCCCAGAATAGGGGCATACTAACAGCAAGAATACTTGCTGACAATATAACAATGCTCATTTGATATGCAGTTGATGCATATCCAATCCAAGGTGATTTCTGTTTAGCTAGATCACGTTCTGCTTCAAGTTGTTTAGCTTTAACCGCAATTTCTTTCTTGTCTGCTTCCATACGATCTGCTTCTGCTTCAAACTTGGCTTTAACTTCCGGACTACGAGCTTCTACTGCGGCTGTTTCGTATAGCACAGCACGAATGTTTTTAGCCTGATACCACGACCATTGATTGTTGGCAGCAATGGTATTGTTTAATACCTTGCTTGATAATCCGCCGCCATACCAAGCGTTTACAGCCAGCAACAGTGCAAACACACTGATTACCATACCTGCTCGATCTTTGATCTTTGCTTCGCGCTCTGATCTTGATCCTACTGGCGGCTTAGGTGCGTCCGGATCTTTTGGGGTTTTTGTTATTAATTTTAATACTGAATCAACTACTGACATCGCTCGCTCCTACTTAATGTACTAGTATTTAATTAAAATCCAAAGAAGTTCTTCTTCGGTTCTGTTAAAAACTTTTCTGCAATTGCAGCACCTTTAGATCTTACATGGGGGTCGGGACTGTTTAACATTTCGTTTATCAGTGCTGTTTTAGCCATCTTGTCCATGGTTTGATCTCTTGACAATGATTTTTGAACTTCCGGATTAGTGGCTGCACACCCGGATAATAACACTGCCGCAATAATTAATATAATTTTCATTTTATGCTTTCGTAGATTTTCTTTTGTGCATCATACCACTCCTGCCAACCTTCAACTTTAGTTGAACATTCGTAGTACAAAGAGTAATTCTGTATTACAACTTTTAACATTTCTGTAATAGCTACTTTATCGCCTTCAATCTTTCTTAGGCTTTCGCATTTCTCTTTTAAAACTTGCGGCGCCTCGGGAAACTTAGGTACAACAGGAACAGATGTAGCGCAACTCACTAAAAATAATGTTAAGCTAAGAATTAAAATTTTCATTTCTTTGGCCCTTCTGCTGCACGGTTAAGTTCTGTAGCTTGATTGTGTAGATTGATTATTTCAGTAGGAACTGGGCATCTTTCAATGTATTTGATAATTTCTTCTTTCTTAATAACTTCACGATCAACATATTTGATAATGTCGTTGCCTTTTTCTTTAAGTATTTTAGTCTTTTCAACAACTTTAATTTCAACTTTGCCGCTGGCCTCCTCGGCCTGCTTTTCAGCAAGTGCTACACGTTCTTCAGCAGCTTTAACTTTCTCTCGCCAAGCCATTTCCGTATCATACCCACCACGTAGCCATACACCTAGTACCAGTAATACGATGCCAACTGGTTGTAATATCCTTACATAGTTTCCGTAGAATGGAATCCACTTGCCCAACCATCCTGCAAGCACTCCGGTAATACCAGCTACAATTATAGCCCAATAAAACCAATTTAAAAAAGCATCAGGTAATAGGCCAAACATCCATCCTAACTGAGTCATTAGTGTGCTCCGAAGATATGTAGAGCGTGTTCGTAGTGCTTGATGCGATCTTCTAGACCAATAGTGCCACCGTTGATTCTTTTTGTCAGTGTTAGAATGTCACCGGCATCTGCCCATTGGTTCAATTTGTTTTGTTCCCAGAAGAAGCAGGCGGATTGCACAGCGCCTTCAAATGTCTGTAGGTATTCGCTGGCTTCTTCTACAGGGATATCTAGTGATCCTGCAAAGAATGTATAGTTGTTCTTGCCAGTCAATTGAATAAGACCACGACCACAGTAGCGCCATCCGTCACCGCTGGCTTCGTCACCATTACCCATACGGTTAGCATAGACTCGGTTGGCAATCATTTCGCCCTTGCCTGCATACTGAGCAGCAATGGCATCATCTGGAAAATACTTAGGAAACACTCTGCGTAGACTAGCTGCCTTGTAGTTTAGGTTTTCTTTTAGGAAAACAAAGCCACCGCTTTCGTGAGCGCACTGTGCTAGGAAAGCTGCCACACGCTGGGGCGTTGTGATTTCATACTCGGGAAGTATTTCACTTATGGCTTCAAACCATTGATCCACATAGGGATTCTTTGGAATCATTTCTTTAAGTTGTTGTTTTGTGAAGTTAAATGTAAAGCTCATTATTCCATCCTTTGAAGTAGCATTGCTTGACCCTTGTTGTCAAACATAAAATTATTACCAACCTTGTTGATATTATAGTCACCTAAAACTTTAGTTAGCCAAAACACTTCACTAGTAGAAACATCATCCATTGTGATGGGATCTACCACACCTTCTAGGATAGAATCAGTGGCAGCTTCTTTAACCATACGAAGTTTAACCTGTCGATTAAACGGTTTGTGAATGGTAATTACATCTCCATCTAAGGTTAAGTCGTCCATTAGTGTTTTACTAAAGAAACGTTTGATTCCTTCGACACGCATTTTGCTCATTAGGCCGTCATAGGCTCCAGGCGTTGGAGGAATAACTGACTTAAGAGTTTCTTCAGATACTTGAAACTTCTTGCCGTCTTTGTGATAACGAAATTCCCAATCACTAATACCTGTAAGTTTTTTAATACCATAGGTTAATTCTTTAATCTGTTCAGCAAGGTCTTTAGTTCTTGACAGTTCAACAAATACACTATACTCGCCGTTGGTATTTTCGCCACTGCTGACATCAGCGTCTAACACAAAGTCGTAGCCCTTTTCAATAAACTCCATTAGATCCTTTGCAGGATTTCTATCAAGGACAGTAAATGTTAACACGCATACATCACGATCCTCGCCCATCTTTGATCGAAAGGTATCAACTTCAAATGTATCATTGACCATCTCTGCTAGGTCCATTGGACGCAGTCCTTCGTTAAGCTGTTGGTTGTGCGGCATCTGCGGCTCCCTCTGCTGGTGCAGCATCTTCTGGTTGAGATGCCACTACTCCGTTTTGATTTAGTATATCTTCTACCTTATTTGCATCAAGATTTTTATAACCACGATTGATGTCGTTCATTAATTTTTTAGGCATAACAATTTTAACCATCCACACAGGCTCATGATCAATTTTGCCTTTCTTTGTACCCGGACGAACATCATCTACGGTTTTAATCTTTCTTACTTTAGAAATACTGCTTTCGGCATATTGAACTTTGCAACCGTAGTCTAGTAGGCGCTTGCCACCTTTAGGTTCAGGCATTTTTTCTTCAGGCCACATAAACGTACACTCTACAAAGTAGCGTGATTCTTTGGGACCGGCAACCAGTTCGCCATCGATCCAGTTTTCGTAAACATAGACATCCAACTCATCTACAACACGTTCAAAATCTTTGAGCATGTTCAAGCTGCTGTTTGAGCCGTAAAGCTGTTCTATGTTTGTAATGATGTCTTTAATATCGGCCATGATTTCTCCTAATTGTATTTATCGTCAAAACATAATCATTACACATTACTTTTTTGAGTTATCGTTAAATACTTTTGTGTTCGGCCACGGACACAAACGGTTTGAGGTCCGTGCCTACACGTAAAAGGAGGGCTAACCTTATATGAAGCGAAAAAGAGCAGCAGTACTGAACGCTAACCAGCATTATCAAGCGTCTAACGTAATCAAACTAGTAGATAAACAACCACAAAAGCGTCCTAGAGTCCAACTATATCCCAAAAATCTAAACCAAGAAGATTACCTGTTCAAGCTAAACGATCCAAGTAAAATGATCGTATTTGCTACAGGTCCAGCTGGCACGGGCAAAACCATGCTAGCGGTTCAATGGGCCGTGGATCAACTCAAGTACGGTGATGCTAGCAAAATTATAATTACCAGACCAGCGGTTTCAGTAGATGAAGAGCATGGGTTTTTACCTGGAGATCTCAATGAAAAGATGGCTCCATGGACAAGACCTATTTTTGACGTAATCGCAGAAAATTACACAGCCAAAGAGATTGAACACATGGTTGCGGAGGGAATCATCGAAACCAGTCCATTGGCCTACATGCGAGGTAGGACATTTAAAAACGCTGTGATCATAGCCGACGAAATGCAAAACACAACACCCAGTCAGATGAAAATGCTGCTGACTAGGCTGGGTCAGGGATCTAAAATGGTTGTGACTGGAGATCTACAGCAGGCCGACCGCCCAAGCAATAACGGGTTGCTTGAATTCCTGAAGTTATATAATAACTTTGAAAATCACAGATATGTAGACATATGTCACTTCACTGTGGGTGACGTAGAACGGCACGAAGCTGTCAAGGAGATACTAGAAATTTACGGAGACTCTTGAGGAAGGTAGGGGGTCAACTGATCCCCTAACTGCCTTTTATAGAATTCTAACATGTCGTCATAACTCGCTTCTCGATTGAGGCTGTTTATGACGCATTTCTTTTCTTTGAAATCTAGGATGACCTTGGCCGTTTGCATGTGTTTCTGCTTGAGACTGTTTTTAAATTCTGTTAATTCGTCCCACTTGCCGCTGGGCTTTTTAACATAGGTTACAATCATATATCTATTATTCATTTATTTCCATCCAGGTGTGGTCGCCCATGTATTTTACCTGAGCTTTGTATTTGTAATCTTCTGGAGCACTACTGGACCAATCGTTAGGACCATGCTGTGTTAATAAGGTATGCTGTTTCCTCTGGTCCCATACTAGCCAATAGACGTTTCCCATAACAGGTTGGAATTGATATACAGCCGCATGAACAGAATCAGTTATTTCTAATCGTCGTTTAATTGCCTGCGCTTGACCTTCTAGTACAGAAACCAGTTCCATAATTCTATCGTATTCTTGCTGGGCATATATCCTAGCATGATTGATCATGAGATCTTTTTGCTTGGTTACAGGCACTAGATCAAAATTAACCCCTCCAGCCTCAGTAGGATACTCTGACACATTCCTATTAAAGAATGGTATTAGAGAACCAGTCGATGTAGAGTCATAGCTAGTTCGACCCTTGGCAGAGTTGGACTTATCATCTGACATTAGAGTCTTGCTAGTTTTACCAACGTGGCTGCTAAATTTATCTCAACGTCTGCCACCAGAGTGTGATCGGCCAGTCCTTGCTTGATAATGATAATAGCAGAATCCTGTTTTTGATCATCGCCAAATATTTCTAGATTATCATAGAGCCATCGATAGACCTCTTCCATTTCTTCAGCACGTATTTTACCACACAACAGTTTGCGGGCTTCTGTGATTTTACCTGCTTTGAAAAGAGTCACCATGTCAAATTTCCACTCAACACCCCCAGCGTCACCAGTATTAGGTTGAGATAACTTGCCTTCAGTGGAATTCTGTTGCACCAACTGTATGCATTTACGTAAATCTGGATAGGCCACCTTGACATATAGATCCAAGGTATCGAGATCAAACTCAATGTTTTCTTCTACAAGTATTGTGGCCACTCGAGCAGTGTATTCAGTTTGATCAGTTTTCTCAACGTGGAATCCTTGGCATCTAGAATGCAGTGCGGGAATCACCTTATTGGGATAATTGCAGGTTAGAATAAATCTACTGGTACTAGCATAGGTCTCCATCAAGCCACGAAGTATGGCCTGTGCGTTTAGTGTGAGATAATCTGCTTCATCTAACAACACAACTTTGAATGGTCCAAACGGAATCATCTGCACAAAGTTTGTAATCTTGTCTCTAATCACATCCACGCTGTTTTCACGTGACGCATTTATTTCCAACACATCATAGTCTTCAATGCCTATTTCATTGATCAGCATCTTGGCCAAGGTGGTTTTACCTATACCTGCAGATCCACTAAACAATAGATGGGGAATAGATTTTTCTTTGATCCATGTAGAAATTTGCCTGCGCTGATGATCATCTCTAAACACATACCCGTCCACTGTCTTAGGACGATATTTTTCTACCCATAGTTCTTTCATTCTTTTGCCTTTGTGATAATGTCTTGTGTTATTGTACTATTTTTACTGTCAACAAGCGAGAACTCGTGTAGCCGATCAGCACACTTACATATATCGTCGTGCAGTTGTCCTTGTCCAATTTCTTCTGCAACAGTTCTTGCAATGTCGTGTAATGCGATGACCGCATCGACCAATACAATATTTCTCATATCATCTCTTTTTTATTTTTTTACTCAAAAACTCTTTAAGGTTCGGTGGAGTCCACCCATCGGGCTTGAGAACTTTTCCATCTTCACGTTTGATTACTTTACCGGTCTTTTTATCAATTTTGGCAAAGTTTGTACTCATAACTTCTTTCCATGCACCTTCAGCATCCGCACCCATTGAATGAATAGCACCAATAGTGACTACCAAAATATCTATCAACGCATCCAGTTGTTCTACACGATTGTTATCTAGTTCGGCTGTTGTTAATTCGTTGAACTCTTCTTCTATGAGATTTTTATAAAGATCAAATTGCTTTTCATTTACTTCACCTACACTTTGATCGCAGGCACGCATGAATTTTTCTTGATCACGAAATGGATTAGTCACAGTATCTCCTTAAGATTTCAATATCTTAATTATACGCTGTTGTTCCTGTTCTGTCAACCACTCTTGTTCGCCATAAAAGGTGGGACTAAGAGAAATAGCTGTATCTAGTATTTCTTTGATTTGGTAGAGATCTTTTTTGAGTTCAAATGCTGTGAATCCCTCATTGTAGGGACTAGAACATTCCCTAGCAATGGCATGGATTTGCGTAGCTATGTCTTCCACGCTCCATGACTGTTTCTTCATGTGCATATATTACATCGAACTAGCAACGTACCATTCTTCCGAGGTAGGCGGAGTATCAGATATGCCTATAATGCAATTAGCATCCACTCGATGGATTTTCTTTTCACCGTCACCATCGTTAATGTGCATGGCTCTGGTCCATCGCCCGTGTTCGATGAGAATCCAATCGCCTACTTTGACATCTTTTTGTTCGGGACCAATGCAATAGACCTTGCCCCATCGAGGCTTGATACCATGCGTTTTGCCATTGTCGCTGCGAATAACTAAACCAGCTGCGGTGGTAATTTCACCAAAGTCCATATCTGAAACAATAACCCAGTCATGCAGGGCTCGTATCTTAACATGTTTAACATCAAAGTTTGTAGCCATTTTTATTTCTTTCCGCCTGCCCGAGTAGACACCACTTCTTGGTCTAGGGATCTTGGATTATTTTTATAGTAATCTTGTAGGATCTGTTCTCTAGTTCTTACAATCTTTCCGCCGGCGCCTAGCTCATCGCCTCTGGCATTCACTTTCATATTTCCTATGGCAGGCGCCAATTCATTTCGAAGCTGAAGCTTTTCCATGTCAATTTGTTTGCCCTGCATACTTGTGTAGACTCTACCCATGTTATATCTCCTTAAAGAATTCTTCTATTGGTATATTGTATTTAACACTGTCTATTTTGTGTACACCTATAATGTGAAGTACATAACTGGCTACACTAGATCCACGCCCTACACCCCAAACTATGTTATTGGCTCTTAGAGTGTCCACAACATATTTCATGGTTTTTAACATGGGAATCATATCGTGTTTGGCAAATAATCTAAGTTCTTGAACCACTCGTTCTCTAATTTCAGGAGTAGGGCATCGGTGATATAGCCAATCTATGATATCCATGGTTTTATACTCTTCCGGTACAAACCAGCAAGATGTGTCTATGGATGTTGGAGGAATGGGATAGTGCAGATGTTCTGCCAACAATCTATCTAGATACTGTTGGATATCAGCAGAAGTCTGACAATGAGCCAATATATCCGGCCCATGTCTTAGTACACCTTCAATTAGTTCTTCTTGGCTGTTACTTGTTGACATTTATCAATTGATCCAAATCTCCATCAAGTTCGGGATTAGTTTTTTCTAAATACCGTCTTGATAACTCTTGTTTATATATTGTAACAAAAGTTGAGATCTGTGTCAAGAGCTCAGGCTTGCCTAAACGCTGAGCTGCAAAATATTTTCTTGTCAATTCCTGTAATTTTTCTTCAACTTCGGAATCTTTCAAAGTTGTGAGATCAACAGACAATGGATGTAGCATTATGAACTAAATTGGCCTAGATAGTTCAAAAAGATTCTATCCGATTTATGTTGCCAAACTTCGATCATTATTGGATTGCCGCTGCCGGCTGCGGCTTCTGCTGAAGTCACAGTAAATGTTGCAGGGAATGTTGCATTCTTTTTGATCACTGTGCCACCACTGGTTACAAATGTTAGAGTTCTAGCAGTGCCATCTCCGTACAGTTCTAGAGTGACCTTGCCCAAACCAGTAGGTAATGATGTGTCATCTGGGAAATTTAAAAATTCCACAGTGGTAGTGGCACCGAATCTAAAAATTTGATAGTTGCCATTTTCATAATCCACAGTCAACGGAGCATTAATTACCCCACCGTCAAACTTTTTATCGTAGTTGTTTAGCATAACTGCACCGCTGATCAACTTGTTGTTGAAATCATTATCGACGTCTGTACGTGCAGCATTGGTCTGCAGATCTGTAATCTCAGTTTTAGCTGTGTTGAGACTGGTTTTGATAGTATCAAAGTTATCTCTAAACACCTGCGTGTCGTTGTCCTCTCCTGCTACAGGAAAGTTTTCATTTATGCCCAAATAGTTAATATTGCTTGTCACGGTAATTTTTCTCCACGTTGCGGAAATACAAGGTATTTATCCTCTATTTCTCCGTCTAAAATATCTATCACGTATCGATCAGCGGTAAAATCAATCGATTTAAAGTCAAAGCCACTGGATTTTATTCTAGAAATAACTCCCTCGGACTTTCCCGGTTGCAGATAACACAGTATTAATGCTTTCATATAACCTGTTTCTACAAAGCTATCTGCTTGTATACTTCTCATCCATAACGGCAAAAATTCTCGATCTCTTTCACCTACACCTCGAATTCGTCTACGCATGTTCTTGATGCTGTTAGGAAATATGCGTTGATGATCACTGTCACTGGCAAATGGAATATTGCTGTCTACTTTAATAGCATCATAACTGACTAACACCTTACTGTTAATACTATTAGATAAATTTATAGTACTACTAATACTAGTGCCGTTTTTTTCAAATTCGTCAACTACATCTATATATATTACTTCGTATATAGGTTCTTGAGTCAGTAGATCTTTTGCTACTGCATATTTAACATTTCCAAATTTTAAATTCTTCCTATAGTGGTTCTGGCTCATAGCTTGGACATAATTTACTGCACCGACGCTTTCAATACCGGCAAATACCAATACTCTTAATTCAGTTTGAATTCCGAAATTTGAATCTCCGTATCTATAGATATCGGTTGGTCTAAAAATATTAGAATCAGTAATAAAATTATACCAATTTAGTCTCTTGTCTTTGGTCTGGAACGCTTTTAAATATAAATTTGCAAAAGTTTTTTCTGTACTTGAAACAACATTAATAAAAAACTCTTTGATATTTTCTGCAAATTGTGCAGTATCTCTAGCTTTTATTTTAAATGTGAATTTTTTACCAAAGCTAGTAGTGTCACCATCAAACGTGGTATTGAAAGTTATTGTGCCAGTTGAGTCTATCAACGAGGAATCTCTATCAAAAAATCTAGTTAATCCCGGCCCCTGACTATCTGCAAATTGTTTCACCTTGCCCTGTATGATGCCTGTGGACAGCAAACTCAGTCCCGGAGGTAACAGTCCCGAGTATAATTCGTATACAACTTTGTTACCATACAACAGACTTTCTGCCAGTACATTTATTGTGCTAGGCTGATTGGGTTTAATTGTGCCTATGTCTGTGGGGCTGATCCATCGTATGGCGCTTTCGATTTCGCCTATGATGTCCACAGTGAATGTTTTTTCAGCAGTGGCTACTCCCAGTTCCCACACAGTGCCATCCGCGGGAACCACGTTTCTATTTTCTTGCAGACAAATATAAACAAATCCCAAATAACGTACCGCTTCATTTTCTTTGTAGATTCTTGTAGAGGTCCAATCACCTACTATGGTGTAATTGATATCTGCCAAACTGGACGGAAAGTTCACAGCCTGCATGGTAAACTGATAGGTCTTGGTGATAGCTGCTTGATAAGGCACACGCCCTGCTAACTCACCAGTAATGGTATCCAGCACAAGTCCCGGAGGTATCACGCTGGCCGACCCATCGGGATTTGTGGCTAACAGAAAGTAAGTGATTGTGCCTGACAAAGAAACTGGATCGTAGACATCTAGATATATGGTGATGTAATTGTCTGCTCTAAATCTACCCAAATTGCTTTCGGTGATCCACAGCGGCACCCGATCGCCTGTGGCGTCTGCTTGGAACAGATTGGTATCAACCTGTAGTATACTGTTATCGGCCTGTAGGAATTCTTCGGTGACCACATAGATACGAAATACTCTGCGTACTTCGTTAACACCATCACTGACAGCAACAATAAACGTGTAAAATCTACTTAGACGCCTTGGAGCACGACTGGGTTCATTGTAGTCAAAGGTCACATTGTCATAGAGAAAGCTGTCAAAGCCATTGGATCTTGCTTCGGGTCTATCCAATGGCAATATGTCAAATGCTGCGGTATCGTATGATCCGGTTTGTACAGCTGAATAATCTATGGCAAACACAGGATCAGTAAAACCAGATATTAGGCCGGTTCTACTCAATGACAGTCCTGGAGGCAATTCTCCGCCAACTGGTACTAGGTAGTATTCTAGTACATCACCGGCATTGATGTCAGTGTCGTCTGCTTCAAGTTGAAATTCCACATAGGCATTGTCCAACACAAAGTAGGCATTGTTTTGACCCACCTGCAAGAATCCCTGTTGAGTCAACCAATAGGGCAGATCGCTGCCGTCCACTGAAATGCTGAAAGTTCGGTCTTCTATGTCAACACCATCGTTGGCACGTATGACAAATCTATAGTCTGTGAAGCGTCTTACTTCTACAGGACTGCCTTTGATCACATTGTTAGTAAGTCGCAGTCCACGTGGCAATCTTCCTGCAATGAGACTGTAGGTGACTGTGCCATATGAGGAAGTGGCCAGCACAGCAATTTCTAGAGTGTTTCTTTCTACGATTGTGCCCAGGCTGCCTGCAGGAGTGACCCAAGTAATGGTCATTGATCAAAATCCTTAAAATACACCAAGGTCTAAACTAATGGTCCCTGGGTTTGTAATAGTTCCAAAATCTACGTTAGATGCGGCAAGTGCAAGTTGTGGAGAGAATTGAAAATTATTTCCTAATACACCGAAGTCGAATCCTGCAATAATTTGATTTAGATCTAAATTTGTATCGACAGTAATTACTGAACCTACAGCAGAAACGTTAACATTATCTCCGCCTTCGAGCGTTATGTTAAGATGGTTGCTAGCATTAACAATCCCGTTGTCTGTGTCAATTCTGGCAAACCCGTCGGGCTGTTGATTGTTAATAACAATGGTATTTGTTAGTTCATCTATGAACATTTTAGTACCAGCTACCAATGATTTAAACTGTAGATCAACGCCTACTTTTTCTTTAAATACACCTGCACCTGTTCCTAAATTACTTGCAGTAACAGTGATGCTAGCAGCTAAGTCTGTAAAATTAGCATTAACTTTGTTAAATGCTGTGCGTAGATCATCGCCTAGGCCATCATTTACCACATTACCGATATTGATTGTTTGTATTGTCATAATACGCTCTCTTTAGTATATTTACCCGTTATAATGTTCTTTTAATTCTGGGTCTAGGATAAACCGATCCCGTCGTGGGTCTTGGTTTATAATTGATTTTTGGAAACACATTGCCACTGGTCTCTCGTTCTTTTTTGTAAAACAAATATAAATTGGCAGCACCCTGTAGATCTTGACCGTCTGTTGGCCCGCCTGATGTTGCTACAAGTTGTCCTGATTTAGCAATGGCCGTTATATAGGCCTTGGCACGCTCTTGATTCATGTCCGGGTAAACTTCTAATGCACAGGCCAATACTCCGCATACCTGCGGACTGGCCATTGATGTACCACTGAATTTACCAATATAAAAACTGCTGTTTCTAGGATCCGCAGTACCGCTGGGCAATGCACTCACAATGTATGTTCCTGGAGCAAACAGATCAACGCCACCACCACAATCACTAAACAACACCTTTTGATCTATCTGAATAGTATCTACAGCGCCCACACATATGGCCGGCAAATTGTGTGTGCCTGAGGCCAGCGTGTCATTGGCGGTAGGACTGGTACCCCGCATGTAGTAGTAGGGTTGCAAGACACTGGCAGGATATCTAGTAGCCATTTCGAATGTGTTGTTCCAGTCTGACCCTCCTGGAACATCGTGTTTCCATCGCCCGTTGCCCGCTGCTCCTACCATAATGATGCCTTCGTTGTACAGGTCTTCGATGTCGTCATCGCAGGCACTGACTCTAGCTGGTATTCGCTGCCCGCTGATAAATCCCCAAGCATTAAGTTGTGTGGTGGTAAATCCACCGCCAGTAGTTTTGGCACTATTAACACCAACCTGTAGATCTATTTGGCTAGGAGCGTTTTCGTAAAAGGTCCACTCACACACCATTGAGGGACTACCCACAGTTCCGCCGGTAGATGACGTTCCTTCTTGTCTTATCCTAAATCGTCTATTCGGTGCAACGCCTTCGGTTCCGTAGTAAATTCTTTGTACTGAATTGTCTTTAGCACACCACATGATTTTAGGCAGTGCGGGATTGGTAATACTAACGCCACTCCACACAGTTGACCCGCCGCCAAATGTTAGATAAAAGTTTGTGCTGGGATACAGTGTGGTATGTGTGGTGCCTAAATATGTAATAGCAAACGGTAAAGGCAGTGTCCAATAGCCATCGTCGTTGCTGCCCACAGTGGGAGTGGTTGATGCTGTTAGGCTTGCGGCCCCTAATAAGCTGTTTGTAATAGAACTCACTGTAGCAGCCTCGCTACCACTTGGTGTTTGTGTAATAGTACACAGCATGGCAAATGCTGTTAAGGGATTAGTAACATTACTAATATTTAAATTTGTTGTATAGGTAATAGTATATGCGCCGGTAGTAGGTAGTATTACATTTTCATCGATAACAGCTTCAACATCACCGCCTTCGATTGATGTAAACGGTCCTTGACTAAATGATGTTATAACAGAGTTATCACTTTGTCGAACTACCTGTATGCTAATTAACAAACTAGTCTGTCCTGTCTGACCGCCCGAGGCAACATCGTTTTTAACTCTTATTGTGGTATTATTACCTGTGGTAGTTAGTGTTATTGTATAAGATGTATCTGGAGGAGATATGCCTAGAAGATATGCTGATTGATTAGATTCTAAAGTCCACGATGCAGGTTTTGAGTTAATAGTTCCACCTGTAGCGCCTACTGGTCCTGTAGTAGTTATTCTATTACCAAAATTTTCTAACCCTAATAAATTTGCCAGTCTAGTTGAACTGGTACATACACCACTGGTTCCAAGAAAGGTAGTGTCTCCGCCTGGGGTAAATCTAGTCCCCCTATAAGTTACAGCGGTAATGTCAGTTAAACTCCATTCGCCGGGAAATATACTTTGTCCCCAACTGTTGTTGACTATGGTAGGGTTACGTCTGCCAGTGGCCACATTTACAGACTTGGCAGCATGAAACGCTCGAACATAATCAAACACCAAACTGAAATTGCCACTGTTGCCAGTGTCATAAAACAGTGTGTAGATGTTGCTGCTACGAGCCCAGCCTTGTGTGTTGCCGGCCACAGTACCAGTCACATGCGTGGCATGATCGCTGATTGAAGCATAAGAGTAATTGCCTACAGCTCCGCCAGTCACTGTGGGATTGTGTTGAAACCAGTTGTATTGCACAGCTCTAGAACCACCGGTGCCGTCCGCATTGACTGCATACTCAGGATGGTTGAACACTATGCCGTTGCCATCGCATATAACCACATCCACGTTGCGGCCAGTTTGAGTCAGTTCAATTGTGCCAGTTTGTGCAGCAGTACCCGAACCGTTACCTTGATAGCCAGTTCCGCCCCATCCTGCACGTTGTTGACCTTCGGTGCATCGCAACAACGCCCAATTTTTCATATTAGACGAAGTACCGGAAGACTTATCCCAAGCAGAACTAGACTGAGTAGTTGTATTAATACCTGCTTGAATTCCTAACTCGTCTGGATGTATAGTTACTGACTTAACTCTAGGATCAGCTTTTAATTGATCAGCTTCCCAATCAGCTAACCTATAAACGGTATTCCTACTCATAGGTCTACGTTCTAGACATTCAACATCACGCTGTATTTCTGTATTAGGTGGTGCCTTGCCTGCTGTTTCTAATTCTTCATAGACAGCATCAAGGTCATCGTAGTTGTACACAGTAACAATATACTTTCTAGTCTGTATGTAAGACAGCAGTTCTGACATATTATGCCTCTAGTTGTACAGCAGTTAGCGTGACCGTAATAGTGGTTGTTCCGCCACTCTTGTTGGTCACTGCTAATTGTATATTTGTATCTGGAACAGTTTCGTTGCTGAATCCCAATGCTCCGGGACTGATTAAAATAGTTTGTGCGCCGGTTGTAATCACTTCGGCCACAACACCTGAACCTGGAGTTGGGTCAGCGCCTTCCACTCTAGTTGCGTCTGCTGTTCTACTGGTTGTATCTGTGTAAATTCTAACCCATGCCGCAGCTGATGTTTGAATTTTATAAAGCATATAACCTTTGTATCCAACAATGGTCAAGTTGCCTGTTGCTGAATTTGCCAGACTGGCAGTTGTTGCTGCAACCGCGGCCCTTGCTGCCAGGGTGCCGCCGCCACCGCCTGATATTGTTCCCGGCAACCATTTGCCACCGGCCGAACTCCAAACCAGTGTTTGACCGTCCGTAGGCGCACTAGTGGTTGTGTCAACATCGCTTAGGGCGTCAATGCTGGTTGCAGAGTAGGCTGCCGGTATAGTTGGTAATCCACTTAAAGAACTATATGCACCAGTAGTGGCCACAGCGGCCAATGTTGGACCGGTAATAGTGACTCGACCTTCACCGTCTGTGGTTGTGGTAATTCCACTGGCACCTGCAAAGCGCAGTGTTTCACCATTGCTAATCACTCGCTGTGTGGAGTCATCACCGGCCACACTGAATTCATAACTGCTGGTGCCTCCACCGCCTACTCCACCTGATGGTACTGGTCCCCACGTGACTTCATATGTTGCAGGATTGTAGTATACAGTTTGCGGTCCAGTGACTTCTCTAATAGGTGCAACATAGAAACCAGCTGCCGAACTATTAAGTGCAGACCCGCTGGCATTTAATATAATACTGGAAGCAAATGTAGTAGTTGGACCTGCATAATATCCGATAGCTATAGAGTTGGCTCCTTGGTTAGTCGACCCAGCCAACGAACCAATCGCAATAGCACCTGCCCCTTGACTAGCCTGAGCAGTCCCGTTGCCAATTGCGATAGCATCCGCTCCTTGGTTGCTAGTGCCTGCAACAAAACCAATAGCTACTGCTCTTTGACCTTGATCAGCTAGTCCGCTATCATCGCCGATAGAAATAGCACCCTGTGCTTGATTTACCTTTCCAGCTCTATATCCTATGGCTATACCGCTACTACCTTGATTGGTTAGACCTGCTTGATATCCTAATTTTATTTCACTTTCTGAAGTGCGTAAACTTGATGTATCAATAGGACCAACCACTGTACCAGTGGCACCATTGATAATCAGTGTAGACGTATCTGAGAATACAGATCCCTTAAGGTAAGTCACATCGAATGTAATACTATCATTAACTGTATTAGTTGTTAACTGTATGCCTTCACCTGCTACTAATACTAGTGTATCTGTACTGTTATCAGCTAGTACAGAACTTTGACCACTGACTGCAATAGAAGTAAATCCAAATCTAGTATTTGTGACAACCACTGTACCAGTACTTTGATTAATTGAAATTCCGTCGCCTGCTGAAATTGCCACTACACCTGTGTTTGATAACGTAATAGAGCCTGTGGCAGCACTTGCACTTAGTCCTACTCCAGATACTGCAAAACTAGTCACACCCGAGTTGGTAAATGTAATTGAGTCAGCGCCAGCATTGGTAGTAATACTAACACCAGTACCGTTGACCAAGGTCAGTGTATCTGTTGGAAGGTCGGCTACCACATTGGATTGACCACTCACTGCTATGGTCTGGAATATGTTCTGGGGCACACTGGGAGCCGCATTTGTTATACGCACTGTGCCAGGTGTGCTGGTGTCAAGGGTAATACCCGATCCCGGATCAGTGATCACACTGACTATACCGGTATTGGCAATAGTAATGTTGCCAGTTGCACCACTAACACTTATACCATAGCCTGCAATAGTCGACAACACACCTGCATTGGTAATTGTTACATTGCCTGTGGCGCCACTAACTGCAATACCGGTACCTGATATATTAGATAATACACCACTGTTAGCAATGGTTAATTTATCAATTCCTGCATTTGTAGTTAGTGAAATACCGCTACTAGCCTCAATAATCAATGTATCAGTTCCAGTGTCAGCAATAATACTTGACTGACCAGGTACAGCAATAGTTTTGAAATAGTTTTCGTCCAGCGCCAAACTACCAATGGTAGATCCCGCAGGTAGATTCACTGCACCCGCAGTTGACGTTATTACTGCCGTGCCCAAATGTATAGAACTGCCACTGAGGTAAATGTCTCTCCAACGTTTAGTTGGTGATCCCAAATCAAAAGTTTCGTTGGTGCTGGGAATTACACTAGTGCTCAGTGAAGTTAAATCAACAGCACCACCGCCACCAACACTTAGATATAGTTCTGTGAAGTTGTCATTTATTCTATTAAATGCTTCGTCGACTGTACTCCACAGTATCGGAGCAGAACCTGAATTTATTGTTTGTCTAGACATTATGTTCTTCCTACGGCAACTTCAACAGTGCCAATATGATCTGAATTGTAATCAACCAAAGATTTTCCTATGATCGTGCCAGCTTTAACATCACCCGTTGCAGATATTCCCACACCTGGTATATTGGATGTCACTATCAAATCTCCTTTCTTGATCTTGCCAACCACTCTACATGGCACACGACCTTGCAGTGCTATGAGATTTTTATGTCCAGGGCATGCACCATTCATGGTATAGCCAGCTGTGTCGCTGACCACTCCTGCAACTCTATGATCGCCATAGTTCTGAGACACAGTAACTTCTTTATCTCCACCAAATATTAACACAGTGCCTACTGCATATTCTTGGTCTCCTTCATAGTATTCTGCAAGGTCCGCAGAATAGGTTGACTGCAACTTACTGCCTGCAGTCAAGGTCCAGTTACCTGTTATGGTTCCTCCAGTGCCTGCTGCTCCTGTGGTAATCACTGGGGTGGTAATTGATCCCACAGTGATAGGAGCATTGCTTAGTCCGTTGTAGGTTCTAAACACATGAGAATCATTGTCATAGAATGTGCGCTTGTCTGTGGCCACTGAGCCGTCACCGATCAATATGCCAACGTTGTTAGAAAATCCATACAGTTGAGTATATCCACCTGTTGCAGTGGTAGTGGTATCGAGTATGGTTTTTGTGTCAATGATCAACTTTTCCATGCTGATGAATCTACCAGCAAAGTCTGCATTGACATCACGCTTGACCAATGTACTGGCAGTGGCAGCTGTGGCTTCATCAATCACAGCATAGTCGCCATCGTTAGTAGAAGTAAAACCAATTCTGCGCAGGTATCCGGTTGATGTGTTGTACTGCGATTTTTTAATTGCACCACCGTCACTGACCACTGTGCTAAACAGTACTGCTGCCACGTTGGCAGTGGCTAGGGTTGAGTTACCTAATACTGTTTTAGTTGCTATCTGTGGAAGATCTGTTAAATTAATACCATTGTCTTTTAATGTGACCCAACCGTCAGTGACGTCAAACTGCGCACTATCAAAACTGGATATACCTTTTTCTGCCTGGGTGATTCCGGTGGAATTGGCTCTGGTAGCGGCTGATGACAATACCAATTTGCTCTGCACTATACCAGCAGCACTATTAATGTCTGCATTCACAATCACATTGGGATTGATCTGTGCATCTACAGTATTGGCCGTGGAGTCGATGCTGAGACTGATGTCCCCTACCATGGTGCTGTTTTGGGCAAAATCACCGGCACCGGTAAAGGTCAAAATGTCAGCACTCTTGCTGGCAGTTACAGCTACATCATTGAGATTGTTCAGTGTCAACGTTTGAAGGTTTACAGCATCTGTGGGGTTCACGGGATTGGCCAGATTAAAAATCTTAAACGAGCCAAGATCCATATCGGCTTTCATGGCCAGTTGACCATCTAATGCCATAAAACCGCCGCTGAATGCTGGAATAACACTGCCAGGAACAACCGCTGCACCAGTATGACTTATGCCCAGTCTGCGATCAATATAGCCTCTGACAGCGTTTTCTGTTGGCACAGTGTCTGTAGCATTGTCTGCAAATGAACTGTCTGTAGAAAATTCACTGACTGGTACTCCCCGTTTAAAACCAAGACCATCTAGGTTGCTCAGTGCAATAGCGGCTGCAAAGGTCACAGTACCAGTGCCTTGATCAACACGGAAGTAAGGACCTACTGAGAAATTACCAAATTGGTCAGTGGTCACGTAGAATACACGGCCTACGTCACGTTCCTGTGTTTCTGAATCGGGATCCAGCGCATTCACAGGAGGTCCATAAATTTCATTAGGGTAATTGGTATCCGCATAAGATCCAGTACCAATTTCTAATAGATCATGTGAAGTCACACGAGTTAATGAAATCCTAATAGTCAGTGTGCCGGATTCATCTTTGGGCACCGCGGCCTTGAGCGTTGGCAGATTGGTAAAATAGATCACCGAGTCAACCAATGGAGTGTTCAGTGTTAACAGCCCATAATTGTCACCGGTGATGAGTTCATTTTGATAGGCCTGTACTGTGTACTCCACTCCTTTAAACACCAGTTTGGTACCAAGCAGTCTTCCTTCATCGGCGCTGCTGATTGGAACCACTGCCACTGTGCTGTCACCTGCTCTTCCTATGACCTTGCCCACGCTCTGTACACCACTCTGCGTGCCTGTGGTTTCAAGTGCTACCGCTGCGCTAGTTGCCACATCAGTGATGGTAAATGTATCTGGAGTTGGTGTAGTCTTAACAAAATACAGTCTATTGGCCAATATGCCGCCAGGCAATGCGCCAGTTGTGGTAAATCTAACAACGTCATTGGCAATGAAACCATGTGATACTAGAGTCACCACAGCAGGATTGTTTATCGTGATAGTACACGTGGCCGCTGAAGTTACAAAAGGCTGCTGAGGATACAGAGAAAGATCTACATAGTTGTAGTTTTCTCTCAGAGTGGTTTGAGCCAATCCAAACACAATATAGGTGTGCGTACCGCTTTGGCTGCCTGAAGTATTAATGGCTGTGCCACGTCTGGTTGAGGCCAGTCTAAACGTGTTGGCAGTGAATCCATCTGCTTGCACAAAATAAGTTTCACCAGCAACAAGTCCTGTTGGCAGTGCGCCCGTAGTGGCCAATGTGATTTGATAGCCAGGTTGGAGCCCGTGTGCTGCTCTGGTAATAATAGCAGGTGTGCCTAGACTCACAGTAAATGTTCTTGCGCCCACAAAGTCTGCATAGGCTTCAAATTGCAGTACTCGATAAACTTCAGGAGATTCTGCCAGTACTAGACCAGTGCTTGGTCGAACAGCAACGTCAACAGCATTTCCAGTTAACACCACATTGCTGTTTTGTCTAATGGTCAATGGAGTGCCGTTGGCAATCACTGCTGCAAGACCGTCTACGCCTGCACCTTCCGAACTACGCAGGCTCAGTCTTGCCACTCCCACAGGCAGACTTGCATCTGTGGAAACGCCTGTGATGGGATATCTGTAGATGTCTCCAAGTCCGTGATCAACTTCCAGTTCACCATTTGGCAATGGAGGATGTGTATAATTAGTTACAAATAATTGTAGACCACCTACGGTGTTGGCATATGAGCCCGATGGAAAATAACATTCTGCGCCCTGTGCTAGGTCATAGTACAAGGTCACTGGTGTGGGCACTTCTAATGGGTCACTGCCTTCTGCCACCAACGCAAAATTACCGTGCGCACTGGAACCACCGATTGATCGAATCTGTCCGCCACCTATGGAATAATATGATATGTGGCAGTAGTAGGTAAACATGCTCACGCACTCTGCTAAACCGCCGTTGTTGACCACAATACCATAACCAAGGTCATTGATCTGTGTGAAGTCGTTGCTCAACATGCTTCTGTTACCCGGCATCAGCACTTCATAGACGTTGGCATTTTCATTGACAAATGCTATCACCGAATCTTGCACAAGAGTTTTATTTGCCACAATGGTGCTACGTGCAGACACACCCGTCGCCAAATAGGCATAGGCGGTCAAGTCGGGCAGTGTTTCTGCTGCGGCCGATCCGACGCCACCAGTGAGTATGGCACTTACATTGGTAAACAGTGTTTCTATAATTGTTTCTATAGCAGCATCGCTAGGTGTGCCAGTTACCCGGACTGTGGCTGAATAGGATACTGCGGGTGCAAGGTCAAGTATGACCTGTTTGGCCACATATTTGGCATGATCAATGCCTGCGGCTGTTGCTGCTTGGATCAGCACAGGTATCTGCAGTACTACAGCATCGCCTACGCCATCCCAATATTTTAAACCTATTTTACGTGTTTCACTATTGCCGCCATAGATGATGTCATAAATTAATGATTCAATGGCATATTCTATATCTCTTGCAAAGTCATTAAAGGTCAGTGCTGGATATGTTGTGGCAAGATATCCTACTGCTTGATCTACAATGTAGGTGATATTAGCCTGTAACAATATTTTAGCATTGGCTCTATTAGCTGCCAACCCTGGAGGAGCGGTAAAACTCAACGCAGGAGCAAATATCGCGCCTTCTCTCACTATGTTGGCTATGATTGTTTTACTGCTGGCCACCACTGCCTGTGCTGTGGGATAAAGTTCAAGATAGGTGCTGGCATCATCATGAGCCTGTTCAATGGCTCTTACAGTGAGATCTAATTGATCATTGATTACCACAGCAGCACTGGCCAGTCTGTATGTAAGTCCAGAACGTCTGGCATGATAATTGGTGCCGAATACCACGTCATAGCCAACACCATCAAGAATCAATCCCACATCTCTTCGACATATGGCTTCATTGTAACTGAATAGTGCAAATGGCCACGGTGTGGTCTCATCCATAACAAATGACGCAGTTGATCCTGCCACATTGAATGTGTAGTCTCTCACATAGTTGATTCTGTAGATAGTATCGTCAACGATAAATGATCCAGGCAATTGAGGCAAGCGTTTTAGATTGCCAACACGTAGGAATGTGTCTGAGTCTTTGCTCAGGATTGTGAATTTCAAGTTGCCAGTGAAGCCGTCAATATATTGGCCACCGGCAAACGTTTGCCTACCTGTACTGCGAGAAAATGATGCACATTCTTGTGCATACGGAGATTTAGCAAGAATTTGTCCTTCTGGGTCAAGCACCATGGCAAACCCGCCATGTCCTTGAAAGGTAATGGCCTGTACCCTAGTTGCGTCATTGCACAACAGCACATCCATTTCATTGTTGTTTTTTGGCAAGTTGACATTGCTACTGCCCACACCATCGAGGATATCTATCACAGCATCAAACAAGGCACCCAATACACCTCCTATACTGACAGCATTACCACCTGAAGTGTATGTGCCAAAGGCAGCACCATTAACGGGAATGGTTAGTAGAGCGTCACTGTATATGTAAAAACTTGTGGGATCGATTACATCTACGTAATAGTCATTGCCGTTTATTTCCGTGGTGCCACCAACTGTGCTAATCAATATCTGATCGCCGTCAACTAATCCATGGGCAGTGCCAGTGGTAACGGCCATAGGATTGGCATTGGTAACACCTGTAATATTGAATGAAGTTCCGGTGGTTCCAGTTTCAGCCACGTAGGCACCGTCTACTATTTGCGGGTATGACGTTTGGAAAAGTTCCTGTATTGGTACATTTCTAACTACCAGTTGAGCCAATGTTCCTACTCTGCTAATGGCCGCAAGGGTTTGAGATCCCTGAGCACCAATTGCAATCAAACCACTGGCAGATCCAAAGTACTTCAATGCCGCAGATATTGTTCTATTGGCACCTCCGTACTTCAGATCAAATATCATGGCATCTAACAGTAGTCCAATATCTCTTTCACAGAGATCACTGTCGTATAAAAAACTAGCAGTGAATGGTGAAATTTCATTGTCAATTTGATCAGTAATCCAACCTATGACTTCTTTTTGTATAAATGTTCTGTTCAAAGTCAACAGTTGCGCCGCCGCCCTATAGAATCCTCTGTTATTAATTAATGGATACACAGGTTCATCTGTGCCTTGTAGATAGTGATAACCAAATAGTCTATCAGTCAATGTGATCTGATCAGTGCCCACTACTCCTACAGTGAGGTCTCTTCTGAAATACAAGAAGGCCCATGGACTAGAACTTATACCGGGTTTTGGTCTTATGATACAGCGTCTGAATTCATCACCAACTATGGACACGTTGGCCGGCAGTCTCAGGGGTAGATTTTCTTCGTAGACTCCACTTTCAACTAGAACACTCAGTTGTATATTTTTCTGTACATCACCATATGATATAACTTCACCAGGTTGGAATGTGCCAAATCTAAGATCAACGTCAAAAATTTCATCCCCTTCTGAGTCTAGAGCGCCTGTGTGTCCAAGGATCTGAGCCAAGGCTCCCGATGTTTCGCCTCTTAGGAAAAGACCTTCTCGTATGTCTCTGCTTCTGATAGCACTGGGAGTTGATGTAGTGTAGTCTCCAGTAAAGTCTGTGCGATAGCCTCCAGTTTCTATGAAAAATCTAGGAAGGGATACAGTGACCAACGGCTGGCTGGTGAATCCAGATCCTTGATCTGTGACTGTGATGCTGATCACACTGCCACCTACCACGTCGGCAGTACCAAATGCGCCTGCTCCAGTAGTGTCGCCGGGTGCTGGTACAATCCTAACAGATGCTAGACCAAATCCACTGCCACCACTGTTTACTACCACGTTGTTGACCTTGTAGGTCAAATCCACAGTAGCTAACTGACCATTGTCGCTGTCATCTGTGGTTGCCACATTGGTGTTGGAGAGAGGCAATATAGTGTACACTCCAGAGGACACGATGCGGAATGTTAACACGCCACCTGCTTCTGTTGTAGATAATATCTGTAGTCTAGCTGGTTCGCTAAATGTTCCCCCAGTCACAGTTAGTATATCGCCAACTTGATAATTTACACCCACTGTATTCACAACCACAGTGTCAACACTCATTAGGGCACTGCCGCTGAATCCTGAACCGCTGCCCGGAGCATCTTCAATCCTAGTCAATGTACAGTTAGATACTCCGTTGTTGTAGGTCAATGTTTTTTTGTAGGGGCCTATTTCGTTTCTAGCCTCTAGCACAATTTCTTCTGCTCTTTTCAGTGCCGCTTCAATAGTTCTATAGGCATAGGCCAATGCTCGACCTTGTAGTGCTGCGCTGACACCTGGTCGATCGTCTTGACCCGATGTAGCCACATATAGATTGATGCTACTGCCAAAGGCAGAATTATCCACATATCGTTTGGTCGCAGCGATCAATCCATCATAGACATCATCGTCATCTGGCTCAGGATCTCTGGATAGGATTAACGGGCCGCTCATTGTGCCAAAAGCACCATTTACCAGCCCAGTTCTTGGATCGATGGCATTGGTGCCTGACCTGGAAACTTTGCCATCAGCATAGCGTTTGTTGATGGCTTCGTGATCAAATACAGGGACCAGTGGAATATTATCAGTACCTAGGTCTCTGATCCTAAATTGAGTACTGCCAGATCGTGCGCTGAGATTGCCCCCCAACTGTGGACTGGTGTCACCGACCACTTCAGAGAACTCTGAGCTGATACGTATTTCATTTTGATTGGTGGTAAAATCAAGATTTATACCGGCACCTGAAGTGATCTGTTTGTATACAATACCTGTTTCTGTGTTGTTAACACTGAGTATGGCATTTTCCTGTCCGAGGTAGCTATTTGGAGTGTCGTCTAGATTTTTAAAAGTTAGCTTTTCACCTAGACCCAATGAGCTGTACAGCTCACGAAAGTTGTCGTTCACCTTGCGGAACGAGTCGCGAATACTGTCGCCTGTGCCGTCGTTGCCTACAACGCCGATATCAATAATTTTTCTTGCCATGGTCGATCCTAAGATTTATGGTTGCTCTACTATTTAGCCCAAAGTTTTATAAGCCGAATGTAAATACAAGATGTTCTTAAAAAAAGAAACTCAACAAACTCAACATGTTAGACTCAGTAAACTAGGAGTTGCACACAACTACACCAGAAGAAAAACTATTGCAGTTTTTCGTTGTGATAACTGTGATAGAGAATTTACACGTGAGCTACGCAAGATGGATCACAGAAGATTGAGCAACAACTATTTTCATGTATGTGCATTATGCGATGCAAAAAAGTTTGCTCAACGCAAGGGGGTTGAACGCAAGCAGATCTGGGACATGCCCGCCAGTACCACCTTGCCAGTGGGCAAATACTAGACTCTAAAACTTTCTCCACAGCCGCAACGGTCTCGTTCGTTAGGATTTTGAAAATCAAATCCCTCATTAAGCCCATTGCGGACCCAGTCCATAGTTAACCCGTCCAAATAGGCTAGGCTTTTTTCATCTACCAATACAACAAAACCGTCGTGTGCAAAATTTGTTATTCCAATTTCTGCGGTGTACTCATCTACGTACTCAATGGTATATGCTAGGCCACTGCAACCTGTAGTTCTTACACCTATACGAATACCCACACCTTTGCCACGTTTAGCAAGCATTTCTTTAATTTTAGTTTTGGCTGTGTCGGTTACGGTAATCATTTACGGCTGCTTTGATAGCATCTTCTGCCAGTATCGAACAATGTATCTTAACTGGGGGTAGAGCTAATTCTTCGGCGATGTCGGAGTTTTTGATTGATCCGGCTTGATCAAGGGTTTTTCCTTTGACCCACTCTGTAATGAGGCTCGAGCTCGCAATAGCCGATCCGCAGCCATACGTTTTAAATTTTGCATCTGTAATAATACCTGTATCATGATCAACCCTTATTTGAAGTTTCATAACATCGCCGCAAGCAGGGGCACCAACCATACCAGTACCAACACTAGGATCACCCTTGTCAAAAGATCCGACGTTCCTGGGATTCTCATAATGATCAATTACCTTTTCTGAATAGGCCATCCTAATCCTTTTTAAACAGACTTAAAATCTTAGCCTGAATTGTCTTGGCAAAGTCGGGCTGAGGGAAATTCCAACCAATGAATGCACCCAGTGCTAACCAAAATAATGTTTCTAACATGTCATTCTCCTATTAAGCGGTCGTTAACGACAGACCAGTCGATAACACGCCAAATATTATTTAGATATTTGGCTTTATTCTGTTGGTAGTCTAATGCCCAAGCGTGTTCCCACCAATCAATAAGCAGGGAAATCTTCATGCCTTTAGTATATTCGTGATTGGGGATAGTGTGCAGTTTGCCCGCGGTATCCATATAGACCCAACCAGATCCTTGAATAGCCATAGCTTCTTTTTCCACAGCCTCTTTGAACTTGTCAAAGCTACCGTATATGTTGTCGATTAATTCGCCTGCTGCTTCTGCAGGCTTGTTAGCAGCTCTGGGAGGAGTTAGATTTCCAAAGAACAAATTATGTAGCATTGCACCACCATAATTAAATTTAGAATCACCTTCGCCTGCATTGTATCTTTCAAAATACTTAGCAGCTAGTCCAGAGTAATGATAGTCAAGCGTATCTTTGCTCATTACAGGATCAAGTTCTTCTTTGCCAAAACTTAACTTGTTTTGAACAATTTCCCTAGTATCTGTATCTTCGTGTAGGTATTTGATGAAATGTAGCGCCATGCTGTATTTAGTGTATAAATAACCTACAAGGAGATTTTAATATGATCGGTTTATTAAAGAAACTATTTGGTGGTAAGCCAGCAGAACAAACTGCGGAAGTTCCATATAAAGTAGAGGCAGAACCAGTGGTTGAGGCAGCGCCTGCACCAGCAGTTGAGGCAGTGGTAGTGGTTCCGGATGCAGTTGTTCCGGCGGCTGTAGTTGCAGCACCAACGGCAGAGCCACAGAAAAAGGCTGCTCCTGCAAAGAAAGCAGCCCCAAAGAAGCAACAGTTCGCTAAAAAGCCTGCAACAGCTAAAAAGCCACCTGCTCCTAAAAAACCAAAATCACAAGCCTAATTTTTTAGCTTGTTCATAAAGTGCAAAGCTGGCCAAGTTCTTGGCCTTGCTTTCGCACATGATATCAAATTGGTCTCTGAATCTCAGTGCCCATTCATTCGCTGCTGTATTCCAGTAGAAGTTTGAGTGTGCTCTGAGTTTTTGTTTTTTGTGTCCGGATTCGATTAGCGCATCAAGGGCGGGAAGGGTGTCTGTGGCATGGCCAATAACAACGTCTTCCCGTGAAACACTATAATGTATAACAGGCCTAACACCACGCCAGCTATCAATAATCCTTTTAACACGGTCATCATTCGGGTCAATATATTCTCCTGAGTTAATCCAATGGTGATGAATATCTAGTACTAGGGCACAATCATTCACTAGTTCGATGCTAGAATCGATGCCCCAAGTCATTTCATCGTTTTCGATAGTAATACAATTTCGAGCTTCGGGTGAAAGCCTAGTCAACGCTCTGCGAATACCTTCGGGTCCTTGCTTGCCTGAAATGTGTACGTTAATTTTAAAATCTTGAAATGTTCGACCGTAGCCCATCCAGCGAGCCATATCGGTATGATATTCAAATTCTTCAATCGATCGTTCTACAATACCTTCGTTAATAGATGCAAGCACAGTGAACTGACCAGGATGCATAGACAACCGAACACGCCTCTTGCGAGCCAAATCTCCCACTTGTCCAAATGCTCTTTCGCAATAGGCTCGTACATCGGCACGCCGCCAAAACCCGCACCAATCCTGCTGAGTATATACAGGTAGTATATCGCTACTGAGTCGTACCATTCTAAGATCTTCATGTTGTTCTCCAACTAATTCTACCAGCTTGCGAGTAGATTCTATGTTACCTACCATTAGGTCCCATAGTTTTTGTTCTGCAATCTGTTTAGTTTGTCTATTTAACCAAGCCACGGTAGTGCTACCAGTGTTATACTGTTTGCAATTGTCAGCCTGTTTGATACCATCGATCTGACTGGGGCCATCAATCCACTTGCAGGCAAAACCTATACGTTTAGTCATTTTTTACTTTCGCTGAAATTACATTGGCGATACGAAAGGAACGCCATTCCTTTTTGTCCAAGCACCAAACGCTCATCACATCTGGGTTTTGTTTCTTTTCTTTCTTTACTATAGGAAAGTCAATGGGATTATCTGTATTAGTAAAGTGTTGAAAATTTGGAGCAGGGATAGGATCAGGAATAAACTCTGCCTTAAGTGTACAAGGCATCGATCGAATCTCACCATTCACTTTGGTAAATTCTACAATGCACTCGTTTTCAAGAAGCAGAGTGCGTAATGCTTCGGCTGTAATAGTATTTGTCATACTACTAGTATAACACAATTACCGCCAGTTGTCAATTACAAACTGATCCATAACTTCGTCGGGTTTTGGATCTCCGTGAAACACACAGACAGCGCACTCTAGATGTATCTTTGGACTGCGCACATCTTTGAAAAACCTTTTGCCGCCCTGATACACCAATTCATTTCGATCACGGATCTCCCATTTGTAACTCTGTATCCATCGTTCGGGCCAAAAGGTTATACGGCTTTTTGCTACTTGCCAAATCCAATCTTGGTCGCCGTGCAATTTTTGAGCCTGCTTGGGATTGTTTTGGAAGGTGGTAAAGATATCTGGATGTAGTCCTGCGGGCCAACTCATGACAGAACTGTTGAGAATGTTCCACTGGGGATTAAACTTTCTATTAAAGTCTCTAATGCCTAAAAACTCTCGGTCATAGCCTAAAATTAATTTATCAATATTCTGATGTATAACAATATCTAGATCAAAATATAAAACTCGGCCTCGCAGATTTAGCCCGGGATCAAACATGTGAACCTTGTGCCACCACCCTTTTGCATACCCGGCATGTGGTCTTACAATGCTGGTAACACCGTCTATGGGATGTTGATCATCAGTTAAACAGAAAAACTCATAGGGAACGGTTAGATGTCTAGCAACCATGTTACGCAGACGCTCAACATATTCTCTACCATAGCGTGTACCAAATCGAACACACAATACAGAAATTGGTTGGACTTGAGTTTGTATAGAGGTAGGTACTGGTATTGGTTCTTCTACAGTAATTTCAGTAGAAGGGAAACCAAATTTTTTATAGTGTCTCCACTGATCTTTAGTGAGATTTTCTCTTGACAATTTCATCGATGGCTACTAGGTCTTTTAAAATATTGCTGAGGTCGTCCAACTTGATCATATTAGGACCGTCGCTGGGTGCGTTATCTGGATCTTCGTGACATTCCATAAACAAAGTTGATACGCAACCTGTGGCTATAGCAGCTCTCGCCAAGTACGGGACCATGGTCCTATCTCCTCCAGATCTTTCTCCCATTCCCCCAGGCTGTTGAACAGAATGTGTGGCATCAAAGACCACTGGATAGCCAGTGCTTGCCATGATAGGTAAACTGCGCATGTCGACCACAAGATTATTGTATCCATGAGTGTATCCTCTTTCGCATAACATAATGCGTTCATTGCCAGTTGAAGCAATCTTTGCCGCAACGTTCTTCATATCGTGAGGAGCAAGGAACTGCCCCTTCTTGACATTGATAGCACATCCGGTTTCGCCTGCGGCTAGTAATAGATCAGTTTGTCTGCACAGGAACGCTGGAATCTGTAGTATGTCAATGCCTGCCTCTGCACATTCTTTTGCCTGCCACGATTCGTGAATATCTGTTAAAACAGGCACTCCGAAAGTGTGCTTGATAGTATTAAGTATTTGCAAACCTTCGTCAATGCCAACGCCTCGTTTGGTGCTAATGCTAGAACGATTAGCTTTGTCAAAACTGCTTTTGTATATCAAAGGAATGCCAAGCAATGCTGTGATAGCAATAAGTCTAGCACAGGTTGCCTCGGCATGGTCCTGACTTTCTATTTGGCACGGTCCAGCAATAAGAACAAACGGCAAATCGTTGCCAATAGGTAAAGAGCTAATATTAAATGTGCGCATATTATTATTTACCAATGCCTAATGGTGTTGGCAATAATAAAGCAACAGGTTATAACGTGAATGACAACCCAAAATGTTTTTAAGAATAATACTATGCGAGCTTCGCTTAGAGAGAGGATAGGCACATCTGGCCTATCTTCATCTGTCTGCCCCATTAGGTGCCCGGTTGCTCGAGCCCATATGCGTTCAAACGAGTTCACGCAAATAAATCCTCATTCCATTCTCTATGACCTTCACGGAACGCCATATTGCTCTGCGTTTCGCGAACTTCAACACGATAGCACCATAGGCGTTTGCTTTCACCATCACCCCACATGTCTGGAATGTATACACCATTAACATACTTGTAGAGTTGATCAGCTAGGCCTTCGCAACCTAGTTTAGGAAGGATAGTAAGTTTAGCCAACTTACGCTTTTCCATTTCCTTGTAAAAGTCTAACTCAGGATCGTCTTCTGCTACTAACAGGGTATGATCAAATTGACTTTCTAAGATGCCTTTGAGTTCTTTAAGACCTCCGTAGTCAGCAGCCCAATTACGAGCGTCAAGGTCGTTGGTGCCAAAGTAAAATTTCATATTAAATGAATAACCGTGAATTAGATTACAATGACTATCAGCTCGCCATTGCCTATAGGCGCATGGGAATGAGTCGTGATATTCTTTTGTTGAAGTGTACTTATATTGTACGGGTTGAAGATTTGCCATCTCTAGTCTCCTTTATTAAGGTAGCAAGTTTGACGACATGCAGAGTTTATAAAGCGGGATGAATGACGTAAAAAGTCCGCTGTGCCTGTGTGTATAGATTAAGTATACAAGGTATTTATAGGTAATGCAACTCCAATAGATTCTTTTTTAACATTATTTTTTTGCCATTCTGTAGGCAACGTCCAACCTTCTGTATTGATGATATTAAATTGAATATGGGGAAACAATGAAAACAATTTGCCTATTTGGTATATCCAATAGCTGGGATCAACAGCATTAGAGTTTGGATGAGAATAATTATTGGTTCCTTTGTAAACATTGTTCACGTGTTCTTGCCTGCCGTATAAATCAAAACCAACAAGTGATACCGTAGGTAAATTTAATTGTGCGGCAACAAGAACAGCATACGGGCCAGATCCCCAATGTATAGGATTGTCGGGACGAAGCTCTCCCTGATAGGGCAAGTCTGGCAGCAGTTTTATATTTTTGTTTTTTTCTATCTTTCTAAAATAGTGATGCCAGTTGTCTCGAACGTGGATCATAGTATTAGCAGTTGCAGGATTTTCTAATGCTTCTCTAACCATTCTATGATCACAACAGATCAAATGATCAACAACAAGATCTCTATGTATGGCATTGCAGCCTATAAGAACATGCGTGTCTTTAAAATCGTTTAGGTTGATTCTACCACGACTTTCGCCGTTGCCTATAACTAGGGCCTGTGAGCCCATGTGTTAACCTCGTTCTTTGATCTCGCCAAAGGGATACCATGCACCGGGACTGCCTGCTCTTAGACAGACCCAGCCGACACCAGTACCAACTCTGGCAGCGGTATTCCAAACAATGTCGCCTACGGCATAAGTACCTTCTTGCGGAGAATTGCTAGCATACATTTGTATGTGACCACTGAATCTCACCGCACCCGCCACATGTAGATCTACAGCAGGATCTGGATTTTCAACGCCCACACTTAGTTTGCCGTTGACTTTAACTTGTATGGGATTTCTATTGGCATTACCTAGATCAATATTACCATTGGCCTTGACTGAAATACGAGAAGTATTGTCAGTGACAATGTCAAAATCCGTGCTGGCAAAAGTGCCAACCATTCCGTGAAAGTCATCATTGGTGCCCAGCATTACCTCAATGGCATTTTCCGCCACGCTGAATGCAGCATTAGGAGCTTCTGTGCCTAGACCTAATCGGTCTGTAGTGCCATTGTAGATCAAATACTGATTGATATTAACCGATCCATCTACGATCAACCCTTGAAGTCTACCCACAGTTTGTAGGTTACTTTTAAGTACGGTAGACCCTAGTTCTTTAGTGGACAGCACCACAGTGTTGCCAATGGAGAAATTCTTGTCTTTATCTAGATCAATGCTTTCTGAAGAGAAAAATCTATCAGGATTTCCGTTGTACACCAACTGTTTGGTGTAGCCTTTGCCGCTCCAGATAATGCCTTTACCAAAGTTTTCCTCGCCCTTGCGAGCCCGGAATTCTAGGAACTGCGTGATTTCTTGAGCAACAGGTTGATGGGCCGATTCAACAAGTTCTTTAAGAACTCTGCTTAAATCAGTGAGAGTTTGATCGATATTGGTATTGTTCATACCAGTATTTATCAAACTCCGATCTAAACATTAGACAATTTTTAGCAGAATTATGTCTTCGTTGATACGCCCGTTCATGCGTGTATCAACTGCATTGATATCTTCGAGGAACTTGCGTAACACCACTTTGCCTGCTGCCTTAAATTCTTTAAGTTGATCAGCTGGCTTACGCAGTGTCTTTTGTACAGATGTTGCTTCGTTGAAGCCTGTAATTGTGGTGCCTTTGACGCCAAGTTCTTGGAACTCAGCAGCCAAGTACTTGCCCAACTTGCGGCTCTTGGTATTGTAGGTCCACAATTCTTTAGCACCCAGAATATCAGCAGGATTGATAGATACCAATTTAAGCGGCTCATCTGCCTTCTTGTACTTGAGTTTGGCAATAATCTTCTCTGCAGGCACAGCCTTTTTGGCCTTGGGCTTGCGATTAACCTTGGCTTCTTGCGCCAACATCTCGCAGGCACTGACAATTTCCTGATAGAATGCTGTAATCTTACGCAGTTGCACCTTGCTTAAATGGCTGTAGGCTTCTTTGAGTTGCTCGTCTTTGGTTGTTGCAACCTCTACGAGTTCATCTAGATCTTTAACATAAAAATCTCGAATAACACGAGCATGAGCCGCTTTGGCCTGATGTGCCTTTAACAGGTTAAGAACTTTGAATGCCTTGGGGTCAAATGTTTCTGGATCTGTTTGAAACGCTTCGATGGCTGTTTCAATTTCTTCAGTCATTTTGTACGATGATTCACGCACACGATCTTGAATACTGACAACAGGGCCTGTAGGTTTAATCTCAACTTCCTCGCTGTCGTCTGTGTCATCTTTGCCTTCGCTAACAATCTTGGCAATGGCTTGGCCTAACCAAACTGCCGAACTACGACCCTCATTGAAGTCTACACGAACAGGAGGCATGCCTTTCAACAAACAGGCAGCAATGGCACCTACAGTTGTACCACAGCGATTGTCTTTGGTCTTTTTAAATTCAGCAATTTGCTCTTTGGTGTAGCCGTTAGCACTCATCCAATTGATCACTTTGGGTTTGAGTTCTTTACCACTGGACTCTAACCGATACCAGCTCATGGCAACATGAAAATGACGCAGGAACTGATTGGTATCCCAAGCTTCGTGGCCGTCCCACTTTGGACTAAAGTCTTTGCCTTTAGATGCACGAGCTTCTGCTAGATGTTTTGCTTTTGTGGCCATTCCGCACTCCTATTAATTAAACAATACTAATATTATAGCATCGTTTGATCTATTTGTCAAGTGGGTCATTTTGAAAAGTTTTGATAAGGATTGGATCACCATCGTCTGTTTCTTGATAGACTGTGGATAATATGTAGCCGTCACTGAGACTAGATTGGGCTATTCCAAATGCTTCCTTTTGGCTTGCAGTGGTTTCTAATAATTCATTGTGACCGGCTTCATCTTCGGCCCAAACTTCGTATAGCATATATGTCATTTTGGTTGCTTTCTAACCTCCTTAACGGTTATCATCTTCAACGTCTAAAACAATCCAACCCAATTGTTTTAGATCCTCGCGAATTTCATCAGTGACTACACTCTCCGGAACATATCCCTTAGTGCCATCTAGATCACCATTGCCCAGGCCTTCTCCAATACCAGAGCAGTACCAATCAATGTAATCGCCTTGTTCACGCATATTGGCAATTATCCCACCGGCACTGCGCCAACTAGCTGACCACCGTTCGTCTTTGAGAACGGGCATGACATCCAATTTTTGGAATTGTCTATTGCATATAGCGGCATATAAGTTTTGAGCATAGGAGTCACTGTTTCGAACTTTATTTAACATCAGTTCGCAGGTGCGAAGATCGTACTCCATGTTGTTTTCCTGCCACTCGAGAGTAAGTTCTCGTGAGTCTGCTTCAGCTCGCCACTTGGCCCACATGTCAACATAGGCCTGTGCGTTGACTCGTTGTTCTTCAGTGATAGCGGGATCTTCCAATTGCTTTTCAGAACGTTCCTGTTGGAAGGTCATTCGATTAGGGCTTTTTGAAATCTTTAACATCTTCGATTGCCAATTTGAGAGTTTCTGCGTAGTTTAATGCTGTCTGTTCTTTTAGATGAATACTGCCTTCGAAGTCTACATAGCCTTTAGTCAACAGAGTCCAAATGTGTGTCCAACGACTCTTAGACCAAAAGTTGGTTCTAACAGTGGTATAAACCATTACAGCAACGCCCGAGTCGTCTGCTTCGATCCATAGATTGTGTGAACAGTCTGGACTGCCACACTCGCAGACCACATGGTAGGCACGACTATCTCCCCAGTCATTGGTTTTTAAAATTCCTTCGGCAGGTGTTTGTGCTTTCATGTTTTATCTCGTTGATGTTTGTATTCTCGTTTGAGCCAGTATTTGTATCGTTCCCAATACTGATTTATTGTAGCAGGTTCTTCACCGTAGAGCAACCGTTCTTCGCGATTCTCCATCCAGAGTTCGTTGACCCAGTGTCTAAAGGCACTAGACGGGTGTTGGCGGTCGTTTGGTACAATATTCACACGTTGGGTCATCACATTTATCCTCTAACCATTTATCGCAAGATCTGCAATAATAAGCATCATACTCTTGCGAGTACGATTTTTTATTCTCGCAATCACAATAGTTTGGGTTCAGGTCCATAGACTATCACGAGCTTTGATCAGTCGAATCATCATAGCTTCATCTTCTTTTTCATAACCCTCTTCGATCTTTTGAAGCAACTTATGAGCCTTATCGCTGGCTTTTTTAAGTACAGGATCTTTAGGGGTACTGAAACTTAGCTTGCCACCATTGGCTTCACGCTGTGCTTCGCAGGCCGCAGTCCAGCCACTTGCTTCATATGGATCAGGACGAGCACGATAAGTCACAGTCCACCACACATAAAGCTCTTTGATCTCTTTTGCACGAAGGGCTTGTCCAGTTGGCTTGCCGTATTCAGGATCGTCTGGTTCACACCAATCAGTGTTGGTCAATGTCATTGCCCAATCTAAATGATCAAGACCTGCTTGAGGACAACGCCAAGTGCGCCAACGGAACCAACCGCTAGCCCAAAAGGGAGGATCATACTTAGCACGAGCTTCTTTATCTCCCCAAGCGATGTGCGACCATGCGGATTCGATTTCGACGAAATCCACCAACTCATTAAATAGGCATGGCAGGAACCGATTGCCAACATCGCACCAAGCACCAGGCTTGATGTCACGAGTATGAGCGGTAAGAGAGTGAGTACGACTAACCCAGCGATTATTGATGTAATACTTAACATCGTAGATCTTTCTAACGGGCCAAGTGACAAAATCCTGGATATAGCCTAGGGCCTCTTCAGCTAGCCAGTAACGAAAATTGTGCTTCATCTGAGCCGCAGTGGTCCAGTCGTCCCATTCTTCTGAGGTACCCGCACTGAGTTTTTTAGTGCCGCGAAGCCAATCTGCAAAGGGAGTGCATGACCAGTAGTTTGTGTGATGTGCCATTATAGTGTGTTTTCTCTGTTGAACAACTTAATTATACTATCTTTTAGATAACATGTCAAGATGATTCTTTTTTGACTCAAATTTTTCTTTGATAGCCAGCCAAATTGAGCATGATCGAATACTGCTCGTAGGCTTTTTGGACAGCCGTATTTGATTGCCGATACCAACTTTCTTCACGTTCCTTTTCCATAAGTATGGCAAACATATCGGCATCGCTATATCCGTGATTGTGATTGCCAAAAAATCTCTGTTCCATTTCTACAAGAGCTCGAAAACGGCTTTCGGGTATTTGAACGGTGAAGACTTTTTCTGTTTCATATTCTACAAAATCTTTCCTCACTATATCTGCTCGTAAGGGATCTGTAAAATACTTAGGAGGATGATATCTGGCCCTCCGTTTTTGATCATCTACGATTTGTATTTCGTAGTTTTTGCAAAACTGATCAATTTGTTCTTTCATTATACAAGACTTTCAGCCAATGGAAAGATTTCTGCAATCACTTTTGCACAGGCCTTGGCAACTTCCTGATGCTCTAGTTGTGTGCCGTTAGCTGATCGTAGTTCAATGAAGTGTACCCATGAACGTAGTGTACCATTCATGTACAAGCGACTTTCTGTAAGACCTTCCGGCAGCACAGCACGAGCCTGTTCCTTGGCTATACCGTTAGCAATGGCCCATTCATATTCTCGTTTGGCAGCGTAGATAACTCGCTGTTGAGCACGATACCATTCATTTTGTAACAGCTGATCATCGACTGGGACGCTGTTCTGTCTATTTTTTGGATCTTGGAGTCGTGCTTCTCTACATACAAACGACAGGTCTTTAGTAGGGTCAGCATATCGCTGACTGAACTCTTGGAAACTGAAACTTCTGTGTCGCAAGATTTGTCGGGCAATATCTCTGGTTGTGGTGATTTCGATACAGGCACTGACCATTTCGAGTGGGCTCCAGTGTTGGTGTTTGACCAAGTATCTGATGAGTTTTTCTGATGTGTCTGTGTTGAGCTGATTGGAAGGATTGCTGACACGGGCGCAATACGCAATGAGTTCCTGCGCATCTTCGATGCCCATATTTCGAAATTCGGCTGCGGGTTGACTATATGATAAAAGTTTAACATTCATGTTTATTTACTGCTTAGGTTAGTATATCGAAGTTTACAACACATCGTGGCCCTGTTTTAGGAATGCCACCACCGTGATATATTTCTCCGTCAAACACAACCACTCGGCCACGTTTAGGAGAAACTGATTGAACTACGTTATTGTCCTTGTCAAAGAATACAGTGTCTCCATCTGCATCGTTGACATAATATAATACCACGGTATGTTTAAAAGGGAAGTCTTGATGTGCTGCGTAATTTTTTAATTTTGTTTTATAGGGCAATATAAGATAAATCCTAGCCACCATTATTTCTTTTAATATTAATCCTAGGTCTTGACAAACAACCTGCGGTATTAATGCAAAATTATCTAGATGGTCAGAACGTTGTGAACTAGACTTTAGCACGTGAACAAACGAAATAGAGTTAACTCCCGGTTCATTGGCAGTTGATTCGTACTTGCACCGCAGATCAACTGTGGGGTGCATGATCTCTTCTTCCACACTGGTCTTTCCTAAAATACTCAACTCATAATAATCTTGAAGATGCTTGGGAATCAAGTCATCATAGATTTTGATATTCACTTTGGTTCTTCAATAGGTTCGTCAAAACAAAGACTTTCCATAGTCTTGTAATGTTCGTAGGCTTTTTTAAGTGCTTCGAACTTTTCGAGTTTTGTAGGATCAGGAACAAGTATAGCTAATCTCTGCTCCATCTTCTTCATAAATTCTTTTAGGCTCTGACCATCAATTTTAATATCAGTACCTGCTGCCATTTCGATACCAGTGGTGTTAATGTTAACCGTGCTAGGACTAACTCCGTAGCTAGGGCTTATAGTATATCCACTAGTTCCAGTAGTCCATTGACTGTTGGAATTAATATTATTAATTGTAGTAATACCACCAACTGTTGCTCCACCGTAAGTAAATGTAGTACTAGGTAGAGTTATTGTATTAATATTTGAATATTGATCTGAGCCAGTCAGTGTAATAGTATCTAAGGTATCGATCATGGTGCTTGCCTGAGCAGCACCATAATCACTTAGATCAATTTCAATATCATCGAATGTGATATCGTCCTTGTTGCTCATAATTAGGCCTTGGCTTCTTTGCGGGCGTTCTTTTCTTCTGTGATTTCGTTGCGACGAGCTTTAACACCCTTGGCAACTTCTTGAAGAGCTTTGCGAGCACGAGTTCCTGCTGCACCGTTGCCGGCTGTGAATTTTGCGTCCTCGGCTAAGAATGCTTCGAAGTCTGCTTTTAATTGATCAACTGTTGACATAATATTTTTTCCTTATAGTTATGTTCTAATACTTATAAGCCACCCTGTTTACAGGGGCTTAAAACTGGTATGGTCGGTAGGTTTCGAACCTACAAAGGCGCTGTCTACGACTTTGCCCCGTCCCCATTCTCGACTATGAGTCGAGCGGGAGGTCTGCCAATTCCACTCACGACCACAACTATATTATATAATCATAATGAACAAAGGTCAATGATTTTCCAAATAAATAAATTTTGTATAACTCCATTTTTTGGTAGTTGAGAAGATAGGTTAATTCTAAAGGAAATTACATGAACAAACGTATTTTAGTTATGGGCCTACCTGGTTCAGGTAAAACATATTTGGCACAACATATTGTTGACCATTTACAAGCAGATAAAAAACGTGTAGGTTGGTTAAATGCTGACGATGTGCGTAAAAAGTATAACGACTGGGATTTTAGCAACGAAGGTCGTATTCGTCAAAGTCATCGTATGCGCGAATTAGCAGATGCAATGACTGATGTTGATTACGTCATCTGTGACTTTGTTGCTCCTCTAGTTGAGATGCGTAACAACTTTAAAGCAGATTGGACTATCTGGGTAGATACAATTGACAAAGGTCGGTTTGAAGATACTAACAAAGCCTTTATTCCGCCAGAGATTTACGACTTTAGGATTACAGAACAAGATGGAGAAAAATGGGGGGAGTTTATTGCCGCACACATTATAGACAATCGTCGTCGTCCTGTGTTTGACTGGAAAAAAGAAACTGTTCAGATGTTAGGCAGATGGCAACCATGGCATGCAGGTCATCGAGCACTCTTTGAAAGATTACTGGCCAAGACTGGACAGGTCATCATCCAAGTACGTGATGTACAAGGATGGCAAGGTAGTAATCCTTTCGAAGTTGACAAAGTTAAAGGATTTATCAAACGTGATTTAGATATGCTTTATCAAGGGCAATACGAAATTCAAGTTGTCCCAAATATTGTTCATATTGGCTGGGGTCGTGGTGTAGGATATACCAGTGGTGAGGAAACGTTTGATGAATCTATTACTGACATCAGTGCTACTAAAATTCGGAAAAATCTAGGTCTAGTATGATCGGTATTGAAATAATATTTTATTTCTTTCTATGGACTTTTATGATATACTGGATACACCGAGCCAGTCATAAAATTTCATTTCTGTCAAAACTACATTTTCATCATCACGCTTATATTAAAAAACACAAGATAGTTTGGCATTGGAATAACATTTTTCTGTTCAATGACAATTGGCCTAGCACGTTTGATTATTGGATAACTGAAGTTCTACCTACTTTTATTTTCAGCTGGATCACCGGTCAATGGTGGATAATTATTTTATTTTATGTTTATGCAGCCATTATACAAGAAAGGCTAGAACACAATAGAAAATTCAATTTGTATCCTTGGTACACATCTGGTCAATGGCATTATTTGCATCATACAGAAAGTAGATGCAATTATGGTATCGGAACACCTTTTTGGGATTGGGTCTTTAAAACAAATCGATCAATTAGATTATAGATTTAAGTTGTCCGAGTCTGTTTCTCACGTTCAAAAAATCAGCAATTACAGTTTTTGTGGCAGTTCTTTGCCAATCTCGATCTTGCCAAAACTTTTTTGCATTTTGATTTACAGGATGATTAATAAATTCAGAAAATGATTCTTCATCTTTAAAAAAAGTATAAATTTCTAATTTACATCCTGTTTCATCTAAGATTAAAAATCTATCTAGGATTCTGCCCTGTCTGATAAAATCAGCTGCTAACGCTCTAACTCCTGTGCCTTTTTTTCCTTGGAGTTTTTCTTCTAATCCTCGATAATAAAAATCATCCACACTTGTGCCATTTCTATTTTTTTCTTCGAATATAACTTTTTGTAGTATCATAACACTAATTGATTAACAATATATGAAGGAAGGGCTGAATAATGTGTGTGATTTTTTTTAACTTCTTTTATAATTAAACTTTGCAGTTCTTCAAAATTTCCAATATAAGAATTGATATCGTCGGTGTCGTTATAATTATGATCAAAAATAATTTTTTTGTTAAAATAAGTGTCTAAATTGTTTGCAATGTTATTATTTACAATATCTTCAAAATATAGTTTTTCGATAATATTAGAATCTTTAGCAAATAAATTCTCTAGTTCCCAATATGTTCTACAAAGTTGATTGAAAAATGTCATTATTCTTCTTACTTCTCTTTTGGATTCAACAAAAATAAACGGATCATGTTTTTTAGAGCTACCTATGTAGTCATTATGGTCTATTGCGATCAGCATACTTCCTATGACTTTCCAAATATCTTTTCTTAAAATTAAGATCACATCTAGATTATTATCTTTAATTAAATTTTTTAAATCTGAGTGAAAGGACAAGAAAGTTTTAAAACCAAAATAATCTACATTTTTCTTTGATTTTACACTAATAAATTTTTTAATGATTAAATCTTGATCGAATGAATTATTTTTCATCGAGTTAGCTAATCTGTGTAAGTTATGCGGATTAAACGGTTCGTAATTAGGAAACTCTGGAATCCAAATATCATCAAATTCGTTCAGCACATCGCAGACAAACGTAGTGCCGCTACGAGGAGTCCCAACAATAACAAAGTTTTTATTCATTTTTTATTTTACCATATGCGATGTTTTTTACGGATGCATTATATACAATATTCTGATTCAGCAGTAGCTTCTTGCAATCTTTGATCAGTAAGGGCTGATCTCAATCCTGTGATAGTGATATTTGGTCTTGGTTTATTTGAAATATTAAAAGTTCCATGCGGAACATTCAAGGTATCGAACATATGAACATCGCCAGCTCTCCACTGAGTGTGTACTGCATTACCGTATATAAGGATCTGGCCGGGTTCGTAATCTTCTAGATGTACAATAATCCTAACTATTTTTGACGGGTCTGTGGGATTGCGATGCCATAATTTATCAATGTGCATGGCGAACGTCTGACCAGGCCATTGCACATGGCAACGATAACTAACTTTTTCTAAATGCCAATGGTCTACCATTTTTTTAATTTTAGGAAACTGATCTAGATATTCTTCTAAAACTAAGTTAGTATGATCAACATGGTCTAAACCGTGAGCCTTTCTGTCGTTTTGCTCTTGTGTTCTCATTGGACTAACACCCCCAGGGAATCCCGGACGTTGACCTGCCGCCGTACTTTGATCCCAGGATAATGATTTTGATTTATCTATAATTTTAGCAACATCGTCTGCCCAATCTCCTTTGAATCTTCCCAGCCGATGATACCATTCACCCTCATGCTCCTGTTTAAATTTATCAAAATGATAGTTGCTAAAGGTCTTGGTGTATTCGTAAGAGCTTTCATAGTTCTTACCATCTTGATGATTAAAATCTTGTGGTAGGGTTTTAAATTTTACCCTATCGATGTATTGGTTGATATTCATGACATTTTTCTTATGACAGCAAGGTGCATATTATTTTTTTTCTAATGCGTTAATTGCATTAGAAACAGTTTTTTCCAATTCTTCTTTACCAAATTTTTGCGACATATTGTAGTCTTTCAAAAAGTCAGCTTGTACTTTTTGATCTGTGACATATTCTTTCAATATAGAATTCCAAAATTCTACAGCTTTTGTATCAGTTCCCTTGGGCAATACCACGGCAAATCCGTCAGTACTTTTCCACTTAGGGAAGATTTCTTTAAACGTGGGAATGTTGGGATATTCTGCTAATCTAGTTGTGCTGTCTACAGCCAGTAATCGGATGGTTCCCGAATCAACAAAACTCTTTGTGATCAACAATGGTACTGCTGCAAACTGCACATGATTGCCTGCAATATCTTGTACTACTGGAGCTCCACCTTTGTAGGGCACAAGAGTGGCACTTTTCATTTTTCCATCTGAAAGTTCTATTAACTGCTGTATAGTCATTAGTTGTCCGGGTGCGCCGTAGGCTAGAGTTTTTGGATTACCTTGATACAAATCAGTTAGAGACCGTATGCCACTATCTTTATGAGTGACAAACGCCATAATACTATTTTTTATCAACGTCACTGTTTCTAATTCTGCTTGAGGATTTTTCAATCTTTGGACGGCTATGGTGCCGGCTGTTGCAAAAGAAATATGATATCCGTCTTTGGGCATTGCGGCAATTTCATTCATGCCAATCAATCCTTCGGCTCCTGGTCTGTAAACTGCTACAAACTTAATGTTTTTTTTCGCTGCCCAATTTTCAAAATGCCTAAAAGTTTGATCAACACCGCCTCCTGGAGCAAATGGCATCACCACTTTAATGAGTTGGGAACCAGCGTCGAATGCTTGGCTGGGAGCAGATAAAAAAAACATCATGCTCAGTCCTAATAAAAATTTTTGTATCACTACTCATCTCCGTAAGTGAAAATATTTATGCAATAAAGTGCTATGATAAATATTTCATGAAAAACAATACTTGGAATAAATTACTAGAATTAAAAAAATTACCTTTTGGCAGTGTACATTGCATTAAAGATCAAGATTTAGAACAAGAAGTATCTGATATCATTGTTGATGTTCTGCAAAATGATTGTATGAATGATGATGAAATACACGATAAATTTACAAAAGAGTATAAAGCATGGATAATGAAAACCACCTCTAATCAAGTTATAGGTTTGGAAAAATTCCAAGGCCTCGCTTTTTCAAACGGAACCACAGAAGCTTTTGATAAATTTTATCTAAAAAATCGTAATCGTAGGTTAAGGTATTTTCGAGGCGAATACATGTATCATTCAATAGCTGCCAAGCTATATTTTGATCAGAGTGTCTGTATTGAAGATGAACCAATACAAGAAAATGACGTGGTGATTTTTAGTCTTCCGTTCGCTGGCACCGGAAATGAACATGTAATGACTGATTCGGTTTTAGAAACTTGTGAAGCACTAAAAGTTCCAGTGTTAATCGACTGTTGCTACTTTGGAGTTTGTGGCGGAATCAATTTTGATTTTTCTTATGAATGTATTACTGATATCACATTCAGCCTTAGTAAAAATTTTCCGGTACAACACCTTAGAATCGGCATGAGACTAACCAAAGAAGACAATGATGATGCTTTATATGTTTATAATAAAAACAAATACGTCAATAGACTGTCGGCTGCGGTTGGATTAAAACTATTACAACGATATACTGCCGATTACAATTATCAAAAATATCGTGCAGTACAAGAAAAGTTTTGTGAAATTTTAAAAGTAGAAATGTCAAAGTGTGTTTTTTTCGCAACTTCTACTGAGTCATTCGAAGAATACAATCGTGGAATAAAAGAAAATAGACTTTGTTTTTCAAAATATCTAAAATCAGAAATGTTGCCGCACAACTTCTATGATAAATCCTGAATATTCCTCTAGGTTTGGAACTATAGATGATCTAGTATATCTAGAAAAATTATTAGTTGACACCAAAAATTATAAACAGAACACTTCCAAAATTTGGTCGTATCCTTTTGATGATAAAGATTTTGATATCTCTGTTTTTATCAAATCTATCGAAACAATGATTTCTAATGAAACTCAAACTAAAAATAAGATTGCTCTAGTATTTGACAAAGAAGAAAATATTAAATGTATTGCTATTGGTCAGTTCTGGAATATGATCAAATCTTGGCGGCAATGTATAATACTTTGTAGTCCTAATAATTCTATTTTCAATGCTGTGGATAATGGCATTGCTGACACCAGCACATTGCTCATTTCACATGCAGAAAGTATAGGATATTATTCCTATGATTTTATTGTGGCTAATCCTAAAACTACCAACCGCTGGAATAGAATGAGACAACAGATACCAATAATAAAAGATAGGTATGAATTTTTTGACGAGGCAATTATTCCTGCTGGTACAATGCCGTCACATCCAAGATATAGGCAAATGATGAGAAATAGAACCTGGAATGTAGATCTTCTTTATCGAATTGGTTATTTGAAAAATCAATATAGAAATAATGATTTTTTAATTTCTTTATAATCAATCTTTGACTAGATTCCGTTCAGCGAAATATTGAAGTGTATTTTCAAATTCTGTGTAATCGTCGCATGGTCGATTTTTTAGAGACTCTGTTGGTTTTCCAGAATAATGTGCAATTGTTAATAGATACCTATCTTTGATTCCTGTAGTGACAGTGAAATGTGGAATTTGTGTGTTCAATAACACAAATTTGTTGTGATCGTATTTGAGTTCGATAAATCTTTCGTACATCATAGACCCAGTAGATTCTTTAGGATTTGCATCAGGAGCGAATAAAACAAGATAATTTTCATCCTCACCTAGCGTCAAGTTAAGAGTTATATTCCGCCATGCGTCTCTATGCCAATTGTAAAAATGGTTGGCTTCTATTAAAAATATAGATGCACGTAAATTTAGATCACACATTACTTTGTGTACTTCGGTTCCTAAAAAATAGTCTTTAGGTAGATTATATTGTTTAAAAGTTTTTGACGAATCATATAATTTAACTTCTACCTGACTATAATTGAAACTACGATATTCTTTAAAAATTTTATGATCTTCGGGAATTCCAAGATTAAGTTTTCTAAAACATTTTTCCATGTTAATACTCCATTGCCAGCTTATAATATTTTTCTATAAGTTTTTCTGTCATCTGATTTTTTACTCGGATTTCGAAAAGATCTAGATAATTGCTGTCGAGAATCTCTTGTTTGGAAAATCCTATATTTCTATGCGCCGAATAATTCCAAACACTAGGAACTGCTATACCAGCTATTTTTTTTATATTATTGTTAACCCATTCGGTGGCTCTGTCTCTAGTCATATGGCTAGAAACCCATTCCCAATCACTATCATTAATAAATCTATAACCATATTTTTCATATTCTCTTTCAAATTCACTTGATGCAACGCCTTTATGTATCGATAGCACATTATAAAACCAGTCGTGAATTTTATTCTGTATAAACCATTCTTGAGAATCTTGCCAGTCTTGTTCTGTTTCTTTTCCAAGGCCCACTATCATAGAGCAGTTTATTATCACATCATCACCCCATTTTGTTCTGATGTCTCTAAGTGAAGATTTATTATTTTTGGCGCCCCAACCTTTTCCTATGATTTTACAAGATTCGGGGTCGAATGATTCGATACCAAAATGGCAACTTACCAAACCACTTTCGGGTAATAGTTCTTGTTGTTCCGGCCATATGTACAACAGGTCTAGTCTAGCATATCCTATATATTCTATTGTGAAAGGTAATTGCTTTACCATCTCACAGAATGCTCTTGTTCTTTCTCTATGGCTATTCAGTGTATCATCTGATAGATGATATCTAGTGGTTCCAAAGTTTTCATAGTTATGAATTAAAGATTGTTTAATACTCTCCATAGATTTATTAAAATCATCTTTGTCTTTTCCTATGTTAGGATATTGACAAAACTTGCATTTAAATATACAACCTCTACTTAATTCTAAAGGAAGAGATTCTTCTGGTAGGATAAAATCATTTTTTTCATAACGCATTGAACAATTTTGAATATCATATTTTTGTGTAGGATGTATTATCTTAACATCGTTTTCTATGGTAAACTTAGGATGAGAAGATCCTTTAAAAATATAATGGCAGTATTCGAGAAAGCTGTGTTCCGCTTCATCTTTAAACACAGCATCTACCTTCCAATTAATTTTTTTCCGACCGTAGTTGATCCAATTTATTGCCCAGACTCCCCCGATGACAATTTTAACCCAGGGAAAATTTTCTTTGACTTCATCTAGGATATCATGAATTAGTTGTTCACCATGTACAAATCTTTGATTTGTTTTAAGCAAAGCAAAAGGAGCATATCCTACTATTTTTGTTTCTGTCGTAATGAATTTTTTTAATAGAGATAATCTCTGTTCCTTTGTCATAAAGTAAATGTAATCAAGTACCTGCGTTGAATAGCCATTAGATCTCAACCACCAAGCTATCTGGTATGGTCCAAGATATCGTACCTGTCTACGAGGATCAGTGTTAGTAGTGAGTATGAGTACTTGCATTTTTTATTTTGAAGATTCCCACCATATTGCATAATCTGAATATTTGTTTACAGATCTTGTAAGTAAGTCATACAATTTATCAGGGTTCCAGGCGTTGTGATTCACAGAAGGTCGATGCGAATGAACTAAAAATGTCACCCTAGCACATCGATCGTATTCAAATGCTTCGATACCGTGTGCTGCTCTCGTACTAGTCAACGCCCAGGCGTGTCTCTGGCAAGGATGACTGCTGTAAATTTTTTTATTTAAATCTACGTATTTCTCCCATTCTTGTGGGTACACATTTTCTGATTCTATAATGTAAGTGGATATGCGATTGTTTTCGTTGGTTTTTCTAGGACAAAAATATAACGCATCCTCTTTAACTTCGTTGTGAAGATAAAATCTCATCCCTAGCCAATCATCGGCATCGGTGTGCAATGGAGCTGCCACGTTTGATTTTTGTAAAAGGATAGTTACTCCGGACAATATATTGTAGGGGAAAAGATGAATGTATTCAACTACATCTGGAAATATCTTATCAAACTCTGAAATCCAAGAATTGCTGTATCCGTGATGAAATGCACTAACTTGGATCCAGGGATAAAATCCCCAGCCTTTCATACCCCGTTCCTCGAAATGCATAATTTTTTGACCGGTCTCGGGATGATTAATATTTCCTACAAGTTTGGGGGCTTTTGTGAAGGCCCAATCTGTAAATAGATCGATATCGACCTTAGGAGGTTCTGGGAGATCTAGAGGAATATAAATCAAATCTCGAAATTGATCAAACTTTTTTGGCCAGTGTTGAGAAGGAATTTGAGTGGTGTGAATCATTTTAATTAAATAAGGGTATGTTAACAAATCTACTACAAAAAATTTCAATCAATAAAAATCTAAGAACAATAACGATACCGCAGCATGTGATATTTATCAGTGGTATCGCGATGGTACTGTTAGATATGACATCGGCATGGTGGCTGTTAGCTGCGTATGTAGGATGGTTCTTTATTGGATTCATTGGATTTAATATTTTCTATCATAGGTATATTTCACATTCTGCCTTCCAGACGCATAAAATTTTAGAAATTGTTGGAGTATATCTAGGACTGCTAGCAGGTAGAGGCAGTCCAGTTTGGATGGCAAACATACATACTCCCTATCATCATAGATATAGTGATACTGATCTAGATCCTCATACTCCTACTAAAGGTTTTTGGCATGCGTATTTGACATGGCAGAACAATCCTCCTAAACTTAACCCAATGTTTTGTAGAAAAATGCTTAGGGATCCTGTAATGAAATTTATGAGCGATCATTACTATAAAATTTTCTGGATCACATTTGTATTGTTATTTGTTATAAAATGGGAATTGGCCGTTTTCTTTTTTATGGGTGCTGGAGTTCTACAAACACACAGTGAAGCAATAATTGCAACTTTTGGACATACGCCAAACTATGGAACTAGAGAACATGAAACAGGGGATAACAGCAGAAATTTAAGGGGTATCTTTAATTGGATTACACTGGGCAGCGGACTGCACAATAATCATCATGCACGTCCCGGACATTACAGCTACGAAACACATCCTGGAGATTTTGATTTTGCTAGACGAATTATTGAGCTGATAGCTAAACCTGGATCGCTTAGAACAGGAACAGACTAATGCAGATAGGAACTTACACCTTTCATCGCTATCATCATTCGTTAATATTGATTCAACATGGACTTTTACTTTGGGTGTTGTTTTATCATTTTAGTTTTTTAGGAATAATTGCTGGCTTAATTGCTAAAGAATTATTTAAAGGTATAGGCGACGAGATAGGTGCCCATAGATATTTCACACATAAAAGTTTTAAGACTACAAAATTTAAAGAGAATTTATTGATTTTTTTACATTTCTTTAATATGCAAGGGCCGTTGTTATCCTATGTAGGTATACATCGAATGCATCATGCATTTACTGATACAGAAAAAGATCCGCATACTCCACTTAAAGGAAAATTAAAAGTTCTATACTGGTTAAATCCTATTTCAGTAAATCCGTCGATGGTACGGGACTACCTAAAAGATTTTAGATTTAGATTTCTTGCCAAATGGTATTATGAATTATATATAGGATTTTCTATAATCTTTATATTTCTTTTTGGGCTCGTTTCTTATGTTTATATTTTTAGTTTTTCAGCAATATTGGGATTGTATTTAAACGGATTGGTAAACATTTATTGCCATGACGGAATAGGAACACAAGATTTTATCACAGGGGAAAGTAGCAGAAACAAAAATTCAAGAGCAATGGTTTTTCTTTTAAAAGGAGGTCACCTCCATAATAATCACCACGCATATGCGGCAAGCTCTACTACCAAAGTAGAATCTCACGACTATGACTTTTTTGGTATAATTATAAACAAATTTTTTAAATTATGAAAATTTCAATTACTCCAACAGACACTCAATACGGCGCCTATATTAGTGGCGTAGATTTTTCTTCCAAAATAGATTCACACTACATAACGGAAATAAAAGAATTATGGAATAAGTACCAAGTATTGATTTTTGTTGATCAGCATCTTACAGTGAATGACTTGGAAAAATTTGTATTATATTTTGGTGAGCATTGTCGAGATCCGTTTATTGATCCAATTAACGGATCAGACTATGTAGCAGAAGTGCTGAGAGAGCCTAACGAATCTACTGAAATATTTGCCGAAGGTTGGCATTCTGATTGGTTCCACATGAAAGAGCCACCAAAAGGAACTGCATTATATGCTAAAGAAATTCCACCGAGTGGTGGCGATACACTATTTTCCGATCTGTATAAAGCATACGACACACTTCACGATGACCTTAAACAGATTTTAGAAAATCATCGAGGAATAAATTCTGCTAGACGCGGGTATGCGCCCGATGCTAGATACGGGGTGTCAGATGTTGGTAGGTCAATGAAACTTAGATATTCAGATGAAGCGTATGAGATCCAACATCATCCGTTGGTGTTGGAGCATCCTGAAACAGGAAAGAAAGTAATCAACTGCAATCGAGGTTATACTATTGGAATTGAAGGTTTAGACAAAGATAAATCTTACAAAATACTAGCAGAAATTTTTAATCACCAGAAAAATCCAAAATTTATCTATACACATCGGTGGGCTAATAATCAACTAGTGCTCTGGGATAATCGTTGTACCTTACACAGAGCTACTGGTGGATATGACGGGCACCGACGATCCCTGTATCGTGTCACAATAAAATAATTTAATATCCGTTTTCGTTTTCACGTAGGTGCTCGAAAAAAGGAGCCAGTTTAAAATTTTCCGTAATCCTACCTCTTTTAAGATTGTCCTGTGCAGGATATCCCTCATCCATTAAACTCCAATCAGTAATACGTAGAGAAGTAGTCTTACACAGTTTTGCCTTGGCTTTTTCTAAAGGAAAATGCCAGCTATAAGAATCATCATCTATTAAACTATTTTTCCAATCTTCTGTATTAGAATCAAAATTAAAAACTTTTTCTAAAATATCTAAAATTTCTTTTCTAGAATAATTTTGATTTTTTTCTAAGGAATATCTACCAATTTGCCCTACATTTCTAAACTCCAACGCCACTGGATAATTATTTTTTTGTATCAACTCTTTCAGACGATCTGGAACATGTTCGTTTATTCCCTTAGCTAGAATACAACCAATGGCCAGTTTTATCTTATTATCCACGCAATTTTGAAATGCTCTAACTTTTTTCTTTGCACATCGTAAATTATCCATGGTAGCATAAACCGTGTCATCGTCGGCGCCGTTCATGCTAAGATACACTGTTTTTAATCCAGCATCCACTAATTTTTTTACGTAAGTTTCATTTGCTAAACGCAATCCGTTTGTGACTAAAACTATTCGATGCTTGATAGGCATACTTGTTATAAGTTTTATGATCTTAGGTAAATCTTTGTGTAATGTAGGCTCCCCACCAATTAATCTAAATTCCGTTCTTTTTTTAAATTTGCTTATAGTTTCAATGAGCTTGTTAAATTCTATGTCTTTGTAGCTTCTGTTTGGCAGATAGCAATTGCTGCATTCCATATTGCAACGATGAACGATGTCTACATAGACTATTTTAAATTCGCTGTTTTCCGGATCTATTTCGTTATTTTTTTTAAAATGGATGGGTGTATAAAGTGTTGTCATATCTCTTAGATAAATAATAGTGTATTTAAACGAGGAACTAATATGCTAACAGTAACCTGGACTTATGAAAGACTAACACAAGAATATCCGTTCTACATGGATACTCCCGAAGGAGCTGCCTTTCAGGAGATCATTGATACTATTAGACAAAATTCGGGATTAGTAATCAGTCGTGAAATTTCTAGGACTGAAGACGGATTAACACTAGTGTCTGTATATAATTACGAATCTGTTGCAAAATGCAGAGAATTTACCTCCGTAATTAATTCTGAGATATCCACCTATTTTTCTTCTAGAGACAACTATCTAATTAAATGCGGACATAAACTCACCGGAATATCAAACGAACCTGCGTTTGCTACACTTATCAAATTAGACAACGAACCTGTTGTTGTTGTGGATGAAACAAAGCTAGAGCTAACTAGAGTACTGCCGTAATTAAATTAAAATATAATCTAGCAGTTTTTCTCGAACTTGCTGATATGTCAAAGTTATATCAGCGAACCTTAAACTTACACAGAATCTTTTTTCATTGCTAAAATTAACTACATTATGAGGTATATCTGTTCTCACTAAAGTTGGTACAGCGATGGTTAATTCTTCAATAGATACACAGTCACTTGCTGACCATCTTGTTCTACGGAGTCCTTCTTTGTTTACAGATGTTTCTCCAACAGTATCTGATGAATACCATTTCATCACATGATTTGTAGAACCATAAATCCAATTTAATCCGCAATGAATTCCGTGAAAGGTTCCGTTCTCTTCAACAAATCCGTCAACATGAATAACTAAAGATTCTTGCGCAGGACCATACATAAAATATATATTTTTTAAAGGAAGATCTTTTTCTTCAAAAAATTTCGATACATCATCTTTCACTAGTTCATCTATAGGCAAGAAATCCAAACCCCAGGTATCATGTCTTGAAAATCTTCCATCTAAGATGACGCCTGGCTTTAAGATGTCATCGAAGGGAAATTTAAATTGGGTGTAATTTGTAGTATTTTTCATATATTATTAATCAATGCACATTACAATGTGTATTCTAATTTGATCTAAAGATCCATTAATAAAAGTGTGATCTTGTGTTGTATCTGCTCGATACACAACTCCCTCATGTAGCTGATGGCATTCATTTTTATATGGCCATATCATCCAACACTGATCATTTGTGATTATAGGTAAATGCAATCTAGGGGTTGGATCTCGATGGATAGAATAACATTTTCTAGAATTCATTAACATTATTCTAGTTCTAAAACCATTGTGGTCTTTAATAAATTTTTCTAGAAGTGTCCCACGAAGCTCTGGATATATAAATTTATAATTTCGTTCCTGTTGTTCTTCTAATTCTTCAATACGACCAATGCCTGTGATCCAATCATTTGAACCGTTTTCTAATCCTTGACATATTAGCTGATTGTCGTTAACGTTAATTTTTTTTACCAATTCCAAAACTTCTTTCTGTAAAGTTTGGAAATTGATAAATTTATATAGTGGCTGTAATATCATGGTAAAGTATTTATTATATTAATTTTCCATAATTTTTTTTGTCTATAAATATGAACATGTTTAATCAAGAAGTAGAAGGATTTTGGCAGGTAGGTGCTACGAAATTTAAAAATAAATTTCAAGCATTGGTATTTGCTACCGACACCAATCAGGAAGTTAGTTACATATATTTTGATCAAATTTGGAACAATTTTGATAGATCCTTGTTGGGGAAAGTTTCTCTCAAAAAACTTTATCAACAACGTGCTCAACAGATTAGAGATAGCTACGATTATCTAATTTTATATTTTTCGGGAGGCGCTGACAGCTATAATGTTCTTAGGTCCTTTATAGACAACGGTATTAAATTAGACGAAGTTTGTGTGAAATGGCCAATGGCCGCTATAAAATCTCAAGTTTACAAGGCCAATACACTAGACACTTCGGCTAGGAACACTCTTAGTGAATGGGACTTTGCCATTAAACCTGTTCTTGATTGGCTGTCACAATATCATCCTCAGATTAAAATCAATATTGCAGATTGGACAGATAATTTAAGTCCTGAAATTTATACAGAAGATTTATGGCATCATGTTAACACATGGAATGATATAGAAATACCTTTTATGCTGACATATAGTAAATCGGAATTTCTCAAATTAAATAAGGGTAAAACAGTTGGATCTATTTATGGAATAGATAAACCGTTGTTAGCTTATAGAGATAATAAATGGTTTATGAGTTTTACCGACACTGGTACAGGGATGGGAATTCCTTCACAAGAAAATAGATACGGAACTGAATATTTTTATTGGTCTCCAAAATTCCCAATATTAGCTATGGAACAAGCCTATCAGTTGTCATCATATGTTGATGATAATTTTCATTTAAGACAATATTATTATTCAGATGTAAGTAAAGATTGGCCATTGGATTTTACATTATTATCTATTAGAATGCAAAACTCTGTAGCAAGGCAAGTATTATATGATAACTGGACAAATAATTTTCAGGCTGATAAACCAAATATTGCAGACAGAGAAGATAAACATTTTTGGATTTTTGAGCATCCAGAATTAACCAAATGTCGTGATAGTTTTTTAGATATGAATAGTCTATTTTTATCTCAATTAGATAAAAGATTGTATTTAGGAGTGGAAAGAAGCCAACGAGATTTTGGAAAAGTAAGAGGAAGATATCAACATTTATTTTCAAAGTGGCATTTTGTGAGATTAATAAATGAATAATATTTTGTTGTTATGTCGCGGATATCATCATTTATCTACGATCTATGATTTAATAAATCAAGGTTATAATTTAGATATAATTGTTCCTAAAGATCATCCCGAATTTGATCTAATGAAGCCACATCTATCTAAATTTGATAACATATTTGTTGTTGATACTACCGATCAATTTTTAAATTTACTTTCTCAATTATTAGAAACAAAAAAATATCAATATATCTATCCTACATTCCCCGATCATCATATGAAATTAATTGCTGAAATAAACAGTAAATTTGATCTACCGGGAATTAAATTAAAATCATACGAAAAAATTAAAGAAAAAATAGTTTATTACAAAATATGGAAAGATCTAAAGATCAATGTTCCTAAAATTTATCAAATTGTTAAAAATAAAAAAACATTAAACATTGTATCTTCAGATATTAAATTTCCATGTTTAGTAAAACCGTCAGGGGGAATGGCAAGTTTGGGGATAAAAATAATTTCTTCTAGAGAAAGTCTTGTAGATTTTTTTAAAGACGTCGATGTTAAAGTACACGATTATCAAGAAAGCCATGGTGAAAAATTTAAAACTTTTGAATATTATTCGGCAGATAGTGATTACATAATTCAGGAATATATTGATGGACCAATAATCTCTGTGATTGGACACATACTTAATAAATCTCTTAGTTTAGATTTTTTTTATGATATAGAATCTAATTCATATCCCTATGCGGCTGAAACAGCATTAGTGTATCCGTCTAAATATTTTAACAGCGATTTTTATGAAAATATCAAAATTAAATTAGAAAAGTTTATTTCTTTAACTGAGTTAGATAATTGTCCGTTCATGCTAGATGTGATATTAAAAGAGGGAAATATTTATTTCATTGATTTTGCAGCTCGAGTTTCCGTAGGATGCCATCTATTGCAATACTCTGGAGAAAATCACTATGCATCAAAGTTAGTTAACTCTATTCTTAAAAATAAAAATATGTTGTTAAACAAAAGCAAGTGTAGTATGAAAAGAGATTTAGGATTAAAACCGGGTCTCATTAAAAGCATAGAGATTAAAAAAGACTTTCTTGCAGACTATATTAAATTACCAACTAATAATAAAGTTAATCTTCCAAGGAACGATTTAGCAATTAGCAATAACGGATATGTTTATATATCAGGTAGTGATCTTAACGATTTAAACGAAAAATATCAAAATTTAATTTCTTCTATAATTGTTAATTATACCTGACCAATGCTTTGATGTGCTGATCCGTTTAGAAGAATATCAAACGGATGTAATTTACCAAAGTGGGAATTTAATACAAAGCAATCTTCATTTTCTATATAATCAATCCAGGGCGTGAATCCTAATACTAAATGGGTTCTTTTTTTAGTAGATTTTTTTGTGGCATATACCCTATGTGGTAAATTTGTATCCCAAGTATATATTTTTCCTAGCTCTAAATGAGTCGGCAGCTTATTTTCGAGTTGGAATAGAAAAGAAGAATCAGTGTCGATAGGAATGTTGATCCTGAGATTTTCGAATATAGTTTCATCTTTGTGCCAAAGGAATTCTTCACCTACCCTATCATGCATGTCGGCATCTAACACAGCTATCCTACTTCGTGTAGGTGAAAGACGAAATTCACTGATAAAATTTTTAAGATTAGTTTGTGAGATGCATGGTGATAGTTTTCTAAATCCATAACTGTCAAAGTATGTATTTCTTGTAGAACGAAAATTTTCTGTACTGCCGTAATAAAATTGATCCGGAGCGTTTACAGGTGTGCCTAGTGTATGTTGATTAGGATCAATTGTGTCTATTAGATCTGGGTTGTATACCATGCTGAGACCACCGTAGGCCTTACTTTGACCTTTGGTTGTTTGCCAACCTTTGGTTCCAAACGTTTCCAGTGCTGATAGGGTATCTTTTACAAGTGAAGGAATATCAATTTTGTGAGGCAATTCTATTATATCGTCTACTTTAGTTGATGTAGCAATATCATTTATTGCTGTATAGAAATCGCTCTGTTCGTATATCCACTGGAACAATGACAGGTGCGCAGGACAATCTTTTACGTAAAACTTCATTAATTTGGTCCTTTAAAGAATCCAGCAGATATTGCTTCGGAAAAGACATTCCATTTGTCTTCATGGCTTATTGACGACAGTGCTACCATTTGATAACACGAATCGTCGTTCGAGTCTCCGCAGACATTGTATATATTTTCTAATATTTCAAAAGAATCAACTGAAACAGACGATGCAAGTTTTGTTATTTCTTTAAAACTTTTCGAGTATTTTCCTTCTCTTGTGATCATAGCAACTTTTATTTTATTCTGTGAATTTAAAAATTCAAGCTGAGCGTTAAGTATAATTGGACTAAATCTAACAGCACTAGGGCCCCACTTGGTTAATCCGTTGCTTCTAAAATCTGGATGTATCCAAAATCTAGTTAATACTCTTGCAATTTTCTCTCCCCATTTGTGAGGAGAATATTCTATGGCACCAAAGGATACAATCTTATTTTCGTGTATCGCTGTCACAAAATAATAATATTGTGCAGGAGTTAGATTTACATAATTTTCATACAATGGATCTGCACAGCACCGAGATTTTATAGTTTCCATGCATTCATTCCACAAGTCCTCTCCGGGATTCGATTTAAGCGATAGGGATTTTGGCATCATATAAATATATTTAATCGGAATCATCCCTCTATGAAAAATTACAAATACCTGTTAACTACGTTTTTCCCTTTACACATACTATTGGTTTTGTTGTTTTTTTTCGTAGATTACAATTTTACCAGTCTATTGTATTTTCTAGCAGGCTATATTTTTATTGGTGGGTACGGAGTAGCAATAGGACTTCATAGATGGGCATCTCATAGATCGATCATTTTAAAATCATGGGCAGAGAATTTGATAATTTATGCCAGTGTGTTATCATGCCAGGGTCATCCAATCTGGTGGGCCGCGGTACACCGAGGATATCATCATAGATTTGCCGATACAGAAAAAGACGAACATTCTCCAATTTTTGGAAGATGGCATGCTTTTGTGGGTTGGATTTTAAAACATGATCCTACCAATGTAAACTACAAGTTTGCTGTTGACCTAGTACGTGATAAAAAAATGGCATTCACAGCCAAGTATTATGAAGTAATTATTTTGTTATCGTGGATAGTTCTGGGATTGATTGATTTAAATTTATTATATTGGTTTGCTATTGTGCCAACAATTGTTGCATTTCATGGTGAGGGACTTATTAATACATTCTGTCATAGTGACAACGTTGGATATAGAAATTTTGAAACTAAAGATAAATCAAGAAATATCCCTATGTTAGGCTTAATGTTTTGGGGAAACGGATGGCATAATAATCATCATCAAATGCCGTCTAGTTTTGATTTTGGAAAATCTGTAAGCGGAAAAAAATGGGAGTTTGATGCATGTACTCTGTTAGCTCATCCGGTCAAAAAATAAAATTTGAGATGGATCAAAATTTTAGATTTGGATACAATGGAAACCAGTACAATCTAAGACAACACCAATCAGACGCATTTCAATGTTGGTACTCTAAAGCAACTAGAACTCCTAGCTCGTTCAGAGATGAGTGTATCAATGTCTGTGAAATAATTAGCAATTACTCAAAAACTGTGAACAAACTTCCTTATGTGTTGTTAAGCGGAGGGGCTGATAGCGAAGTTGTGGTTAGAGCTTTCTTAGAATTAGGACAACCATTTAAGGTTATAACAAATAGATTTAACAAAAATTTAAACTTACACGAAATAGAAGTGGTTGAAAAATTATCTAAAGAATTAAATTTTGAAGTTATCTATGTAGATATAGATGTACTAACCTGGTTAGGTTCTCCGGAATCTCTAAGAATGGCAGAACAAGGAAAATGTTTCCAAGCGGAAATGTTGCCTACAATGAAATTAATGGATCATGTATATTTTAACCTAAATGGTATACCTGTTTTGGGGAATGGTGACTTTTATGCAAATAGATTAGATGGCGAATGGAAATACGTAGAATATGAATATATCTTATCTTGGTGTAGATACGCCATAGCAAACAACATGACAGCAGCTATTAATTTTTTTCAGATGACTCCTGAAATTGTGTTATCAGTTGGCTATGATCCTATTATGTTGGAATTATTTCAATCTCCACCAAGTGAAACTATAAACTCTAGATATGCCAAATATAGAATTTATCAAAAAAATTGGAATATAGAAATAAGGGAAAAATATCATGGATGCGAATTAATCCAAGATTGTTGTGACCAAATACAGCAGAAGTTTTTATCAGCATATAAACCTTATACTGATAAATGGAAAATGCCTGTTGGTGAGTTTCTAAGAAGATTGGCGAAATAACATGTTTCAAGAACTTTTAGAAAAATTTTTAAGGATTAGTCAATGAATAATATAGTGGTCCCCCCAGGTGTAAGTGGAAGAAGTCAATCTTATTCGCCTAATAACGTAAGCCTAGAGAATCTTACTAACGAAGTCAGCCTACTCAACTTAGGAGTTTTTGAACCGCTAAAATGGAAGATAGACTGCGGACAAGTTATGCAGGAGATTGCACAGTTTAAAGACGACTGGCAAGACTATCTTCCTAGAACAGACAGGCCTAATAACAGAAAATCTCTCACCCTTACATGTTTGCCCGGCACAGATCATAAAACCAATCCTAGTCTAGCACAAGCATCATATGCAGCCAAACGCCGGCTGAGTGAGTTGGAGTTCAGTCAAAAGACTGTAGTCTACGATACCTGCCATAGTCTTAGACCTTTTTTAGATGAGTGGGATCAGTTGGGCAGGACATTTTTGATTCGGTCGGATACAGGGGGTTATTTTGTCCCCCATAGAGACCATCCGTCAATGCCTAGAGATGTTTTCCGTTTAATTGTGTTCTTAAACAATTGTGGACCATTGGACTATGATTGGTGGATGGATGATCGAAAACTACAGATAGAACATGGCAGAGTCTATTATCTCAACACAAGGATGACACATCGCACTATTAGTTGGGTAGATAACAGTCTACATCTTATACTTAATGTAGCTATGACTACAGAGAATGTTGCCAAAGTAATTTCTAGTCTACAACATACTCACTAGTTTTTCCAAACAACATATTGGCTATATTTTTCTAGGCTTTTTTCTAATAGTTCTAGATGTCGTTCCTTATCTAACCAACCTCTTATATAGATCGTTGTTCGTTGTTTGTCTTCTTTAACTCTATGAATTGCAGAAGTAGAATTTAAAATATACGCACAAGGAATTTTAGGAACTCTAGTAGTAATCCACGATGTACCATCAAAAACTTCTAAACTATCAACTGCTCCTTTTACAATAAATCGATACCCTGCCGGTTCTGTATCTAGTATATGTTTATATTCTCCAGGAGCGAATTTCATTTCTGGATAAACATCTACGTGAGAATCTACGGTCTGTTGTTGTATTTTATATTGTAAATTGGAAATCTTATCAAATGGTAATTGTTTAAGAACTTCATCAAAATTATTTTTTTTGATCGTTTCATCAGAAATGAGAGTAGAATTCCAATAAGGATTATATTTAGATATGACGGGGGTTCCGTCCACTACAGAAAACTCTATATTATCTAATTCTATATCTAGGGGACAGAATAAAATCTTATCTAACATATAAGATATTTAACCTTATACCTAACTGATAAAAAATTTGTTAATGTATAGCTGTCCAAGAACCGCCGGCCACAGCTTTTATTTTTGCTGCTCCTGTGTCGTAGTACATCATACCGTTCACTCTGTTTCCTGATCCGCCAATAGCAGTATCGGCTGCTGTCTCGTCGGCATATGTAGGAAGCACAGGCATATTATTAAAAGTAGTTTTAGTTGTAGCAATTGTTAGTCTGCTAGCAGAGACTCCGCTGGTATTGCTGGTAAAAAATTCAAATCTACCAGGAACTACTCCTGTGGAAACCGCACCATCAGTGACCACACGCATTTGAGCTACTCCGGTATTGTTTGTTCCGTCGTAACCAGCGAAGGCAAAGTCGAAGATTGGGTCTCCATTTTGAACCGCTAAAGGTGTCCCAGTTTGTCCAGGGAAACTTGGTACTCCTCTTGCCCTAACTAAGATAATGTTGCTGGCGTTTACAGCACTGTTATGCCCAGAAAAAATCTGTAAAGGTCCATCAGAAACGTCGTCAGCGAAAAGAAAAAGATTTCCAGCTTCGGTAAAGCGGCCTGCTTCTAGTTCATTCCCTGCAGTATTTGTAACTAAAAATCTCAAGGATGAGGGCATTACGCCAGAGGATACTGTGCCAGTAACTCTTGCTTGAATTGATGCCGCTGAGATAGTGTTTGTGCCGTCATAACCATTAAACTGAATGCTTCCTACTCTATCGTTATTGATTAATGATAAAGGAGTATCAATTGTTCCTCTAGATCTTCTTATAACTAATCTAGCGGCTTGATCATCTTCATGAGCAGCAGTGATCGCAAGAGGAAAACTTAGGTAATTCGTAGATTGAAAGTCGCCTCCATCTACTACCCTCAGAGTGCCCTCAACCCGTGCGTTAGTTTGGAATGTAATCGGAGTGTCGCAAATGATAGCACTTGAATCTGCAGATGAAATCAAATTGGTTATTATATTTCCAGTTACATTACCTAATAAATTGCCAGTAAATCCACCTGCCGCAGTAATTGACCGTGTGCTAGCATTCAGCATTAATGTGCTATCATCTCCTACAATATTAATATTGTAGTTCATACCAGCTTCAATTCCTGAACCAGCACCAATTGCAACTCCGTTTATAGTAGATCCTGCAGGCAAATTCACTGCTGAGCCGATGGTTAAGCTGGCTGCATTGACTGCTTTTGTTCTAGCATTGATAATAACTGTGCTATCATCGCCTACTAGATTGATGTTGTAATTCATTCCGGATTCAATTGCAGCACCTAGAACAATTCCGTTTACAGTAGATCCCGCAGGTAAATTAACAGACGAGCCTGTGGATGTGATAGTAGCACTACCAAGTATAATACTAGATCCGCTTAGATATAGATCTCTGAATCTAAAGGATGAGCTACCTAAATCGTAGGCAATGTTTGTAGACGGAATAACGTGTCCTTTGACTGTTCCGTTTAAATTAACAGCACCTGTTAGTGCGTTTAACAACAGCGTAGAATCGTTGGCATAGTGTGACCCAATAAATCCATCAGCAGTTAATGTTCCATTAAATGTGGAAAGATCAAATGTGGAATTTATTCTACCTAATGTATCATCATAGGTAAAAGTAATGTTTTGGTGGGTGCCGTTAATCAGCATTGAGGATGCAATATCTTGTACATCTTCTGTGACTAGGGTACCTGCGGGCAATCCGCCGGCAGTGGTACCGTTTCCAATATACAGTGAACTTGTTGAGGTATCCCAAACAAGTTCGCCCACAACTGGGGTATAACTCATTCGATCTGCAGTCGGTCCACGTCTGATTTGTAAGGCCATATTAATAACTCCGGGGCAATGTTAGTCTAGTATTTATGCCACTGTATCAGAACCTCGAACCAAAAAAAATAGAGCTCCGAAGAGCCCTATTTTAAACTGCACAGTTTATTACATTGTAGGTCCGTTGCCGTTCTTAAAACCTACTGATCCGCCTTCTGCTTCGATGCGCTTTAACACATCTTCAAACAAGATAGGAGCAAAGTCCGGAGTTTGTTCTACACAAACACAATGATATCTAGGATCAATCTCATCACTGTATAAGATTTCTCCTGTTTTAACATCAACTCCACGGGCCTTACGCACTCGATTTGAGTGTAAATGTCCGTGAATGTTAACTCCAAAACGACCCATCGAATCCGAGTGTAACGGGATATGGCTTAAGATCATGCCGTTCATAACATGGTATGCACGTAATTCTCTAAAGTACATTCTATACTCGTCATCGCGGAAGATGTCGTGATTACCGCGGATTAATACCTTGTCACCGTTTAACCTACGTAACGTTCCTAACGCTTTGCGGTTAATAACAACATCACCTAAGTGGTAGACCTTGTCAGTGGGTTTTACCCGTTCGTTCCACGCCTTAACCATAGCTTCGTCCATTTCATCTGGATCCGTCCACGGTCTTAATTTTTCACCATCGTTGCGTGTGAAGCGGCATACACCTGTGTGTCCAAAGTGCGTGTCGCTTACTAAGAATACACTTGGCATATCTGCCTCCTTGTTAGTAAGTTTCTTTTACAATATCAAATTTTTCTGCAGGCCATTTAGCTTTGAACTCATCTGTCTTAATGTAGTCGTTGTATGCTTTAGCATCAAAGAACACCTTGTGAAATGCTGTTGTAAATGTACCTTTTGGGTTTATAGTCAAATAAACCGATTTTGCTTTGCCTGCCATATAATCCTTTACTGTGTAAGTATATATTATACAGTCAAAACAAAGCCCTGTCAAACAAAATCAACAGGGCCAATTTGTTGAATTTCTTTTATTACAATCTATAAGAGACTCGGCCTTTGGTCATGTCATAGGGGCTAACTTCCACCTTGACACGATCGCCTAGAATGATACGAATTTTGTGTTGCTTGAGTCTGCCACTAGTATAGCACAATAAGACATTGGGTAGATTGTCTACTTTTACCTTAAACATATTACCGGGCAAGACTTCTTCTACAACGCCTGTTAATTCGATTATATCTTCTTTGGCCATCTAGTTTTTATCTTTCCTTTTTAACGCGGCCAATTCGGCTCGCTTTGTTCCAATCGTATTTAACGCCATCTGGACACTTACCATCTTTGATGCTGTCTACACCAAATACTCCTACGATTTCAAATTCGCCACCTTGGATGGTAACGAACACATTTAATTCTTTGGCAAATGCCATTGCTAAATCCAAATTAGCAAACTCCGTTGAGCTTTGTTTTTCTATTACTTTGTACATACGACTATTATACTGTCTTTCTTTCAATTTGTCAAGTGGTGCTCTAGCCAAGAATTGAACTTGGAATTCAGTCTTACCAAGACTGTGTAATACCATTTTACTACAAGAGCGTGGTCCGGCCAGCAGGAATCGAACCCACATTCAAGAGGTAGAAGCTCTTTGTATTATCCATTATACTATGGCCGGAAATTTGGAGCGGGATAGGAGAATCGAACTCCTGACTAAACCTTGGCAAGGTTTCGTTTGACCATTAAACTAATCCCGCATTAAACATATTCTATATCTGCTGCCAATATAAAACGATACTGATTGCTTTGTACAACACCCGGCCTGTGCCACTGATCACTGGGATAGATCAACCATGCGTATTCACTAGGTTTTACAAACAACTTGCCGTCACCTGCTGGCCCGTTAGGAGCCATTTCTGTACCACAGTAATCGTAATCTTTAACATCATCGGGTATGTGCAGATACAAAACACCACTCAACATTTTGGCAGTGTCATGAGTAGGATGCCAGTGATGATGCCACAGATTTTCACGATCCTCGGCACTCTCAAGATTGGTCATAAACGACCAAGCCATCATGTTATTAACTTTTACTTCACGTCCTAGGTACATGAATACACTGAACAAAAAACTCATACGATACTTTAACCATACAGCTTCGGGTCTAGCAAATATATTTTCTTTAGTTTGATATTTGGGACTATTAGTAAAGTAATTCCCGTCAGCAATGATTGCTTTTATAATGCCTATGGCTTCTTCATTGTCAGATTGTGTAATTACTGAACTGAAATTAAACTTGCGAAATACTTCGTTTTGATCTATTACTTTCATTATATCCTTGGAGCGGAGTGAGAGAATCGAACTCTCGACCGAAGATTGGAAATCTGCTGTTTTACCATTAAACTAACCCCGCATACTATTATTTAACAATCAAGTTTCGTGATCCTCTGGAGGATTGGCCAAAGGTGAAGTTGAAGGTTTTTTCTTAGACCATGATGAATAACTGGCTCCTTCTTCTCTGCTGCTGACATTTCTTTCGATCTGTTGTATCACACCACCCTTGGCCAGGAACTCTGCCATGGCTGTGGCTGTAGCTGCTTCGTATTCGTCTTTAGTCATTGTTTTCTCTTTTTAAAAAATGGTCGGAGTACAAGGATTCGAACCTTGGACCCCCTGGTCCCAAACCAGGTGCGCTACCAGACTGCGCCACACTCCGAAATTAACTTGGTATCATATGAGGAACATATGGTACTGCTCTGGGACCGTGTCTCTGTTGTAATAACATACGTGCTTCCTCTGCCGAATTAGCACCCACACGATCCTTAAATTCTTTGCCGTCTACTCTAATTGTTGCTTCGTATAATTTCATTTGAATCCAAACGGACATTTTGATGCGGGCATTGAAGTTAATAATGATCTATGTTGCCCTCCCCACATAGATTTTTGAGTAAACTCTTTTGAAATCTTTTCGTACTCGTTAGCATCAACTTCATGATGTTTTAATTCTACTTCACGTTCAGTTAACGGGATAAGCTGTACCAACGGATCACCTGCATTAACCGTTAGTGTAGTTCCCTTTTTCACAAAAATATTCACATGTGTATTATGCTGTGCTTTAAAATCTAATATTCCCGATAACGCATGGTAGTTAGCATGTCTATCTGTATTGTGATAGGTACATTGATTCCAGGCAAATTTAACACCAGTTTTTTCTTTGATTAACCAAGGACTAGAAATTTTCACATGCTGGTATCCCTTGTACAATTCTTCCCAATACATAAAGGGAGGATGGGGATTGGCATCTAGGCCGCCCATAGGATCATGTTTAAAAAATAATCCGTCCTTCATCATTTCAATTTTAAAATCTGTCCAACTAGGTAGTATAAATCCAGAGGTAAACAAATTGACCATACCAACACATCTCTTGGCTGTTGGTATTGGAATTAATTCCTTGCTTCTAGGATCCTGCAGTGATTTTACATCAACCATAGGTGGCAATTGTTTCCACTCTGCGGGAACAAATTTATGAGCATGATCAATTTTGAACAGATTCTGCACAACTGGATTATCTATAAAACAATCTACAATTATCTTTTTTCTTCGAAATAAAAACATCATGTCCTCAAATTGGTTGCGGGAGTCGGAGTCGAACCGACGATCTGAAGCTTATGAGACTTCCGAGATACCACCTTCTCCATCCCGCGATAATTAGTGCCTAGCTACTCCCACCACAGGAGCCCTAGACTGAGCGGTTACTCTGTCCATAACATTTATTCTTATGGGAAGGTGTTAAACCTCACCTAATGCGTCTCCGGATTCCCTACACAGGATCGGAAGGCCTTTGCACTACAAACCTAGCACTCTTTATGGTGACTGCCCCACCCCCTTTGTATAACGGGCAAGGGCGCCCGGGGTCTGTTAGATCAAGCCTTCAGCTTGCAGTGTTGCTACAACATCATCACTGAGTGGAATTTCAGTTTTGATATTTAACTCAAGAACTTCATCATTGAGTTTTTGTTTCTGCTTCTTGAGATTTTGGATCTCTGCCTTGGCTTGATCAATTTGATCTCGTCCAACAACACTGGTAGATACCGTGTCGTCACGGCCGTACAAACTTGCACGGCTTTCTTCTTTGCGGCTGCGGATCTTGTCCAACTTGCCGTTGACCACAGCCAAGTCACTCACTGGATTCAATGTGGCTATTTCAGTCAACTGTGTGACACGCTTGTCAATGAACGCAGCCTTGGCCAATGACAGGTCAATTCCGCAATTTGCGTTGGCTGTACCAACCAGTCCGCGAATGTTGTACAAGGCCAACAACAGCTTTTGTCGGCGACCATCATTTGTGATCAAAAGGTTATTGGCCTTTTGAATCTCATCTTGTGCGTTCTGGAACTCGTTGATCTCAATGCTGGTATCAATCTTAATACCCTTGATTGCTTCATTGATCGAATTCTGAACTGCGTTTGCCTTACGTAGGGAAATGTTCATCACGTTGTCCTTTCTTCTTTGTTTTAACAGTTTTTAAAAAATCAAGTCTAGTATACTTGCCCTGTTCGATTTCGTTTAGAGCAGTAACAATAAATCCATGACTACCTTTATCAACTCTAGGAGCATGACCGTTTTTCAACTCTCGAGCTCGTTGACTTGCAGCCAATACCATTTCAAATCTATCGCCGTATGCTGCCACTGCGTCTTCTGATGAAAGTTGTTTGTTCATATATTCCTTTAGGTTAAAAATAACGGGTCAACGAAAGGTCAAGTAATAGACCGGACAATATACAATGAAGAGTTGTAGTCTTCGTTGACAATGTGCAAAATACAATACACAGAGGTCCATATATTTCCGATTAACAAATGACATTCTATTAGGGATCGGATCACATAAACACGGCCATTGTTCAGATGGTTGTAAGTTTGGAGTAAGCATGAAGCTCACACCTTTGTGTCTATTCTCATCTACCCTTCGCTTTACCGGTCATGTATTGCTACACAACAAAACTATTATAGCACTCTTTAGACTAAATGTCAAGTCTTTTTTGCCACTAATTTCACATCCCAAGCCAAAATTGTTCTGTGGCCCTTGCCTTTCCACGGATACACAGTGTGTGGAATATAGCTGGGAAATATGATCATCTTCATGGGATTTGGGGTAAACCGCCATTGATCTACAAAAACAAAATGTGCAGGGTTTCTTACCACCGGCAATCTAAACTCAATCACAGCATCCGATATGTTGTCTGTGAGATCAAGATCAGGAACATCAATGTAGATGTTGCCGCTGATATGTGCTTCATGATTGTGCATGGCCTGATAGTCGCCTGCAGTCTGACGTATAGTCCATGCTGAAACCAACATGGGTTGAAATGCTGACAGATCGTTGCGACCGCTTTGTTTGATCTGCGCATCCATGTATTCCTGGCACTGCGCTTCTACATAGCGTTTGATATGCCCTGTGTCTAGATTGAATTGATTTGGCAAGAGTTGAATCTGCTGTCCGCCACGTATGCTAATAGCAGGATTACCCTCATCATTGAGTTCTGTCTTGGTATGTGCAGTATCTACTAGACTTTTCAAATTGGTGAATACATCCGCCGGCACATCGGCCACAGCCATCACAGTTGGATTAAAATATGCAAATTTCATATGTACCTAAAAAATGGTGCCCCTTGACAGAATCGAACTGCCGTAACCTGATTACAAAACAGGTGTAATACCATTATACTAAAGGGGCAATACTTACTTAAAACTTGGTGGACCGTCCCGGGATCGAACCGGGGATTGAAGCTTGCAAAGCTACTGTGTTCCCATCTATACCAACAGCCCAATATTTTACTTACCTTCGTTGAGTTTATACTCTTGAAGTTTTTCTTTAAATGCTTGTTCGGTTAGTCCGTGCCAACCGATGCACTTACCAGTAGGCGAACGACCGCAACCACACTTACCAACCTGATCTGCATTTTCTTTAACTCGAACTTGCATGTTAGCCTCCACTGGATACTGTTCCGGATGCATGAGTGGTAAAATTACCACCTCCCTGTTTGCGTGGTTCACGTTTTGGCACCACGGCAGCACATAGTTCAGCATCAATCATAGCACGTTTCCATTCACCTCGTTTGTGCGGATCTAGAACTCTACTCATTGCTAGACTTGCTTTAGTCAAAGCACTCATTCTATAATTTGGACCTGGTTTCATTGTATTTCCTTTATTAAAATCTGGTTGCTCTGCATCCCCCGGCGGTAATTATAGTACAGAAAGATATGACGCTATCATACCCCTCACTCGTACCTTCCACCCGCTTCCCGACAGGGACCGTTCTCGCATTGCTAGCGGCCTTTGGGTTTAAAGACTACCACCCGTAGTTGTCACACTACTTCTCATCGTGTGGGTCACACTATCCGAAGACACTCGGAACGTTATGGCGGAGCATGTAGGAATCGAACCTACTCACCCATTACTGAATGACAGATTAGCAATCTGTTGCCTTAACCGGTCGGCCAATGCTCCGTGTTGCTTGGTGGGTTCTGCCAGGGTCGAACTGACGACATTCTGCGTGTAAGGCAGACGCTCTACCAACTGAGCTAAGAACCCTAAACTATGGTGCGCAAGGAGAGACTCGAACTCTCAATCCTTTCGGCACTGGCTTCTAAGACCAGCGTGTATACCATTCCACCACTTGCGCAAATTTCTAACTAATAATATACATTATATAGTCTAATCACCTGTGTGTCAACAACTTTATGAAAAAACTTATAAAATAATTTGGTACCAGCGGAGGGAATCGAACCCTCTCAAGAACGCTAATCTGGCGCTAAAAGGTTTATAAAACCTCTCTGACTACCAAGTCTCGCTGGCATTTATTTGGTATGAGCGGAGGGACTTGAACCCTCAATCCCGAAGGCGGCAGATTTTAAGTCTGCTGTGTATACCATTCCACCACGCTCACATATCTTGGTGCCGCCTCTAGGGATCGAACCTAGTTCCTCGGTTCTTCAAACCGGTGCTATGACCACATCAGCTAAAGCGGCATTGGGGTGAAGGGGAGAATCGAACTCTCTCTTACTGTTTCACAGACAGCCGTGCAGCCACTACACTACCAACACCATTAACTTTTTCTAACACATCCTTACGCATAAGGAACTGTCGTTGATTGTCAGGGCGATGAACCAAGAGATACTCAACGCCATCTATATTCTGAGTTTGACGAGAATCTTCACAGACTACTCGTTCGTTGTTTAAACGATTTTTAAAAGTAATAGGTTTCATTTTATATCTCCTTGTTATGGCCAATCCTTGCACTTTGCTTGGATCTTACGTAATAGAATTTTACTAATTTTGGTATCGCTGCCACGAGTTGAACGTGGACTTAGACCTTCGCAGGGTCTTGTGATATCTTTTCACTACAGCGATAAAATAAATACTTGATGTTAGACATCTTTTTAAATCGACGAACACAGCGAGCATTTACTAATGACGCTATACCTCAAGAGCATATTGACTCAATACTAACAGCTGGTTGTTCAGCCCCTAGTAAGCAACGTGCATATCCTTGGCGTGTTATTGCATTAACTCAAAGCCACAAAGCTCTTGAATTAAAAAATAAACTGTTCTTAGACAGTTTCATTAACATGCCAATTCGTAAACATTTACTAACAGCCCAATCACCTTTACTGTTAGCATGGATAGGAGTTCCTATCTTAGACAACTTTGACCTAGGTCTTGTTTCTAATGGTACTACAGTACGTGAACAAGGAATAAATGTATCTTCTAGATCTGCTGATCCTAAAACACAATATACTGTTCGAACACGTTCTGAAAAAGATACAATGATTGCTGCTAGTTTTTCTATGATACAAGCAGAATCTCTAGGATATCGTACTGCCTTTACATCATGCTTTTTCGAAGACCAAGCTCACAAGATTTTAGGTCTTGCAGAAAATGAATGGCCCATTGTGTTTCTATCTGTTGGCCAACCCAATGACTCTCGAGTAAGAGAAACGGTAAACAACGGACCAACAACAGTTGGGTTTTCTGATCCACGTCCTTTTCCAGAGCCACCTAAGTTAACTCCTGCTGAACTATCTACTATTATCTAGTTGGCCGGTCCTGCAGGAATCGAACCCACACCGCTTGGTTCGAAGCCAAGCATTCTATCCATTGAACTAAGGACCGTTATTTTTTGGCAGAGGGTAAAGGAATCGAACCTTTAATAGCGGAATCAAAATCCGCGGTTATACCATTTAACTAACCCCCAACAACTTGGTGGTAATAGTTGGACTCGAACCAACGATAGGCTGCGTATGAAGCAACTGCATTAGCCACTATGCTATATTACCATATAAAAACACACTCAAGTCCGCGGCACGGAAGGCACTATACCCGCGATGGTCTATGACCAGGCCTAATGTGTTTTTATATGGTAGGGGTGCTCGGGAACGATCCGAGTTTTACTGGTTAAAAGCCAGTTACTTCACCTTAAAGTTTCACCCCCGTTATCTTATCACTCTTGTCACTAGTCATGACAGATCTCCTTTTAAAAAATTGGTAGCCTATCTTGGGAACGATCCAAGGACCCCCGCCTTATCAAGACGGTGCTCTACCACTGAGCTAATAGGCTGTATTAGGCGGACGAATCATTATCACTGCCACGCCCAGGTCATTCGGCAGGGGTACGCCACTTGGCGGTTAGGAAAGGTAACCCGTGTGCATCTAACACTGCTCAAATGATTCGTCCATAGTTGGCGGAAGTAGTAGGATTCGAACCCACGGACCCTTTCGAGCCTTCAGTTTTCAAGACTGCTGCCTTAAGCCATGCTCAGCCATACTTCCATGATTGGTACCCCGGGCGGGAGTTGAACCCGCATTTAAATTTCTCTTTTTGAGAGAGACGACTTTGCCAATTTGTCTACCGGGGCAAAAGAAAAACTCCACAGCATCGACTATGTCGAACGAGTGGAGCCATGTTTGGAGTGGCGGGTGAGATTTGAACTCACGATTTTACGGATTTGCAATCCGTTGCAATGGGCCTCTCTGCCACCGCCACATAAATTTGGAAGACCGTAGGGGAGTCGAACCCCTCTTACCAGGATGAAAACCTAGTGTCCTAACCGATAGACGAACGGTCCATAAAACTTGGCGTACCCTCACGGCCTCGAACCGCGAACCTCTGGTTTTGGAGACCAGCGCTCTGCCAATTGAGCTAAGGATACATTATTGGCTCCCCGGGGAAGGCTCGAACTTCCGACATCGGCATTAACAGTGCCGCGCAACTACCAACTGTGCTACCGAGGAATAAACTTGGCGGTCTGTGGGGGAATCGAACCCCCGTAAGCGGATAGACAATCCGCAGTAATAACCTCTATACGAACAGACCTAAAATTGTTAAGCAACGCCGCGGAACGTGACACGGCACCGTTCTTGGCCACCATATTGGGCTTCTGCTATACGCACAGCATCTCCGGATGTCTGGGCATTTACTACAGTTTCAAATTGTCGAAGGCTCTCAGTTTGAAAAGCACCGCTGGTACCTTCACCTGCATACGAACCCACTTCAACATAAACACGATACGATTGCATTTGATTTCCTTTTAAGTTCACAGTATTAATAGTATAACACCAATCCAAAAAAAAGTCAACCATTCGTTTGGTGGACGAGGTAGGAGTCGAACCTACAATGTTTCTTATGTGGCGGATTTACAGTCCGTTGCCTTCAACCAATTCAGCGCACTCGTCCAAAATTGTTTACACTCTCCGCTATGCTTTTAGACACCGTTCAAAGGTGAATGAAGAGTGTATATTAAAACGTACTCGGCTCGTGGCCTTGTCCCCTAAACATTCTAGTTTTGGAGTACGCTTTAATATAACTAGTATTTTTTTATCCACACAAGGATAAGCCATCCACTAGTCCGCCCGTTCGCAGCATGTTTTGAGTGCGCTGCCCGGGCCTCGTTCCCGTAATCTATTGCACTTTTGCGTTATTCAGCAAGTTTTTGAAACTGCCTTTCTCGCTCTTCTAGTTGATCTAGCATGTTATTTCTTGCAAACTTTTGCCAGATAAGTTTCCTTGTCTGTTCTGCCGTTAGCACAAAATTCTCGCTATGTTCAACTTCGTAGTTTTTATCTATCTCTAATTCCATTTTTCCTTGCGGAAAACAAAAAACCCCAGGGTTTTAATCCTAGGGTCCTTTGAAGTTTAAGTGTATTTTGAGTTTACACTAACATCTCCACGGACCCCGGCTCTAGCTCTGGTGTACGATCATATGATAGACTATTAATCGCTAACCAGCAAGAGGCCATCACGCCTACCTGCTTAGGTATCGAATTAAAATGACTAAAAGATGATCTGAGTTTCATTTGCTTTCTTTTCCTTTCTTTTCCTTTTATAGACAACACCTTGCTGTCTATGTTTTAATTATACAGTTATTTAGTCTCTGTGTCAACCTTTATTTGCATTTTAGGCAAAATAAATTTTGACGCCTTCCTAACCAACTGTATGTATTATATTGTCTTTTTATTTATGTGTCAATAGAAATACGGTCACATTATGTGGCTTTTTTGCCACATTTAATCAAATGTTGATTCGCCGCTGATTAGAATGTGTTTGCCAATTTCAAAAAGACCCACGCTGCCGGGCAGGTCCATTGCAGCCACATGTATCTGGCACTCTCCACTATTGTCAATTGAGCAGGCAACGAATTCTTTTATGACACCTTGGTCAATTGACTGCCTGATAAAGTCAACCACCTCCAGCATGGCTTTTTTTTGCTCTTCTTCTTGAATCTGTTCTTTGCGTCTGCTGTTAATGCTTACGACTTCCATATTTGACCTTTTATATTAAATGATCGGCAATGCCGAGTTCGATGGCTTCTTGTGCTGTTAGATAAACATCACTGGCTGGCAACAGTTTTGTTTTAATTCTTGATGGGGCTAATCCGGTTGCGTTCTTAAGTATGTCAACCATCTTCTTGTTTAACATCTCATTCTCTTTCATTTCTGCTTTTAGGTCGTGAAACTTGGCGTCAGTTCCGCCGGAGAATTGATGACACATAATACCTGTGTTGGCTGCAATGTGTCTTTCTCCATGATCGCCACTGGTAAAAATCAAAAATGCAGCACTCATAACACTGCCTATACCCACAGTGCGAACAATGTGTTTGCTGTTTCGCATGATGTCAATGAGAGCAAATGCCTGGTAAAGATCTCCGCCCGATGAATTAACATACAGAGTAAGAACTTTTTCTTTAGCTTCTAGATTTTCGTAGACCAACCATTTGATGCATTCGTTGACGTTTTCTTCGGTAATTTCGCCGGTTAGAAAATGAACCGAATTTTCCAGTAATTTTATGCCAATACGATCGCTGGCGTTAAATTCGTCTATTTTTTTCACTGCTGCCCCTTGCGTACTATTACTTATCATATCTAGTAATTATACTATCAGTTAATAGAGAATACACCTACAGCCCAGCCAATAATAACGATATAGGTCAAATAATGGAGAGCTTGATCTAGCCCAAACCAAACCCAAAATGTGCGATCTGCAGGAGTCAGCCCTTGATTCAACTGTTGTTTTGCCCAATCGATATGATAGTGTGCTACCATGTCAAATAGTGCGGCAAAAACTGCCATTGTGCCTAAAAATGGCAACAAAATAACCCAAGTCCAAACTCCGTGCATAGTGGCGTGATGTACCCCACCCTCTGCACCGTAGATGCCCTTTTGTTCTAGCATATAGGGAAATTGCAGTAGAAAATCACATATAAAATGTTTAATGCCAAAGAGAGCCAAAAGCAGTATAATCAGCTGTATTTCAGTCATACAACTTTGCCCAATCCTAACCAAATAAGTTGATCTAATTCTGTTTGATAATCTTGTCCTAGTCTACGTTTTTCATAGATCGCTCGTAGTACATCTGTCCCATCACCGTAGTTCATAACACCTGAGCCACGTGACTCCAATTCTTCAATTAGATCATCGGTGTCAAAGTCACTTAAATCAACATCTACTTCGACTTCTTTATACATAGTTTTATACATTATACAAAATCCTTAAACATCTGCTTACGGCCATCTTCGCCAATATGCAGATCAAACAGATCTTTTACTGTGGTCAGCATGGCGCAGGCCAACATGAGCTGATCATGTCTGTCGTCACACATCATGATCTGACGATCAATGGGTTCCATTAGTTCTATCATTCGTTCTTTTATAGGATCATTCATTTTTTTCCTTGGTAAGTTCGCACATCAATTGAAAGTGATCGTAGGCTTTGCGTACACTTTCGTGTTGCATCAGTTTGTCTGCTTCCTCTTGCATGGCCTTAACACCAGCTTCCGCATGATCTCTGTAACTACCATAGGTCAACGGACATAATTCATCTCCAAACTCTTTGGCTAGCTTCTCCCAGGCTTTCTTTTGTCCGGGAGTAATAGGAGTTCTCTGTGGCTTCATTTCGCTGGCTTTGGATATGGCTCGACAGATGGCATCTTCAGCCACACGGCCTGCCGCAATCATGGCAGCATAGTTAGGATCAATATTAAAACAGCGAGACTGCCCTCCGGGGTAAGACATAACCAAGTGAGTACCTTTTGTAAAGCTATCCAACAGGTCATTATCATACTCTGCCACAGGGACATAACGTCTTCCAAGTTTTTCATAATAGATCTTTTTAGTCATACTGTATTAGACGAAATCGTATGAGCGTTCAAAAATAGGGCCATCACAAATATACAACTCGCCATCAATGCCACGCATTAGGTAGTCACCGGGCTTGCCCTGTTTGTAATTGCCTTCCAGTGTGTTAACACGAAATTCCTCATCAATTTTTTTAGCATGAACAACAATAGGACGCTTAACACAGGCACCCATGTCCGCTACTTGTTCAAATGTATCAAATGTTTTCATAATTAATGTACCGCCTCTTTTGCGTCTACTTCACACTCAACGACCCAATTGTTAAATTCTGTAAACTTGTTTACATTGACTCCGAGTCCTACAGCTTCATTTACAAAATGTTGTAGGAGTGAATTGTAGAGTTCATCTGGCATTGTGTTTTTATCAAATTTAATTTTCATATGTTTTCCAAGTGTTTGTTTCGTTGTCCCAATGTCGTCGATCGTAAAAATTAAAATGAATGTTATAGCCTAGCAGGCCCAAAGATAATTCAAATCCTGCATGGTCTTGTCTAACAGTAAAGTTAAATTCAAACTCAACTAGACCGCCTGATAGATACTGTTCTATCTCCCAGCATTTATTTTCAGTAAGCTGTCCGTTGATGTTGCTAAGATAGTAAAATCTTGATCGACGCCACGGATTATCTATACTAAAATTTATGTGTATCATTCTGGTAGTGGTCTAAATCTAGATAAAAAACTTTCTCGATAACAACTGTATTCTCTATTTTTGCTTTCTGGCAAATGATCATTGATGTAGTGAATCCAAGTATGATTTTCTACTTCCACAATCTGTATTACCCTAAAAATCTTACCGTTGCCGCCATCCCATTTACTGCCTTCTTTGATTATTGTCATGTTTTATCCTTTCCAATTTTCTTTTACATCCTCTGGAACTTGTACAGTCATATGTAGCATGAATCTGTAGGCTTCCCATGCTGTTTTGGCTGCATGGTTATTGGCCATGTTAGTAGGGAATAGGTCGGCCCAAATTGCGCCTTCGGGAATACGAAAAGCACGAATATCTTGTAGACGAGGTTGAAACACCTTGCCTTCGTTGTACAATCGCATGCCTACTTCCATACACTGCTCTTCGTCTAGTCCTTCTAGATAATCATGACGATACATATAATCTTGAATGCAGAATTTAACGGTTTCTATATCGCGAAGTGCAGTACCCGAAATGATCCAAGCAACATCGTCATAACTCACTTCACCATTGACAATGTCTCGAATACATCGTCCAAAACTGAAACCTATTTTCATTTTTGTGTTCTCTGTAGTTCTTGCAGAAGTTCGTTCATCATTTTAAATTGCGATTGTATCTGTTTTTTAAGTTCTTCGGGACTCTGAGTGGGCAAACACTCTGCTGAGTACTGTGCTGATTTTGACATCATCGCACGTTGTTGCAGGCAAGCAGTGAGATCGTTGTAAGACACCAACGGTGTAATAGCACCCAGATTAGTAATTAGTACCAATTGATATAACATGCCAACTCCTAGTAATTAACGATATGTATATTATAACACCATACTGCTCACAAGTCAACCCCAACGCAACATAAAGAGTACAGCATCTTTGGAATCTTCAAAAAGAAATTCTGCACCGTTTCGTTCAAACTGGCCCTTACAATTATCCGATAACCAATTGGTGATATCTATGGCATGATTGTTGTCCGTTAGTCGACTGATTTTAAATCGAGTCCAACCAATGCCTTCAAACAGACCCCAAAGTACCTCTCGATCTATTTCTCTAGCCATTTCACTAGCGGCCTTATTGGCAATTTCTTCTTCTAGTGTCATGCCCATTTCATTGCAAACATAGTTGCATCCTGTTCATTTTGAAAATACCAAGCACGACCGGTTGGGTGTGCAAGATCACGGAATTTGTTTTGACAATTCTCTAAACACCATGTGAGTTTTTCTGCAAAGTCATCATCTCGTAACACTATAGCATGATAGGTACCTAATAGTGTCATTAGCTTATCGTCTACTTTGAGATGTTCTTCTGCCCGTTGAGCCCTCATAATAGTTGGAGTTGGATCCGGATCTATCATTTACCGTGTCTCAACAACCATTCTGTTAGCCTGGCACCCTGTAATTTGGCACGGACTTGATACTTGTAACCACGATCAAAGTGATCTACCATTCTATGCCATACAGGAGTTTCGACTGCATGTTCCATTATCCATTTGCCTTGTTCGCTCTGTTGCCAGTCCCAAAGCGGTTGGGCAGCATATAGGTCTGGGTCTTCTACATCTCCCATTGTAAATGTATATACTATGATTTCTTTGGTTTCTTCTACACGATCATCTATTATCATATACTGATATATAGTCTTAGTGGGTCGGTCGCCAAGAAAAATGTATTCATGCCCCCACTGATCAGTTTCCCATTTGAATTTCATTTTAGACATTGCCTCTGCCCCCAAATTTCAGCATGAACATCATGGCATCACGTTCATCTGTAAACTGAAAGTACAAGGCATGATAGTGCTCTTCACGCCATAGTTCTTTACAGTTGTTTATACACCACACAGCCATTTCTTCAACCTGGGCAACAGTTATCTGATTGAAGTTTACTCTATAGGGAAACACAGCTCTAGCCCTAGTGCTGAGAACTTCATTAATTGTACCTACTCTAGTCTTGGCCATTACCATATTTTAACAGGAACATTGTGCGTTTTTGATCATCATAAAAATCCAATCGAACAGTATGCTGTGATTTTTTGCCTTCATACCATCCTAACTCTACTACCGGCCACCATTCACCGCCCTCTGGAGGTCTAACATATTCCGTATCCTTTACGTATTCTCTATGATCACGTAGTGTGAAACCTAAGACATCTTTCATCTTTGTTCGTGAAAGATACACAGAGGGCTTTTCACGTTGTTTAATACGCTCGAGCACACTGGTCCATTGACCAGGAGTCATCACAATTGGCTTACTCATTTAACCACTTTTGTATAATGGTGTTAGCTTCTTTTAGGTCTCGAGTATTCCAAAGACGGTATTCTTCGTTGTGCCCGCGATCTCCATCATTGAGATAGATTTTACCAATCTCTGGAAAATAATTCAAGAACGCCTGCCCAAGTCGATAGTGAGGATTACGCATGAATTCCATAATCCAATGCTGTTCAAATTCCTTGTAGCGTTCTTTTGAAATCACATCCACATCAACTGGAATACAGTTGCCTCAACGTCTTCTTTAATGTAGATGGTCCACATAGGATCGCCGCTGTTAAAACGATGACACATATCCGCAGTCGGACAGACTCTCTTCATCCATTCTTCAAATGCTCGATCATCCTCGGGATATACCCAACAGTACCAACCGCGAGGAGGAGGATCTAAAATCAATTCTTTAATAGGATGCCCGGCATTAGGGGAAGTTTTACCATCTTCAAACCTCCAATGATGCACACTGACTTTCACGACCAGGTCCTGTGTTTTTCAGCCACCCATTCGTTGCCGTCATATTCCGCAATTTCCCATTCAACATCACCAGGTACCTCAACAATTTTTAGATTGGCGTGGTCTCCGTTTGCTGCCATGCCTAGGTCTCTCACAATCTTTACAAGATAAGGATCGTCTCTAGGAATCTCTCGTCCGTACCATTTTGGATCAGTTATACCTGCCATCTGTTTGTATTCTTTTTCAGCACGGCCGCTGAGTCCAAATCCACCATAGCAGGTATTGATAACAATAAATTGAATACCCCTGAGAGTTTTAATCAGTTGTTCGTGTGTCATAGTTTCTCTCCGCAATGTGGACATAGTTTGGTTGTAGCATTACGCATTTCTTTTAGTGTCTTGTTTAGTTTACGAGAATCAGCAATAATCCTGCGTATACTCTTACGATCCCTATCGTGTTTGGCCTTGCCCAATTCTTCTTTAAGGTGTAGCTTCATTTTCTGAAGACGGCCTTCAAAGATTTCAATAAAGCCTGTTATGCCCGGGCTTTTGTCTGCAGGTGTACCACTCATTCTTCTAATCCTATTGCACGTCTAAAATGTTGTTCCAGTGTAGTTTCAGCCATTCGAGTCTGGTGAAAGGATTCTACACACCGTTCTATGATCAGTTGCGCAAACAGATCTAACCCTTCTTGATCAGGATTAAAATCTATACCTGCACATTGTTTAAGTTCTTTAAGTCTAGTGTTCATTTTCCGCTCTTGTATTTTAGTGTAAACATTACTGCATCCTTTTCGTCATGGAACCAGTAGGCAGCAATTTCATCCCACTGATAACCTACATCGCTGACATCAGTGACGTCAAACCAAACATAACTTTTACAATGTGCTAGACACCATTTTTTGATTTTCCAGAAAGGCTCTCCTGCTTGCTCGCAATCAACGTCTGTGATAAGCACCTGATGACATTGTTCCAGAACATCATCAGGTGGCTTAAACTTCTTCCATTCTTCTGAATAGGCGTACATTAAACTTCCAATACAATGTTGGGATTCCAGCCAGTATCTTCAGTATAGCCATCGCTTTCGTACCCCCTAGGATTACAAACTACACGAGTACTGCCTAACACATAATCAAACGGATGATGAGTATGTCCGTGAGTCCAAAGTTTAATCTGTGGATGATCAAGAATAAAATCACTTAGGTCGCTGTGATAGCCACCGTTCATGATGTAGTCATGTGCATACTGCGGATGACAACTCATATGGCTAGGAGTGTGATGTCCTACCACAACAAACTTTTGCTCTTGAGGATAGCCGTCCATTACAGTCTTAAAATATTGCAGTGTTTTGCGATGACGATCTGCAATGTCAGCAGGCTTGAGAGCTCGGTAGCCGGATTGATCATGTCGAATAATTCTAAAATCGTTCATCATGTCCGCAAGCGCATGAAGTGTAAATGGGTCATGCTTGTTGCAGTCAGTCCAAAGTGTTGCACCCATAAACACAATGTCGTTGATTACCTTGGTGTCATTTTCCAAGAAATAGATATTGGGATACTTGGCACATTCTTCACGCAGATGATCAATGCTGGCAAAGAATTTACCGTGGTAGAACTCGTGATTACCTGCAACATAAATCACATGCGGAAATTGAAAACTACAACGCTTTAAGAAATCACGGAATCGCTGAGCCTTAAGCTGTCTGCTGCCTAACATTTCAAGCATGGCCGCAGTTCTAACATTTTCGTCCTGATGGTCGTGGAGATCTTGGGCAACCATAATATCGCCGCTCAAAATTAGTAGATCGTAATCAGCATCGTTAGGGATCATAATGTCCGAGAACTCTAAGTGCAGGTCTGAAACCAATTTAATTTTCATGGTATTTTCCGATAATGTACATATATTATAGCATCAGTTTAAAACCCTGTCAATCGGTTAAATACTCATATAACCGGGAGCGAACCGATGGGCGACATTTTCAAGATTATAGGCGATCTGGGCATGCCAGTAGCCGCTGCACTAGCAGGTGGGTATTTTGTATACTTAACCATTAAGCTATTGCTACAGGGCGTACTTGGCTCTATCAACGGCATGAAGGGCATTATTATTGCTCTAGACAATCGTGTCAAAACCATGAATCACGATGTAATACGTATTGATACTATTGTATCCAATGCACTAGGTCTACGGCCTGATGCAGATCGTATTGCCCGAGCCGATGGAAAGAATGATGCTCGTAGAGATTAATTTCGTTCTAGATCTAAAACTGATCGCATATTTTTTATTAAGTTTTGGATTTGGCATAGCATTCTATTATATATTTTATAGCGATAATTCAGACTCTAAATTAGATCGTATGAAACATGATCTAGCAGTAAGGAAAGAATGGTTTCGAATGGTGCGCGAGCAAAAGGCTACAAACCCAAAATGGCCAGCAGAGTGGGCGAGGAGAGATTGATGTTGCATTTTGACTATTCGTGGGATCTAAGTCCAAATGGAATAATATTGGATAACGAACTTAACGTAGATAAGCTAGGATGGAAAGGCGGAGACTATTTCCAGCTAGTTAACATTGACGGAAGATGCTATCTTAAAAAAGTAGACCCGTTGGTAAAATTTTTAAAGGACGGTGAAAATGGACAAGTGGACTAACTGGTATGACAGTTTGCCTGAACATACTAGAGAATATTTAAAAAATCAACCGTTGTGGCATGATATTGATCTTGTTAAGGCAGGACTAGTAGGATTCGTAATAGGATTGATATTTGGGTTAACAGTTTAATCAACAAATAGGAGCGAACTATGTTGTTTGAAGCATTTCTAGTGTTTTGGATGCTAGAGGTTTTAGTTCTAGCATCAGTAGCAGTTTGGTATTATTACGAGCCCGCAGAAAAAGAAAAGAAAATCTGGGACCCTTGGGGAATCTGGAAGGAGGTAAAATAAATGGATATAGTTGAACTTGTAAACAAATATGGTTTTCCAATTGTCATGGCAGTGGGAATGGGCTTTATCATCAAGTATGTTTGGGAATGGGCCACGAAAGAAGTCAAGCCCGTTATCAGCGAAGCTAACACCGTTCTTATCGCCCTAATCGATCGTATACGTATGTTGGACAACGATTTGATTCGACTAAATCAAAAGGTCAATACAGTATTACACCTACGAGGCAAGACAATTGAGTTTGAACGTGTAGAAGCAGAAACAGAAATTAACAAGATTACACAATCTAAAAAGAAATCTGAGGACGATAAGTCAGCCGCAGCAGGCGAAAGTTAATTTGTAGGAGGAGCGATTATGGTAAATGCAATTGCCTCGCTATTACTAGCAGGCATGTTATCAAACGAGCCTCGGTGTGTCAAATGGACATGGACTGGCGATGTATACAATCGCAAAGTGGTATGCCTGGAATGGTCTAAACCTCCACCTAAAGATAAGGCACCCAAGAAAACATGATTGATCCTATCACACTTGGTATTGCCTTCACGGCCGCACAACAGTCAGTGAGCTATATTAAAAAGGCCATTGCTCTGGGCAAAGATGTCAACAGTCTCTATGGACAGTTTGCCAAGTTCTTTGAAAACAGCGATAAGATTCACAGTGCTAATGTAGAGGCACAAACTAGCAAAAAGATTCTCACAGACGGTCAGATTAGAGCCATGTCAGTTCAGATTGCCATGCAGAGCAAGGCCTTGCGTGACACTGAAAAAGAATTGAAAGAAATGTTGATATGGTCAGGTAACAAAGATGTTTGGGACGAGATGATGGCCGAGCGTGTGCGTATGTATAAAGAACGTGCTAAACTAGAAGCAGACATAAAAAATGCCAAAATACAAGCACAGTCTGACATGATAGACAGAGTACTTATAGGTACAAGTTTTATGGCAATAGCGGTCCCTACGGTGATGTTTACTTTTGCTATGATAGTTAGATAAGATTACTTCTCGTGAGCAACAAACTCGCCGTTCCAGTTGTCGCCTAGATCTTGCAGTTTCATAAAGTCGCAACGCTCGATCCAGATTTTGTAGTACTTGTCCATTTGTCCACCAAAGTTGCCCTTTAGCTTTGCACACATAGCGGCAGCTTCGTCAAACTTTTTCTGTCGGTACAAGTCATGCATCACTTCGTGTGCTATCTTATCTCTAGTGTAGTCTGCACCCTTAGTACGTAATACTGTATAGATCAAGTCTGCCACAGTTTTTCCTTTAGGCTGTAAGTTATCTATCATTAGATAAAAGAAGTCGTCTTTGGTACGATTGTATGTTTCAGCACCAATAATACATAGTACACCATAGGCCTTACAACGTGCTTCTAGTCGTGCCGCGGTTGACACCATATCACCTAAGATGTCATAACCGTGTCTGTCAGTTGATCCCATCTCGCCAATAAAGCCAATACCAGTATTGCAACCCCAACCCATTGCGGCAGGTGGTAATCCTTGTGCTTCCATCAGTTTTGTGTATTCGTCAACAGCATCCAGCATCTCTAGGCCAACAGCAACAATAGTTCTAGCATGATTGGTGTCTTCGATAGGAGCACCATGTATGTGCATACTCGCATCACCTACATACTTTAATATCATGCCGTTGTTGTTCATGATAGGACGACTGATAGCATCCATGTAGCCGTTCATATACTTGCCTAGTCCGCCTACATCATCACCATAGTGTTCACCAATAGGAGTAAAGCCACGCAGGTCACTGAACATAACTGATACATCTTTGCGTACACCACGCTTGATTAAGTCTGGATCTTTTTGTAGTAGCTCTACAACTTCTTTAGAGCAATAACCCGCAAACTGTTTCTTTATGGCCTGCTTCTGTAAGAACTCGCTTACAAATTTAACGCCATAAGTATGAAGAGCAACGATAACAAGCCCAAACGTGATTGCAGTCGCATCTGATAGGATGAGCCAATTACTGAAAGCGTACATAGTACCAGGAACGACGGCACCAACAATAACCACAGCAGAACCAATTCCAACATAAGTCCACCTCGATAAGAAAATTAACAATATGCCGAATACTAGTAATGCTAGGATTTCAACTCCGTCGGCATAGTCGGGACGTTGAATTACCACTCCGTTGATCATAGTTGCCATTGCTGCCGCTTGTACATCCTGCGGCCACACTGCACCTTTAGCTGTAGGCAAAGGATTAGCAATGCCTGCGGCTGTTGGACCTACTATAACTATAGCACCATTAAAGTTTTTGGGCAAGTCCAAAAGACTCGCCTGTTGGTTTTCTTGACTCCAATCGATCCATACACGACCTAACGCATCTGTTGTAATAGGACCAAACTTGGGTATGCGCATTTTCTCAACACCATTTTCATTGAGCTTGACTTGGAAGGTTGAATCACCAGCTGCGACTCTAAGTGCTTCCATAGACATACTGGGATATAATTTACCATCAACGGATACAACTAGGGGCAGTCGTCGATTAACACCGTCTACTTCTGGCAGTGTACTAACGATACCAATGCCTGCTGCTGCATTTTCTAACTGAGGTACATTGGCAATAAGTCCCGGGTATTGTACAATTTGATCCTGCCACTCTGGACCTAGTACAGCACTACCTGGATTGCGAGGAGAGTTCTTAGTTTTTTGTGATGGTACGCTGCCCATTACAACTGGATATTGTTTTAGGGCCGTTGCGAGAACAGCATCGCCACCAGTGCGATCAGGCTCAGCCATGATAACATTGAGCACAACAAGGCCAGCACCACGATCATAAAGATCTTTAATAATTTTTGCATACTCTGCCCTTGGTAAAGGCCACTGGCCATATTTGTCCAATGCTGCTTCATCTATGTTTACCGTATAGATGTTATTGGCAGTTGGAGTTTTATTAGTAATCAGTGTGTCAAAGTAGCGTAGTCTTACACTTTCTACAAAGACAGGATCGGCGATTCTTATACTTACAATAAGTGCCAATGTTAATAGGGCAGTCCAAGGACTAGTTAGGATTTTTTTCAGCATGAAATATTTATGCTGTTTTATTGTCCCTGTGTCACAGTAATTTTAGCACAACCGCCTACAGTGGTGCAGTTGTGAGTGATTGAATAGTAGTTTTGAGTACTGCCACTTTGTGTTAGACTTAGATCAGTAGGTGTACCGCTTAGATTAACTTTGGCCATATGACTGGCGCTGCCTTGTTGCAGTACGTCGACATTCTTATTACCGCCACTTAGTGTGATTTCAGCATAGTGACTGCCGCCGTCTTTTTGTTGTACCAGCAAACTATTGTTATTGCCGCTGACATCAGCAAATATTCCTTTAGTACCACCAGTACTGGTCTGTTGTAGATCTACTAAGTTAAAATTACCCACAACTCTCAAGTCAACATAATTTGCCTGTGTTGTAGCATTTCCTGTTTGTGCGATATTAATATCATTGCTTAGACCATTGCCGTAATATTCGACATAATTATTTTTAGTCCCGCTTTGATTTACTTCAACTACGTTTTGTGTGCCGATCTGTTCTATGTGTACTTGGCTATCGGCAGTTGTTCTATTAACGAATGTTAAAACTTTAGCCGTGTTTGTTGTGTTAGCATTAAATGCGGCTGCTGATCCACCGCAACATAACGTATTTGCGGCGGCGGTTGTTGGATCAACAATAGTATTGCTAGTTGCTGTACTTGTGGTTGTACTATTAGCATCATAGAAATAGGTAATCTCTGCAATTTGTACGCTATTACCAGCATTGTTTTTAATAGAAGGGAATATCATAAAATAATAAACATAGGCCGTAGAGTTAGTTACTGCGATATCGCTACTAACACTAAATCTATTATCGGACAAAGATAGTGCGCCTTGTTGAATTAATGTCCATGTTGATCCGTCATTTGATCCGTAGAGTTTATAACTTGTTGGATCTCGCTCTACAGCATCATTAGCTGTAGTTAATTTAAAACTAGTAACAACTCGCCCAGCATTTAATTGGATAGTAACTCCAGCATTTTGTTTATCGAAGTTTAAGTACTTGGTATAGGGATTGTTATCAAACGCATTAGTAGGACCTTCATTGCTTGGACTATTATTGCTAGTTGGTATTGCTCTGGTAACATACACACCAGAACTGTTATTGTAAATTGCGGTAGGCGCAGGTGGCGGCGGCGCCGCATTACTAGGAGTAGATGTAGCAGTCTGCCCTGAACTTAACGGTACTGTAGAATACGTGGCGTTAGCGTATGTATCGGCCTGTTGTATAGTCGGATTAAGTGCGCCAGTCCACGATACTCCGCTGGTAGTTGACATACCCGAGCTGCCACTGAATAGCTGTCCTGTATTGTTGTCATTGCCTACAAAGAAGAAATAATCTGGACCCATGTTGACAATTTTACCTGTGCCTATAGTACCAGCTAGTGTGCCGTTGCTGTTGTAAACTTTGCCTTCGTAGGGATAGCTGGCATTCCCTGTCAACCCAAATTGTACATACTGTCCTGACTGCCAACTCCAAGTTCCATTGAACCATGGTATTTTGTACATAGTACCAGGTTGCTTACTGTAAATTTGGCAGGTTGTTGTATTCAAACAGGCACTGACATTCCATTGGCTGTCTGCAATTTGGTATCGTCCAAACTTTATATCTGTTAGGGCGCCAAATGCGTTAGAGCAGAATAATAACAATAAAAAAATTATTCGTTTCATGGACGTCTTAACACTCCAGTCTTTTGTACAATGTTTACTACATTACCGCCTGGATCTCCGCTACCAACAAACGTAAACGCATATTGATCATTGTGGCTTATAGACACAAATGTGTTTGAATCATAGCCTGTGGTTTTAACTTCAGCATAATGATCTGTATTACTTCTATAGGCTGTACCTTTGCCTTTACTTTGTATATCAGGAGAGTCGTTCTTTTCCCATGCCACGCAAACAGTAGTACTTGGATTACATCCTTTCTTACCATCAGAAAATGTATCTGGCAATAGTACAGGGTCGCTTTTTTCGTTGGCTTTTTCAACACGCATAGCTATTTGTCGTTGGGCGTCTGCCTCGAGTTCTTCTAATTCAGTATCACGTTTTGATCTGCCGGCATCTTTAATTGCCTGCAAGACTTCTTGAGGCTTAACAATGATTAAGTTATTACCTATCTTGCCTTCAACGGTATTGACAATAACTGGGGAAGTTGGCATCATTGAAGCACTGGTGACATAGGTAGCTTCGAATGCCTTGTCTAAGGTCACTGATCCAATGCCTGTAGTCACTGTGATACTGCCAACCTTACATCGTTGTTCATCTAGTTCAAATTGTTTAACGTCTTTTTCGTCTTTACAACTAGGAACCAGCATGATAAGACTTTGCCCAGTTTCATCCACAGTCATAGTGAAATCAGTGCCACGCACTGCTACTGTAGCTGTTGGAGTTTTGATGTTTACCTGTTGCGGATTATTTTTAGCAATTTGTCCGCTAGCGTATCGGACAGTGCCCATACCAACTTTGAGCGCGAGCTTGCCTGCATCTGATTTCTTAGGATCGAAAACAAAATCGTCGATAAGCAATCTGCTGTTTTCTGTAACTTTGACTTTGGTATCATCTTTGAATGTTATATTACTTACACAAGCACCGGTTGTATAAGTGTCCATGCTTTCAATTTCAGCACCCTTAACTCCTGACATCTTTTTCTTATTGCGTTCAACTTCACAGGCTGTGCCTTTGTTTTCTGAAACCGTGCCAATGCCAGCCCAAGAAGGGCTGGCCACTGTTAGCAGTAGGGCTAACAACAAGACACGCATAATTATCTCGCAATCGCTGTGGCTGGAGATACAATAGCTGAACTACTTGTACGAACTGTGATAGTGTTGTTGCTACCCTGTGTTTGTATATTAACTGTGGTATCGTTGGTGCCTTGTTGCTGTGTGGTGATGCTGTTGTAGTCGCCTGTGGTCATCATAGCAAGAACATGTCCGTTAGCACCCGCTGCATCTAATTGCTGGATGTTGAACACGTTAGCGTTTCCATTAGCTACATTTGATACACTACCTCTGCTGCTTAACAAACTACTAGTAACTTGGTTATTATCTCCATCCAAAACTGTGTTAGTAGTAATATTGCTACCAACTAGATCTTGTAGAATCATATTGTTATTACCGATAATTTGTTCTGTAATAACGTTTTGGCTGTTTGTAGCGTTGTTGGTATTGCCAATAGTTAATCTAGTTTGATTACCATTGCCTAACATATTAGTAGTGTAGCTGTTATTACTTCCACGAATATTGTATTGGCTACTGTTAGCATTTCCTGTTTGTGTAATGTCAACTATGTTTGTGCTTCCGGTAATAGTTCCATAGTTAGTAGCACTCGGTGCGTCTGGAGTCAGTGTAGTAATACCTGTTCCTGCTACTGTCGTTGCTACAGTTGTAGTAACGCCGCCAACATTGTTAGTCCCGCCAACTTGTTCAATTGTGATAGTATTGCTACTACCCACTTGTTCGATATAAACCTTGTTAGGACCTGTTGCTGTCTGAGCACCACTTATGGTGGCAAAGCTCATCAGCATCACTGTGAGTAATTTTCTCGACAACCCACAACCGCCTGTCATTGTTTGTTTCATTTTTTTAAAATGTCAGTTTATTGTTTGCTGACAAGTTCCTGGTCATTGACCTATAATTATACCACTTCTCTAATCTACTCCTCTCCGTAGACTTACTTCTTGTAATTTTATTTAATCTCTGTACTCTAGAAATTAAATGCCGCTGTTAAAATTTCAACATGTTAAAATTTCAACATGTTAAAATTCCAACACCATTAAGGTTTGTTAACCAGTACATCCTTATTAACAAATCCTTTTCGTTTTTGTGAGTCACTGACTGCTACCCAATCACCCTCTTGTCCTATAATTGTAACTAAAGCACCTTTCTTAAACTGCCAAGTTTTTTGACTTGTTAGGTCGGGCTCTTTATAAATGTAAGAAGCTTCCTTTAAAATCATCTCACCTGAAAGTTTTTCAACCGGTACAACTTCTTTCTTTATTTCTGCGGGGGCACTGGATACGGCTTCGGTTTTGGTTTCGGGTTTGGCTTGTGATTGAACCACGACATCTTTCTTCTCCTCTACTACTGGTACTGATATTACTACTGGTGCAGGTATTACTACTGGTGCAGGTATTACTACTGGTGCAGGTATCGCCGGAATAACGGCAACCGGAGAACTTACTTTATTGCTTTTAAATGCCCAGTGTCCTTTACGAGCACCTTCATTAATAGTTTGAATCACTGCTGCCTGTACAGCTACGTCGATTGCCTTGTTGATACTTTCATTTATGCTGCCGCCGATCTCACCCTCTAATGCATTTGCATTTGCACCTAAAGTTGTGCCATCTCCAACAAATCGCAATAATGTCACTTTGTCCATATAACTTAACACTGTTTTAGTTACTGTCACAGTTGTTAAAATTTCGCCTGTAGACACGCTCACTGTTCTTAAGGTAACTGTCACAGTGTCTGATTGGTATTGTGTGCTTGCCCCAATACCAAACAGTCTTACTCCACTACCGCCTGTTAGTGTATTGCTATCGTAGCCAACAATGCCACCTTCCATGATGATCCCGGCAAACATCATTGGGGGCAACATCTTGGCATCACGGCCTTGGTATTGCTCACGCATTTGACGAATCATTTGACGTTCTTTGATCAAGTTCTCTAGGCCAACACGTTCTAGTACTGTGAACCAGCGTTGATCACCTACATCCTGTAGGGCCTTGATTAGATAGTTTTCAGCACCTTGTGTAACAGCTGAACTTAATGACGCAATCAGTGGCTGGCTTTTACGTTGCCCTGTTAGATCTCTAAATCCATACACTGCCACTGTTAACGGTCCGCCTTCTGGTGGTTGTAATTTATTAGAGTCTTTCTTTAGAAATTTACTAGACTCGACTTTCGGTTCGTCAAACTGGTTTCCAGTTATTTTTTCTTTGATAGCCGAACTTGATGCGCACCCACTCAATACTGCTACAACGGCCAGGGATAATAGTGTTTGTTTCATGTATTATCCTCCAAATCCAAATGTGCCACTTGGCACCTTCATTTCTGTAAATTGTCTTGGATCTAATACATTTTCAATTCTAACAATAATAAATGTACCTTCTACTTTCCAGGTGATGTTATTACCGGCAACTTCCATTTGTCCGCAATTACCTGCACTGTTAGCAGTACACACTGGAACACCGTTAACACCAAACAAACTATCTGTAATCTGCTTGGCCAACTGTGAATAGATACGACTTTCTAAGTTTGCTTGAAACTTAGCCTGCGGAGTGTTTAATGCATCACTCTCTGCCTTTGCTTTAAGAGCATCAGCTGCTGCTTTATTTTTGTCTCTGGCCTGTGTCTCTAATTGATAGAGTGTTAGAACGTGAGAACTATATCCAATCCCTGAAAAGGATGGACTATTAAAATTGTGTTGTAATTCTGCACCATTGACTACTGATGCTGTAGCCATTAATATGGTGGCTATTATAAACTTAACCATCGATTCGCTCCCGGTTATACTTGTTATGTATATTTAGAGCAAAAACCGATTATATTAAAATACTAGTTTACTTAGGGGATTTTAAAACTAATTTTGCCAACTGGTCTACGAGTAGACATGTAGTTGTTGCCAGCGACCACTTTGATAATGCCGTCGAACACTGGCGGATAAATGACCTGGAAAGAGTTAAAGAATGCGCCACCACTACCTTTGGCAATTCTAGATTTTACCTGGATCATTGTTGATCTCTCAAGTACGGCTTTAAAGAAATCGCTCATACCTGGCATCTTGTTCAAATGATCTGCTACTAGTTCAGCGATACCTGCCAATGCGTGATATCCCATATCATATGCAGGGTCTTCAAACTTTGCACCTTTTCTTTTAAATGCCGACTGTACTCCGGGAGTAGTTGCCCACGGTAGTTGCGGATTATATTTAATTGCCTGGCCTAAATTCTGTTGGACATTGGCCGCATCAGTACTGTCAATAAAGCCAAATTTTACTGCTAATTCTAATGGACCTGTAATTGCAGAGTTAGATGCAATTACGTTAATAATTTTTAAAATCTCTTGATAGTTGGGCTTGTCTGTGACTTCTGAAAAACGTTCTGGATTTTCTTGAATATCTTTTAATAGCCCTGTGACTGCGGCAGCAGCACCACCTTTTTTATCTTTGCTACTTACTTTTAAAGAAGTAGTTTTGTTCAGTCTTAGATAACTGTCGTATAATAAATTTGATCCACCGCCTGGAAACAGTACAGATTTAATACCGTTCCAAGTTAGCCCAATAGGAGTTAATAATGCTGCTTCAGCTTCTCTATAACTACCGGTGACAAAATTACCGGTGACTAGTGCAATTGGTGCTGCACTTTCACCAAGATCAACTTCATAGGTTGTCATATATTGATCAGCACCCGGAACTGGAGTTGTTGAGTTGGTTAGTACATTTGTCAACAGTTGACTAATCTGTTGATTAATCTCTGGAGATAGATCTTCTTTTTGTTTAATCTGCTTAGGCAGTGTTGCAACAGGAATATCAATGTCTGTAGCAAACAACTTGTTGGGTTTAATATCAAACTGCGCACGTTCTGCAATTTTATTATCAGTTTGTGTGTAGCCAGTATCTCTTCCAAAATCTGCATTTGTCCATGCAATTGGAAATGCTCCGGCTTTTTTTGTATTAGTAAATTTAACGAACGCAATTGATTTCTTGTTTTCGTCTTCCCATAGGGTAATTAATGCTGCTCCGGATTTTCCCTGCACTTTACTGTAATAATATACTGTGGGATTGCCCAGTGCTGCAAGAGCATCTTTTAAACCTTGTTCGAGATCAGTTTGAACTTCATATCTCAATTCAGTTTCAGGAATAACTGTTGTGCTAACTAGGTTAATTTTTTTACCATCTTTAGCAAACGTGATAGTTTTGCCCTGACTAACCTCTTGGGCACGACGGATAATCCCGCCTTCTGATTCTGTAATTATTTCAAATGCTCTCATAGCTAATATTTAGCTGATTTCAGGGAACAGGCATTCTTGAATAAAATGTTTAACGTCCTCTTCTGAAAGCCCTAAACTAACCATTACACGTGGTGTATGCGGGTTCTGCTTTTGATTTTCGCAGTAGTAGTTCTGTGCCTCTGTAGTATCGTTAGCTGTATTATTGGTTTCTGCTACCGTGCTCAAATAGTGCTGTATGCCCTCTTTTGCCATGGCAATAATCTGTGCTAGTTCTTCTTCATCGCTAACGTTCCCAGCAGCTACCATACTAGGGCTAAAGATACGTTCTGCCCAATCTGGCAGTTTGCGAGTTTTATTCCACTCTAGCTTTTGTGCTTCTTCTGCAAACCAATCCATCATAGCATGTTCTTTATCGCCGGCAGCTGAGTAATCATAGAAACACCCGGTGATCTTGTTCTTGCCTGCAATTACATCGAATCCAAAGATCGGTGCAGGATTATGTGTATGCGGGAAGATGCAACAGTGCATCATCCAGAGTCCTTTGGTTTCTCTAGCATCCACAACATCAACGTGAGCCCTACGATAACTGCTACTGGTCCAAACACGATTAACCCAACCAGGGCTGTTGAAGCGATCCATACCCGTTTCATATACTTCCTTTCCGGTTTTGTTGAACTGTTCAATAAACAGCTCTTGCACTTCAATGAGTGTTTGCCAGACTTTACTTGTTGATGTTTGCAATTTCCATCATCTCTTTAAAAAATTGTGTAGCAAAATCAAAACAGACTTTTGCTTCGTCGGCCATGCTGTCGTCGATTTTTAAACGAACTGCTGCTTTTAGACTATCGGCATCTTCAAATTGATAGTACTTGCCAGCCCCGGGCACCTTTTTGGCAATCATTTGTCCGCCAGCTAGATCGCCCATGTGTCGTACATAAAGGTGTGCCATTAGCAATTTAGGATCATCTTTAATTTTCATAATATGATCCATATACTCTTTTACCACTGCACACATTTTGGGTCTATCTTCTTCGTCTGATCCCCATAATTCCTCAAAGTCAGCTCTAATGGCCTTGGCCCGTAAGATTCCTGGCATGTCAGACAGCAGTCCATGCGGCATGGCACATACTTCTAACAGCTCATACATAGGAAATTGATTGTAGAGATATGTAGCGTACAGTTTGGGATCTATGGTTCCTGAAAACAGTATTTTTACAAACTCCTGTCTTTCTGCATTGGTGTGATTGTCTTTGGTTAATTCTCTTAGGCTCATTATGACTCCGTAATTATCTGAAACGTAGTATCAGCATCACAAGATCCTGTTCACTGTTGAGCTTGAGAATATAATCGTTGACATTGAATCTTTGATACTGCCAACGTGTTCCCAATGGACCAAAAGCTGATTCTACAAATCGTATTATACTTAGTTTGCCGGACTTGCCACTGGCTTGAGAACTGGGACGCTGATCTCTAAAATGAACCCAATAACCGAATCTACGTGCCCCTGTAAATTGATGTTTGATTAATCGCACATCGTCAAAGGTCATTCTTCTTGTTCTAGTGTGATGCGCAATGGAAACCCATTACTTCGAGCCAGTTGAGTTGATTCTATGCCTTTGGTCTCGGCAATCTCATGAGTGTAGACTCCTGCCACAGCACTGCCAGAATTATGTATTTCCAGAGTGATATCTTTGGCTGCACTTACACTGTGTTTAAATATGTCAGTTAACAATTCTATCACAAACTCCATAGGAGTCTTTTCATCGTTGAGCACGATTACTTTCCACATTTTAGGTGGCTGTAAACTTGTTATAATTTTTTCTTCTATTTGAATTTCAGTGGTCATTTTTATTTCTCCAACTGGGGGATTTCTCCCCCATTGATTGATTATTTAACTTCCACAATGTCAATCACACGTGGCTTTTCAGACTCGGGAATATTGCGGATCAATTTCACAATCAGCATGCCATTGCGGATTTCTGCACCTGCAACTTCCATGTGTTCAGCAAGTGGAAACTCACGAACAAAGTCGCGGGTGGCTAGACCACGATGCAAGTAAACAATTTCCGGATTCTCATGGCGAACAGATTCTGCTCCTTCGCCTTTTACTGTAAGCACATTAGCTTCTACAGTTACGGAAATTTCCGATTTTTCAAATCCTGTCACAGCAATTTGAATCTCATACTGATTCTCACCAGTCTTGAGTATATTGTGCGGAGGATAGTTGTTGGACACACTGTTGGAAAATCTACGTTCCATTTGGTCGAACATGGTGTCAAAACCAATCAGTGCTCTATTAATAGCTTCAATTCTTTGTAATGCGTTATTGTTCATAATAGTCTCCTTATAAAGTAAGAACAATGGGGACCCCGAAGGTGCCCCCAAGACAATTAGCTAGACTTAGTTTCTGTAAACGTAGCGTCTACCACATTGTCATCTGCTTTGGCTTCTGGTTGAGGCGCCTGAGCTGCCTGTTCCTTGGCCTGCTTTTTCTCCAACAATGTTTTCATTGCCGGAAAAACTTTTTCGAGTTCAGCTTTAATTTTATCAGCGTCATCTTCTTTCATAGCGTCTTCGACTGATTTAACTGCTGTCTCGATTTCTGTCTTTTCTGTATCAGTTAATTCATCTTTAAATTCTTCAAGATCTTTTTTAACTTCATGTACAGTTGCTTCAGCTTGGTTGCGAGCATCAATTAATGTTCGAGCTTTTTGATCACTCTCTGCATTTTCTTCAGCTTCACGTACCATGCGTTCAATTTCTTCTTTGCTTAGACCGCTATCTGATTTAATAGTGATCTTGTTTTCTTTGCCTGTGCTCTTGTCCTTGGCCGAGATATTCATGATACCGTTAGCATCAATATCAAATGTAACTTCGATTTGCGGCTGTCCACGACGTTGCGGTTGAATACCTTCAAGATTGAATTCACCTAGCAATTTGTTGTATTGTACTAGATCACGCTCACCTTGGAATACCTTGATAGTCACCGCAGGTTGATTGTCTTCTGCTGTTGAGAATGTCTGCTGTCCCTTAGTCGGAATGGTTGTGTTCTTTTGAATAACCTTTGCAAACACACCGCCCATTGTTTCAATACCCAAACTCAGTGGAGTCACATCTAGCAACAACACATCAGTACGATCGCCACCGAGAACAGCACCTTGTACTGCGGCACCTGCGGCAACAGCTTCGTCTGGATTAACATCCTTACGTGGTGCCTTGCCAAATAATTTTTCAACGGCTTCTTGTACCTTTGGCATACGTGTCATACCACCAACAAGAATAACTTCATCGATGTCAGCGGCTGTGACACCTGCATCTTTCATGGCAACTTTACATGGCTCAATTGAGCGAGTGATTAACTCGTCAACAAGCTGTTCTAACTTGCTACGGCTAATAGTGATATTCATGTGCTTAGGGCCACTTGCGTCTGCTGTGATGTATGGCAAATTAACACTTGTGCTTGCAGAGCTAGACAATTCAATTTTTGCCTTCTCAGCAGATTCTTTTAAACGCTGTAGAGCAAGTACATCTTTGGTTAGATCAACACCTTGATCCTTGCGGAATTCTTCAACCAAGTAATCCATAATACGTTGGTCAAAGTCTTCACCGCCAAGGAATGTATCGCCGTTTGTGCTCAATACTTCGATCTGCTTGTCTCCATCTACGTTGGCTATTTCGATGATCGAAACATCGAATGTACCGCCACCAAGATCGTAAACAGCAATTTTCCTATCTCTTTTATCAGCTTTATCAACGCCATAAGCAAGAGCTGCCGCAGTAGGCTCGTTAATAATACGGAGTACCTCCAGGCCTGCGATTTGTCCAGCGTCTTTAGTAGCTTGTCTTTGGCTGTCGTTAAAGTACGCAGGAACTGTGATAACTGCTTGAGTAACTTCATGACCTAGATAATCCTCCGCTGTCTTTTTCATCTTACGCAAAACTTCTGCTGAGATTTGTGGAGGCGCCAACTCTTGACCATTAGCACGAACCCATGCATCGCCATTCTTGGCTTCCATGATTTCGTAGGGCATAAGGTTGATGTCCTTTTGAACAGCTTCCTCTTTAAACTTGCGTCCAATCAAACGCTTTGAAGCATAGATTGTATTTTTGGGGTTAGTAACTGATTGACGTTTTGCTGAAGCACCTACGAGAATTTCATCTTTGCCGTAGGCAACGATTGAAGGTGTTGTTCTAGCACCTTCTGCATTTTCAATTACTTTGGGGATGCCGTTTTCAATAACAGCTACACATGAGTTTGTGGTACCTAAATCGATACCGATGATCTTAGACATAATTATCTCCTTTTAAAGTAAGATCTAGATTGTGAGCACTATGCTCTATAAACCGCCCGCTTTGGTGCAGCTTACGATTTTATTTATATCAAATATTCTCTAAATTCTGAATATTTGACCATTTTTTTAGTTTTTCACGTTTAGCTTCAGCTGCACGGTCGATATTTGTCCAGCTTACAATATCCATGTTGTGCAAGATATCAATCATGGTTATCATATCGCCTAGCTCTTCTTCCAGATGTTGCCTATTGGTTTTAGGTTTTCCTGGTTTAAAATTGTCTAGTCCGAAGCGGCTGATTTTACTTACCGCTTGAATTACTTCAGCACATTCTTCTTGGAGAATGTCCATTACTTCTTTGGTTTGACTGTCCATATATTACCTTTGATTTGCAAATGGTGCGATATAGTTACCGTCGCTCATTGTACTGGTCCGCAGAGCTTTGTAGACATTTTGCACACCTACTGCTTGATTCCACGCATCTTCGAGAGCATGATGTTTTAGCACTGGAGGACGGTTGGGATTGATACCTACATCGAAAATTGTGCGAGTGTCGCGAACTTCCCAGAAGCTCCAAGGAATAGCTTTGCCGATCTTACGAAAATACCATTCTAGAATAGTAACATCAAAGCCAGCACCGTGACTCCATACTCTTTTGCCGCCCCAACAAAACTTGTACAGTTGTGTCATTGCTTCTTCAATAGAGACTCTGTTTGCAGGATCAAATGCTTCGTTCTGAGCTTCCTGTGATTGTGAAGCCCACCAATCTAAGGTAGCCTGCGAAACCGTAGCACCAATCCGATCACAACTATCAACATCAACACGGACATAAAATTTCTCACATTTTTTTTCGTTTACATCATCACCAAATGGATCAAATTTAACTGCACCAATGGTTAAGATTGTTGCTGTGGGGAGAACGTCTAGCGTCTCCAAGTCGATCATAATATCTGTGTTCATACAGTTATTATACTACCTTTCTGACAGAATGTCAATAGATTAAAACATTTTTTTAGGTAATTCGTTTTCACGCAGTTTCTTGCGCCATCTAGCCACTGCTGCACCTTTGAGGCGTTTGCGCATGGTTGTGGGTTTTTCGTAAAACTCTTTTTGTCTCAGTTCATCGAGAATACCACTTTCTTCGACTTTCTTTTTGAATCGGCGGAGAGCCTGATTGATATTTTCGCCTTCTTTGAGAACTACGGTTCTCCCTAGAGTAACTCTTGATTTATTCATAATTGTTTATGGTTAGGTTAAGTAAAGATTCACAATCCTCACTAGCATATATAGCCTTTGCATTAGCACGTGATAAATTTCTTAGGTTGCCAAAGTAGTGTGAATTTTTTTGAGCGCAGATGTATCCTATAACAAGACTGTTTGCGCTATCTGCGTTGAATATGATGAGATCGCTCTTGGATTTTTTGTCCAGCAGCCAATCCGTGTCGTGATCAGATGACCAAAGATAGGTAATGATATCATGCTGTGATTTTAGATTCAACAAACTATCTGAAATGATTTTGGTCTGTTCAGCATTGAGATCTACCAACAACAATCTAAAACCATCAATCAATACATCGTCAGGAGCAGTGACTACAACTACCTTGGCTGTCATCCTTGTCCTTTGACTTGTTTGACCTTTTGCCAGATCGTAGATTCATTCTGCTCGGCATTTTGAATATAGCCCACTAGCTTTCCTGAATCTTGCGAATCTGTTGACCCTGTTCCCGTTCCATCCATGCTGTTATCTTTTTTTTTAGTTTCTTCAACTTGTTCTAGAGCCCATTTCGCTGCTTCTTCTGCGGCTTCATTGTCTGTAAAGTCGGGGGCAGCTTTTAGGTACTCTTCCCAAGGAAGACGATCAATCAAACCATTTTCTAAAAGACGTCTGTGTCTTTTCAAAGAATCGTCCGGATGATCGTGTTTCCAATTTCGCTTGGCTTCTCTAATCTCAACTGTGTCATTTTCGTCGTAGTCGTCATCCTCTTCATGCAGTTCCTCAGACGCCGTTATATCACCTCCTAGTGCGGTCGGCTGTGTTGTGAAAGAATCTACGACAGGTGCTGTGTGTGTTGTTTGTATATATGCGGCTGCGGGAAACGGCCATAAATTTGTGGCTGGTGGTATAAAAGGTTCTGATCTTGGAGTAATTTCTTCATTGGTTGGAGGACCATCTTTGTTATCTGTTGGTATGGAATTTTCTAGAGATTCCTTGTGGTCTTCTTCGGCTCTGCGAAACCATTGAAAACTATATTGGCTGGCCAACAGCAGTATCACTGCCAAAGGATCAAATACTGAAACAATGATAATAATTACCCAAGTCACCGCTTTTTCTAATAGGTTGGCATCGGGATTGCTGCCATACACAAAGGCAGCTATGTATTTGATGGGACCAACTTCAGCTTCAACCTTGCGTATTTCGGCCGCAATTGGAGCACGTTCTTCATTAAGAGTGGCAATGGCCTTTTGCGATTTAGTTATGTCAGAATTTATCTGGGCTCTTTCTTTGGCCTGGCGTTGACGCATGGTATTGGCATTGACAGCCCCTTGATCAGTTTTACTGCGAGCAATGGTTTCATCAATGGTGGCATCCATTTGTTTCAGGGCCTTGCGACCAGCTTCGATGTTTTCGCGTTCAGTTTTTATTTTTTCGTCATAGATAGCAATTTTGCTCTGAACATCTCCGGACACTAATGTTTGATCACTGTGTGCCTTTGATAGAAAACCAAAGATGCCCATGGAGGTAATTACCATAAGGATGGCAATGGCAACTATGAGATAACTTCTAATGTAAATAGGGGCTCTATCCCAATTGATTTTTAACCATACAGTGGCAATTAATTTGCTGACTTCTAGCACTACACCCATAACAATAATAGGGATAGCAGCGGCTGCGAAAATGCTAACGAGACCCGCTACGCTGTACCAAATGGCCACTGCAGAAATGGTTAACCCGCTGAACAGGGCCAGCCAGGCAATAATTTTATCGCTGAGATTTATTTTCATGTGTAATATTTATTCCCTTATCCAACGCCAATTACTGCTCGCATTTGAGAAACAGGCTGTGCTACTCAATGTTCTCTGCACACCATAAGCTATGGCCTGCACATGCATCCTCCTACAATATCCCGATCCAGTGGGCCATGTCATCACAGGCACTGCAACACCACTAGCATCACGTTTGTACCATTCAACAGCCTGTCCATTTTCGGCAAACATCACGGCATGATACAGCGCCTGGGTGTAAGAATCTTTTTGATCATTGTCCAAAGTTTTGAACCATCCAAAAGATATTTGCGCAACTTCATTAATAAACGAACCTGAGCGATATTCGAAAAATCTAGGATTACTGATGTCATTAGCCAATGCTGGACTAGTTACGACCAGTATTAACAATTTCCCAGCCACCATCCATTTTTTGACAACTGACGCCTTTGCGTTGAACATCTCTTCCTCCAATCTGCATCCAATAAGTAAATTCACCGCAGTTAGTTGACATACCTAACCTTGCCGTGGTAATTCGTTTGATATCGTCGTCTGTGCATTCTAACACAGTCTTGCTATCTACTGTTTCTTTGTTATGAGTAGTAATAGTTTGACTAGTATGACAGTACTGCGGTTTCTGAGCAACAACTTTTGATGCAGATCCGCAGCCTGTTAGCGCCAATAATGCCAGTGCAGGAACTACTGTAATGACCAGAGCCTTCATTATTGAGCTCGCTTGGTCTGAGCTTCAGCGATCAATTGATCGAATGTAGCCTTCTTCATCTCAAGACGAACAAAAGTATAATGTTTTCCGGCCATAGTAAAGTGTCCGCGTTCACTTTTCACATGACGGCGGATGGCGGTGTCTTCTACCTTGTAGGTAATCTTGGTACGAGTTGTTTTCTTGTCGTTGACAATGTCAATAGATGTTTCGCTATTAACTGTACCATTGATACGTTTTGCAAAGTTGTTCATTGCAATCGCATCCATTTGTTCTTCTGCTGCCTGAGCGTAATTACTGTCTCCTGCACCGCAGGCATAGACATAATCTTCACTCCACCAGAACCAACCTTTAACGCCTTCCTGTGCGCAACTTTGATACCAACCAGGTTGAGCAAATGTCTTGCGCTCTGGAATATCTTTCATTGACGAACAGCCTGTAATAGCTGTTGCAAGTAAGCCTACTAGAATTGCCTTTTTCATCGTGTACCTTTCTGTGTGTGTTAACGATATAATAAGTATAGCACCACGGCTGCTCAATGTCAACCGGGTGCTTAACCAATTTATTTGAAGAAGATTAGCGCCATCATTACTGCTTGGACAATAAATCCAAATCCAATAGTGACTACGTTGAGCATGTCTTTTTGCACTGTGGCTTTGACAAATAACAGGGTTAGGCCGCCCCAGCATAACAACACAAGATCCACTGCGGGCATCTTGTCAGTTAACCCACTCATTACAGCGAACAGACTAGGAACAGTGGCAGCGTGTAGTACAATGACTGCTAGCCAACCAAATGTCTCTGCCGAAATGTGGCTGACTTTGGCGGTAGCCCAGGTTTTGAACTCTTGAAGATTTTCAAAATGAGGCAGCGGATTAAATTTGTTGAAGTCTACCATTTTATTTCTTTCCTCTGTAAAAGATATGATTGCCGATTGTTCCAATTTTTTCTAGATTCCATTGCGGATTGACATAGTTAGCATGATAATACAATGCTTCTTTCATTACGTCAAGTCTGAAACCTTCCAATAATACCTTTTTAGCCACAGCCATACTTTCGTTGTAAGCCGATTGGTTAATAGGTCTAGCTTTGTGCGCAGTGTCACAATACCATGAGAATTGGCAAATGACTCTGTCTATCACTACTGACTTTTGAAAAACAACTGCACAGACATCTTTTGGGAACGAGGGATGAGACGCCCTGTTCATGGTGACCTGTGCCACTGCTACTTTGCCTTCAAAGTTTTCGTGTCCTGCTTCGCGATAGATATTCATCGCTAGGCATTCTAGTTGTCGTTCTCTAGTTTTAATTGACACAATGTCGGGCGATGATAACATCTGACCCTCACGTAGCTTTTCCATTTTGGCAAAAGTTACATTCTGCACCAATAGGCATACTACAATTAAACCTATAACATAGGTGGTAAATCTAATAAATTTTTCCATAAGTCCTCCTTTGACTTGGTGTAATCCAAAGTTCAGATTACATTACATAAAGGGAGTTAACTTCACGAGGCTCTGAAAGAACCCTACTTTCGTGTAGTTGTCTCCATTAGCCACTAAGTTCATAACTCTTAGTACCTTTGGCGACCCTTGGCATCCCGAAAATACGGGTTTCTCATTGGCCAAGACCCGCGGGCTAAACTTCCATGCTTTTGACATTTTCATCTAACCAACTATCTTAGTTTCTTTGCGAAACGTTTAATATATACCTCATACTTGCGTTATCTCCCGAGAAACTGGTGATTATCGACGCATTTTGGAGATATCTTGTGCTTCTTCATCACTGAACACAGGCACAGCGTTGCTCTTGTGCATTGTCGCAATGCCTTTGACTTTGGTTCCAGTGTAGATTGGACTGGCTTTTAACACAGCATTGCCGCCGGTATCCACACTTTTGATATGTGCAGTGGTATTGCGGCCCTCAGGAATCTTCAGTGAGTATGATTTGCTCAAAGATTCTGCCGCCAGCCCACGAGTTCGTTTCTTATCTTCAATCTCTACAGCCCATTTCTTCTGTAGTTCTTTCCACGATTCGTTCAATTCACGGGCCTTTCTTGCGTGTTCTGCTGATGCAAACTTTTGCTTGCCTTTGGGTTTGCCAGTGGTACTAAGCCACGGACCTTCTAGATGCATTGTCAAAAGAAACCTCCAAACTTGTTAAACTATACGACTAGTATAGCATCTAGTTTAGAGGTTGTCAACTGCCTACAATTCAATTTATTGCAAAGAATAACGCCTTATGGAAACCTCTTGCTGAATATCTCACTCTGCTCTGCAGTCAAGGCAATTTCATATTGGTAGTCTGGATGATCAATTCCTAGATAAGGTTGTCCACCAATTTGCCATAAACGAGCTTCGTGTTGCGCCAGTCTCCAACTGACGTGATTGTCAGCTTTGTTCCTGTTTGGCATGTCTTCGGGATAATTGCCGTTGCCGGTCCGACACCGAAGTTTTGGTCCGGTATCTACTTTGAAATAGAGCTGGTTGGCTATATCGTCAAGCACTGGCATGGCAGTGATACTGGCAGTAATGCCGATTCCCATATCATTTGCCGGCTCTTCAAATGCCAATGTTAAATCTGGCCCTAGTTTAATTTCTATAATCATGATATTCCTTGTGTTTTACTTAGCTGTATTGTGTTCGACAGATTTTATTTTATCTGTTCTGCTAGTTGTTTATATCCAGCCCAACTTGGATGTATGCCGTCTGGTTGCAATTTGGTAATTGGCAACACAGTATCGCCGTATTTGTTAGCAATTTCTTTTATTGTTAGTTGAATATAGTTTATATTAACTTGACTTGCTTTAAGATTGCCAGCTGGCAAAATCCAAAACACACGTTTGCCTTTTATTTTGTCACGCATCTTTAACAACTCTGCTTCTGTATGTATATGTTTATGATCATTACTTCCTAAACTTATAATAACGGTATTGGCGGTTAAATCATTTTTTAGATAATCACGATTCCACTGCCAAGTATTGATTCCTCCCTTGCCTACAAGAGTACATTCTTTGGCAAACATGTGTGTGCCCACTGCTATACTATCACCTACAATCAAACACTCTAACATAATTTCTCCAAAAGAAAAGCGATTACTGCTATAATACAGTAATCGCTAACTCTTGTCAACTAGTTTAGCTGTTTAACACTTTTGCCACCGAATTCATCACACTGGCAATGCGGCCAATATCACGAAGCTGTTCTACAGTGTAGCCTTCTTGCTTGAGCGTTTCGTAATGTGCCTTAACACAGAAGTGGCACTTGCCTACAATACTTGCGGCCAAACTAAATGCCTCAAAGTTGCTCTTGGTTGTTCCACCGTGACTGGCAATGGCATTCATGCGTAACTGTGCTGGCAGGCCTTTTAGAGCAGGATCATCGGCCATCTCAACGTAGGGATACCAGACGTTGTTCTGTGCCATAATGCTCGCCGCTGTCATTGCTGACTCTGCGTGTACTGGCGCATCTGCTAACAATATGCTTAACACCTTACCGTTGCCAGTTGCGGCGAGTGCGGCCACGGCACAACCCATAGCAACATCAGCATCCAATGTACTACGCACAAACACAGCGTCAATATTTAACTTGGTGTCTTTTGCGTAGTCTGGCAATGCGCCTTTTACTGTTTCAATAAAACTCATTTTCGTCCCCATTTAATACGTGCCCAAAGTCTATCATACAAATAGTATGATGTCATCCAGACACAATTTATAATGATTGTAGGAACAAGGGCCTGTGTTAAACTTTGTCCTGTTACCAACAACATCACATAGGTTGAGCATAAGACCCAAATCCTATAGATGATGGTCTTGACCAAGGTCCTTGTCCTAGTTTCCATTAAAGTGTTTCGCCGCCAACTGTACGGTTACAAGCGCAAAGCTCACCGGTTTGTAGCGCATCCAACACACGCAGAGTTTCTTCTGGGCTACGACCAACGTTCAAGTTGTTGACAGTAACGTGTTGAATAACGTTGTCTGGATCAACAATGAATGTTGCGCGAAGTGCGGCACCAGCAGGTGCATAGAATACGCCCAACTGTTCAATCAAGCTCAACTCACCACGTTGTGTGTCGGCAAACTGATTGTGTGTGATCTTCTTCAAATCAGCGTGAGCTGTTTGCCAGCTAACTTTACAGAACTCGTTGTCTGTCGAACCTGTGAGCAATACAGCATCACGATCAGCAAAGTCGCCTGTCAATTTGTCGTAGGCTACGATTTCTGTTGGGCATACAAATGTAAAGTCTTTTGGATAGTAAACGATTACTTTCCACTTGCCTTCAAATGACTTCTCTGTAATGTCAAAGAAAGCGTCTTCTGGTTGTCCTGGCTTGACGCCGGTGACTGTGAATTTTTCTAATTTGTGTCCGACTGTTTTCATATCTTCTCCTTGTGTGTGATAAAAACTCAGTGTTTGTACTGATATTATATTGTACGTTTATTTAACCTATAGGTCAAGCAATTTTAATAGTTTTTTCAATAATTATTTTAATGACGCTAATAGAAAAAATTAATAAAGAAAAGGCTCCGAAGAGCCTGTCTTGGCGTGTAATTAATTATACAACAGGAGTATATTCAATGCCGGTTGTGGCTAAACCGACCAACCCAATAGTTGTTTCAAAAGCTGCTAACTCACTTGCGGCAACCAAAACATCAGCTTGTGACAGGTTATTGTTAGTCATCCATACTGTGTAGTCTGTAACCTGTGTCAATGCAGCATCAGTGCCAAATACGTTTTTGTAAACGTGCTTGATGAAAGTTTCATTGCCAACCCCACCTGCGTCTGTTTTGTAAACGTCTGTGTTTAATAGGGCTTCTGCCAATTGTTTGTTGGTCCAACCTTTGTCGGCTAGATCAATGCCAATGCCTTTGTATGCGTTAGTAACATCAGCAGTACCAAGTGCGGCTGCTAGTAATGAGTATACATCACCTGCACGACCTGCGGCATCATAGGCAATAGCTTTGTCTGTGAATACAACACGCTCGTGATCAGCAAGATTAAATTCCATGTTAGATATCAAGGTACTTGCCAAGGTTACTTTACTAGCAGTTTTAGTTGTTGTGAACTCTGTGCTTGCGCCTCCCATTGTGTAAGTGTCAATACCTGTAGTACCGGTAACATCAACTGTAATATCAACTGTGCCGTCGCCAGCACGACCTGTACCTACTACACCGAACGTAGCAATTTTACCAGCAGTGCCAACTGTAGCAACAGTAACGATCAAGTTGTTAGCTGCCGCTCCGCCTAGTGCCGTACCAGCAAGAGTGATTGTGTCACCAGCAAGGTATCCCGATCCTGCACTGGCTACTAGACTGTCTAGAACAACAGAGTATACTCCGTCTGTTTTAGTAACATCAAAAGCAGCACCTGTTCCGGTTCCGCCTGTTAGGCCTGTAACATTTTGATAGGTTGCGTTAATCGGTTTGTCTTTGATTGTAATTGTTGTTGTCATAATTTTTCCTTTTTAAATAATATGATCCTACCATTATACGTGAACTTTCAAACAAAACATGTGCGTACACGCACAACTTCGAGACGATAATTTGGAAATATTGCCAAAAAGAAACCCGCCGAAGCGGGTTCTGCTATTTTGGATGACAAGGTATAACTACCTCGGACCGCTGTTTTTTAGGCAGCTAGAGCAACTTTGCTTTTGCCGGAAACAGTGTTTCCAGTGAAGCTCATTGCGCTGAAGTCGAATGTATCTGCGTTTGCATTTACGTTTTTTGTATTTTACGTGACCCCACGTGTTGATCTTTATCCTATCTCACCCTGTCGAAACCATGGCAGGCCCATCATAAAAGGACTAGAGCAAATACTACGATAACAACAATAAAGCCAACTAGAGCACTATATTCGTTATCCATACTAATCTCCTTTATGGTGGACCTGGCGGGAGTCGAACCCGCGTCCAGAATGCCTTACTTTAAGACTTCTACAACAATTTTTTAGGCAGCTTGAATATTACTAGCCTGCTCGCCTTTTTGACCCTGAGTCACTTCAAACCTTACACTTTGTCCTTCTTGTAGGCTCTTGAAGCCACTCGAATTAATCTGTGAAAAGTGAGCAAATAAGTCTGCGCCACCATCGTCCGGAGTAATGAATCCAAAACCTTTGGCGTCGTTAAACCATTTTACTTTTCCTGTTACCATTTTACTATTTTCCTTGTTTGTAAATTTATGCTGTCTGTGTGAGTTATTTATGAACTTTTATCCATAATCTTTAGATTAAGCAACATGTTTTCAACTGTTAGTTTAGTAATAGTTGCCAACATTATCAGTTTGTCATCATCAGTATACACTTCTTTGTCAAACATGTCAAGTATACTTGTGCCAATCATTCTAAATGCCTGTTCTTGCCCAACAGCAAGTTTACCCCAATCTGCGGGATCGCCAGCTTCTACTTCTGCGGCAATTTCTACCAATTGGTCTAGTGTTATTTTTTTCATAGTGTTATTTGTCCAGTTCCAAATCCCATATGTCCTCTAGCAAAACAATTAAATGCTAGACTGTATCTAGTGTCTGTTGAATCACTTGCGGGAACTGTATGTTCTAGATGGGAAGGGAACAACAAGAGATCTCCAGTTCTCGGATAAATGGTATGTGTGCTTGAGTTATACTCGTTCACATGAGTTTTTTTAAACGTGGGCGTTGTTGTTGAGTGAAACAGGTTCACATGCGACCATGCCTGTTCAAACACAATTGGAGCAGTGGTGGCTGTTGTTTCTATATAGTAGACTCCACTGATCATAGAATTTTTATGATTATGTTTAATCACAAGTTCATCATTTAGATATCGATTGGCCCAGCTGGTTGATATATCAAATTTTATACCATCGTCGACGCCCAACGATTGATGCACAAAATAATCAATTGCGTCTGTTATCTGTTTACGCAAATTCTTGAGTTGAGGTTTGTCTAGAATGTACATGCCTTTTGATCCCTCATCGAGATCTTCGTCAGTGCCATCGTGGCCGGTTCGTTGATAAGGATACTCAAGATTTTTTAACCAAGTTTTGGTAATGATATTGAGATTGCCTAGATGTGTTTGAAACAAAGGTATTGCAAACAATGGCGTTATTCTATGTTGCATTTAAACAGTTAGGGTATTGATTACACCACCGGCTGTGCCTCGGGGGAATAGGTTAAAGGCCAAACTGTATCGTATCTTTGACGATTGATTTTCCTCAACCGAATGAGTCATCATGGATGGGAACATGATTAGGTCATTTTTGGCAGGATACAAACCCCAAGCATCGGCATTGAAGAAATTCAGCTTGGCATCGTTACCGTGGTCTTGATAATTGAAGTCCACTCTCACAGTTTCGGTCCATAGGTTATAGTTGCCCTTGTCTTTGTGACATACAAATGCACCAGTATCAACGCCTGTGTCTATGTAATAAACACCACTGATAAGGCTGTTGCCATGATAGTGTTGTCCAGAGTAGTCGCCTGTGTAATGACGATTCACCCAACTGTTCTCCATGCGAAAATCCATGTTGCGTTTTACGTCTAAGACTGTGTAGATAAAATTATCTGCCGCTTTCATAATTTTAGCTTTCAACGGAGCAAGTTCTGGAGTATCTAAAATATACTTGTTCACTGTATAGTCACCGTTGTCGGCGGCCATGCGTTCATATTCTTGATTTTCAATGAATTCGCGCATGCCTTTATCCAATGACCCAATGTTGGTCTGGTACAAAGGCACGCCAAACAGTGGAGTGACCTTATAGGTAGGTGTCATTTAATCCATCCAATTTTTTTACCTTGTGCTTTTCTGTTGTCATATTCTTCAACTGAGCTGGGGAATCTCCAAGCCCATATGGCCACCAGCATCATAAACACTGCTGTGTATATTATACCACGAACTGGGACTGCTGTCAACCACATGGTGATCAAACTGGTTGTCATCATGAACAACATGAAGTATTTCATCTTCTGTGGGAACACACGCTTTTCACCCCAGTTAGTAAGGAACGGTCCAAACAGTTTGTGATTGTAAATCCAGGCATGCATCTTGGGACTACCTTTGGCAAAGCAATAGGCCGCAAACACCACAAAGATTGAGTAGGGGATACCTGGTGTAACTAATCCAACATAGGCCATTCCCAAACTAAGGAAACCTAATATTTTCCATAAGAATTTTTTCATGCTATTCCTTAACAGGTCTAAATATTCCAATTAAGGAATTGTCGCCGGGTGTTCGATACCCGCTTGGCCAAGATCTTGTCACAGACCCGCTCGAGGGATTATTAACATTTTTTGCTTTAGTGCTTTGATTACCACCAACAAAAGAGTATGTTCCGCTACTGGCAGTATAGATAAAATTCACATGACCATAACTCCATAAAGCTATGTCTCCAGGCTGTCCTTGATTAAGTGGGATCTTAACGGCTTTATATGCAGCAGCTTTATCCCTAATATCAAAAGCCCAGGCAGTTTGCACAAATCTGTAGCCGCATCGTTTCAACACCCAATTTACATAACCCATACACCAAGCAGTTTGGTCAGTAAGCCAAGCACCAGTCTGTGGATATCCAAGTTCTTTCCATATACCAGTGATCCTAGAATTACTGGCGCGGCCGCCCATTCCTGTCTCTTCCCAAATCCCCTTGCCGGCTTCGTCGAGATTCTGCGACAGCAATGAAGGAATGTCACTGGCTAGTACCACATCAGTGTCAATTAAACTCTCACCGTCTGCTCCTTGTGGAGTACCCGGAAAGTTTTGTTTAACCTGGTCGTTAGATGCAACATTGTAAGCACCGGGATTAGCCACATATGCACTTGTTTGTCTGTTAATGGCTGCTTGTGTTGCTGGAGCAATTACTACAGGAGGGACTACAAAGGATGCAAATGTTCCGGAGAACACATTTCCGCTGCCAGTAGCAGGATGGCCACAGGTTGCCGCATCACCTTCTCTACATATTAGAATGCCGTTAGCATATACTGTACTACTAGATCCAGCCATTGTAGGGCTACTATGCGAACCACGACCGTGACCTGCTACTGCATCTCCTAGTCTTGCAATTGGTGAACCATTTACAAAAACATTAGAAGAACCTGCTGCGATTGTTCCGCCGGCAATATCGGCGCCTTGTCTCGATACTCCTGGCATATTAAAAATCCTTGGGAATATTCTGTTTGATCTTTGCTATATAGTTGCCAAGATCATTTAGTGCTTTGCTAACTTCTTTGTCCGACGGCTGTTTATCACGAAAACTCAGCAGTTTGCCTTCTTCAATTAGACTTCTATATGAGGTGATGAATTGCACTAATTCATAAGGCCCAATAATATGGATACCAGGGCCTTCGCCAAGCTCACGCAATTTTTGCTGATGACCTTCGATTTCCCCTAATGTACTAGCTAAGGTAGTTGTTTGGGCAGCAATTATGGCCAACGAATTCTTAATATCAGTTGAATTCGTTGCAATTGTTCCTAATGCTGTAGCAATATCGGCATAGTAACTACTGTAATCAATTGGGTCTCCTGCGGCCATAGATTAACCTTTGATAATACTACCAGCACTTACTGGCTGAATGCCTGTGGTCTGGAATACATACTGCTTGCCAACTTCCGGATCTGTTTCTGCCATGGTGATGATTGCACTTGAATTAAATGTCAACTTGGCATCCGGATGAACTGTCATCAGTACTGGAGACATTGCTGGTCCTTTCTGTGTCATGGCCAACATTAAAGGACGATCTAGAGTGATAGTTCCCATTGTGTCTTCCACAAATTTGCCCATGACTTCTTCTCCAGTAATCAATTTAACTGAGATGATATCACCTGCTGCAAATTTTTGTTTATTAAATAACATTTATATTTTCCTAATTAGTATCCGCTACCGTTGAAACCAGTTTCATCGATATATTTTCTTAATTCTGTAAAGCCACCAATTACATTACCATTGATGATAATTTGTGGTACTGTTCTAGCAGTTGGTACAGCTTCTAACAATTCTTCTCGAGTGTAACCGTCACCAATTTTACGTTCTTCAAATTTAACACCTTGCTGTGTCAACAATGCTTTTGCTTGATCACAATAAGGGCAATGGTACTTGCTCCAAACTATTACTTCCATGATGTGTCCTTTTAACTGTATTATATAGCCGGCAATTCAGCATAGTCAATATTTTCTCCCATGACGCCGATAACATAGTTTGTGCTTTCTGTTTCTTGTAGAGCACTTTGTTTCTTGCTGGTATCTGTGTGCTTGTTGAACCACGGAATTGGAGTTGATTTTGGTGCGGCCTGAAGATACTTGATACCAATATCTTTTAATGCGCCCACTGCGGTATAATCTACAAAATCTTTTAGGATGTTGGCATTGAGTCCAATAACAGGACCTAACTTGAACAAATAGGTGGCCCATTCTTTTTCTTCACGAATAACATCCATGTAAAGTTGATACACTTCTGCATGGCATTCTTCTCGAGCTTCGACAAATCGAGCATCCTCTTTGACCACTTGATTGATCATATAAGCAGTCCACCCTTTGTGTAAGAGTTCATCTTGCAAGATCAATTGAATGATGTTGCCATTACCCATAAAGATTTTATTCTCTACCATGGCCAAGCTGGTGGCAAAGCTAACCATAAAGCGGAACGCTTCTAGCGCATAGCTGGCATGTAGTGCCAACCAAACAGCCTTAACGTGTTCTTTCTCAGTAACCTCTTGTCCAAGTTCTTTACGGCAGTTAATAACGTGTAGCTTGTCATAGTAGTTGCCTACCGAACTGGCCATGTCTACAATTTCTCGAGTGTCATGGATGGTGTTGAACACATCCTTGGGTACATTGTAAATGTTACGAATAATATGGCTGTAACTCTTACTGTGAATATTTGTTTCAAAGAATCCCCAGTTGTACATAAGTGCTTCTACTTCAGGGAGACTACACACCGGAGTAAATACCTGTGTTGGTCCACGACCTTGCAAACTATCCAGTGCTGTTTGACGAAGTAGGTTGCTAGTGAAGATATGTTTGACAGCATCGCTGGCATCTTTAAAATCGTTCGAATCTTTAGTCAAACTAATCTCTTCTGGTTGCCAAAAGAATCCTCGGGCAGTTGAATCAAAGTCTGCAATCTTTTTATATTTTACTTCTTCAAAGCGTTGAATGGTCACTGGCCCTGCTGGATCCAGAAACATCTTGCGATTGAGATAGTCTGTTTTTGTGGTTAGGTTATATTGTTGTTTGCTCATAATTTACATGCCTCGCAGTCTTCGTCTTCGATTACTTCTCTTTCGTTATGGAACCCGTTGTAGTGTACTTCGGGAGTTGCTTCGGCCATTGCTTTGCTACCTGCCTTATTAATCAGGCTGTAGTAGAATGTTTTCAATCCCCACATGTGCGCCTGCATCAAATTTTTAGCAATCAATGTAGTAGGCACTTTACGATCTGCCCAGTGTGCTGGATTGTAGAATGTGTTAGTTGAAATTGATTGATCAACATAGGCAGCAAGAACTGCGGCTGTTTTCAAATAGCCATCACAGTCTTTCTGTTCCCACATCATTTGATATTTGTTTTTTAGTTTATGGTATTCAGGAACAACCTGTACAAATGATCCTGCCTTTGATTCTTTAACTGATATTAGGCTCATGGGCATTTCAATGCCATTGGTTGAGTTAATAACAACACTTGAACTTTCAACAGGGGCAATGGCCATCAATGTGGCATTACGCACACCGTACTGCTTCATATTACCACGTAGTGTTTCCCAATCAAGTTCAGGAGCGAAGTCTGCCAGTTCATTAACACCCTTGGCACGAAGTTCCCAGGGAAAGACGCCTTGTCCATATCTAGTTTTATGACTCTCTGTACACGGGCCACGTTCTTTGGCTAATTCAACTGTGGCTTCTGTTAAGTAGAACGCTTGGTGCTCCATCCAGGTTTTAACATCCTGTAGTGCATCTTTCTCGCCATACTTGAGTCCACGCTTGGCATGCCAGTAGGCAAGATTTGTAACACCAATACCTAGTGGTTGTATCTCGTCGTTACTAAGTTTACTCTGTATCGACAAGAAATCTTGATAGTCAAGAATGTTACACAGGCTACGCTGTAGAATCCTACAGGCTCTACGCATATCCTCTGGATTGCGGAACGATCCCCAGTTGATAGATCCCAGTGTACATAACGCTATGCGTCCACTATCGTCGTCTAATCGCTTAAATGAACGTGTGGGTAATAGGATCTCACAGCACAAGTTACTTTGATAAATCGTATGGTACTCAGGATCAAAAGGTCCTTGGTTCATGACATTATCAATGAATACGAGATATATTCGACCCGTGTCTGTGCGCTCTTTTAGTATACCACTCTTGAACACTTCTTCGGCACTCATCGTTTTCTTACGGAGGCCTTTTTGTTTTTCGTACTTGACATAGAGTTCTTCAAACAACTCAGTGTCTTTGTAAAACGCTTCGTATAGGTCAGGTACTTCGTTGGGATCAAAGAAGGTTATGTCTTCTTTGTTTTTGAATCGTCTCCAGAAGAAGGCACTAAGCACAACCCCATAATCCATATGACGGACTCGGGTTTCTTCTGTTCCTTGGTTGTTCTTAAGAACAATAAGATCATCAAACTGATGATGCCAAATAGGATAAAAAACAGTAGCACTTGCATTACGAATACCTCCTTGACTGCAACTACGCAGGTCACCAAACCACTTCTTCAAGAAGGGTATCATACCTGTGTGCATAATCTCACCACCACGGATGGGACTGCCTAATGGACGTAGTCGTCCAATTTCTAAACCAATGCCTGCACGTTTGCTGGCATACTTGGCCATCATTTCACCTGAAGCAAAAATACTATCCAAGTCATCATCACTGCGAATAAGTACGCACGAACTGAATTGTTTAGTAGGGGTACCGAGACCAGCAAGGACAGGAGTAGCAAGAGTAAATAGACCATCGGAGGCTGCATTGTAGTATTCCTTGATATAACGCATACGTGATGCATTAGGTTCTTCTTTATGAAAAACAGTAGCGGCTGCAACCATATATCTAATTTGTGGAGTTTCGTATGTTTGTTTTGTACTACGATTTTTAACTAGATACTTTTCTATCAATTGCTCAATGGCAGCATATGAATATGTTTCATCCTTTTCATGATCCAACATGTCATTCATCTTGTTCCAGTCATCTTCTGTGTACCACACAAGTAGGTCTGGCGTGTACAGACCGGTGGCCACATTTGTCTTGACTATTTCATATAGACTAGGGGGAGTGTAGCTACCGTAAACATCTTTACGCAACATGCTAACTCGCTGTTTGCCTGCTACATACTGATAATTGGTATGACCAACGTCGGGATTGTTTTCAACGTCTATGAGATCCACAATGGCTCTTAGAGTGATTTCATCTACTTCTCTTGTGGTTATGCCGTCATAAAAATGTGGCTGTGCTTTGATCTCGATCATGCTTTGGCTAACATCTGCAATACCGCTACATACTTTTGCCACCTGTGCCTGCCATTTCTCAATGGTGAGTGGCTCTCGATCACCATTTCTTTTGATTACTGTTATTTCCATCTATGTCTCTACTTTATTTGATATTTATTGGTAATGCCGAACTGGACCACACGATGTCGGTTTTGATTTCTTGTAACACATTAAGATCATGAGCTATCCTTGGTTCGTAGTTTAACACAGCGTTATCTGCTACTAGAAAGAATTTTGAATCGTGATCTTTGGGGAGCATAGACTTATGTATCTCACAAACGGTATCCATAAACCGCTGTGTTAATTTAATAGTATACAGCATGCCGAGACAAATAGCAAGATCATCTAGCTTGCCGTCGATAACCAAATGCCAAGGGTCAGGCCAAGTGTTTGGTTGTTGGGGGTCTAAGAAAGGATTGACAAACGGAGCATGGCTCCAGAGTTCAGCAACATCACTTAATGGAGTGGCGCTGACTTCTAAACTATCTCTGAACTGCTTCCATTTAAATAATCTTTCGTTTCCGTAAAGATCAAACACCGTACGATATTGAATATGATATCGTTCCAGTTTGACCGGAAGACAGCGGATTTCGATATGACAACAACAGTGTTTCAATTCCACTGTCGCCATCGTTGTCTTTTAATTCTACATTAAAAACAAAATCTGTCATAAGAATCCCCTCTGGTGTAGATGAACTGGGTGATGAATACACGTAGTTGTCGGAGAATGTAAATTCGCCTACTGACTCAGTGACCATTACCACTATTTGTCCTGCTCGTGAATGATCGCCTAACTGTAAAACATAATCTATGTAGGTATATCTGTTGAATGCTGCAAATACTGACAGTGGTTTAAAACCGTCTGATAGATAGATTATTTCATAATTCATATCTATCAAACTGACCCTGGAGGCGTTTTCAACTTCTGTTATTGCAGGTCTAGTACTCACTGCGGTGAATCCTGCTGCTTGATGTCTGTTGCTGGTGCTGTCAATCACAGTATTGCCATTTTTCTCTCCAAACTTGACGATACTGGATGTTGGCGTGGCTGCGTTGTTGGTGTTGTTGCCGCAGTTGATGAATCTGGAACGTTGTATAACTGTGCCTGTACCATTGTCAGATATAAAGGCGTGTGCGGCAATTTCTTCAAACTCACAGTCAAAGACACGCCATAGGTTTCCTTGGCCGGGTACACCGTTAATCACTATTGCGGTGTTGCAGACAAAAAATCTACAGCCGTCAAATTTCACGCTGGTATCAAAACTTGGCGGAGCACTGGAATCTATGGTAATCTGATCAGATCTCACGGCCAACGGAGTTGATTGCCACACACAGTCTTTGAGCGTGATGTTGGTTACTTTAGTACCATCAAGACTGTTTTCCCAGTACAATGATGGATTGGAGTTTTGAATATCACCAACGATAGGGTCTCCCAACACATAGCCGCTGGTCCATTTTACATTGGTGAACGCACTATCTGCTACTCCGGTTAATACCGTTTGACCTTGATTGTGATCAATTGTTAAATTACTGATATTGACATCGGTTGGTCTATTGCCACTGGTGAATTCTGCAACTTCTTGACCGTTAGCTGTGACAAATAAAATACTGTTGTTGCCTATCTGCAGAATAGCACCGTCTCTGGTTTCGCCTTGTATCTTTGCCGTGCTAGGAATTTTTAAGTTGCTGCTGAAAAAATATGTGCCGTTGGGGATCAGCAGAGTTTTTTTGAATCTAGGATCTATGTTTCTAAACAATTCATTCAAGGCATTTTGAAAAAATGGCACACAGTCTGTGCTGCCATCCGGTATGGCTCCAAAATCCAACACACTGACATATTCATCTAATTTGGTCTGAAGTGACCTGGCAACACTTTGCGCTATAGAAGGTTCAGATTCACTGAATCTATAACTGGCTGCAAGTTCTAATATGTTATCATGCTCGGTGAGCACTTTGGTATTGCCAACATAAGGGGCACCGTCAGCCACGCTGCCGTTACCTATGAACAGTTCCTGGGAATCTACTGCCCATGCAAATTCTGCCGCGCTCAGTTGAGGAACACCGATTCCTGCATTTTTAAGGCCTCTTCTGACCTGGATTTTTGATATCTGGACAACAGCCATAGTAGTAAATTCCCGTTATAGAGTATTTATCTTCCTAGACTGTAGTATTCCTCTACCTTGTTTAACCAAGCGTCCTGCCATTTGTTGAAGTCTGCAGGCTCTAGAGTAAACTGTTGATATTCAAAAGCACGACTGCACATAAAGATAACACCCTTGCGAATATCTGTGCCGTAGACTTCATTATGTGCTAGTATATAGGCCATCAGTTGTAGATAGTAATCTTCCACCCACTCTGCTTTCTTGGGCTTGTTGGTCTGCTTGTAATCCATTACCGCAGGCTCGCCTTCGTGTATGCCCACTAGGTCAGTGGTGCCCGAGAATAGACCGGGAAAGTACAGGCTCTGTTCCATGGCCCATATTTCGTTTACCTTGCTTAGTCCGTTTTCAATAATCACATCAGCCATTTTATTGGCCTGTATGTGTACAGGATTATTTCCAGGTTGACGTTGCATGCCGCACACAAAACGTTCTAGATTGCCGTGCATGGCTGTGCCTACACCTGCGGCTTCTGTGGTAATTTGTTGTGCCTTGGCATGCCCAATTCTATCACGCCATTCATTCAAATGGGTCATGTCTTTAGTAGCACCAAGTATAGTGGTCACTGATGGAAGGCTTTCGCCGTCCGGAGTAAGATATACTCGCTTGCGAGTAATTGGATCGTTGACCTGTTGACAGGGCTTATATTGAAATTTTTCTACAAAGGGAGGTGGAGATATAGTCATACTGTATATATTACAGGAAAACTACGGGGACGTCAAGTCTGGGGTGTTGCTTGTGATTGTGCCAATTGTCCGGCCGCTGCTGATGCTGCTGTTTGGTCTACTGCTGTTTGACTATCTTCTGGGGATTTGGTTCCGTCACCTTTTGGCTCTTCGTCTGGTGCACCTGGTACGTTTAGTTCAATGCCGTCAGCGTTAAAATTCTTAACCATCTGCTGAATAGTTGGTATTGAATCGTACATGGCCTTGAATGTTTCGTAGTCTGCTGTTAGTTCAAATCCATTTGTGGCTAGAACTTTGTTGAGTCCATTCCAATTTAATTTAGCAGGCGCCTTCTTACTGGCGGCACGACCAATGTAATTACGAAGAACCATAACGAATCGATCACCTTCATCATCGCCGCTAAATTCAAAAAATCTCATTTTATAGCCGCCAACTGTTTTTGTAATTCAGCAAGTTCTTCTTGCTTTGATTTTATTTGATCTTGAATTTGTTTTTTTTGATTGGCGCGATCCAACGCCTGCTGTGCCATCATCTTTTGTTGCATCTGCGGATCTTGAGCAGGAGCAGCAGTAGGTGCAGGACCTGCTGCTGGTGCAGCACCTAACGGCGCTCCAGGGGTGCCAGGAGCAACCGTTGGGGCAAGTTCTCTAATTTTTAAGAAGTCGCCCTCGTTGGTGATGTCAAAAAATTTCATCCTGCCAATACTTTCATCAAACGGCTTTGACGATCAATGCTTTCACGCTGTTCACGTCCTGCATCACCTAGGCCCCCTGCTGCTGGTTCAGCTGCATCAAAGTCGTCACCTGCAACTTCGTCGCCCATATCCATTCCTGGCTCGGCATTCATGGCGTCTGGTTCTGCAGGAGCTGCCATGTCTGCACCTGGCTCGCCGCCTAGCATTTCAGCACTTTGTTCTTCGCCAGTAAGTGCTCTCACGCTGGAAGCTAGGGCCTCGCGAGTAGCTTTGAGATTTTCTAGTGCCGATTGGATAGCCGGAGCTGATGCAGATATAAACTGCTTGGCCTGCTCTTGTCCCATTTCGTCACGGATAGAATCGCCTAACTGTAATAGAGTATCGTTCTCCATACCAGAAAGTTCCTCGATCCAACGGCCAACTCTGTCAACCATTGTCTTTGCTGTGACAATCGCAGACGCTTGCTGGATTTCACCTTCTCTTAGATTACGCATATTATCTCCTGTATTTTTTGATTCTGTTTCAATTGATTCTTTCATGTTGGCTTCAATCCATTGCATGACATCCCAAAGGTCATTGACCAGTTGATTAGGGCGGACTGGTTCGCCGCCACCACGTTCTGCCATTTTAGATTGTGCTCTAATTGCCGCTAGTAAATTAATTGCATCTTCTGCATTATTAATATACGCTTCATTCTGTAGACTTTCGCCTTGATTAAAAGTTCCATAGTCTTCATCGCCACCATGACCTGCTGATGCTAGGGCATATGCATCATCGGTGTCGCCGCCTTCGTCGTCTGATCCTTGTACAACATAACTAATTTCGGATTCTAGATCTTGAATATACGAATCTATATTGCGAAGTTCGCCGCCATCTTGATCGGAATAAGAATTCCAAATTTCATCGATGGCAGACTCAATATCACCCTTGCTTAGAGCCGCCATAATTTTATCATAGTCGGGATCACCGTAGCCGCCAATTTCATTCATATCTTCGTCGAATTTCTTAAGAAGATCTACTACCGCTTGTTCGTCAAAGTTGCCACCTTCCGTCATACCTTCTTGTACTGGTTGGCCATTATCATATTGTCCAAATTGTCCAGCAGGGAAATCGCCTACTTCGTAATCTTCCGGATTAGGTGATTCAGTGTCAATCCATGCCTGTGCTTCGTCTGGACTATTAAAAGGACCGTGGTATGGATCACGTTGGCCAGAACGTGGTCCCAAGAGCATTACATAGAACGCTTGTGCTTCTTCTAGTTGTGTGTTGTCAACAATAGGCTCATCACGCTCTGCAAGTTCTGCAACAATAGCATCGTGCATGAACTGTGCCTGTGTTAGAGCATCGTTTTCCACCGTTTCGTTGAAGTTAGAACTGCTACGGGCCGTGTAGATCTGTGTGCGTAGTTTATTACGTGCATCTTCCAGCTGTTCAACACTGAATGTTTCTAAGTTTAGTTTACGCCCAAAAGTTTTAGACAACGATTCATTTAGTCTTTTAGATGATCTATTGAATGCAAAAAGGTCTGTTGTTTTCATATTAGTTAAGGTCCAGAATGATAGTATATTTATTCATATGCAGGTCAATCGCTGCACAATGTTTTTGGCATTTATAGCTCGATCTCTGCTTTCACAGTATCTAGCCCATAACATGTCTGCACGGTTGTGATCATGTTTGAGCTGTGCTTTTTGATATTGAGCACGAAGCATTTGACTGTCATGGTACCAGCGGCCGTACTCCTGATCTGCCCTATGCAGCTTATCAGCGTGAATTGACAGTTTGTTTACAGCCAACATATTGGCCAATCGTATGGCTGCTGCATTTAGGTAAATGTCTTTGTAAAGCCAGGTGTCATTATATCTAAGGTGTTTGACAATGCCTTCGCTGACAATGAGTACATCGCCCACAAGGATTCCTTCTGCGACTTTAACTGGGAGAATTTGATGTTTTTCAATTAATCTTTGTTGTGCAGAACTAACTACTTGCTCTAAGCGTTTAGAAATGTTAGTCATAAAAAAAGGACCTATGGCCCTTATTTAATTGTATTCAACCTGTCACTTGAACAAGCTGGCAAATGTTGCAGAGTGGCCGGATAAAAAGCCCAACACTGCTATGCCGCCTGCTGTCATATAGATCCATTTTTGTTTGAAACGTTCTAATTCTGTAATTTTACTGGCCAATTGACTATGTTGTTCACAGCTTGCTCCGTACATGTCATCTAATTTGGCCATGACACTGTCGCGAGTCTTGTCTAGACAGTCGTGCATGTCTTTGACATCAACCTTGATCTCGTCTAATTTTTCGTCTAGGTTTGCTACCTTGGTCTCTACTACACCAAGTCGTTCTACGGTTGTGGCCATTATGGCTGTTTCCTTTTATGTTAAGTCAAGTGCTCGCTCCGAGCCATGTGCCTAAGTGTTCCGAAATGCCTAATGGTTTTGCCTGTTAAATTGTATTTATCCCGCTTGTGTGATTTCGTATATCCAAATATTTGCACGATCACCTTTACTAATAAATGCTGCTGGATCTATATCAACTGAATTATTTAGTTGATTGGTTATAGGAACCCCATTGATATCGTCAATTAACAGGCCAACTGGGTCTTGACCTTTGAGAAAAACACTATCACGTTCTGTATCAAAGTTCCAAGTCCAATAAGTAGCCTTACCTTCTAGGTCTCTTGGCAACTGTCCGGACTGTTGACTGGGGTCGGACAGAAAGGAAAAATTAGAACGCAGGCCAATTGCCTGTTGAAGAGCGTTGAAGTTGGCCTGTTGTCCTAATTTCAATTGATCAGTTTCATATCTACTAGCGTGAGTTCTAGTGATGTCTACGAGAGTAATAACTTGATAGCGTGCCATAATGTGCTACTATTTACGCCTACGATTGACCAGCCAACAAAAAAGCACCCGAAGGTGCTTTAGTGCTTCCCATCCCTGAGAATTAACTAATTAGGTCTGTAGACCAACAAAAGTTGTTGGGTTAGTTACAGTCAATGTACCACCGCCTGTAAATGTCCAAACACCAGAAGATGTACGTGAACCTGCTGCAATGATACGGCCTAAACGGATTGCAACTGTGTCAACGTCAAGAGCGTGACCGTCACCGATAAATGCTAGCTCAAGACCGTTGGCCTTGCCTTGCATCAATGCACCGGTAGTGCCGATTTCATCTGTCAATAGTGACATAGTTGCTGCGTTACGTGCTGTTGCATCGCCGCTGTTATTCAAAACACACTTAAACAGTTTTAGTTGTAGTGTAGATTGTAGTGTGCCCAATGCTACTGCTGTGGGGTTTACTCTTGTTGTTTCTGCCATGATGTTTTCTCCTTATCAATGATCCCGCTCCGGGACCGGCAATATATAAGAATCACCTTGATTCTTATACAGTATTTATATTGGATTGAAAAAATCACGCCGATACGGCTGATTTTAGTCGGCTCTAAAAGGAGTCCAGCGGTCTCTAGGTACCAACTTTGAACCACCAGCAACATAGCCTTCCCCGCCGGGCTTGCCACCTGTTGTGGCTGTAATGTCACCTCCGGCAGCGTCTAACTCACGTATTACTTCATCTTTGGCTGCCATGATTTCACGCACCAGTTCAAACAACTTGTCCATAACTCCTGGATGTTGTTCGCTGTGTGCTGTGATCTTGGCAGCTTTAGCAGGAGTTTTTTGCACAAAAGACATGAACGCTTCTGTGTTGATGTTGTCCAATTGCTTGGCCTTTGATTGAGTGTTCACAAAGGTATAGATCTCACTCTGCAGATAGCCCATGCCTGCTACAGGAGCCAACAGGTTGTTTATTGCCCGCTGATTTTTGGCCAATGCTTCTATCTTGCTGAGATTATCTGCTCCCACAGCAGGTCTGTAACTCACACTGGTGAGTCCAAACACCTTGAGTTCAGGGTTACCACTGAACTGCTCAACGTCATTGAAGTCTTCACCACTCTTGTCTCCAAAGTAACTGAACAGTTTGTGTGCTGCCACTGCCACTTTGGCCTTGGCCAACTGACGGCCAACTTCACTGCTGCCTGTCACGGAATAAGTGGTTTGATTAGGAGTGAATGATATTTTACCATCGCCACCTTTATAGGGTTTACCTGGATGGAATAGAATATCTCCATAAACATAGCCACGGAATTCTGCAGGTGTTGCCTTTTCAAATATGGGCCACAGTGCGGCCATATCACTGGCAAATTTAGGACGCCAGTCTTCACCTTTGCCACGACTCATGATAAACTGTTTTAATTCTTCTGGGTTAGAGCTTTTGCCTTCTTCACGTCCCCAGTTGTTCTTGCCTACCATGCGGAAGGTGCCATCTTCTTCACGTCCCCAATAGACTGTGGGGTTGCCGTCCCACTTAATGGTAATACTGGTTTCTGGACTGGCTAAATCTTTTAGGATCTGTATGGCTTTGACAGCACCATTGGCCTCTGTGAACACTAGATCTTCTAGGTGATTAAACTCACGGCCCACTTTCTTGGGTGCAGGAGCCGCTTCGTCTTCAATTAGGAATTCAAATGCTCTCATTTTGTAATGTTTATCATTCTGCGCATCCAACCTATTGTTCCAGGTTGATAGCTTTCAAAGGCTTCGTTCTTCGGCAATTCGATTCCTTGTTTGCCTAGTGTTTCTCTAGCACCTGCAACTAGCTCTTCGTAGTTGGGCAGTTTCTTGATATAATTGAGAATGGTGTCCACAGAACGAATGTCTTTGACCGTGGCTGATTGTCCCAATAGCTGCTTGCTGATCACATTCCAATCGTTGCCGTCAGGTAACAGTTCGTCTGTGGTAGCGTTTAGTAAACCATGTTTGGGACTGTACTTCATGCCTCTAGCACGGGCAATTGAACTCAATACAATGTGGCGGTGCTCTCCACGGTACTCACCCTGTCCACCGATCATGCTACCTTGTTGAAACTTGGGATTTGCGGAAAACATAAAGTCAGCTTGCACAAACCCATTGGCAGCATCACCGTTGATAGGAGTTTTCCAATGCACATTATCTCCGCTGAGCTTGACATTTTCTTTGCCAAACTGTGCTATCAATTTGTCGGCAAAGGCTCTTTTGTCTACTTCATTGGCATCCACTGAAAGATCTAGATCCCCGGAACTGTTGCGCTCAAAGGTGCCATCTGGATCTTCTTTGCGGCCTGTGGTGCCCAACCATTTCACCGGTTTTTTGTCATCTGCGTGTTTTTCTTTGGTAAAGTCCAGGCCTGTGATCTTTTCGATATACAGGACCGTCGACTCAACGTCGCCTGTGGCGATGCGTTGCGTTAGTGATTTTTTATCGGCGTCCTTGAATACATTACCGCCTTCAAATAGCTTATTCATTGTTGTTAGATTCTTCTAGTTTTCTTTTGGCCTTACGCGATTCTGCCAATCTTCGTACACCGCGGGTAAATTTACTGGGATCTTGTCCTTTGATAGCATTGATCAATCGACGCTCTAATTCGTCAGCACTTTCAGCGTCATAATGCTTGTGTATGCTTTCCAACAGATTAATAGCGGAATTAATGATGTTGGTGGCACGGCTTTCGATCAACGAATCCGTATTGCGTACTTCGGCAATTTCATTGAGTTCCTGCAGAATTGATCTGGTACGAAGTTTCATAAATTGTTTCCTATCATGTATTTAACTCATTTTAAACAATTATAACATTGTACTGAAAAATGCGCGATTGCACAAGAGCTGGATAAATAACTCAGTAGAAACCATGAGTACTACAACACAGAGAGAACAATATGAAATACTTATCAAGCAGGATGCTGGCTATATTGGAACGATTAGCAGAAATGTTCCCAGGATCCAATTACCAAAGCCGCTTAGACGCTTATCTAAGCACCAAAGGCATTACCGATGCCGCACAGTTGGAAAACTACATCCGACAATTCAATTCTCAAAAGGAAAGCTATCTATGAAATCATTTTTAAACGCATTATACGAAATCGGCCTAAGTATTGGACAGGCTCGCGCCGCTGCGGCAATGGCTCGTGCAGGCATGCACAAAGAAGCTAGAGACATAATGTTAGCCAAATAAATTCCGATAAATATTGGCATGAACTTGGTGTACATACACGGTGCTAATGCCACCAGCGAAAGCTTCAATTATATCAGAAGTAAATTAGGTCAAGGTATCGATATCAATTACGACAGTCGTAACGGGTTCGAAAACAACCTAAAAGACATGCAGGCAACACTAAAAGATTATAAAGATCTAGTATTTGTTGCACACAGTCTAGGTGGTATCTACAGCCTACACTTAGCCAACTGTATTCCGGAATCTGTTAACGGTGCTATTACACTTAGTACTCCGTATGGGGGCGCCGAAGTAGCGGACTATGCTCAATACTTTTTGCCTTTTAGCAGACTAATGCGAGACATTGGTCCTAGTTCGTGGGTTATGAAGCAAGCTAGCCGTATTAAAATACAGCACCCGTGGACTAACATTGTGACTGTAAAAGGACAAAGTCCTTTTATGCACGAGCCCAATGACGGGGTTGTGACCATTGCTAGCCAGAAACATCATAAGGATATGGAACTAGTGGAAGTCCAATACAACCACTACGAAGTAGTGCTTAGTGATGAAGTGGTAACCCTTATCAAGGAACGAGTAAAAAAGTTCAGAAAATAAGTTGCTTTTTTGTCTCTAGGCATATATAATAAACTAACAGCGAAAAAGAAGTAGTTGTTAGCAACAGACATTAACACACAGGAGATTATTATGTCAGAAATTTTTACAGCACCAAAGCTACCAGAAGTTAAATTCAATAAAAACGGTTATGAAATCCGTACAGATATCTTGGGCATGGCTAAAAGCCTAGTGCAAGACGACTTTCAATCTAAGTTTGCAGGTTGGGAAATGACAGCTACTCGTGATGAGAAGACTGGTCAAATTGTTAGCACAGTTCAAATGCCAGAGTTTCCAGGTTTAGATAAAGTATTAGAGACCGCCGAAAAAATGTACGCATTTGTTAATGCAGGCGTAAAGAAATAATATTACGCTCATAGAGCAAAAATATATAGTGGTAAAAAGAAAAGCACCTTCGGGTGCTTTTTCTTTATGCTCTAACTGTTGCTAATTTAAAGAACCGCAGTATACAGATATACATCCAGCCAATATCGAACTCCCACCAACGTTGACTAAACTTAGCATTGGCTCCGTCTGCATGATGCCCGTTGTGTAGCTCCTCGCCGCCTATCCAGAAAGCCCAGGGTATTAAATTCTTCGAAGTGTCGTTGGTTTCAACATTTCGATATCCCCACCAATGGCTGAGTCCGTTGATAACTCCAGCTGCCCATATTGGAATCCAAATCATTTGAATACCCCACACCACTAAACCTATAGGGCCAAAAAGAACAAGGTCTATGACCAACATTAAAAGAATCCCTAAGCGGCTGTGCGGGGTATAAAGTTTACGCTCGATCCAGTCATTAGGTGTGCCTGTGCTCAACTGATCGATCATTGCGGTATCTTTGCTAGCCTTGTGATATAAGAATGCTCCGCCAAATAGCACACGCCAAATTCCGTATATTTGGGGACTATGCGGATCGCCCTCTTGATCACTCTTCTGGTGATGTTTGCGATGGATGGCTACCCATTGTTTGGTCACCATACCGGTTGATAACCATAGCCAAAAGCGCATTAGATGTGCCAGGATTGGGTGAAATTGTACTGCTCTGTGTGCTTGACTTCTATGTAGGTATAGAGTGACACAGGCTATGGTAATTTGAACCATTACCAAGGTTGCGATTATTATATTCATATTTTACTTAGCCCGTTGACACAAGGGTTAAAGTATGTTATAATACAGTATGAAAAACAAACTTATACTCACCGATGCCGATGGCGTCTTGTTAGATTGGGAATGGGCGTTCTCAGTTTGGATGCAAGAACGTGGATACACACTAACAGCGGATAACAAGAAAAGCTATTATCTACATCACCACTATAACGAACTAGAAGAAAAAGATGCCAAAAAGGTTGTAAAGACTTTTAACGAATCTGCAGCAATTGGATTCCTTCCTGCACTTAGAGATGCTGCTCACTATGTTAAACGACTACATGAAGAACACGGCTACGAATTCCGTGTTATCACAAGCCTAAGTCTGGACAAGAACGCACAGAAACTGCGTGAAATGAATCTACGTAAGTTGTTTGGCAATGCTATCGAAACAGTTATTTGCCTAGATACAGGCGCAGACAAAGATTCTGCATTGGCTCCATACAAAGACAGCGGCCTGTGGTGGATTGAAGATAAACCTGCCAATGCTGATGTCGGACATGCTTTAGGTTTGAAATCTGTTCTTATTGAACACGGGCATAATATGCATCACAAGTGTTCTTACCCTGTAGTCAAGAATTGGAGTGAACTCTACGAACTTGTTTTAACTCCAGTATCTACTGCTGTCTAAACTGTCCCAGTAGGCTTTATTATTGCGATTGACAAAGTTCTTAACTAGGTACTTGGCCATGCCCATATAGCCCATCTTCTTAAACCTACGGCTATCTTGTCCAAAGTGATGGCGAATGATTCTAAACTTTTTAGGGCTATACTTGCGTGATAAGAAGAAGTCTTCGCTTGTGGAAAACTGTTCAGGAAATCCCCCAAACTCTTCAAAACGATCTCTGCGGGTCAGCATGAATGCTCCCACAGCAAAGGGTGAGAAGAATTTTAATGCATGATTGATTAGATTAAATGTAGTAAATCCGACTTTAGCTCTTAGATCCTTGTCGTAGCATTTGATGTTTAGGCCAATGAGATCTAGGTTCTTACTCTCAATCAAATTGACAGCATCTTGAATCACAGTGTCTTTAAAGAAGCGCACATCAGCATCAATGAATAATATGTAGGGCGTATTAACCAATCGAGCTCCGTTGTTCTTAGCAAAGCTAACAGGCCCGCCATCGATAACCTCAACATTCAACTCACCTTTCATTATTTCGATAACTTCTCGTGTTTTGTCTGTGGAACAATCTGCAATGATAATTCTGGTGTTGCCTATTGATTGTTGGCGTAGATGCATTAGCAAATGCGCAATGTAGTTTTCCTCATTCTTACAGGGTACCACTATGGTAATTTTATCACTTATTGTTTTTGGCATTTGCCTTCTACCTTAAAATTATTAAACTTTAGCTGCCACTTCATCGACGCTAGGGTCATCTCGCAACTGGCTTGATCTTTGAATGCTAGTTCTATTCTTCCCGGAACGTCTTGAGGATTGTTCACGTGAACCGCTATTAGTATCAGTATCCACATCGTCTCGCTCCTTAGTCCAAGTTATGATTTCCCACTTACCATCGTGGTGCTCTACAAGTGCTGTACACGATTCAACCCAGTCGCCGTCATTCATATACGTAATGCCATCTATCTCTTTGATCTCTGCGTGATGTATGTGTCCGCATATGACACCGTCAAAGCCGCGTTTCTTACAGTAGGCCATTAGATTCCGTTCAAACTGAAATATAAAGTCTACTGCTTTCTTAACACGGGCTTTAAGATACTTGCTCAAACTCCAATAGCCAAAACCCATACGATGTCGTAGCCAATTGAACTTGCTGTTGGCAGATAGAATAAAGTCATAGGCCTTATCACCTAAGAATGCCAACCACGGTGCCAGTCGGGTAATGCCGTCAAACAGGTCGCCGTGGGTGACTAGATAGTGTTTGCCGTCTACCCCAACATGTTCAAATTGATTAACCACTTCCACATTGCCAAAGTTAATACCGTAGGGCATTAATGGTCTTAAGAATTCATCGTGATTGCCTGCTACGTAGATTACTCGTGTGCCACGTTTGGCATGTCCAAGTATACGTCTTACAACATTGGTGTGTGATTGCTTCCAACGCCATTTGTTTTGTTGTATGCGCCATACATCTAGTATGTCCCCTACCATATAGAGTGTTTCGCAGGTGTTGTGTTTGAGAAAGTTGTTTAACTTATCAGCTTGACTATCTCTAGTACCTAAATGCACATCGGATATAAAAATAGAGCGATAAGTTTTTAGCATAGCTAATATTTATCGCCCTAGGCTGTGTGTAATGTTACAGTTGTGTTAAATCTGTACCAAAGTCCATTTGCGTGTAAATGACTTACCTTCGGCCTTGTGTTTCCGTATCTTAGCGAACTCTTTTTTACGTAGTTCGGAAACTGTTTCAGTATCATGGTCGACGCAAGCCTTGTACAGCTTCATTAATAATTTACGCTGTTTCATGGTTGTGTCCTCCTGTACTGTATTTATTCTAGGGTCGTAAAAAAATGCTCACTTAGAACGCCATTCCGGGGCACGACTCCCATAACGTTCTGCCCAGCAGCCGGGCACATCTAAGTAACGCAAGCGTTCCTAAGGTAGATGTTCTGTTCTAAATTAATTACACCAGCTTTGTTTGGCTTCACCGTAGTATTCACGGGCCAAGCCATTGCTGATAAGTCCCTGTCTAATGCTTTGTCCGTTTACCAAGATGTCTCCCAATATACGGCCACCAAACTTATCCCATCCATAGATAATAACCTGGTGCTTTGGGTGGGATTGTAAGGCTTGAGTTGTAAATTTACTCGCCAATTGCGCTCGTTGGTCTTCTTGTGGACATTGAGCTCTGTGTCCTTTTTCTGGCGTGTCGACTCCGTAGATCCTAACAGCAAGTTCGGGCTTGAGTGGCTGTGGGAGAAAGGGAGCGGCGATTACAATAGTATCGCCATCACTCACTCTAATAACCTGTGCATCGTAGGTCGCTGACTTTGCGGGCATCTTGCCCTGTGCAAATGCTAGTGCAGGTACTGCCAACAGCAGTAATAGAAATTGTTTCATGTATACTCCAATAAGTGCTATTATTTAGTTCCAAGCAACCATTTTGAATCGCTCCTCTGGGATGCCAAAGTACTCACACTTCCAACGACTCTGTGCAAAGAAGTCTAGATGATGCCACTTGTCTTTCTGTGCTAGGATCTGTTGGGCAGCATCACGCCAGTCTATGGCCAGCAACACAGGTTCTACAATTTTGCGAATATATTCTGTTTCTTCGTAGACAAAGCTGTCCCATTCCCAGTGTAGTACTTCAAAGACATTGCCCGCACGGTCAGCATAGTCCATAGAAAAGTCCAAGCCCCATTTAGGACGTAGTGCTATCACCTTGTTGACCAAAGGCAGTGTACGAGCCCAGTATTCCAATTCTTCTAGTGCAGCACCTGTGTAGCCTTTGCGTTCAAACAGTAGGCTATGATTAAGATGTGAGCCTTCTGTGGTAGGCTGTTGCATAAACCAATCCTGTTTAAGGGCTCGTAGATGTTCTCTGTGCTTTTTAGGTTTAGCTCTGTTGCCGTAGGCAAAATGTTGTTCTAAGGGAGTGAGGTCGTATCCGTTCTGGTCAAATAGATCAAGATCATCTATGGTGGGTTGGTACAGCAGTTTCTCTATGGGCTGGTCCCAATAACCATTTGCATCAAACTGATTATCGGATAGCGTAATCATATTACTTTACAATAGGTCCGCCAGTGATCCAAAGTTGACAGCTACGGGTTCCAGCACATTTAAAGTGTAGTAGAGTACAGTAGCCTAGATCAGCTGCTTCGCGAGTTTTCTCTGCTTCGTATGCCTCTGCGCCCATTCCGTCGTGTATGCACTTGTACATTGCATCGGTGATGTTGAATGCCGCACAATTACCACAGGTCATTGTCTTGGCAGTCTTTTCGTTTATATCCCACTGCTTGGCTGCGTCTTTCCAATAGTTGCCAGGCTCATCAGGATTGGCAGGACCGTAGTGGTGTTTGTCTATAGCTGTTTGTCTATTCTTGACATTTACTTCTAGATCGTGTGTGGCAATAGGACAGCCTTTGTTTGCTGCTTCTACAATGTTGATATATTTTCTGTACATTTAGAATCCGTTAGTGGCTGAGTTGTAGAACAGTTTACCAGACCAGTTTGATGTTTTAGATTGTGTACTACTTGCCCAACTAACCGTCATTGTGCCTGGTCCTGTTAGGTTACCAAACATAACACGGAAAGGATAGTAGATGTTCGCTGTCATTGCTATAGTCCCGCTCACTTCTGTAACACCGTGAAGACCGCCGTTCTTTACAACGGCATTAGTATGAGTATATCCTGTAATAGCATCCGGGCCTATCCACATATAACTAGCATCGTCGGTGCTGGTGTAGAATGTATAGGTATCTGTAGTAGGTGCTAAGAAGTATCCTGTCAGCATAATGCTGGTATATTCTGGTAGGCTGGATAAGTTTAAACTTGTATAGACACCTTGAGAAGTAGCAGCATAGGTATCGAAAAATGTTAGATCATCGTTAGCCGGAGTAAAATCAGTACCAAAATAGCCATTAGCATTTGTTGTGCCAGTTACTGTGCGATGATAAACTCCAGATGTAAATGTAATAGCTGCAACGTTAATCCATGGACGCCCTTGCAATAATCCACCTGGATTAGAATTATTCACTAATGTATTTCCAGAATACTTAGTAGGCAGATTATCTATATCGTAGGTGTTATTTTCTCTATAGTATGGCGCAGTAGTATCGCCTGCTGCTTGTCGTCTTGTTTGTGCGATGCCTAGCTTGGCTTCTTGCTTTAACTGTTTAGTTGATAGTGTTGATATTCCGTTTGCGGCCATTATTATATCCTCTGTGAGTATTTACCGTTTAAAGTTGAACGCCACGCTGATTCTAACCTGCTCGCTAGTGTTGGGCCTTACTCTATGCTCTAATGCCCCGGGAAATACTAGTAAATCTCCTGCTTGGGGTGATTCTGTCCAGTATGCTTCGCCCTGCTTAAACTCTATAAGACCCGCGGGAACTTGTACATACAGCACACCTACTCGTGCCCACTGACTGTGACTATGCCAACCTGTGCCTTCGCCCTGTAGGTTCGCATTAAACCACCATGTGTCTATACTACCCGCTTCTGCTTCAACTGCCCTATATGTTGATTCAAACCATGGAAAAGGCTGACCAGTATACCCTATACTCTGCCAGCCTGCTCCGTACCTGCGTCTATAGTCCAAACCACGCTGATGTTGTATCTGTTCTGCCAGCCCTGCGTCAACTGCCAGCCTCCGGTGTTCAAACATCAATTACCAATAGAAGTTAAACACATGTGAAGTGCTGGTAACACCGGTCAATCCTGTAGGATCGTATGATATAAATCTGTCGCCGCCCGAGACCACGATGGCCGTTACAGTTCTAATACCAAAGCCTGCTATGTTGCTGGTTATTCTAGCACCGATTGGTATAGCCGCTGACTCGGCAAATCTAGGATCATTTGCAAGACACATAGTAAGGCCTAGCGTGCCGCCATTATAAGGATGTACTAATCCAGTGAATGTGTTCGGGAACTCTTCACTCACAGTTGTACCGTTGTTGACGATAGTATGTCTAGCACCAGTGAAGTTTACTGTGGCCACGCCGCCCCATCCAGGTGAAACATCTACTCCCCAGTTACTAGGATCTGCTGTGAACACTGGTGCGGTGACTATGCAAGTTGTGGAATCGCTAGTATTTGTTACGGTATTGCCTACTCGAACTTGTTTATCTAAATTAGGATACGCTGACTTGGAAATATAGATAGTGGTCAGAGTGTTAGTGACTACCGATACACCATTCAACTCATAATAAGATGTATCAGATAACGGGTAACCCAAGTCCAAGAACAATCGAGTATCTGATTCAACACCATAAGTCACTGTGGAAGTAAATGCCGCGGCATACTTGGCCGTGTTACTGATTCTAACCATGGCCATCTTGCCATCAAAACTGTTGTTGCCACCGCTTATATTACCTATGGCTAAACTGTCTGTAGAGTTAGTATAGTTGGCTGTGCCAAATGTTCCTGAAACTTTAGTCTGCTCAACACCATTATAGAATAC